TTTAAATCCCCTATAGCAGCATCAGCTTTAGGATTATTTACATCAACTTCATCCTGTTCCTGTTCTACTGTTTTACCACCTATTTTTAGTGCTGATATTCTTGTCTGGTAAGTCATTTAGTTAATTTTTAGTACCCTGATGTGTATAAACATTATTTACAATATAAGAACTACCACCTTCTATCTCTAAATCAAAAACCTTTTTTTGTTTATTTATTAATATTATATTTTTAATTTCTACTTCAATAAACTCATTATCATTATAATAGTATAAAATATCGTTAATATTTAATTTTTTTATAGTTCCACCCATTTCTGTTGATACCCCACTATTATCATAAGAAGCTAATCCTTTATTTTTTATAAAAAATGGGTGTTGTGTTGTGGTGGTTATATGTATACCATTTTTTAATATTATTTTAATTAATTTATCCATATAATTAATTTTAATATCTTTAACCACTTTTTCTAAAAATTCATTTTCCTCTAAGTCATAACTTAAAACCGTGTCCCCAATATTTATATCTTCTATATTTTTAACTTTATTAAATGTTTGTCTAACTTTATGTCCATAAGTAAAACAGACAGCACCACTAGTAATGGCATCACTTTCAGCCTCACTTCTTGCGTTGGTCTCTGTTGACTTAGCCGCACTTTTACCTAATGTACCAACACTATAAGTCCTCAATGTCGGTTTAACGTCCAATCTATAAGCTAATTGAAATCCTGTTGATTTGGTAGTACCCTTACCCCAACTCAAATTATTTCTTTCTGTTTCACTAAGAAATCCCTTAATGCCTTGGTATGCTGCGACAGTACCATCTATTCCCTCATATTCACCTAACATTTTACTACTAGCTGCCCAATTTAATGGGTCTACAACTGGTAACCAACTCTGAGCATCATTAGCGAAATCTTCAAAAGCTTTTATAAAATCTTTTTTTATACTAGATGGTAAATACATTAATTCCTTAACATCTCTCTTCAAATCAAGATATCTATTATCATATGTCGCATTTTTAACCCAATTAGAGTTACCCCCACTAGGCCAAGAATAAGTTGTCCCCTTAATGTCTTGATTTTTTTCTTGACCAGAAATATCACTAATAACTAATGTTTTTGGTCTATATGGAAATCTATATGGTCCGTCATTTTGTCCTTGTCCAACCCATGAATCTCTTTTATTCGTATAGTTTGCTCCTGGTGTATAATATATTACTGGTATTTGGTCTGGTCTACAAACATCGAATAACCCTTTATTTATATTATGTTCTCCACGCATGTTACTATTAACTTTAACAAAAATCCCTTCCGCTTCCCTTTTTGGTAATGTTCCAAGACTTTGGTCTGAACGTTTTACACTCCCTATTTGACCCCCAACATGTGATTTTGTCCATCCTCTATAACTTGGCTCAGTTTTAGTAAATTCCTTAACACTACCCGTATCCTCACCATGAAGTGAACTAAAATCTACGTCAGGTCCTATGGCAAAATTAGTACGACGCCATTTATTGTCATCGGTACCCTTTGGGGTGTTTGGGGAGGTAGAATCTGGGTCATAATATTCTGTGCCAGCCCACCTATCAACACCAGTATCTGTTTGTCCTAAATACTTTCTAGACCACCTAGTAGCACCACCATTCCACTCTATTATTCCTCCACCAGTTTGAGTAGCTCCCCAGTTATCAAAAACACAACCACCCCAATGCCATGGTTTTGAGATGGAATTATGGAAAAACCAAACAGGGTCATTTAAATCATCTATACCAACTGATTTATTCGCATTATTCCACCCATTTGGTAAAGCTTTTGATGGTTCTATGTTATCATTATTTGAACTTAAATACCAATTTAAATTACCACTTTCCTTTGCTCTCCATAAAATTGCTCCAATAACTAAAACCCAAGATTTTGGTACGTCTGCCATACAAGTAGAACTACCAAAACTAGAAAAACAACCAATATGGTTAAAAGAAATTCCATCGTATGGTGGAAAATAACCAAAACTATCATTTGGGTCATTTAAACCCTGTGACATTATAAATAAATAAGCTAAGGGTTTAATTTGGTCTTTTAGTTTACCATAATTTCTATAGGTTTTATCAAACTGACCGCCAGCCGCATCTGGGTTATTTGGGTCAAATCTTTTAACTGTATATTGATTTAAACCCCACCAAGTATCAAAATTTCTACTATAGTTTTCTTCTGTAGAAATAGATGTTTGTGGGTCATCTTTATTTCCAGCATTGAGTCTCTCAGATAGTGAGACATAATTCTTAGGCCCACCACCTGTTTTAAATCCAAGTGTAATGGTGTATGCTGGTCTCTTATATAAAGGGTAATTAAGTGTCCATAACGGTGTTTGCCATAATAAATCTGCTAAACCATCTGTTGACCAAGCGGTAGCTCCAATAAAATCTGCCCAAACAGCATTAGCTTGTAAACCGTTTCCAATGGTTGTTGGGGCGTTATACCAAACAGTTCTAGATGAACCTAAATGCCAAAACGCTCTACCTTCATCACTTCCTGAACCTTTTTCATAGGCCTGTACAAAAAAGTTTGATTTATAATCTTTACCGTATGATAATAAACCTGTTTTTGGGTCTGCATTTAACCTATACTCATCTCTAGCGAACCCACAATTCGCATTGGAACTACAACTAATTTGAACATCATATGGGCTAGTAAAACTTGTTTTTTTTATCTCACTATGATAAGCTATTGGCTCTTTTCTTTTTTGTACAGACCCTAATTCACCTTTTCCTCTACCATCTAAAAGTATTCTACATAAATTTCCTTTTACAGCGCCTGTTTTTGTTTCTTCTGAATCTGTGTCTGATTCTGTTGTGTCACTATAATTTTCTTCATAAGCACTAATCATGGCTTGTCCACCAGGAATGGTATCAATATTTAAATCAATATTTCTACCATCTAACTCACTAGACGTTGGTTCTAATAGTCTAACACCAGACATTGCATTTCTGTGTGGGTTAGCTGAAATATATGTTTCTGATACTTCAAGGTTCTCATTTAACTTAATAGGACCCTTTAGTGTTAATACTGAGTTTCCGGCACTATCTGGTAATGGGTCTGGATTATCTTTGTACATACCCTCACCACCATCTTCTCCCTGTGAAGCATTTTTCCAATATTCGGGTTCTACTGCTGGGTCTGGTATAAAATCTGAATTAGCTACACCATTATTTATTTCAGCTGAAGCTGTGTTTCTCCATTCGTCAAATGTTTGTTCAGTAAAATCACTATTTTTTGACATATAACTTATTATACTTTCTGTTATTGAATCCACATCTTCATCTGTTATGCCACCACCTTCTGTATTTGTTAAATTCTTTACATATGTTAATATAACATCGTCTTTACATATGTTGATGAAATTTAAACCATCTACATATCCCCACTGTTTCATTCTTTCTTTATTTGTTGTAGTAATCTTACCTCTTGCACCTCTTTTACCCCAACCTTCTTGTTCTGTATATTTATATCTATTTGTTATTTTACCATTTGAAATACCTAAATCTAAGTCTTTGAATCTCGGTGGCCCACCCATTGATGGGTTTGGTATCCCTGCTGGTGTTTGTGTTTGTGTATTATATCCCCATGTATCTCTTAAACCTAATTGTGACTTCCATAAAGTAAGACTATTAATCATAGTATAGTCACCAACTAAAAAAGCATTTTCACCTAAAATTCTCCAAATCTCATTAATAAACTGTTCACCAGATTGTTCAAAATTAAACCATCTATTTGGTGCCCTTTCATCACCAAAAGCTTGTGTTTCAAATGGTGATATTGGTCTATAATTATCGAAGCCCGCCATATCTTCAAAATCACCAGCTATAATATCTAATTCTATTCTAAGTTTTGTTAAAGCGTTAACAAAATCTTCAACAAAAATAACTTCTGGCCAAGCAATAAAATTTATATTTTCACCTGGGTATGTTTCTTTTTCACCCTTAAGAGTACCAGTTGTAACTTCATAATAAGTTGGCCATGGGTATATTACTGAATCTTTATTTTTATTATTTAAAATATTATTAGTACTACTTAAACTACCTTTAATATTTTCAGAGTTAGTTTTATGTTCATTTTCAGCGTTTTCAGATGTTACCACCATTAACTCTAAAAATACTTCAACATTTATTAAAATTATAGCAAAAACATTTCTAACACTTGGGTTAAAACCTAAACCTGCTTCACTTTTAACCACTCTATTTATCTCATCTTTTACATTGTCTTTTATTTTTTTATTAAACTCATCTAAACTCTTTAATTGTATATTTAATGGTACTAAAACAGATTCACCAATATCAATATAAGATTCCTGAGTTCTATCATCAGTTCCCCCCAAAAAATTTACACAATTATTATTTATTTTTTCTATAGTAATATCAGGTATAAAACTTGTTAAATTAATATCATTTATTACACCGCCCGCCTGTAATTCAGAAATTAATAAAGTTAATTTTGTACCAATAAGGCTTGTTTTAAATGATGTTTCAGTACCATCACCAAAATATATTAACGATAATCCTGGGTCACCCTCAGTACCTTGATTTAGTTTTGTTAAATTACTTAGTTCTGTCACCATTTTATTACCTAAACCATCACCACCTTTTTTACTTTTACCACCCATTTCTTTAAATTTTCGTTGGTATTCTGTAATTAATGCTATCACCTTTTGGAAGTCATCTTTAATTGCGTTAATTTTATTTAACGTATTAACTTCTGGACTACTTCTTATTGATGGTGCTAATTTTTCTAACTTTTGTGATTTTAATATTAAATCTTGTATTGTTAGTGGTTCGTTTGGTAATCCATCTGTTGTGTTGGCTAATTCTGGGTGTTCTTGTTTTAATTTGTCCCATTTTTCTTTTAAAACTTCTTTACCATTAAGTGGTTTTGTCATATAGGTTGCTGCCATAACATACCCCATTGGTATGTCTGCTAAAAAAGCATATGTATACCCTACAAATTCACCCCTTGATTCGAAATTACCAGTATCAGCATTAAACTTTGTGTTAAACTTAACTAAAGCTAAGGTATATTTAACTGGTTTTCCATAATAACCTTTTATTGTTAATTCAAACACTGGGTATGGTAAATGAAAAAATGCTGCGTAAGGTGAACATGGCCCTTGTTCAAAAAGTGTTGCACCTCTAATGTCCACAAAATCTATTACAATCTTTGGCATGAAACTAGACTTAAATTCGATGTTAACATTTGTAATACCAAAACCACCAGTGTCTTCACCAGGTAATAATGTACCACCACCAATATTTGTCCAATCTGTTGTTAATTCACTTTGTCCGGTAGGATAAGTGAAATTTGTTTCTTTTGCTACATTAGAATTAAAACCCTCTATTTCTATTATTGAAGCATCTGTATTTGTTACTATACTTCTACCCTTTGTCCTAGCCTTTAAATTAACGTAAATAACTAAGTCTTCTTGGTTTATAATTTCATCAGTAGGGTTAGGGTCAATATATCTAATGCCATTATCTGAATAAACTCTTGGTTCTGGACCATCTAATACTCCCATTTTAAAAACTTTTAGTCATATAATCTCTTATATCTTGTTATTGCTGCCTGATAATCCTGTAAAGAAGTATTTAAAGGATATGGTACTATTATAATTGTATTTTCAGGAATGTCAAACTCAAGTCCACCATATTCTGGGTTAGCTTGTAAAATTAACCATCCATAGTATGGTGTACCATAATATTGTTGACTAATCTTGTCAAATCTAGTTCTGCTATCAGTAACAGTTCTTTTATCTGTTTTCTTCACTGGTAATTTTAAAAATGGTAATGTTGTACTTTTTCCATTTTCCTTAAAATCTTGGTATCTATCGTAATATCTTCTTGCCATTATTTTTTATGTTGTAGTTGGTATTATCTCGCTTTCATTATTAAATGATGTTTTTGTTTTACCGTTATCTTCTGCTGACATTATAAAAGTTATATTTGTAGAAACTTTTATATCCTCACCACTATCACCAATTAATTTACCAAATATTGTGAACGAAATTGTTTTACCATTAACAGATTGTGTAGTTCCTACTTTTTCTGAGTTTCTATTTTTACCTTTACCCGTGGTATCTAAAGCTTTATATGAATTTTTAAACACAATAGTAATTTTTTTAGTACTTGTACCATTAAAAGAAACCCAACTATCAAAGTCTTGATAATAATAGAAAACATCATTCAAACCTTCACCAACTAAAGCCGTAATACCAGTACCATATTTATTATTAGAGTTAAATGGACTATCTGTACCACTTACGTCTGTTGGTTGTGCTGAATCCCAAACTATAAATGGGTCACTTGTTTCTACCTCTAAAGATAAAACACCAGTTTCGGACCAACTTCCGGCACCTAAATTCCTAAGTGTAGCCTTTGTTACACTACCAAATGTTTTAGCTATTTCTTTTTCAGACTCTATAGCGGCTTCTTTAGCCTCTTTCGCTTCTTTTGCCGCAATTCTATCCCTTTCGGCTTGTGCCATTTTAGCCTTTTTAGCTCTATCAGCTTCTGCTTGTATTTGTTTTTGTTCATAAAAATCATTAACTGGGTCCTCAGTACTAAACTCACCATCTTGAATTGACTCACCTGGTACAATAAATGCTCCATAACCAAATGGTTGTTTAGATTCATTTGGTGTATCTATTTTTGTTTCTGTTTCTTTACCTGTTGATGGGTCCACCTCTTTAGCCTTATATTCACCCACAGATTCATATATTGTTCTTGGGTTATATAACCCTGTGTTAGCAAAAAAGTTAAACCCAACGGCGTTCTGTAATTGTGCTATTGGTCCACCTAATGATGAACCACCAATAAACTTAAAGTTAAGGTCAACACTACAAACCATTGGTTGTACCCCAATTCCTTCTGGATTTAAATCCCAAATAAGTGGGTCAAATGTTAAGTTAACTGTGTCAATAACTATTTTTGTATGATAAAAATCACCAACCCTTAATACACATATAGGTGGTTTACCAAATGCTAAATTATTTGGTTCATTTGATGCAATATTAGGACCTTGTCTTGTACATTGTTTTAAAAATGTTAACCTTGAATTAAAGCCTTCAGGTGTCATTGAGTGGAATGCGGGATGAAAATATTTTAATTTTTGTGTTAGTGTATCATACACAAATGGGTCATCTTGTTTCATTTTCTCAAAATAAGAACATTCCCAAGCCATATATTGTGACGCCTTTCTCGCTAATACTTTAGCTTGTTCAATTTGTTCCAATTCTTTTTTTCTTTCAGCGTCAATTTCTCTTTGTTGTATTATTTCAGATGTTGTAGTTACAGATATAAACTCTTTTTCTCCAGATGCAGGTCCAATCATTGAATCATCTATTTCTGGGTTATGTGTAAATGTTATATCTACTCTTCTATCGTTAACCGCACCTGGGTCATTATAATCTGTATCACCATATACTTTATTATCATCTCTGCCAATTGATGTTGAACCATCCTCGTTTATTATTACAGAATCAGAAGACCCCTTTTCACCTGTCGAATAAACATTCCATCTTAACTTACTGCCTTTCCACGTTGTTTCTGTTGGGTATGTTTCTTCTGAACCGAGATTTTCAGCCTTTATTGGGTCGGTACCCAACTCACTACCTTTTAGAAGTTGATAAAACCATTCTTCGGTATTTTTAGCTCTAGCTTCACCTAATTTTTCATTAAAACTTGATGTATTTGCATCACTAGTTTTACCAACAATATTAATAGTAAATCTTTTACCTCTTGGTGATAATAAAAACGGTATTATTTCATCTGTTATTCTTTCTACAGCCAGTTTATTTCTAGCGTCATCAAGATTTTGTTCATAGTTTGCAGCCACATCACCAGAAAATGCTGGATTATATACTCCTATTGGTCCCTGTGGTGTTTGTTCTTCAATATATGGTAATACTGTTGGTGGGTCACCATATAAATAACCAGCATTAATTTCTGTGTCTGGTTGTGTACCAACAGTATCTTTAGCTCCTTTTCTCGCATTTCTAAAATAAAAACTAACTGGTGATGGTGGGTCTCCTGCTGGTTGTGTTTGAATTTCTTGGTATTTTGGGTTTGGGAACAACTTTGTTTGTGTATTTTGTATTTTAACTTCTTCTATATCTGACACAGATATTAAAGCACTTGCCTCTTCTAATGGGTTTTTACATCCTGCAAAAAATTGAAATAGTGCCTGTTCACCTTGTTCTCTTAGTTCTGAAATTGCTAATGGATGGTCAATAACCAATTTAAAAGCTAATGTACCCATTCTTTCAGTATTATTATATGTATATATTGGCTCACCTCTACCAATAAAATTTGTTGTATCCCAACTAACACTTGAGTTATCTGTAAAATTAATATCATATGGTGGAAACCACATTATTCTACCACCGTTTGGTCCAACTTCACATGGTGGTACTTTTAATATATGTTCTGTATTTTGCCAAGCTAAATTTTCAATTGATAACATATATTTTTGTATGGTTGGGTCACCTAAGTTTAAAACCTTACCACCACTATCATAACCACCTTGTTTTTCACCAACATATGGTGCAACCTTAACAAAACCATTGTTTCCTAGTACACTTAAATCCCTATCTGGTCGTGTTAAACTATTAAAACCACCAGCACCATCACTAGCCCCATGTCTAATTAAATCACCTACTTTTAAATATGGGTTTCTAACAGACCATGAACGACAATAAGTTCCATCAGAAGATACAGTATTACCCATTGAATAGTTTTTATGTTTTCTAGTTTTTGAATCGAAATTACTATCATCATTAACCACACCAATAAATCTAGCTTTACTTATTATATCTGTGTTATCATTTGTGTTGTTTATTAAATCCTGTGTATATTTTAAAATACCTCTTTTAAATGGGTTTGTTGAACCTTTAGGTGTGGAGCCCCAAAACATTTCTTGTTTTAACGAAAAGAAACCTAAATCAGTTTGTTGACCAAATGGAGCTCTAGTCCCTATACTACCTTCATCTATATCAAATTCAGTAGTAGGTCCAGCCAATTCCCATGTATCTTTAGACCTATTTGGTAACCCATCAAAACCATAATCTTCACTATTAAGTTCTGGTTCAACCGTTGGGTTTTTAAATTCACTAGGTGGTTGGTCGTCTTCTTTACCTATCGCTTGTGAACCAGCGACAGCATCAATAGCTTTACCAATCGCTTGATTAACTTTATCAACTAATGGTTTATTTCTTTTCGCCTTTTTCTCTTCTTGTATTTGTTCTGTTGGGTCTGTTAAATATGTATTTTGTTGTGGAGCCTGTCCAGCACCAACTGTATTAGCGATAAATCCTTTTGGTTCTTGTAATTGTGGTCCATATTTATTTTTTCCAACAGAATCAAATAATAAACTTTTTGTACCTGAACCAGTAGCTTTTAATAAATCTTTATATGTTTCAGCGTTATCTAAATCACCATATCTACCAAAGGCACCCTTTTTAATAGGACTTGTTGGTATGTTAAAACCAGCTGAATCAGCGACAGTATCAAATATTTTACCAACAATATTTCTTCTTGTTGTTATTTTATAATCTCTTAAAATTAAATCTTGTCCTGCTAATAAACCGAATGGGTCCAAATTTAACTTGCCTAATACATTATCTTCTACGTTTAGTTTAACCCTATTAATCGCTTCCTCTTTTCTTCTCTCTTTTGCTATATCATTTAATTCTGAAGGGAAATTAATTGTTGCTCCAGGTCCCAAACCAACATTACTATCAATTGCGTCATTAATTAAAATTGTTTTATAATCATCACCACCACTTGACGTTGGGTATTGTATGAATCCCGTATCTTCTGGTATTAACTCTGGACAATTATATGCTGATATTGTTGGTGGTCCGTATTTATTTTGTGCTTGTAATAAACCAATGTCCCTAACCTCATGTACTGTAGTAGGAAAACCACCTTCAGATAACCATTCTTCAATATTACCTGGATTACCAATGCCACCATAATTAATCGATTTAAAATCACCTCTATCTTGAAAAGGTACTGAAAATGAACCAGCTGGAGAACTCACTAATTCTGGTGCTATAGCACCACCAAGGTTTTTAAGAAAAAGATGTTCTCTATAATCATCAGCGGTTGTTACACCCAACAGAGATGAAGGGAAATAGTCAATGTTATAAGAATCTGGATTTATTGCGTTTGGCATAAAAATACTTTTTTAATAAATATTTACATATTTAAATTTACTTACGAAATTTATGCGCATAACAGCTTTAAATAAATAGATTAATAATAAAATATAAATAATAAATAATAATTAAGGCTTGCCGCCAGTTTTATCAGCTTCCATTGTTTCCCAAATTAAATCTTTTAATTTAGATACAAATATTGGGTCTTCTACCCAATCAGTTGAAGTTCTTCCGCCACCTTCTCCTTCTAAATCAATCTTACCTTTAACATCTAAATCACCGAAATCAATTTTAATACCTCCACCACTAAATAAACTAAATAGTGATAATGCACTAGCTAAATCTCTAAGAGCCTCGATTTTATTCATGTCAACATTATTTATCGCTTGGACAGCAGTACCTAAACCAGATAAATCTGTATTACCTAAAGCCCCAATAGACTCTGCCATGTCTTCAAAAGCCCAACCACCAATGAGCCACGCTAAACCAAAACCAATCAATGAAGCGGTTAAAACCATCATACCTAAACCAATACCAGCTAAAGCTGGACCTAGTAATAATAAAGCACCAATATTATCAGCATTTATAACACTGAATAAACCAGTAAAGGATTCTACAATTAAAGCAACACCCGCCGATATGAAGTAAATTGCTGCACCTAACATCATAAATGCCGCACCAACCGCTAATAATAAAGCGACACCTAACCACACAGCTGGATTAAGTCCTAAACCAGCCATAAAATTCATAAAAATAGCTAAACCAACGCCCAAAGCAAGAAGAACACCTGTTGCCATTAATAAGTTTGGCCAAGGTATTTCGGCTAATTTAACTATCGCGTCTGATAAAATCCACAAAGCTCCGGCTATTGCGATAATTTGTGCAGCACTACCAACAGCACTTGAAAAACCACCTACGGCTTTACCTGTCGCACCTAAACCTTTCGCTGATTGACCGCCCATCGCTGTTTTATTAGCTTTAAACCTCATATCGGGTTTACCAGATTTTGTTACTGGTCCACCACCACCTTTACCACCAAACATCCTACTTAACATACCACCCTTACCGGCTGTCATATTGAACCCCATACCTAACCACCTACCACGCATAATCCATGTGGCCATCTTAATACCAAACTTAAGTGCGAAAGCGGTTAATACTGCACCCAAAGGTGAAAAATATTTTTTAATCATACTACCTAACCATAATGTTTGGTCGACAAACCATTCAATCCATGGTCTAAGTGTTTTATCTAATCGTACTAATACTGGATAAAATGAGGCTAATAAAGCGTTCATACTATTTCTCATTAACTCCATTGAAGCTTGTGCTCTTCTAGCCGCCTCTTCATTTGACTCTTTTTCCTTTTTTAGTCTTTTGGCCGCAGCCATTTGTTCACTAGCAGAAAGTTCTGATAGTTTTGCATATTGTTTTTCACCAGTCTTAGGGTCTACATCAATAGCTATTTGGGCTTTACCATCTTTCATTTCAGCAATTGAAGATAGAAACTCCTTATCTTCACCACCAACCTTTAAAACATCTTCAAACATATTCATTTTAGCACTCTGTTTAGCCACACCAACAAGCATTTCCATACTCATACCTGTAGCTTCAGAAGCCTCCCTCAACCTGTCTAATTCTAAAGCATTAACTTCAAACTCACCAGTAGTTTTATTAAATACCGCGGATTGAGCAGCCGCTTTGGTTAATGACTTGGCCAATTCTTCAGGAGCATGCCTAGCCTGATACATTAATTGAAAAGGGTCACCCATATTAGCTAAACTACCACCTAACACTTGTAGATTAGCTGCTGCATCAATAGCACCTTCAGGTCTAAATACTTTTTCAGCGAAACCAGCCACCTCTTCCATGTTTATCTTATATTTTTCAGCATGAGCTGCCATTTGGGCCATACCTCTAATACCACCCTTAAAACTAAGTTTATTTACTAATTTTAAGTTACCTTGTACTTTCTTAATTACTTTAGCAGTATTCACACCCATTTTGTCAGACATATCAGCTATTTCACTAATCAGTTCAACAGAATCATCAGCACCAATACCAAAACTTTCCATTTGACCAGCTAACCCAGCCATTTCTGTGTGAGCCATACCAGTTCTTTTTGATAAAGCCCCCATTTGTACCAACTGTGTTTTACCAAGTATAACTTGTCTACCAGTCTCGTCAGCATATGAACTCATCATTTCAGCCGCTCCAGCCGCTTCAATACCAATTAACTCTAATTGTTGTGCTGCTTGAGCTGAAGCCATTTGAAATTGGCTCATTCTAAGGGTACCCATACCCATTTCTACTGAAATTCTTCTAGCAGAACCATCCATCTTAGTAAAACCATCGACAACTTTATTAACTAAACCACCTTGTTTACCTAAGAAACTTATTGTTTCATTGGCTAAAGTTTTTAAAGTACTACGTTGTTTTTTTAATAATTTTAATTGTTCTTGATTAAGTTTTATCTTCTCTTGTTCATAGGCTATCTGAGCTTCTAACTGTTCTTTTTCTTCCTCAGTAGCGTCAGCAATCTGATTTTGTAGTTCAGCAATAATTTTTTGTCTATTTTTTATCGCGTCACTATATTCTTTTATTTTAGCTGCAGACCTACCCCACGCCGCAAAACTCTCATTAACCTCCTTAGAGTATTCTTGAGCGGCTTTCATATTTTTAACAAACTTATCTAAGTTTTTTGGGTCTAAATTTTCTGCCATAAGTTAATTATTTTAACTTTAATTTAATAACAATATCATCCTTAATGAATGGGTCGTATGGGTCAGCATAAGCTATACTACATTTAATAAAGGTATCACCATTACCTAATTTTTTAAGTAAAACATTTAAATCACCCCCATTATCTTTAATAGGTATGTTTAACCATATATTTTTATTTAGTTTAGTTTTACCAATATTTAACATTAAATTTTCTCTATCGGATTTTAAACCAACAGTATTATTATTCATGTTTTTTAATACATCTATAAAAGATTCTACCTCTCCTGAACTGAAATTTTTACTAGATTTTTCAGCTTTTTCCTTAATCTTATCTAAAGAATCTTTAAATTCAAAATTTGAAATCTTTAATTCTACTTTACCACCACCTGATAAAGATTTTGCTGTTCTATCAAAATCATCATCACTATAATTTTGTTCACCACGTTTCATACCTTTAACTTCTATTTTATTAAAAATTAATTGTATTTTTGGTTCTATTTTCTGTTTTTTTTCTGTATCAGTTCCAATATTTTCATCATCTTCATGTAATCTATCTTTAACTATTTCATTCAAGATATTACCAATAGATAGCATACTCTCCTTTTTACTATAAAAAGTTGAAAAATATTTATTAACCTTATCTTCATCATAATTTATTGTATATGATTGTTTTTTTCCTCTATAATCTATTGGCACAGCAAACCATTTTTTAACGGCTTTCATAAAATTAATAATATTTTTATCCAAAGCATCTATAGACTTACCACCAACAACCTTACCAGGAAATACAATATTCCACCTTTTATATTTGTCTGAATTTTCTTCTTCTAATAAATTTTGTTTAACAATATTTTCTCCAATACTTTCTTTATTGAAAGTTATGTTAAACTCTGGAAAAGCTTTTGATAGTTTTGATAAAAAATTACTAGGAAATGATTTTCTAAGATTAGAAATCATCATAGCATATGAATCTCTATTAACTTTATCTCTAAATTCTTTTGCCTTTGACTCATCTTCTTTTCCGGCTTTTATAGCTTTTAATAACCTACCATAGGCTCTAGCGTCCTCAATATTTTTAAATCCATCACCATGAACAACATAACCATTAAAACCACCAAACCTATTTAATAACAATCTAAATATCTCATTTCTATTCCTACCGTTAGCTATTTCTTCTGGTACATCAACGTCACCACCTTCAGTATCACCACCATCTCCACCAGTAACCTCATCATCACCGATAGATATATTTATATTATATTTTTTACTAGTACTTAATTGTGGTGTAACCTTACCTACTCTTTTATCTGTAATGTTTATTTCATTACCTCTAAAAATTAAATAATTATCATTTAACTCTTTGTTATCAATTTTAACAATTTTGAATTTGTATTCATCATCTGTAGAACCACCTTTAACTTTTTTAAAAGACTCTGGGTCTAACCAAATTACCGCATTAAACGAATCTACCTCTGAATCACCTTCTATTTCTGATTTTTCACCCTTCCAATGAACAGGTATTTTAGCACCAACAAATTTAACCTCAAATGCTGTATTGAAGGGTTTTTCCATGGAAACTAATGGATAAAAATCTAAACCAGACCCCATGCCAAATTTAGATGCGGCGGAGTCCAAATCATCATCACTACCTCTTAGTTTTGCCTGAACCATTTCTGTGTCATCTGACGCAGATTTCATCATTTTATCATATGGTTTCTTATATTGTTGAAGTTCTGAAGGAACATCTTCTTTTATAATATCCATTAATTTTTTGGTCATAAAAAGTTTTTATTAATAAATATCCATTAATTACCTTTTACGCCTACTTTTAGCTTGGGCTTGTTTATGTTGTTTATGTTGTTCTTCCATCTCTTTTTGCCACATATCTAAATAAACACGTCTTTCATATACAGGCATGTATTGAACTTCGATATAACCGAAGTTCATATGTTTAACCATATAATAAATTTGTTCTATTAAATTTTTTCTATACTCTGGCGTTAGGCCAAAAAAAGTTGAGTCCAATTGTAAAGGGACTACGAAAGGGGCCAGATGGACCCTCCACGTCCACCTCTAAATCTATTCCTGGTTCAATATCATCCGAATATTCTCTAAATTTAAGTGAATCGTAGGCTGGCATTACATTTACAAATCTTGATATCACATTAGGGTCTCTATTCCCATCAATTTCCTTAATTTGTGCTTGTAGTCTATATGTTAAAGCGTTACTAATTTGTGTGTTTTTACCTCTAATTTCCGATTTTTTAGCAATACTAGTTTCATCACCAACGGTCAAAAGTTTAAATTTAACTTTCTTTTTACTTCTTGGTAAATCAAAACTAAATTCACCATTTTCATCTGGTTGAGCTGTCAACTCCTTAGTTTTTAAGTTCGATAAATCTATTTCCGTTTCAAATTCCTCACCAGTAATAGGGTCAGCCATTCTAACTGGATACATTTCACCATATCCTGTCGCTCTTAACCAAATCATAATAGCATTTCTATCACCAACTAACATATCTTTCATTGGTATTTCGGTACTTTTAATCTTTTTTTCTAAAAGAACATCTAAAACTTTACCACTTCTAATTAAATTTGGGGATGTTAAAATATTTTCATCTGCGGCCGTAAGATATTCAACTTTAACTGTTTCTGGTCGACCTGGATATAACAGACCTTTTGATGGTAATTCTAATACATCAAAGGGCGTTTCAAAACTTATTTCATTTTTTTCTGTAGACATTATAAAAACTTTTTTTTATATTTGTTATTAATATAACTTTATAGATATTAAGTATAAAGTAAAGCTTGTGATAATAAATAGGAAAAAAATGATTTTTTTTGTATAATTATTTGGCCATTAAAAAAATTATGTCTATATTTGTATTATAAATTAAAAAACTATGACTGAAAGTAAATTAAATAGATTAAAAGAGGTTCTTTCTGTTCCGACACATTCAAGGGAAGAAGACCTTATGGTTCAATACCTAAAGGACGTTTTGGAAGAGAAAGGCTTCGATTATACAATCGATGGACACAATAATGTGTATGTTACAAAAGGTGAGGCAGAGTTTTATCCTTGTTTTGTTTCTCATACTGATACCGTTCATCACATCAACCATAATCTAAAAGTTGTAGAATCTAGTGACAAACAAGGTAGGTTAACCTTGACTGGAATTGACAGTGAAACTAAGGAGCCATCGGGTATCGGTGGTGACGATAAGTGTGGTGTCTTTCTTTGTCTTGAGATGTTGGACAAATTGGACAACGTTAAAGCTGCCTTTTTTGTATCAGAAGAGATTGGGTGTTTGGGTTCTCGTTACGCGGACCCACAATTCTTCAAAGATGTCGGTTACGCCATTCAATACGACTCCCCAGAGGGAAACTCTATGAGTATGTCTCTAATGAGTAAGGACTTGTTTGGTGTTGACACCGACTTTGGTAAGAAAGTGAGCCCTTTAATACTTGAACACGGTATTAATGATTGGGCTAAACATCCTTACACTGACATATGGCAGTTAATCGAAAAATTCGATTTCTCTTGTCTTAACTTAGCGGCGGGGTACTATAGGTATCACACCAAAAGTGAATATGTCCTTGTTGAGGATGTTGAAAACGCTTTCGAATTGGGTCTTAAAATAGTTGATGTTTTAGGTGAAGCTAAATATGTTAGGTCCGATAAACCAAAGAAAAACCTATGGTCCTCTATGTTTGGTCGTACTCCTATATCTGAAAATCATTCGGAAGAACAACACTATGTTGATGATTTTGAGTGGTTGGGTGATGACGAAGACGATGAAACTGTAGAGGATATCACTAGGTTTGAATCTAATGATGATTTCGATGACATGTGGGATTATGACGATTTTAATGGTGGTTATTCAGTGAGGTACTATGACTCACCAAATGACATAAAATTCGATTGGTAAATTAAGGGGGTGTATCCCCCTTTTTTAATTCTTAAAAAAAATGAAAAACAATAATAAAACTTTTATATTATTAGTTACTGCAACATTAGGTCTAATTGTTGCTTTACAACTATTTTATATAATGACAATATTTTAAATCTGGGCAAAAAAAATCCTCTTAAAAAAAGAGGATAATTTTTAGTATTTTTATTAGACTAGAATACGTGTACTGCTCTATCAAATCTAAGTGTAGCGTTAATATCAGCTATATCACTTGAAGAGTAATCTAAATCGTTGAAGTTAACACCAGTTAAGAAAGTACCTTGTAAAATCCATTTCTCGATTACAACACCTGTTGGGTCTAGTAATTCTAATTCTACATCTTTTTTATAACCAGCTGCGTAACCCATTCTACCAGTAACAGATTCAGCGTGTAAACGAACCCATTCCATAAGGGCTTGAGCTGCTGAAGGACCAATTGGGTCACGGAATGTAACATCAATTGTCTCCCATGTAAATCTACCAGCAACAAAAGTTGAGGTATTTAAAAACTGTATTTCAGTTTCTTCTATAGTGACGCTAGGTCTTGAACCTGATGCCACAAACCATTCTTGAATACCAAGTGGTGTAGGAAATCTAAATATAAACCTATTCTTTTTCTTTGGTTCATACGGTACGGGCATCCTCATCAGCAAATCTGCCATAATATATTGTTTTTAGTTTATTGTTATCTTTTATAATAAATATGCCAATAATTAAATTATTGCATTAAATTTTTAATTCTTTTAATTTCTTCTGTTAATTTAGATGATTGTTCCATAAATTGGTAATCATCGGATTTTGTTTTTTCATATGTCTTATCAGAGCCGGCTTTACACCCATACTTTTCACACCTTTTCATTACAGCTTCACCATCATATGGTAATGGTTCTCCTTTCGTACTATAATACATAGCACTTAACATAGCCATAAACTGTGGTAAATTTTTCATAAATAAATTTTCATCAAAACCAGCCGCTCCAGCGATTTTCCCCAAACCAACTTCTACGAGTAAATTATCTTCTTTTTTTATTGACTCATCTGTTTGACCACCAGCTAAAGCCATAGCTTCACCTTCTTTTCCAGGTCTTAATGGTTTAGCCTTAGCTCTATCACCAATACTAAAATCATCAAAAGCCTTTCTTAAAGCATTTAAGAAACTACCTATACCTTTTCTAGTATTTCTAATCCACCTTATTAAAGCTAAATTATCTGATTGTTTTAGTGTTGTCATAATCCAATCATCTTTACTGACCTCCTTAGTGAAAGAATTGTTTTTAACCAAATGGTCATAATAGGCATTTAAATATTTTTCTTGGTTTGGTTTTCCTTGTGCTAACGCTGCATCTAAAAATCCACTAGGTATTTTTGTTCCATCTTTTAATCCCAATCGTGACCAAAAATCTTCACCGATTGGTAAAAATAATTTTGATAAATGGGCTAATTGCATATTCCTATTTCCCTTTAAGAACTCTGGGTCTACATCGGGCTCTGGTCCTGGTCCTGGTGGGTCTGGTTCTATTATTGGTGGGTTTACTTTTGTTGGTTTAATATCCTGTAATGATTGCAGTAAATCATCCAATGTCCTACTTCTAGATTGGTTTCTACCCTTAACCCTCATGGTTTTAACTAAAATACCAGTCCCTAAAATACCTATACCTATAGGTAACAGTATAGAACCTAAAAAGGCTAATTTACCCGCTAAAACTGTTCCAGCAACAGAACCAGCCGTAGCTTTAACCGCTTGTTTAACAATAACCTTAGACGCAAATGAGGCTGCCTTACTAATACCAAATAAATTTCTACCCCCCTTCATGTCACCATAGGTATCACCCCTAAATAACTCACCAACACTTTGATTGGCTCCATCGCCACCGATTAAGTCTTTTAATTTACCGATTTGTTCCATAGAATCACCAGCACCATTACCATCAAACATATGACTAACATTTTCCGCCCCATGTTTACTAATAAAATCACTAATATCAGAACCGGTTTCAACTGGATTACTAGGGTCAATTTCTCTCATCCAATGAACCATCCCTTCAGGGTCTGCATTACCACCATCAAAAGATTGTGTTACAGCATCTTGACCTGGAACACCATCGGTATTTAACCAAGACTCCAATAAACTTTTTAACCAATCTGTTTGAGCTAACCAACCTAGAGCCCCTAAAGAACCACCTATAGCACTAAGTATTAAAGGTAGTTTATTAGAGTATAGTGTTTTCATTCTTTCAGAATCGAATTTTTCTGAATCCTTACCTACCTTACCCTGTAATTTTGTTCTAACTTCTTTATGTTTATCATCTTTACCACCACCAGTAACAAAATTCCAAACCTTGTCAGTCCATTTTTCATTTAATAAATCACCATCAGATTCTTCTTCATGGTCAAATATTGAACGTGTCCACTGTACATCTACATCTAAATATTTTTTAACATAATCTCTAAGGTCGGCAATTATTTTATTCGCCATATCAACAGGTAAAAACCCTTCATCTTCAGCATCTTTTTTAGTTGCCCCAACAATTGAGTCATATGTTGCTGCGATTGTTAAAACTATTTCTAAAAATATTTCAGGGTCCATATTATTTGGAAATTCACCCTTTCCTTTACCATCTTCACCTTTATTCATTTTTTGGATTGTTGTGTGAAGATTTTTAATAAATTCGTTACCCTTTTTATTTAATATTGTTTCTATTTTTTCTGCCGCTTCTTGGTCTACCTTTTTCTTACCAAATATTTTTCCCCCAGCTTTATACCTACCTATCTTACCTAGATAATATTTAGCTTTATCCCACAATGAAACCTCCATTAACATTTTTTCACTTTCAGTTAAGAAAACTTTATCATTTAAAGATTCTATATCTTTTAAGCATTCTAAAAGGTCTAGTTTTAATTTTTCTAGTTCTTTTTCTTCTAATAATGTTAACGCGTTATTATATTTTTTTTCATCCATTTTTATTCGGCTATTTTGGGTCTAGCAATAAGACCAGGGCCCTCTATTGGTAATTCACCGGCTTCATGTGCGTTATTAGTGGCTAATAATATTAAGTCTCTATTATACTCAGTAAAAATTTTAAGTATAATCTCATTAGAATCAGAAGAATCGTACTTATTATTTTTAATATTTTTCCATATATCATTTTTCCCAGACAATCTATCTAACATTGCGTTATATTGTTCTACACGATATGTTTTTAAATTTTTTCTATTTAAATTATTTTGATGTGTGTTTGCCGATTTTTCATCATCATGATATTGTCCATCCGATGTTTTGTATCTTACGTAAGATTTCATTTTATATTTTTTTTATTTATAAATTATTTTTCAACTACTTCTACTTCTTCGTCACTTATTGCTTCATAGCCTTTAAGGTCGTTACTTTTCATATCCAAAAGTAACTTTAATGTGTGTTCTGGTGTATCAACAAATAAACTATATAGTATTTCTGATGGGTTTGATGTTGCGGCAATTGAATAAATTTTATGTTTTAAATAACTTTTATCAAAAACAGCGTAACTACCGTTATACCCTAAATATTTTCTATAATTTGATACTAAAGCATTTGTAATATTAAGTTTTGTTACTCTTTCTTCTTCATCACCTAATATATCATTTTCATGTTCTAAAGCTGAATCCTTAGATTCAAAAACCTTTCCATCAACAGTTTCGTATAATGTTATTTCTTCTACTTTTTTTTCGTGTGCCATTATAATGTTTTTTTATTTGACTTATTATATAATAATAAATATCTTTGATGTAGTTAAAAATTTAATAACAATATAAAAATGTCAGAATTTAATAATTACGCAACAAAACATTTGAATGTAAATTCAAATACACTACACAGTTATCAAAACCTACAATCCAAGGTTCCAAACATAGAATATTCAGTAACACCTACAATTATAGAAGAACGTCAATTAAATGTGGCCGCAATGTCTGTTTTTGACAGACTAATGATGGACAGAATTATATGGTGTGCTGGACCAGTAGACGATAGGATGGCTATTATAGTACAAGCACAACTACTATTCTTATCACAACAAGACCCAAACAAAACAATAACAATGCATATTGACTCACCAGGTGGTTCAGTTAAAGCTGGATTATCTATGATAGATGTTATGAGTTATATTGACGCGGACATACAGACAATTAATACTGGTATGGCCGCTTCAATGGGTTCATTATTACTTGGAGCGGGTACAAAGGGTATGAGAAGTTCACTAAAACACTCAAGAACAATGTTACACCAATCAAGTGGTGGTGTTGGCGGAAACATAATAGACGCTAGAATTGGGTTTGACGAGTGGGAGAAAATAAATAAGGAATTATTTGAATTATTAGCCGGTTATTGTGGTAAAACCGCTAAAAGAGTTGAAAAAGACGCTCAAAGAGATTTATGGTTAAGTGCTAATGAGGCTTTAGACTATGGAATTATTGATGAGGTTATTGGAAAACCTAACAAAAAATAAGATAAGGGACTTACCATAGATTATTTACCTTAACAAAATGTTCTATACCATATTTATCAAAATACCTAACCTCCCAAGCCTCCAATGTTGCATAATAAGCATGATAATCGTCACGATTTAAAATATGCCAATCCTCTAATAAATCTACTAACCAATCTTTAGCTAAAAATATAGCTTCTTCCTTATCCTCACCTTCTAGTTCATTACGATATTGGGTGTCCCATGGACCTAAAACCCAAGACTCACCACCGGCAGCTAATTCGGATAATATTTCTATAGGTATGTGACCTCTATGTTCAGGTTTCATACTAAAACTTAAAATTTTAATTAACCACTCTAACCTTTCAATACCCTCTACATTATTATTAATATTGGCCCACTCATCAGTCCAAGTACCATAATCCTCACCAAAACCATTTTTCCATATAACCCTCCAACTATCTTTTGGGTTTTTATTACTAACTGGGTCACCAACCTCTAAAAATGGTGGTATATTTGTAACCCAATCCCAATCACCTTCATTTAATATTTTAAGTATTATTTTTTTCACCACAAGTGTATTGGTTTATGTCTACCATGTAATCTTTTTATATTACCCTTTGTCCATGCTTCATAATTAGGCCCTAAATAATATTTTAATATTCCATATGGTCCTTTTTCAACTCTAAGTATACCCGAATCTTTAATTGAACCGAAGAACTGTGTATTATACCCAGAATAATAATCAAAATCATACTTATCTTTATAAAATTCTTTTGGTGTTATACCTGGATTTTCCTTTACTGCTTTAATAAATTCATAAGTTAATGAACCCTCTTTAGGTGGATATTTAAATTTATAAGAAGAGGCACTATTTAAAGGTTTCCAATATATAGTATTATCCTTTTCAATATATGTTTTAGAATCACCAGATTCAATTTTTTTATTAAAATAGTGTCTTTTTATTGCCGCTAAAACCTCATACACAGAATAATCCATCATATCATTTACAATAGATTTTTCATCTTGTCCTAACTTAAGTTTTTTAGATATTTGTCTTTCTGGTAAAAATTCTTTATCAATTCGAATATTAGCCTCACTACCGTGTTTGCGAACATACAAATCATATAAATATGAATTTTCACTATTTTTGGTTGTGGGTAAAAAATATAAATAATATGTCGCGTCACCAAAATTAAAGAAAACTAAACCATGAGTATTTTTTACGTCCCAATCTAAAGTACCCATACCACTAAAAAAGTCATCATTTAGTGTTTTTGTATTAAATTTATCAATAAAAATATTTAGATAATTATTATCTACAAACATTTTTTTGGTGTTATGTTCAAATCTATTATTATTTTCTTTTATTATCTTATAATAATATGCTATTACACTATTTTCTAACTCAGCTGGTAAAAGTGGTAATACGTGTTCAAAATTAACCTCTCTATCTTGTGAATCAAACATTTCTGCCGCCCTATTAAATGGTATAGCTGTATAAACATCACCAAAATCTTCTTTTGTTACACGATACCTTAAAAATAAGGCTATTTTATACATAACATCATCTACGTCAGATGTTTTTGTTTTATCTAATATATAATATAATATACCTATATCAGTATAATTAGTAAAATGACCAACCTCGTCTTTACTAGTTGTACACCATTTTGTTCCAGCCCCATAATGACAAGAAGCTTCATGTGTTTTAGGTACTATAACACGCCACCTATCATCTTCATATATTACTACTTTATCTTTTTTAACTCTTTTTTCTGTTTCTTTTTTTTCTAAATTTATTTTGGCGTTTTCTATAACTTCTTCTAATCTATTAAAATCTGTGTAATTAGAACTAGGTGATGATTGATATTCCTTGGAGTATATATCCTTATTTTCTATGTAATTTCTTTCTGATAATTCATGAAAGTCATTAACTAAGTCAACCATATAATCTGGTTCTGCACCATATCCGCCACAACATAACCCACCTAAAACAAAATCTAAGTATTTTGGGTGCGATAACTCCTTTTCCACCCAAATCACGACATCATCAAAAGAATCTACCCATTTACCGTCTAAATGTGTCGGATTTTCACCAAAAGTATCACCAAAACCTCCATCTAAAATTTTTCTATGTTTTTCAATAACATCCTTTCTACGAGATTCTAGTATAACCTCTTCTAATATGTAACTTAATTTACCCATCTTTGTTCTTGTCATGTAATGGTATACCTTCATTATCCATTTTATCCAACCAACTAGTAAAAATGTCCATAACCTCAAATATTGTTAAATTATTTTGTTCAGCATATAAACCAAAGATATTATAAGCATCTAATATTGTTGAAGCAGAGTCTTCAATAATACTCTTACCACCCAATACTCTTACCCCCTTAAAAAACTCATAAACATCAACAGCTAACTTTTTATATTCTTTAGTTTTTCCTCTTCTTGGATTAACTAAATCCCCAACCATATCCTCTAGGTCTGCCACATCTTCCATAATAGCTGGGTGTGCCATTTCAACGTCTTCAATCCAATTACGCCACCAACCACTATCACGTCTAATATATCTACCTGGAGTATTTTTTCTAAAGATGTAGTTACCAGTACCATAAAAATAATCACTAAAATCATCTAATGGGTCTACAGACTTTGTCCAATCAAAATCTTTTGACTCTTCTTTTAATATTTTTTTGATTAATTTTTTCACTCTTTTTCGATGACCAACTTATTTATACCCTTATCTGATGTATCATAAACAACAAAGTGTAACTCAGGGTACATTTTATTTAATTCATTTTCTATAAATTCTTCAGCAGCTCTAACATTACCCAAATCGTCATCAGAAAATCCAACAGACATTTTTTTATAACCACTATTTATAAGTTTGTCCATATTATCAAATACTTTTTTAGTAAAATGTTCTATAGCAACTTTTTTAGCGTGTTCAGGACTAGCTGCACTTCCGTGTACATCTAAACCAAATCTCTTGCCAAACTCACCTGAAGATACTGGATAATACTCACCCAGTTCATCCAAATATAAATCAATGGTTTGTTCGTCATTTAACCCTTCAGCTAATTTTAAATTTTTCCTAATATTATTGACCATCTCATTTTTTTCACTATCTGTTAAAACCATATCAATAAAAATTCTTACACCTTTTTTAATTGTAGTTGGTTGATGTCCTCTTGCTGTATTTATTGCGAATGGATTAGAATTTATTAAAGCTTCTTTAAATTTGTTAAAACTAGGTGCAAAACTTTCATGATGTATTGCCTTTTTAACATCTTTTATAAAAGCATCATTATCTGAGAACCATTTAAAAGCTTGGGAAGGTTTATTATTTCTTAATCTATAATTTGGGTCTTCTCTAAATTTAGCGTAATCACCTGTTGCCATAGACATTGGTACCCATTCACCGTCAACTTTTTTGTCTATTAATACCTCAGTTGGCATATGAAGTATATTATCGTCCCAATCAAAAATATAAGACCGCAATCTCATTTCCAATAAAAAAGACCTTAATTTACCATATTGTGACTCTGTTATTAGAATTTTATTCATTAAAATTTGTTTTTTATATAAATATTCACTATATTTGTAATATATTAAAATACTTATAATAAAATGGTTAAAATGAATGATATTGAAATATTAAAATTAATGGATTCACAAATAAAAGAATCTGTTGATGATGTTAATAAATTAACCGATAAATCTAATACTAGATTTAATCATTTTATGTCACAATTTATTATATCTATACTTATATTTTTATTAGGATATAGTTATATGTTTTATTTACCAGTACTTATACTGTCTTTTTTAACATATAGTTGGCATAAGATAACAAAATTTAATAGAGATACGGCTTTTTTATCATATAAAACTTTAATAGTGTTCTACGAATCAAGTGGTATTTTAAAAGAAAATAATAAACATATTTTACAAAAATATGAAATAAGGTTATAAAAAAAAAGGTGTCTATTAGACACCTTTTTTAGTTAGTTTTATTTAGTATTAACCAGCAAAACCACCTCCTTGTGGATTTCCAGAACCTTGGTATTTACCACCAGAAGCCATAAATTCATCTTGTGTTTGATATGCGATTTTACCGTTTTGTATTCTTATAGTACCACTATAATCATCTTCTTCAGCTTTTTTCATTATATCATCTAAGTCTTGTTGACTAGGTTTTGATATTGCTCCCTTTTTTGTCCAAGCAAATGCTCTAGTTTTTAATTCCTTTTCGATTTTATTCTTTCTCATTTTAGAACCAATACCGAAAAATTCTTGTAATTCTGCTTCAGAAATGTCACCATTCTCTAAAAGTTTAGTTATTTCTTTTTTTTTAGCTTCAGAAAGTGAACCACCTTTAACATGTTTTTTAGCTTCAGGAGCGTGTTTCATCTTCATAGATTTCGCAACTGAAGGTTTTTTCATACCTTCACCAGAATCATCAGTTTGTTCAGCTCCCATTGACATTTTATGTTTTTTAGCTTCAGGTCCATATTTACCTCTTTTACCCCATTTACCATATGAATCATCTCTACGAGCTTTATCAGATTGTTTTTTAGTAGATTCCTTACCAGTTCTCATACCTAAAGACTCATCTTCTTTATCATTATATCCCTGTACATGTTTTTTAGCTTCAGGTGCTGCTGACTCCATTACGAAAGACTCTACTACTCTTTCTAATTGTTCTTTTCTGATTTTATATCTTTTAGTCATTTTTTAATTATTTTCTATAATTTATTAGTTTATTAAAGTTTTCAAGACTTTCTTTTAATATGTCGTTTTGTGTTGTTTTAACAACTGATTCTGCCAAATCACTTACTGATACCTCAACGATATCTTCTTTTTCACATTCACAATCTTCATTAGACTTACCACAATCATCACAAGTATTTTCTTTTTCTGAGATATTTGTTTTATCTTCATCTTTATCAAACTCTTTTTCACCCTTTTCAGACTCAGGTGCACCAGCTTCATCAGAATCACCAGTATCACCAGTACCAATAACATCTTCAGATTCGGTTTTACTTGAGGAATTATTTTTTGAAGTATTATATGTTTTAGCCTCTACTTTAGTAGAAGAATTATTTTTTGAAGTATTATATGTTTTAGCCTCATTAACTTCTAAGTTTGAGTCTAACTCAACTTCAATGCCACTATCTACATTTAATTTTACTTCTTTTAGTGTTGATTCAATAACTAAATCTAATTCACCTTTTTTTATAATTTTTGACATAATATTCTATTTTACTATAAATATATTAAAAAAGGGAAAAAAATTAATTTAATCCCCTTTTTATTGTTTTTATTATACATCATCAAAAGAAGCCCCAGTAGAAGTTACATTAAACTCTAATATAATAAATTCTAATGAAGGTACTGGTTTTAAGAATATTTTACCTCTTAACTCATTTCTATCAATTTCTTCTGGGTCATCAGATAGTTGAATTCTAAAATCAGCTAAACCTCTTTCTCTTTTAATATTTTCCAATATTGGGTTAACCAAGTTTTGGAATTGATTTCTAACTATTTGGTCATTTTGTTCGAACAATAATCTAACAGCTACTGCTGAAATTAATTTTCTTGTTTGTAATAACAATCTTCTAATGTTAAGTCTATCTAAAGAAGAATCTTTAATTTGTAGGTTTTTATTACCCCAAATCACAACCCCTTGGTCTGAGAATGTTGCCATTGGGTTAATTCTTCCTTCATATAATGTATCTCTCATTTCCTCAGTAAGTTTAAGTCTAGCTTGAAGAGCTTCTGTAAGACCTCTTGTATAACCAGCTGAAGCGAACCAAGGGAAAGATACGTTATCTGTTAAAGCTATATTTCTAACAACTTCTAATGTTGGTGGTAACCAAACATTTAAACTATTTTCTGTATCTCTTTCTTGAATCCAAGGCCAATATGTTGCTGTATAATTAGAATCAATATCTGCCACATCTAATAAGTCAACAATATCTTCTGGTGCTAGAACATCTGCTGTAGTAAACCCTATACCAGTTAGTTGAGCACTATTATCATAAGTTACACCTTCTGGTGATGTCAAAATATACACTGAATCAGCTCTATCTTCTTCCACCATATCGATTGTTAATGCTACAAGGTCTTCATTTTCTGAGTAATCTATACCAGGTGTTGCTAATACGTTTATATTAACCGCTTCTGGATTTTGATAAGTTTCTATACCCTCTAAGTAAGCGTAATAATCTGAATTACCTAAATCAGAACCATACTGTGTAAATTCAGTTGAAGCTAAACCTGCTGTAAACCCTGCTTTACCAACCTTATACCTATCAGTATTTGTTCTTGATTGTCTATAACAATTCCAACCATCAAACCCTAAGTAAGGTGCGAAAGTAAATTTTCTAGAGAAAATAGATTCATAATTAGTACCTTCAATTCCAGCTGTAGTTCTAAAAGGACAACACCCAACAACAAAATCACCGGCTATAGTTGCCCCACTATCCATATGGAAACCACTAGTTGTTGCCGTCCATTGATTTGGTGTACTGTCATTAGTATAACCTTTCCAGTTAAACATATTTTGGTCTATACCTACAGTATTAGAAAGTCCTAAATAAACCTTTTTAATTCTTTCATTTGTTGGGTCATAAGTGTTTTTATAAACTAAACTAGGTGGTAAAACACCAGCGTCATAATCTCTAACAATGTAACCTTCAAATCCTGCTGGGAAAGCGTCTATTGGTGCGTCCTCATTCATAACCGCCATTATATATTGACTTCTTAAACTAAATTCACCATCTGCTGTACCTATTCTTCTAGCTACATAATTGTCATCAGTTGGGTCCATAACACATTTAGCAAACCTTTCAACAATTGAAGGTCTAGAATCTGTATCATAAAATTCTCTAACAACAACATCAAATTGTTTAGTATCTGGTTTAATGTTTTGAATAGAAATTTTAATTTCTTTATTTGCTGAATTACCATCCGATATTGTTATAAATTTAAATAATTTATCTACAACATTACCACGTAGTTCAGAAACAACCCATGGTGTTTCAGGTGTTTGCCATTGTTGTTGATAGTTGTCAAAATCAGTTGTAAAAGCTAAAGTACCATTTAACCCTAAAATATAGTTATTGGATATTAAATCTGCCAATAAATTTGGGTATTGTTCTTCTACAAATATTAAAGCGTCTTTATCAAAACAATCCGTACCCAATACTCTAGTTATATAATTTCTTGCTGTAGTATCTAAAGACACATCATATTTAACAACACTACTAGATGTTGTTGCGGATAATTCAAAATCAGCTTCTGGGTCAGTAGATGCTCCATTAATATTTATTTCAACACCACCACTTGTTTGTAAAGTATCGTATGATAACACATCACTAGAAACACTACCTCTTGACCTTAACATAGCTAATACAATACCTTCATATTCTGTGTATGCTGTCGCTGTATAATCTGTAGTTGTACCAGTTATAGTACCACTTAAACTAGAACCACTTAATAATGTAACTATCGCTGAAGTACCACTAAATGTTGTTGGTGCTGTTTTTGTGAAAACAATACCTTCTGGGTATGTTGTGGTAATACCAGGTACGGCTTCTGTTGTTAAGGTTGGTCCATTAGGGAATAAACCTAAACTATATAACCACATCGCGTCAACAGCTCCACCTGGACCAAAAGTATCGGTAAAATTAAAATATGTTGTTCCACCACTAAAATCAGCCCTAAACGCTGATGTAGTACCAGTAACTATTGTATCTGGGTCGTAATTAGCGTCCGTTGTAATCATCCAAGCCGAACCAGCGTCATAACCAGTAAGACCTAAAATTCTTGTAATAAAAAGTTGATTTGATTGTGATAAATAACTTTTTGCTATATACGATGTTTCATACTTTGGTTTGTTATCACTAAATTTAGCTGGATTTAATCCACCAAATATTGTTGTGTATTCATCATAGTTTGTTATAAATATGGGTTCAAAAGCTGGTCCTTTTACAGTTTCTCCAGCCACACCTAATGTGGTAACACCAACTTGTTGGGCTACAAAACTTAAATCTTTTTCAGATGTAAATACACCAGGTGATACGAATATCTTATTATCAGGCATTTAATTTTTATTTTTTTGTTTCTAAGTTATTTTTTATATAAATATTACTTAAAAACCCAAAAATTTTATTTTGTGGTATATACCACAAAATAAATGAGATAAAAGTCTTACTTTTGTCATACTTATAAAGAAAAGCTAATGAAAAGAACTAAAAACCTAAAAATAACACCTCATTCACATAAATTATTAAAAGACTATTGTGAAAAAAACGGCCTTAAAATGTTCTCCTTTGTTGAGAAGTTAATAAGAGAAAAATGTACCCCTAAGAAAGATATTTATGGTGAATATTAATCTATTGTACCATCATATGTTAACTTAGCCTTTTTCTTGCCACATAAATTATATGACTTACAAAATCTCTTTCTTGCGGACATATAACCTTCTTCCCACCAACTCGACATGTTCTCTTTATTAAATATCAAAGAATTGTTGGTAAGTTTTCTTGGTGTATAATAAAAATTTAATTTAACATCATTTTTTTTAGATTTTAATTTACCAATCTGAACATCAGACCTACCTATCTCCAACATCATTAAATCTATTGTTCTAAATATATAGTGAAAAGCATTTCTAATTAATTCTGGGGGTAATTCAGTTTCTTCCTTTCTAAGAATAATAACATCTATTTCTTTCGCCCCTCTATTTATCGCTTCTTGTATCGCAGCATGTTCCAATATTGCTCCATCCGCATATTCATAACCATCCTTTTCTACCACACTCATAAATGGTGGTACTGTTGCTGAAGCTAATGTCCAATCACAAAAATCCTTATACCCATATTCTTTTGTTGATTTATATTCTGGTTTACCTAATGTTAGGTTTGTGGTGGTACAAATTACTTCTCTACCCGAATCTTTTATTTTTCTATAATCTTTTTCACTCATAAATCTCCTTATCAATTTTTTAAGATTATCTGCATCACCAAATGACTTCTTCCTCCTAACCAATATATTCCATAAAACATTTTTAAAATTAATCCCCACTTTAACTACACCATTTGCATCACTTTTAACTTTAAATGGGTTAACATTAAAAATATCTTTTTGGGTAACAGTTGTGTATGCCTCTTTTAATGTATCCATTTTTTTTATGGCAATAAATGGTACAAGTAAACTACCAGTGGAAGTCCCTATTAATAAATCGTATTCTTTTTTTTCTTTTTCTATTAGGTATTGTGCAACACCACCACCAAAGGCGCCCTTGCTACCACCACCTGAAACTACTAATGCTTTCATTTTTTTATAAATAAAGGTTGTTTTTCACCACCAAATAAAGATATTTTCGGTTCAATGTTATTATTGACACTTCTTAGTAAAGTTTCTTCTCTATCTTTATAATTGTGTTCGTGAAAAACAGAACCAGATTTCATTTCACTAAAAACTTTATTATACATTTTTTCTAATAATTCTAAATCTTTAAATGGTTGATATGATAATATTAAATCGTATTGTGACAAATCACAGTCCATAATATCGCCTAAAGCAAATTTAGGGAAATTATTTTCCCAAAGAGGACTTAAATATTTGGTAAATATTTTTAATAACTCTTCATTATATTCTACACCATAAAAACTAGATGGTATATTATAATTTTTAAATTGTAAATTTAAATTATATAATGTTGTACATAAACCACAACCTAAATCTATAATTTTCATATTATCTTTTAATAACCCACTATTCCATAGTGTTTCTACTAAACCATAATACTTACGTTGTTTAGATTCTATATAAGGAAAGTTTAAATCTAATTCTTCTTTATTAAATTTATCAGGATTTAAAGTTTGTGCAATATTAGAATATTTGTTTACTAATGTATTAAAATGGTCACCTAATTGGATGTCACAAATATCCACCATGTTTATTTTAAATGTTGCTTCCATTATTTTTTCTCTTTTATAAAATCTGGATTATTATGATATTTTATAAATAATTCTTCTCCTTTTTTTATTTTTTTAAACGATATAAATTCAAACACACCTAATTCAGTATTAGTTACATAATCAATATTTGGTGTTAGAGAATGATTATATAATGAACCATACCCTAATACTATTACTTGAATTATTTTATCTATTTTTTTATTACTATCTTTAATCTCACCAAAAATTCTTGGATAGGGAAATGAATAATGTATTATCACATCACCCTCATTATAGGTTTCTATTGGAACATAGAGACATTCCTCAATCAAATCACCAATTTCAATATCTTCCAATGCAAATACACCCCAACCATGTATGGGTGATTTTTTAATACCTATTTTATTAGATTTAAATAAAACTCTATCCAAAACTTAAATTTTATATTAAAATAGTAAGTTTAAAGTAAAAATAAAGGTTAAATATATTGTTCTATCTCAGGCCAAAAATAAGGGTCAATTATAGTATTTTGTAAATCCAATCTAAAATTATCATAATCACCTTTCTTTAGTGTAAACCCTTGTGAAGTACAATATTCTTCTAATCCATTTCCAACGTAACCACTTGATGACATAATGAAATTCATTAACCCATCACTTGTATCACCATAACCAATCCCCAATCTTCCAGCAACAATATATTTGTCAACCAGTACATTTACTGTATCTAATAATTGTGATGATGCACTAAATGGTAAATAACCTACAGTAACCTTAGCCGCATTACTCCATCTTTCTGGACAATCTTCCAAGAAACTATTCCAATAGATGTGCCACTTATCAATTAAATAATCTTCTGCTTCATTAACTGTCATCCCTTTTGTTATTACCAAATAAGTTACTATTTCCGTTGAACCTTCTGGATATGCATACATATCTATAATAATATCCTTTTCTGTATCTGTCATTGCTGTCCAACCAGTTTCATAACCACATAATCTAACACCTTTTTGCCAAGTTTGATAACTACCGCAAGGGTTAGACCCCCAATTATACATATCCTCAATTGAGGTTATATTATCATACCCATTAAATGTTTGACCACTAACTAAAACAAATGGTTCGTTACCATTTAATTCTTCGGGCCACCAAGAATTTATATCTACCCCTACTGTTTGTCCACTAATATTATATGCAAATAAATTATAATTCATATTATGATATATTGTTTGTTGTTCTTATTCCGTCAATTATTAATGTACCCCTTTGCACTGTTAAATTACCACCACTTATCTTACCTTGTACTTTAATTGTTGTACCACTAGCAACATTTTCAACCATAATAGATGAAGATATTGTGTAATCTTCACCAGCTTTATGATTAGAATGACCCCTTTCACTAATTGATACCACAGAACCACCAACAAGTATCTGAAAATCAGCTTCTTCATTTTTAGCACTACCTTGCCAGTTAGCGTTAAATATTATAATATAATCACCATTTGTGCCTAAATTACCTGTGTCGAGAGTAGCATCAGTAATGTCAGTATATGACGATGGACCACTAGGGCTCCATGTAGGTATGTCAGCGACTTGTCTATCATGTTGTATGATTCCCATATCAACACTAAATGTTGTGTCTGAAGAGTTACCAACTAAATCTATACTAGTTGTTCCCGTATTAAAAGTACCACCACTAACAAATTTATCTGTTCCACCACCACCAGCTTTCCATGTCGCATTACCTGTGGAGGTGTCTTTTGTTAATACATGTTCATTTGTCGCACTACTAACTTGAGTTAATGCGTTTATCGCATCTTGTGCGTTACTTTGTCCTGTACCACCATTTGTAATAGATAAATCAGTTCCAGACCAATCACCATCATTTATAGCTAGTGTACCACCTAAAGTTAAATCACCATTATCAGTTATAGTACCAGTCAATGTTAACCCATTAACTGTCCCCACACCATCAACCCGCTTAACAGTTCCATCTATACTTGATAAATCTGCCGTTACAGCTGAAAGTCCACCATTTCTTCCTATTTCTAAAGTTGTTGAATTTAATGTTGCACCAGTCACATATCTATCGGTATCAATTGTAGATAAATCTGTTGTAAGTGCTGGATGACCACCAGTTCTATTTAATTCTAATATATCACCATTAAGAGTTGTTCCACTAATGAACCCTATTTGAGAACCTACATTAATTCTTTCAGGTGAAGGTAAATTAATTGGATATCTAGTAGTATCCAATACTTGTAATACACCAACATTAGATGAAGTTAAATAAACATCAAAACTATTTCTTTCATTTCCAGTCGAAAATTCTATAGATTGTACTAAATCTGGTCTACTACTACCACTACAAACAACTCTATAATCTAAATTTAATCTATCTAAATTATGTGTTACAGTAAATGTTGTTCCTGTAAACTCTTGTGTGTATAATAATTGATTTGTAGTTGCCATTTTAATATATTTATTCTACTCTTATTCTATCACCCAATGCCCATTTAACAATTGAAGCTTCAATTGCGGGAAATGTTATTGTTTGTGAGGGTACACCCTCATCAAAAAATTCTATTCTTATAAATACCCCATCACTTTCATATAATGAAGATATGTCAAAATCATATTCTTCAGTAACAGAAAGATATTCTGATGAAAAATCAGCTAGTTCTCCTAATTCTATATTTACTTCCTCACCACCAGTAGTTAAATCATTTGTATTTGTTAAAGTTCTCCTTGTTGGTGCCAATCCACCTGCTGGGTCTGCGTTAAAATTATTATAAGTCTCTTTCCCAACAACGGATAAAGTTATTTCTGGTAAAGTAGTTAATGGGCCACTACCTGTTAAAATATAATGTATAATTACTCTTAAAGGGTATGCTGTGCAAGTACCTTTAGGTAGAATACTTTGTAACATTATTGCATCACCTGGTTGAGTGCCCATCATACCCGAAGTATTAAATTGTGAGTTTTCCATAATATGGTCCCAAGTTACCGTAGAACCAACCGTTATTGATGCATCTGTAACCGCACCATCTAAACCAAATATATTACCAGCAGAAACTAATGTGTCCCTATATAGAGCATTACCGTAAAAATTTAATATACCATTATCATTAACTTCTGTATGTGATGGTTCCAACCACAATAAATCAAATTGGGGTAAGGATGCTGGAGGTGTAACCATTGTAATTCTAATCCATTTTGCCTCATGACCAAAAAGTGTTGTACTTTCCCAACCACTATTCTCATCTATACCAATCCTAATATCCTCCAAAGAATCAACCGACCTAGAAAACAATGTATTTGCGTAATTATAACCTAAATTATGGTGTACTACTTGATATTTTACATCTACCCAAGTACCACCAGAATAATATTCTATTGTATATGTCCCACCAGTCGAACCAGTATAACCAACCTCAAAACCGTTAAATCTAACAAATTCACCATTAGAATATTTTTCTTCACTACCAATATAAAGTTGTTCTCCAGCGGTTAATGACTCAAAAGACCAAGTAACACCCTCTGTTTTGGCAGACATTGAAAGGTGTGTTGTACCTGTTGTTCCACTACTATGAACATGTAACCCATTCTGATATTCAGAACCACGACCAAGATTGGTTTCAAACCCCTTATTTGCATGACCAACCTCAAAGTTTGACCAACTTCTTAAAATAGGTTCAATATTTTGTGAATTACCAATATCTGAAAATTGAAATGTGTGTGGTGAATCAACCCAACCATACGGAATAGACAACTTTGTTGAATCCATTGAAAATGAGGTTAGATTTAATTTACCATTTGACCCTGTAACACCACTTGACACTAATACGTTTGTAGTTCCAGCATCTAATCTACCTTGTTGAACCTCAACATCATAGTCATCTGATGTTATTTCTATCCCTATTGGAACATTAAATATGTTAAAACCAAATCCCGCAACAACTGGTTTGTTTGAAGATGTACCACTAACACTTAATGCAGTATCGCAAGAGGGGTTACCAACATTAACATTAATTAATTGACCTCTACCACCATTCATTTGGATGGCTTTATTAACTGTTCCTCCACCTGGTACATGCATACCATCTAATGCAAAAATACCTTTATTAACTTCAGCTAATATATTTAAATTACCACCACCATATCTAAGTTCTCTATATATAATTTTACCATTACCAGCTAATCCCGTATCCATAACAACACCCTTACCTAAAGGTGGTGATACTGTACTTGAACCTTTAAAATGTACATCATTTAAAGTGGTTACAATACCAGCGGTTGAGTCGTTCATATATAATGCTGCGGAATCATCTGTGGGGGTATAAACTGTAAATCCTTCCATATAAGAAGAACCTGAAATAGTAATAAAATTACCTGTAGTAGTTGACGCACTGATAGATGTTACTTTAGCCCCACCTTGACTTACTAATGATGTCGCTGGGTTTAACGTAAACGATGATTCAACATAATCACCTGGTCTAACTAATATAGTATCATTTGTAGATGCATTACTAATAGCGGTGGCGATACTAGCCCAAGGTCTATCTTGTCTATCTACTAATGCAGTACCATCGTTTCCAAATATATTATCAACCCAAAGAACATTTCCAGTATCTATTTGTGTAGATATTCCAGTTAAATTAGAACCATCACCATAATATGTTGTTGCAGACAATGTCCCGTTAATATCATAATCACCATTTAATACTTTACTATATTCCCAAACAGTGGTTGCGGAGTTATAAACAATTAAATCACCATTTGTACAACCTGTGGTTTCTACATCACTAATATCACCTAACTTAGTAGAAAGATGTCTATCTACAAATATAGAACCATTAATAGCCGAATTTAATACAACGCCCATTTCTAAAACTTGATTCGGTGCGGTTGGTTCAACGATTGTTAATCCACCAGCAATGGTTGGAGACACATATAATACATCACCATCTGACCAAGATTCACCATAAATAGAACCTGTGGTGTCAATTCCTCTAACAACACCAAATTCAGTAACAAAACCTTCGTCACCATTTGCGATATCTTCTGTTGCAATACCTAAAGTTTTTGCGAAAGGATATGTACCATCCGCAATCATATACTCACCTAATATTCTTCCTGATGCACCAAGCGAACCCGCATTTCTAATAACCCTACCATTAGATATTGTTGCCCCACTTTGATTTTTAATTTTATAATATATTTCTTGACCAATTTGTTGGGTTACATTTCCACCACCCATTCCTAAATCAAGTGTCCCATCATCTCCGTTCCAAGACAATCTACCTTCTGCCGTTGCACCAGTATAATTTAAATCAAAATCAATTGTGGTGGCGGTTACAGTATTTAAATTAGATATACCTGTTACTGTAATATCACCATTAACCGTTAAACCACTTACTTGATTAATTGTTGCTGGGAATACCCCACCAACGTTATCAAATATTGTAAATGTGTTATTATCGTTGTATGTAAAACCAGTTACATACGTATTCATAGATGGTGGTAAAGAAACATCTATTTTAATTTGGTTTGAAGATGGGTTGGATAAAGTTACGTTTGACCCACCACTAAATTTTAATACATCTACACCATCATTTCTTGTGGTAACAAATTGATTGCTAGCGAAAGTTGTTCCTGTTACAAATGTATTTGTCCCTGACCCACCACTTAATGATGATGCGTCTCTATATTCTACCACACCTGTGGTATTATTTCTAACTAATACTTGTGTTTGAGAATTATCGTTTGTCGGTATTGTTGTAAGATTTAATGTTTCACCAGAAATGGTTCCATTAACTATAGAATCTCCCTTGGAGATAAAACCGTTCTTTATTACAAATTCGTTCGCCATTATTTAATTACTTTCCCTATCCAGTAGATTAAAATGTTATTATATTAATAAATATGTAGAATTAATTAAAATGAATAAAAATTACGTGGGAACATCAGTTGTTCTTCCGCTTAATGGTATGTTTGCACTTAATATATTATTTTGACTATTTGGGGCATCCCCAACTCGGTCATTAATATCCATATTATAACTAACTGTATTTCCTGAACTACTTGGTGCGTCGTCAACTCTGTCATTAATATCCATGTTAACACTTGTGCCATCATTACCTCCTACTTGGTCTGGTATTGTCCAGTTTGTGGAGAAAGTTGCATCTTCTCCCATTCTCCAATAGCCAACCAACCCAGATTCTCCCGATAGGTCTGTAGGAATACCACCATTGTAGATTGTACTTATATTACCACTCTTATCACTATTAAAAACAGCCACACCATCAATCTGACCCTCAAACTCATCTCCACTATAAACCACGTAAGACCCAACCGTAAAATCTACAACATCATTGTCGATGGTTCCTCCACCTCCAGAATTAGTCCCTTTTAACGCCCCATCGATGTATAGTTTCAAGTCAGTGCCATCATTAACCCCCATCACATGATGCCATTCACCATCATCTACTGTTGTGACACTATCTGCTATGTATGTAAATACACCACTTTTAAATATAGCAAACGCTACTCCTGTCCCACTTCTACTCCAAATAGAATAGTTACGACTAGCAGAGCCGTTATCCCTACCACAAATAAAATTATTATTTGTAATTGGGTTAGGATGTTTTATCCACGCAGATAAAGTAAGATTTCCTGTAATTTGTAGTTCTGAAGGGTTACCCATTGTAATATAATCATCCGTCCCATCAAAACTCATTGAATAATTACTAAATTTATCTTTATTCTCATTTGAAAGTAATAACCATTGACCCCTATATGTTGCGTTTTCTCCCATTTTATAATAATTAATAGGATTAAGACTTGAAAGGTCTGAAGGAATGCCACCATTATATATTGTAGAAACATTAGCGGATTGGTCAGAATCCCAAACTGCAACATTGTCTATATTTCCTTGAAAATAACCATTTGTTCCTCTACCTATTAAAAATGGTTCATCACTATTAGTAAATGCTGTTGGCATTGTACCTCTATTTGTAATTGCATCACCACCACCATTAATAAATAATTTACATCTATCGTCATTAGTTAAAGAACCATTAAACACTAATGTAAAATGATTCCAAACCCCAACACTAACTAAAGAAGTTAATGTTGCGTTGTCTACATAACTAACCGTTCCCGTACCACCATTTTTTATCCACATATACAAAACAGGTGTTGCTCCCCATAGATATAATTGAAAAATATCATTACCCGCCACTAAATTTTGACCAAATAAAATCCTGAAAGCCATATCTTCAATTTTTGCCCAAAATGAAAGTGTCATTTCAGTATTATTTTTTATTTCTGGGATATTACCACAATCAATATAATCATTAGTGCCATCAAACGACATTGAATAATTTGATGCCTTATCTTTATTTTCGTTATTTGGAAGTAACCATTGAGGGTCCCTATATGTTGCATTGTCTCCCATTCTGTACCAAACCATTGGATTTGTGGAAGTTATATCTATCGGTTTACCATTACCATCCCAAACATTACTAATATCTTGTACGCTATCCCAAACCGATACCTCATCAATGTTACCTTCAAAAAACCAATTTCCTGCATTAGTTAAACTACCAATTGAAGGTTCTACAGTTGATGTACTTCTTATTCCTGTACTTCCAGCAGTAGTTTGAAATAAAGTACCATCGACATATAATTTTAATCCATTTGCATTTGTTGTTCCATCAAAAGTTCCCATAACGTGATGCCAATTACCATCATTAGGGACTATTCCTGTCGATTGAATTCCTGTAGCCGTACCATCGGTGTGAAAAACGCTAAATTGAAAATACTTGTTTGCTACACTTATATGTCTCCAAAATAAACCCCAATTTCTTTGTGTTCCACCTGTTGTATCCTCACATATTATTTCTTGAATATTTGGTGCTGGTCCACCTGTGTTTGTGGTGGGTATTTTAACCCAAGCAGAAACAGATATTGATGATGTTATACCAAGTGATGCTGTACCAATAGGTATATTATCATCTGACCCATCAAATTTAAATGAATAATCATCAAAAAATGTTGGTGGTATGGTCGATAATCTTGGTCCGACTACTCCACTCATAACTACTCAACTATTTCTGTATTTGTCCAACCAGAAGTTGATAATATTGCTAACATATCTTCGTAAAGATGTGGACCATCTTTTGTTGTTAAAGCATCAACCGAAGGTGGTATTGTTTCATCATCCCATTTAACGAATGTTTGTGTTCCATCTATGGATTTTCTAACTGTATTAATTGAAGATTCCAAAACTTCTGAAAAGTTAACAGAACCCAATTCACTTACATTGAAAATCATAAAATTTCTGTGTTCATATTTATGTGACATAATTTATTGTTTTTTTTATTGTTATTATTATAAATATATTATTTTATTTTTATGGTACGTCAGTAGTTTTATCATTAATATCCATGTTAAAACTAACTGTATTTCCTGAACTATCTGGAGCGTCTCCAACTCTGTCATCAATAGTCATATTGGTACTTATTCCGTCATTACCACCTACTTGGTCAGGTATGGTCCAGTATGCTGGAACACCACCAATATATCCCACAATGGATTCTTCTCCCATTCTCCAGTAACCAACCAAATTAGGTGTACCACTTTCATCTTTAGGTATACCATTATTCCAAATGGTGGATACTTCTGAACTTGATAGTTCTACTGAAAATATTGAAACGTCATCAATTTTACCGCTTATACCTAATTGACTCGCACCTGTTTGGTATGCCCCAAATGTTAACGGGGCAATGGTGTTAGCCATAGCAGTATAAGTTTGTTTGGTAATGTTTGTTGGTGTTTCAGCGGTTCCATCAATATAAATTGTTAATCCATCAGCTGCATTATTACCGCCACTCCCATCATATGTACAAACTATGTGATACCACTGTCCTGTTGATAATGTATTTGTACTGTCAATACTTTGTTGATTACCACCACCATTATTTTTTAATAAAAATCTTATTTTATTAGATGATGAAAATTGACCAATAGTCCACTCTCTATTAGAACCATCATAATCTTTTGATATAATCCCAAGATTAGTTGCGAAAGTACTAGCGTTTAACCAAAATGAAACACTAAAAGGACTGTCAGTTGTCCCATTACCAAAACTAAAATCATTACTATCACCACAATCAATATAATCATTTGTACCATCAAAACTCATCGAATAATTACTGAATTTATCTTTATTTTCGTTATTTGGAATTAACCATTGTGGGTCTTTAAATGTTGCGTTTTCACCCAACCTAAACCACAAATGTGGAGATAAACTTGTTAAGTCAGTAGGTTCACCATTATTATATATTGTTGAGATATTTGATGTTTGGTCGGTATCCCAAACGGCCATTTCATCAATATTACCCTCAAACGCTTGTGTATTACTATTAAAATTAATACCTAAATATCTAAATTCACTATCTCCTAACGTACCAAAAGATGTACCAGTTCCTTGACTTACCCCATTAAAATATAAAGTTACTGTTGCACCGACTCTTGTAATTATAATATTATTCCAATTAGTGTTATTAATATTGGATAAAGTATTCCATTCAACTCTATTATTAGAATTGTCTTTATAAAACATTTTACCGGTATTCCAATCAACATTTAAAAATTGATTAAATGTGTTTAGTGGGTTACCTAATAAAGTTTCTTGTACTACACCTTTAACTGATGGGTTTTTTAACCATAAACTAATAGTGTTTGTTGTTCCTAAATTTTGTTGTGATAAGTCTATATAATCATCCGTACCATCAAAACTCATTGAATTTTTTGAAAATGGTTCTTTTGGTACATCTATGGTTCTTCCACTTAATACCATATTATAACTTAATGCGTTGTTTTCACTACCTGGTGCTTCTCCTACCCTATCATTAATGTCCATGTTATAACTAACTGTGTTTCCTGAGCTGCTTGGAGCATCTCCAGCCCTATCATTAATATCCATGTTAGCACTTGTGCCATCATTACTTCCAGTTTGGTCAGGTATGGTCCAGTTTGTAGAGAAGGTTGCGTCATCTCCCATTTTATAATAAGCTATGGGATTTAAACTTGTTAAATCAGTGGGTGTACCATTATTGTAAATTGCAGAAATATCACCAGACGATAACGCAGAATCAAAAACAGAAACTTCATCTATATTACCAGTTGCTTTGCCTGAATGACCACCAGACCAAATTAAAGAACCTATATTTATTAGTTCTATTGTAATATCATCCCACCACTTAGTTTTATTTATGGATATTGTAAAAGTTTGTGATGGTTTACTTCCATTAACATATAATTCTGGTTCAGTACCATTATGTCTTATTACAACGTGTGCCCAAGCATCATTTAAAAATACAGCAGTATCAGTTTCTAATACCCAATAATTTGTATTGTTATCTTTTAATTGGGCATAAAATTTACCACTTGAGGTATTATACATGGCGAAATAATCATTTGTAACTGTTGTACTTGCCACACTAAATAAACACTCACCAGGTGATGGGGTTGAGTTAGTTGGTTTCCACCACATTGATATAGTACCAACTGATAAAGGTTGTAAAGTTGAATTTAATGAATTTAAACTTATATAATCATCCGTCCCATCAAAACTCATTGAATAATTACTGAATTTATCTTTATTTTCGTTATTTGGCAATAACCATTGCGGGTCTTTGAATGTTGCGTTTTCACTCATTCTCCAATAATTAATAGGGTTAAGACTTGAAAGGTCCGAAGGAACACCTCCATTATAAATTGTAGAAACATTAGCGGATTGGTCAGAATCCCAAACAGATACATCGTCTATCAATCCTGCAAAATTTGGTAAATGCCCATTTTGATTTCTTCCTATTGCTAACCCACTTGTTGAGGTTGCGAATTGAGTTTGGTGCATCTGGGCAAATCCCACCGCTACTTCATCAACCCCATCAACGTAGATTGCTACCCTGTCTGCAAGTGATTGTGATAAATCAAAAGTAACGCAAAGATGAGTCCAAACCCCTGCACTCACTACCCCTGTATTTGAATAAACATATCTTGCTGTACTATCTCCAAACACTCTAATCCTACCTACATTATCCAAATAACATGAAACTTGAAATTCTGTACTCGTTGCACTCCTAACTACTGAAAACAAATACTGATAAGCTCCAATGGCATCTGGTTTAATCCACATTGAAAAGGTAGCGGTTGTCTGACCATCTAACAATGAAAAAGTGTTAGATGTCTCTACATAATCATTAGTACCATCAAACGACATTGAATAATTTGATATCTTATCCTTATTTTCATTATTTGGTAGTAACCATTGTGGTGATTTGTAAACGGCATTATCTCCCATTCTATACCAAACAACTGGGTTTAAACTTGTTAAATCAGAGGGTGTACCATTATTATAGATTGTTGAGATATTACCAGACGATAATTCAGTATTAAAAATAGAAACCTCATCTATTTTACCATCAAACCAATAGCGACCAGTTGTATAATTATCATTTCCTATACTTATTTTATCGTATAAAGTAAAATCATCAGTTGTGGTGTCTGATGTTGTTAGTTGTGCTGATTGTCCATTTAAATAAATATTTAATTCTTTTGTTGTCCCATTTCTTGTGACTATTACATTAGTCCAAGTATCTGCAGCAATCCAACCAGTTGAATTATTAAAGGTTGATATAGTTACAACATTTGAGCTATTATCCCTCAAATATAATCTTGCCCTTATATTTCCACTTGATGCAAAAGTATTTAACCATATTAAAGCTGTACCCCTAAATGATAAGATATAATTAGTTAATGATAGACTTGATGTTTTTATCCATGCAGAAATAGAAAAATCATCTGAAGCAGTAAACTGTATTGGGCCACTTCCTGACGCACCGTTATAAATCGAAACGTAGTCATCCGTACCATCAAATTCAAATGAATAATCGTTAGAAAACGGTGTGAATGGGCCTGGACCTGGTCCATCACCTGACACCTTACTTAGGATAGTCCCATTATTCATTACAATTATTCCGTTATGTGTTATTATCATATCATTTAAATATTATGTTGGTACATCAGTTGTTCTTCCACTTAATACCATATTATAACTTAATGCGTTATTTTCACTATTTGGTGCATTTCCATCTCTATCGTTTATATCCATGTTGATACTAACTGTATTTCCTGAACTACTTGGCGCTTCACCTACTCTATCATTTATATCCATATTACTACTTGTACCACCAGAATACCCACCATTTCCTAGGTCAGTGATACTCCAGTTTGTGTTAAATGTTGCGTCATCTCCAAGTTTCCAATAACATAATGGATTTAAGGAAGATAAGTCAGATGGTGTTCCATTATTATAAACTGTTGCTATATCACCACTACTTAAAGCAGTATCAAAAATTGCAACATCATCCATACTTCCATTTAAGAAGTAATATGCTCCCGCAGTTGCTGAACCTATTGTATTCATTGTAAACCCACCAGAACCACCAGAACCTAAGTCTGAGTAAGAAATTCCATCTATCCACCAAGTAACAGTAGAACTGTTTTTAACAACAGCTAAATGATGCCAATTACCTAACCCAAACAATTGAGGTACACCACCAGAATTCGCAACTATTATTGAGGTACTTCCATTTATTTTTGCATAAATTACTTCATTGACATTATAATACACAAAGTTATTACTATCACCCCAAACAAATGCAGATGTAGTATGTGGGTCACTACCAGATAAATTTACAGATTTAAACCAAAAAGAAATAGTTACATCATCACCACTTGTTGTGAAATTAGGAACCGTTATATAATCATCAGCGCCATCAAAACTCATTGAATAATTTGATGCCTTATCTTTATTTTCGTTATTTGGTAATAGCCATTGTGGGTCTTTGAATGTTGCGTTTTCACCCAATCTATAATATGAATTTGGATTAAGACTTGAAAGGTCTGAAGGAACACCTCCATTATATATTGTTGACGCGTTAGCCCTTTCATCAGTATTCCATACAGCGACTTCACACAAGCTACCCTCAAGTGGTGCCCATTCTCCTAATGCAGCTAAATACATATTATCTGTAATGGTTGCGGGTAAAGATGTATTAACATCAATATCAAATATTTTTGAACCATTTAACCATATTTCACAATCAGTACCATCATTAAGATTTCTATTAAAAAACCCCATTACGTGGTACCAAACTCCTGAAGAAAAATCAGAAAATTCCGTACTTGTTGCTCTTGCGAAATTATTAGACACACCAAACTCAATCCTTCTTGAGGTTCCATATGGTCTAATTCTCATAAATAAATCTCTTGGTGAAGAAGAACCTAAAGTTAATAGTGTAGTATAACTAGCGGTAGTTACATCTGTAAATTTAACCCACATTGAAACACTTACCGTTTCACTACCATCTAAATAAGTTGGAACACCGCAATCAATATAATCATTAGTACCATCAAAACTCATCGAATAATTACTGAATTTATCCTTATTTTCATTTGATGGTAATAACCATTGTGGTGATTTGTAAACGGCATTATCTCCCATTCTATACCAAGCAACTGGATTTAAACTTGTTAAATCAGTGGGTGTACCACTATTGTAGATATCGTTAATATTGTCGGTTGTTAAAACACTATTCCAAATTGCCACCTCATCTATGTTACCATCCCAATAATAACTGCCACTTATATAGTTTCCAATCTTTACTATAGTACCAATGTTGCTTGTAGGTATTTGGTCGGTAAAACTACCTTGTAAACTTCCATTTAAATAAATATCTACATCTGCTCCGTTTTGTACAGTTATTAAATTATACCAAGTTCCAGTACTTAATGTGGTAATTGTGACATCATCAAAACCACCACCCATAGCATACCTTAAAGTATTGTTTGCTATTAATTGAATATAAAATCTATCAGTAACACCTATACCACCACTTAAAATCATATGACTTAATGTACCTAAAGTACCATCGTATTTAAACCAAGTTGAGGTACTAAAATCACTTATACCGCCATTTAAATCATCTATTACGCCTAAACTTATCCACTCATCCACACCATCAAATTTAAATGAATAATCATCAAAAAATGTTGGAGGTGGAGGTGGAACTGATAAATCATACCTACCACCAAAAAAACTAAAATTTCTATACACCTGTGCTTCAGATAGTGCAAAATTATATGTTTGAAAAAAATATATAGTTCCAAACATTGGTAAATTTAGATTTGGTCTTTCACCTATTAAAAAGTCATCACTATTTGTTATTGAACCAAAACCAGATATTGAATTTCCTGTAAATGATTGACTATAATTACCATTTACCCAACCAACATTACTACCATTTAAATAACCTTTAATCGTGTTATCGGTTCTATTAATTACCATTGTAACCATATAGTTTTGACCCTTATTTATTGGAATATATTGTGCTGCTCTTTGAGATGTAGTATTGTTTCCATTACACCTAACAGTTAAAACCTCATTAGTACTAGAATAATATATCATCCAACCAATATCTGAGGTTATATTATTACCCTTACTAGCAATAATATTACTACTTGTAGAAGATGGGTCTATCTTAAAAAAAATATTACACGTAAAACTATCTAATTCTGGATTTATATTTGGTCTGTTTCCTAAATTTAAATAATCATTTGTCCCATCAAATGTCCATCCCCCACCAAATTCTGGTGAAAAACTAGTTCCGTTCTCAAAAGTACCCGATACTGTAGATACCAAACATTCACAAGTTGTACTACCACTAGTATATGAACGAGAGTTAGCTGCATCCATATTAATGATTAAGTCTTGATTTCTAGTTATATATCCACTTGTCGTCCCCATTATAATCCGAATCTTACTTTTAGTGCGTTATAGTTTTGTGTTATTTCTGTTTGTGAAAGCGCCCTATTATATATTTTAACATTTGATATGTTTCCTTTTGAATAGTTACTATTATTAACATAACCAATGGTTAAATTATCACCAATATTTGAACTTAGGGATGCTGGTGCACCGCTTTCAGTATCAGATAATTCCCCATCAACATATAATTTTAAATTACCCCCACCAACATAAACACCCACAAAATGATGCCAATTAGTATCATATGATAATGAAATGCTAGGACTTACATTTGATGCCCCATTTCTACAAGCAAAATAAACAATTCCATTTGACCACCAGTAAAGAACTACTTTATCTGTGGTGACATCTTGAATCGTGTTGAACCCTAATACCTCTCCTGACCCATTCTTTTTACCCCAAAACGAAAATGTTAATGATGTTACATTATTTATTTCATTTATTGGTTCACAAGATATATTATCATCACTACCGTCAAATGACCAACTACCGTTATTATCAATTGAGTAACCTACACCATTTTCTAGCGTTCCAGTAATATTTGAAATTAAGTCATTAGTTGTTGTATCTCCACTAACATAAGATTTAGGATTTGCTGCATCTACATAGAATACCAAACCACCCTTTATTATTCTAGGACCATATGTAAAATTCTTATCTCCAAAACTCATTTTAAATACTCCTTATAATTGTTTTTATTTCCCAATTACTCGTAGTTGCTGACGCTGTTAGTGTTGCATTACCACCAGAAACCGAAACATCCATTATTAAATCGTTTGTATTCCCAATATCTGTGGTTGTTGTTTCATTATGATTAACATCTGAAGCAGTAAATATTGAAGCTATGTTACCCGCCCTTAAATTTGTTCCATCATTAGCCGTATACTCAAACCACGCACCCGTATATGCACTAACTGGTACTGAATAAATAGATGTCGATGAACCAGATGAGGCGGTTACTTTAGCGGTTGTATATAATGATGGGGCTAAATTATCGCCCAATATTATTCTATTATCAGAATATACTTGTAAAATAGGTATCCCAGAAATATCATTAACAGCGAATAATTCACCAACAAGACTATCTGTTACACTAAACAACTCACCACTTGAACCTTGAATTCTAAATATTGGAGATGTTGACCCAGAACCATATATTTGTACAACATCTGTACTATTTCCACTAAATACTGATTCTCCATTAACATTTAAATCACCATTAATGGTTAATCCTGTCATTGTGTTAATAGAAGCAGAATAATTTGACCCATCACTATCACTTATTGTGAATGTGTTAGCGTCATCATAAGTAAACCCAGTTATTGTTGTATTGGTATCTGTTACATCTATCTTAATTTGATTTGATGATGGGTTTGATAAGGTTACATTCGTACCACCACTTAATTTAAAAATCTCTGTACCATCATTTCTTGATGTTATTGATTGATTACTAGCGAAAGTTGTTCCTGTAACAAAAATATTTGGTAACCATATACCGTTACCATCTGCGTCTGAAGTTAAAATATAACCATCAGTTGCGCCACTTATCATTTGGAAATTTATTGTTCTTGTTCTTCCACTAACAGTTAAAAGGTCTTGGTTTGTACTTGCCCCACTTGTTATGAAAAGTGGTGTATCTATAGTTCCTGAATCTGTAGTAAATATAAAAACATTTTTTTCTGTAACACCGTCATCCCACCCAATATGCATTGGTGTAGTAATGTCATCTGCCTCAAAATACCAATAATCATTAGTTGCCCCTAAATTTAATCTTGCGTATGCCGTACCACCATTAGCATTATGTATTTTAATATCTGTTCTTGGTGCTGACCCATTATCATCTATTATAAAACTTGATTGCCCTTTAGCGATTTTGAAAAATCCTGTACCGCCAGTTCCAAAGTCACCAGATGCCTCAAAATTAAAACCACCGTCACTTATAAAGTTAAATGCGTTACCATTATCTGCACCACTACCACCATCTTGATAAAATAAATAAGCATTTTCATTATTAACTGTATTATGAAGTTTTATGGCTGGACCCGAATAATTTTGACTACTACCTTGTTGTGTTATCGTTATCGCTGGAGTCATTGAACCTGGCCCACCACCACCAGTATTTGGGGTTGTCCAATAAGATGTAGCGCCACTTACATCTTGGTTAAATATTGCTTCTGTACCTATAGTAACCGGACTACACCCACTAATGTTTGTTACCCATAAATCTGTAATACAAGTAGCGGATGTGTTTCCTGTAAATGTCCCACCAATACCAGTTAAATTACTTCCGTCACCATAATAAGTTGTTGCTGATAATGTTCCATTAACAGTTAAACCTGTCATTGTATTAATCGAAGTACTTAAATTAATACCATCATTTCTTTCTATTGTTAATGTATTTGCGTTATTATATGTAAACCCTGTTACAAAAGTATCGTTGTCTGTTATACCTGTTAAACCACTACCATCACCAATAAAGGTTCCATTAAATGTACCGCCATTAAATGTTGTGGCTGAAATAGTACCTGATGTTGCTATATTAAATGTAACAGCACTTAATATATTACCTAATTCAATCGTATTTAAATTACTATCAAAAGTGGAGCCGTCATTTTGGGTTATTGTAAATGTATTGGAGCTAAAAGAAAAATCACTAACAAAAGTATCTGTTAATCCTGTTATATTATATGGTGTAAAACCATCGTTTCCAGTTATCTGTACTATTACCTCACTACTACCACTTGTCGCGGCTTGTGTTACAGTACCACCAGTACTAAATGTATCAATATCATTAGTAAACCCTGTAACAGTTACAATACCGTTTTGTCTTTCTAAAGTAAGTGTTCCAGTACTAAAAGTACCACCTGTAACAAAGTTATCATCGGTAGAGATGCCTGTTAAGTTAGACCCATCACCAAAATAAGTTGTTGCTGATACAGAACCATTAACAGTTAAACCTGTCATTGTGTTAATAGAGGCCGATAAATCTACGCCATCATTTCTAGATATAGTGAATGTATTAGAGTCGTTATAAGTGAATCCTGTGACAAATGTGTTTGTATCAGCTGGAATAGTAACGTCCACCTTAACCACATCACCTACTGTAGAAACTGTTGTATTTGAACCACCTGAAAGGGTTCTAAAGTTTAATGTTGTGCCACTTTTATCTTTAAAAAATTCATTCGCACCACCAACATTATTAGCAGAATCTACTTTAGTATCAAGTTGCATTTGGGTAATCGCGGTATAACTATTGAATGTTGTATTATCGGTTTTACCACTTAATAATGGTAATAAATCTACACTATAAAAATTAATCCCCTGAATATTATTATCAAATCGTATCTCTGTACCACTTATGTACGCGTCAGTCGTATAAGAATCGGTCATACCTGTTGTAAAGCCACTAACTTGGAATGTACCACCTGTTGAATTTGTATAAGTTACAATACCTGTTGAAGGGTTATATACACCACTAAGAACATATACGTCTGAAGCTAAAACAGCTAAGTTAGAGACTAAATCAGGTTGTCCTTCATTTTGTTTAATTGTTAAATCGTAAGTTGAATTATTAAATGTGAATCCTGTAACAAATGTATCTTGTGAAGTTGCTCCAGTTATAATAGAATTAACATCTACATATTCTATAGCACCAGTTGTAGAATTTCTACCTAATATCTGAGTTAAAGAATTGTCATTTGTCGGAGTATTATATATTACTAAATCACCCACATTTGTAGTCCCTGTAAAATTATATAAACCAGTTGTTGTTATGTTGGAATGTAATGGTTTATCAATATATAAAGCATTTTCTATATTTACTGTTCTAGGAGCACTTGCGGTAATTGATTCATTATCTGTTTTTATTTTAAGATTATCTATTATAAGATTTCCAGAATTAGCAATATTAATACCGTTATAAGTTGTTCCTGTACCAGAGGGGTCAACATTTAGTATTTCACCATTTAATCTAAGTGTTTGGGAATTGTGTCGTATCGCATTTGCTGTACCATTTGTTACAATTATATCACCATTAATATAAGTTTTAGAATTAGAACTACTACCACCTAAAATATTATCGTTAATATACGCATATGAATCATATGTCGTAATGTTACCATTTATTATTGTTTCACAACCAGTATCTCTACTAATACTAACGCCCTGAACTCCAGTACCAGCTATTATATTTCCATTAACTTCAAATCTACCACCACTATTAAATGTTGTAACCACACCATATTTAGCACTATCACCAGCAATTATTTCAGGACAATTTATAGTCGCCCTACCACCACTCATATATGATATCGATATTGGAGCATCATATAATCCACCACCACCATAATTTTGTAATGTACCTGCATTAAGAACGGTTGTACCATTAAAACCATTAATACGATACGTCCAAGTAGTTCCAGAACTTATAATTTTTTGAAAATCAAATACAGAATTAGAGCTTCCTCTGGGTGACATTGCATAACCATCTTCTGTTACAGATAAAACATTACCTTTAAATATAACATTACTATCACCTCCCAAGCCACAAATAATCCCCTTAACTATAGTTGCTTTATTTATATCACAATATAACTGACTATCATTATTGGCACTAATAAAGCCATTGGCCCAATCATCGTCAATGGTTTTATCAATATAAATTTCACCTTCACCAAACAAATTAAATGTTGTTGCAGATGAAGATAGTGGTGCATATGTTGGGGCAATACCTAGAGGAATAATATATCTATTAGAAGTAATATATCCATCAACCGTAGCATCTGGAATAGGTTCTACAGTTATTATTTCGGTTGTAGCCGCAACATCAGAAACACTAAAAACGGTATAAATACCATCATTTCCTGTACTTCCTATCATTTTAAATTGGGAACCTACTGTAATATAAGTTGCCCAATTACCATTAACAGTAAAAGTTTTAGTTCCCGTGTTTACCCCAATAATATCTAAACTATGAAACCTTCTTGGTGGTTTTATTAAAACCCCTGGAGATAGATACATATTACCATTTTCATATTGTATCTCTTCTTCATCATATATACCTGGGTATACATATATTAAAGTTTGCCCACTTAACGCATCAGTTAATAATGCATCTCTAGCACCCGTTATCGTTTTCCAAGGCTTATTTATGTCCCCAACCAAAGCCGTAGAATTGTCACCACTTAATGAGGAAACAAAATATGTGTTTTGTAGTTTCGCTTCTGGTGCAATAGAACTAACATCTCTATATTCCACAGTACCACCACTATTAACAACTAATACCCTATCTAAAATATTATTATTAGTTATCGTATTAAAAGTTAAACCACTATTTAATATTAAATCGTCCTGAACTGTTATTGGTGAACAACCATATATGTTTGATGTGTATATTCCCGTACAGGCGGTTAAAGTGGAATCAAATAATACTTCTCCATTATTATAAAAAATATTATTATTAAAATTAACATTATCTGTACAACCAGATATGGTGTTTAAAAATGTTGTTCCAGAACAAACACTAAAATTACCAGTAACCCCAGTTAACGTTGCAGAACCACTACCACCAGGTTCTACAATAAAATATTTTACTATGTCAGGTCCACATCCGTCACTCATTATACTATAATTAATCCTCTAAGTATTATTTCACTAATTTTAGTTGAATCTGTTTTAACAATATTAATAGTTATAAGGTCAGTATCTTCTACAGTGAAAGGTACAGTTACTAACACACCATTTTTATATATATCATAAGTAGTTATATTATCTACCTCAATACTAGAAAAATTAGTTTTATTGTCTGCTTTAAATTTAATTTGTGTTGGAGCATTTGGTAAAAATTGTATTATACATTTTAATGATTTATCATTATCTTCATCATTCATAAAGTTAACAATTGGTTTTGGTTTTTTATCATCCACTTCTTGTGTGACAAAAATTCTACTAACAGCTGGTTTAACTTCAAATTCTTCCTCATCTACAATATAACCCATTAACTTCATCTCATATGTTTGTACATAAAATCTTTTACCCTCTAAATCGTCTATTTGACTTTCATCTCCAATAGATTCTAACATAATAGGGAAATAATGTCCTTTTATGTTAATATATGCTTGTGCTGACGCAAATGTTTGTAAGACTTTTTGGCTTAATTTATTTAATTCACGCATTCTATAACAAAAAAATCTAACAGTATAGAACATATCCACCCCTACTGGGTTTGGTATACCGTATATATCCGCCCCCTTACGGTTACCGTCCCAAACAGGTATTTGCATATAAGGGAAATTTTTTCTTATCGGTATTTTAAAGTCGGCAGGGTTAGTACCTGTTTCCGGATTAGGTCTTCTAACAATAGAAATAAATGGTATTTTCATGTTTTTATACTTGTCTGTGTGTGGCCAAATTTTAGCGAATTCATTCCATCTCTGTAGTGTTAAAAAGTGTGTTGGTACTCTTTTTCCCTTTAATACTATACCTAAATCATTATTTACAAAATCAATAAACCCACCATCTAAATCAGCAAAATCTACTGACCTAGGTAAAAATTGTTTATTTTTTTCTAAAAACTGACTTACCCATTTTTCTGGACCACTGTTAGGGTCAACAACTTTTATATCTATATTTTTTTTTCTTTTTTTAGGTAAAGCCATAATTAACCATTAAATTCATCTTCATCTGCTGTAACACAAGTTATTGTTCTATAATACCCCTCATACCCTAATCTTGTATGTTCATTATCTGAGTATATTTTACCATCATTAACAACTGTAAAATATTTTATATTATCTTCAAAATCTGGATAACCAATATAATCACCATAATCTATATCGGTATCTAATTCTTTTAATTGGTCTACAAATACAGTAAAAACTAAATTACCATAATCTTCATATCTACCATAACCTTCTGAATATGATTTTTGTTCAGATGGGTTTAATACTGGTCTAACTTTAATCTCTAATGGTGGGTGAAATTGTATTTCTTCAGCATCAGCTTCACCATATGTATCATCGGTTTGACTTTTAATTCTATCAACCTTAAACAAAACCACAATAAAATTAAGGTCACCCTCAACAAATTCTCTAGCCATATCATTTTCTAGACTAAAATCTGTTTTATCATAAAATTTACTTACACGAGTTATTGGCCACTTTTTTTTATTAGGCATAATTCTTTTTTTTTATAAATATTTAGTTATTCCCTATTTAGTTTATTTTATTTCATTTGTTTTTATATTTAATTGATTATGTTAGATATTAATAAATTAAAAAATAGAAAAACATTATTTAAATTAGAAAAATATAATGGAAATAATGAATATATTTTATCATTAAAAGAAAAATTAGAAAAAAAGGGGCCATTCCCAATAACCCCTAGTTTATCAGAATATATAAATAATAATTTCAATAAAGAACCTTTTAATTTAAACAGAGTGGTTGGTATTACTGAGTTTTTAGGTAAACAACTACAAGAAAAATTTGATTTAAATCATATTCCAGAAAAAATATTAGTTGAGGTAGTTTTAGGTGATACAGAAAAAAGTTACCACGTTAAAGGTAAAGTATTTAAAAACCAAAAATACTCACCAATGTTTTATGTACCAAAAACACAAGTTTTTGAAAATTTATATGAAAAAGATGTTAATGTTAATGTTGATTTCGAAAAATACACTAAAATAGATAAAAGAGGGTGGAAAGCTTTTAAACACCAAGAAAAAGGTGTAAAGTTTTTATTAAGTAAAAATAAATGTATCTTGGGTGATGATATGGGGTTAGGTAAAACCTATATGTCAATAATAGCCGCATTAGAATGTGGTGTAGATAAAATATTAGTTATTTGTCCTGCTAACGCTAAAATTAATTGGTTTAGAGAAATATCTAATTTTGTACCAGAAGAGGATATTTCAATAATTAAAACCGGACATTGGAACCCTAAAAAATTTACTATAATCAATTATGATATTTTAAAAAATTTTCACACTCTTGTGGATGGTAGAAAAAAATATAAGGACCATGAGATAAATCGTCACTTAGCTAATGAAGGTTTTGAGTTAATGATAGTAGATGAGTGTCATATGGCTAAAAACCCAAAATCACAACGAACTAAAGTAATTAATCAATTAAGTAAGGTTATTGAAAGAAAATGGTTATTAACAGGAACGCCAATAGCCAATAGACCAATGGATTTTTATAATTTACTATATTTATGTGAATCTCCAATAACTAATAGTTGGAAATATTATGCTTTTAGGTATTGTGCCGCTAAAAAGTTTCGTAAAAAAACCAAAAATGGTTTTTATAAAGATATTTGGATTACTGATGGGGCTTCTAATCTAGAAGAGTTACATGAAAGAACGAAATCATTAATATTAAGAAGAAAGAAAGAAGACCATTTAGACTTACCCCCAAAAATTGTTGCACCATATTATATGGAAATTGATGATATGAAAGAATATAATAATGTTTTTAATGAGTATTTAGAGTGGGCTAAAAGTGAGGGTAAAAATTTAGGAGCTGGTAGGCATATGGTTGAATTAGTTGTTTTAAGAAAATATTTGGCTTTAGAAAAAACAAAACAAAGTATTGAACTAGCTGAACAAGCTATAGAAAATGGAAAAAAAGTTATAATATTTACCACTTTTACACATTCATTTGACGCTTTAATAGACCACTTTGGAAAAATTGCTGTTGGTCATAACGGTAAAATGAATGATAAACAAAAACAAAGGTCAATAGACCAATTCCAAGAAAATGACGATATAAAAATTTTTATAGGTAATTTAATTTCAGCTGGTACCGCAATAACATTAACTAAAGCTGAAATTGTTATAATGAATGATTTAGATTTTGTCCCATCAAACCATGCTCAAGCAGAAGATAGAGCTTGGAGAATCGGTACTAATAAAACCGTTAATGTGTATTACCCAATCGCTGTTGGAACTATAGATGAGATGATTTATAGTGTTTTAGAAAAGAAAAGGAAAATTATCGATACTGTAATGGGTGATGAACATGAAACATTAGATATAACAAATGAGTTATTTAATAAAATTATTGGTTAATATTTTTATATATGTTTTTTAGCGTTATTAAGTAATGTTATTATATTTTGTTTACCAACAGGGTTTGCACTTTGTACGAAAAATTGTGGTATTTCTTTATTATGGTGGATACAATAGTCGACCAACCACTTAGCACAATCCATACCACTTAATGTTCTACCAAGGTCATGGTCAAATCCAATTTCAGTTGGTAAACCATTTTCTTGTATCCAATCTACAAATCCATCATAATGTTTAACCCAAATAACTTCATGGGTTCCTTCATCCTTTTCGTAGTAATATTCTGGCGCCCATTGTAATAACCATTGTGACATCACAAATGGGTCCCTAACATCGTCTAACCATAATAATTTTTTCATTATTTATTTTATTTATTATTCACAAATATATTAAATTTATTAATAATAAAAAAGTTATTTTTAAAAATATGTCAAAAGAAAAAGTAAAACACCCAAATCATTATAATGTTGGTATTGAAATGTGGGATTATGCCTACTCACATAATCTTGATTTTTTTGAGGGTAATATTGTTAAATATGTTACTAGATGGAAACATAAAAATGGAAAACAAGATTTATATAAAGCTAAAGAATATTTAGATAAATTAATTGAATTATCTGAAGATTGTTAACGTACTAATGTTACAGTACCATCTTTAACTATTATATCAGAACCATCATAATTTCTAGCCCTTACTTGATAAACATAAGTACCCATTGGTACTGGTCTGTTTCTATATTCACCATTCCAAGCTAAAAGTGTGTCAGATTTATACACTAATTGTCCCCATCTATTATAAATTTCTAAATCAAACTCTTCTATACCAACACCTTTAACCTCAAAATGGTCATTTATCCCATCACCATCGGGTGAAAAAACATTTGGAGCGTATAATCTCAATGGTTTTACTACAGATATTGTATTTGAGACACTAATAACGTTTTTATTAAAACTTACGGCAACAACTCTATACTTTGTTACATTTTGTGTTTTAATACTAAAAAATGGTATTAATAATAGTAATATAATTAATTTTAGTTTTCTCATGATTTATTATTTATATCGATTATCAATTCAACAATTAGTGTATTTATATTATTTTCCATAGTTAATTTTTTATACATATATAGTATTAAAATAATATAAAAGTTACCTATACTTTCCCAACGTATACAGTTATTTTTTTAACGTAATTTTTTATTTACTATATAATGAAATATTTATAATAAATGATATTAAAAGAAAACATGTTAAGTAGTATATTAAGTGAAAGTGGTTTACGTAATATGCGTAATTTATCTAATAGATATGATAAAGCTAAAATATACTTTCACCAAGATTTAGATGGTGTTACAACAGCTTTAGCTATGAAAAATTATTTAGAAAATAATGGTATTAAAGTTGTTGATGCGGAAGTTATACAATATGGTGATAAAGAGTTTGCCATAAAAAAACCCTCGGCTAAGGGTGATATAATGCCTGTGTTAGTTGACTTTGCTCACGGTAAACCAATGTTTGTAGTCCATACCGACCATCACGATAAACAAGTTGGTGCTGAAAAACAAGCTTCAAAATCTTTTAGACAATCTAGGTCTAACGTAGAAACTATTTCACAAATAGTTTCACCAACAGATATATTTCCAGATTTTGATATTAAAATGATATCAACAGTTGATTCTGCTGATTTTGTTAAAATGGGTATTAAACCAGAAGATGTTATGACTTATATTTTTGAATTAGATAAAGAAAAAGAATTATCTAAAAATAAAAAAATAATGGCCTTAGTAACAAATAAACTTTTATTAGCCTATAAAAATAAACCAAGATTCTTAGAAAGACTAGTTTTAGAATCAACACCATCTCTATTAAACATTTATTTAAACATAGTTAGATTAGCTAAAGAAGAAGGGTATGTTTCTCCTGATATTATGAAAAAAAATATTGCTAATTATATCCAATCACAAAAAGACAGTGATAAAGTGACTTACCTAGAAGATTACGGTATTATAGCTCAATATGGTGGTGGTAATCTATTTAAACCCGGTTCTTACGATAGATATGTTCCTTTTAAAAATTATCCTGATGCTAATTTTTTAGTTATTGCTTGGCCTTTAGGGTTATTACAATCTTCTTGTAATCCGTTCAAAGCTAATAGAGAATTAAAGGGTGTCAATTTGGGTGAAATAGCTCAAGAAGTTTTAGATGTGTATAAATCTAGATTAAAAAGTAAAAAAATAACTGTAGATACTATAAAATATTTTGCTGAAAAACATAAATCTTTTGATGATGAATCTGTTGGGTTTAATTATACTGATATGATTGCCATGTTTGAAGATACTGATGACGGCATAATAGGTTTAAATAGTATGCCTAAAAAGGCCCCAAAAGATTATACAATAGAAAGATGGCAAAAAGCACTAAAAACAGTAATGTCTAAACCATATACTTCATTAAGTAATAATGAAAAAAAGGCTTTAAAATTATTATCTGTAACTGGTTGGGATATGTTACAGGCAAATAGTGGCGGACATAAATGTATTACTAATATATCTGGTTTAATGTATTTTGGTAAAGATGGTAATAGATTTTTGAAAGCATTTGCTCAAACCTTCGTAAAGAAACTAAAAGAAAAAATCGACTCTAGTAAGAAATAATCTAAATCTATTTAGATTGTATTTTTTTATTTTTATTATTAACTAATAACGAGTGGTTAAAGATTAACCCGTACCAAAAATCTAAATATATGAATGAAGAAATAAAAAAGGCGACACCAGAAGATATAAAAAAATTCCTAGAAGGTTATGATGAAGAAAAGTACATAGTTTCAATTGAATTGGACCAAACGAATGATTGGTCAATAGATGAAACCAATAAAGTTTATATTATCATAGATGACCCAGTTAAGGGTAAAAAAATAAAAATACAAAAATTCACACCATTTTGCTGGACTAAATCACTTAGAGGTAGTGGTTTTTATAATGACGATTTAGAGGTTATTAGAAGAGAAGCCAGAAAATACGGAATATACACACAAAAACTAAAAACAGGTAATAATAAAAGATTAGAAGACGGTTTTAAATATATTGTTAAAACTAGTGGTACTTATCGTGATTTAGTTAACTTTTTTAAAAAAGGTGGTGTAAATCCTTGGGATAGAGATAGAAGACTAGTGCAAATATTACCACCAGTAGAACAATTTATGATTCAAACTGGTAAAAGACTTTTTAAAGGTTATGAAGATTATACTGAAGTCCATAAACTAACATTTGATATTGAAACAACTAGCCTTAGCCCATCTGATGGTCATGCATTTATGATTGGGGTTAAAGATAATCGTGGTTTTAAAAAATTATTAACAGCTTACGATGGTGACGGTAACTATAGTGAGGAAGGTGAAAGACAAATGATAAAAGACTTTTTCCAAATTATACACGAGTTGGAACCAACAATTATTATTGGTTATAACTCAGAAAACTTTGACTGGACTTATTTAATTGGTAAAAATGAAGAAACTAAGGTTACTACTGGTCGTAGAAGACCTAAAATAGAGAAAAAACTAATACCAGGTAGAGTACAGTTATTGGGCATGAATTTAGATGAAATCGCTAAAACAAAACATCCAATGATAAAAATGACAAGAAAAAAGTCTACTTTAAAATTGGGTGCAGAAATTGAAGATTATGACCAAACACTATTGTGGGGACATAATGTTATGGATACATATCATAGGGTTAGACAAGCTATGGCTTTAAATTCAAATTTACAATTTGGTAAGTTAAAGTATATCGCTCAAGAAGCTGGTTTGGAAAGACCTAATAGAGTTTATATAGATGGTACTAAATTAGGTGAGATTTGGAAAGAAAATAAAGAATTTAACTATAATCCAACTTCAGGTCAATGGTATGGTTTGGGTGATGATAAACCATTAGCAAAGGTTGTTGAAGGTTATGAAGATAAGTGGGAAACCGTAAATGGTAGGTTCTTATTAAAAGAATATCTAAATGACGACCTTTTAGAAACTGAACAAGTGGATGACATCTATGCTCAAGCTGGGTTTTTAACCGCGGCTTTAGTACCAACAAATTTTAATCGTTCAATCACTATGGGTACCGCTACAATGTGGAAAACACTTATGATGGCTTGGTCATATGAGAATGATTTAGCGTTACCAGATGTACAACCTAAAAGAGATTTTGTTGGTGGTTTATCTAGGTTGTTAAATTTAGGGTATAGTATTAATATAGCTAAATTTGATTACGCTTCACTTTATCCATCGATACAATTAACACATAATGTATTCCCTGATGTTGATGTTTCTGGGGCTTTAGAAGCTATGTTACAATATCTTTTAGATACTCGTAATGAATATAAATTTCTATCTGGAAAATATTATAAAGAAGGTAATGAAAAATTAGGTAGTAAATTCGATAAAAAACAACTACCGATTAAAATATTTAATAACTCTGCTTTTGGTTCTATATCCGCTCCATACATATTCCCTTGGGGTGACATTGATTCGGGTGAAATGATTACTTGTACTGGTAGACAATATTTGAGACATATGATTGGGTTTTTTATGGAAAGAAATTATAAACCTTTAGTGTTAGATACTGATGGTGTTAATTTTTCTTATGACAAAAAAGTTAATGACCATAAATATATTGGTCGTGGTTATCATAGGTTTGTTGAAGAGGGTAAAGAATATAATGGTATTGACGCAGATGTTGCTGAATATAATGATAGGTTTATGCATGGGGTTATGGGGTTAGATATAGATGAAGTTTGGCCAGCAACTATTAACTTATCTCGTAAAAATTACGCAACATTAAAACCAAACGGTAAAATTAAATTAACTGGTAATACAATAAAAGGTAAAACAATACAAAAATATATTAAAACATTTTTAAATAATGGTATAAAAATGTTATTGAATGGTAATGGTAAAGAGTTTGTAGATTATTATAATAATTACTTAGAAAGAATTTATAATATGGACATACCATTAGCTGAAATAGCTAATAACTCTAAAGTTAAAAAAACAATAAAACAATATAGAAATCGTGGTTTAAATAAAAACGGTCAACCATTACCTAGACAAGCACATATGGAGTTGTTAATAGAAAATAAAATTAACCCACAATTAGGTGATAATGTGTATTATGTTAATAATGGGACAAGAAAATCACATGGAGATATACAAGTTAGAAAAACAAAAAAAGACCCACCAGAGGGTACATTAATCTTTAATTCTTATTTAATTAGTGCTGATGATATAGAAAAAAATCCAGAAATGAAAGGTGATTACAATGTACCTAGATATATTGATGCTTTTAATAAAAAAGTAGAACCACTTTTAGTAGTATTTAATACACATATCAGAGAATCTTTATTATTAACAGACCCATCAGAAAAACAATATTTTACAAGAACAGAATTAGAATTAGTTTCTGGTATACCAACTAATATTGGAGACCAAGACGATTTAAAAGAATTGATGACACCAAGTCCAGAGGAATTTAAATTTTGGGAGAAGAAAAGAATATTACCAACATATATGATTAAAGATAGGTTTAATGGCCCAATAGATTCAATAGACTCTAAAGATTCTAATTTAGTTTATAAAACATCTAATATTGTAGAAAATAAAGTAAAATTATCATAATTACCTAATATTTATATATAAAAGTAATTATGAGTATTTTATTTCTTTCAGAATTAATAGATAAAGATGGTAGTAGAATTGGTGGGGACATGCCTATAAATCAAATAGATAACATGACCACATCTAAATTAACTACAGATGATTTTATAAGAATGTCTAGACAACCTAAAAATGCTGATAATGAATATGGTTTAGGTTATAGGGTATATTATGGTGAGAACGATGATACTAATGATGATTTAGAAACACCAGAAAAAGAATTTAAAAAACCTAAAAAACCTAAAAAATCTAAAAAATCTAAAAATAAAATTAAAGAAAATTCTAGAATAAAAATGAATTCTTTAATAGAAGATATTTTTACAAAAAAAGATTTTGATAGGGAATTTATAGACAAAGTAAAAGATTTAAGATTAAATGGTATACAAAATATAGATGCTATTAGAGATACCAACCCCATTTTAATTAGAAAAGTTTCTTCACTAAAAGAATTAATAGAAAAAAATAACGCAACTGGAGAAGAAAAAGCTATATTATTAAATTTTTTATTAGATATGGATATGTCAGATATACCAGTAGAGTATAAAGAAGAACTTAAAAAAAAATTTAAATAATGGCTAATAGTGAATTAGTTGGCATAGAAATAACTATAGATAAGGATGTTAATAAACATTTAAGTAAAATTTTTAATGCTTATTGTGGTGATAAAACAGTTGAAGGTTATAACAGATTAAAAAATTTGTGTGATAATAAAAATATATCATATGAACAATTAAAAAGAATTAAAAACTTTTTTGATAACTTTTCTGGTAAAAAAAGTGATACACCATATCTTTTGAATGGTGGAACAAAAATGAAAGATTGGGTAAATATGAGTTTAAGTAATATGAGAAATAATATTGACTCTAAAAAAAGTAGCATGAAGAATGTTGGGATGCCCAACCAATATCAAAAAGATGAAATTAACATAGATAATGTTAAAATAAACAATAATGATTCTGATGTTAAAAAAATTTTAAGACAAGAAGGTATTTATAATATAAGAGTCATGGAAGACTTTATAACAATAATTAATAAAAATAAAAAATTATGTCACATCATTTAACTTCTATAGCACCAATATTAACAGACGCTGCTTCAGTACAAGAATTAAACCCAAATGGTGGAGCTGTAACAAATCAATTACCATCACTTAAAGTTGAGGGTAATGTACAAAGAGCACAGCAAACCTCGTTTAATGAATATAAGAATGTGCCAAACCAAGGATATAGTTCACAACATCCAAACGCTCAACACGATGGTGATGACCATGGTAGGGGTGAGGTTGGTCCTGGTCAAGGTGTTGGAACACTTATAGATGAACAAAGAAAAGATGTATTACTTTACTCATCTGGTAATAAATACAAACCAGGGTTTAACTATTATACATATAATTTCGGTGAACAATATTGGTAAAATGAAACTTTACTATCTACTTGAAAATCTTATATTAGAAAATGCAAGTAGGTCTGAAATTGAGGACGCCATAGAAAAACATAGAACAATAAGATGTTACTATGAGGGTGATAATACTATGGAAAAGGGTTGGAGATGGATTGAACCCTATGTTTATGGTATATCTAAAGCTGGCAATCCAATAATTAGGGTCTACCAAGTTGAGGGTGTTACTGATACTGACCAACCTGGATGGAAAACATTTAGAGCAGATAGAATAACATCTTGGGTTAAAACCCCAAAAATCTTTTATTCACCAATATCAGATAGAGACCCTAGGGTTCCTAAGTATAATGATAGAGGTGATGGGAGTATGACACAAATTTATAAACAAGCAAAGTTCTAAAATGGACCCAAAATTAAAAGCAATACTACAAAAAGCAAAAGCTATAGATAAAGCTGCTACAAAATACGACACTAACCCAACTACAACAACTAATACAAAAACTAATGGGTTATATGAACAAATGGGTGAGACACAAGTTATGGAAAAACCTAAAATAAGTATTGATTCACCACAATATAAAGAACAGATAAAAAAATCAAAATTACCACCAGAAATACAAAAAGCTATGATGGATAACCCAATACCACAACCATCAATGGTCAATGAATTTAATGAATCTGATATTAAAGATATTAACCCAAATTATGATGATGAAATGGGTTTTGATTTTATGACTGAACAAAGACACACACCAAAAAATTTAAAGCAAGACGCTGCTACTATAAATCCAAATATTTTAAGAAAAATGATAGCAGAAGAAATTGCTAAAGCTTTACCTTCTATCGTTGAGAAGTATTTTGATAAAAAAATGATACAAGAAAATATCAGTTTATTAAGAAAGATTAAAACGGTAAAGAAAAAATAACTAAATTCTAAAAAAGAAATATTAAAATGGCACAAAAAGGATGTGGTTGTAAAGGAAACAAAGGAAAAGTAAAAAAGTAATAAAATAATTTTTTATTTACTAAGTACTCATAATGTATTATATTAATACAAATTAAAAATTATGAGTAAAATAAATGTTTTAGTATTCCCTTCAGATAGAACAGGGGTTTCAAAATTTCGTTCAATTGAACCCCATATGAAATTACAAGAATTGTATAATGATGATTTCTATGTTGAAATTGTGCCAGCCGGTACAGATACTTTTAGTTGGGATGAAAAGTATTTGAAAAATTTTGATATTATACATTTTCACAGAACACTACCATCATTAAAAAACGGTGCATATCAACAAGTATATCTAGAAGATATGTTTGAGATATTGAATAAAATACATAAACTAGGTATTTTGACTATAATGGATTTAGATGATTATTGGCAACCAAGTAAAGAACATCCTGCTTATCAGATAATAATTAAAGAAAAATTAAGTCAAAAAATAAGAGAAAACATAAAAAAAGTTAACTATGTTAGTACTACCACTAAAATATTCGCTGAAGAAATTAAAAATTTAAATAAAAACGTAGTAGTATTCCCTAATACAATAGACCCAGAAGAAAAACAATTCACACCAAACCCAGAAAAATCAAATAAATTAATAAGATTTGGTTGGTTAGGTGGTTCTTCACATTATCATGATTTGTCTTTGATGAATGAAAGTGTTGTTAGATTTTTAAGTGAAAATAAAGAAAATATGCAAATGGTGATTTGTGGTTTTGATACTAGGGGTAATATCACTGAGTTAGATAAAAATACTGGACAACAAAGAACTAGAAAAATTAAACCAGAAGAAAGTGTGTGGTGTAGATATGAAGAATTTTTCACAAAAAACTATCAGTTATTAAACGAAGATTTTAATAAACAATTAAAAAAATATGATAGGGAATCTGATGAAGATTATTATGATAATGATAAACTATATAGAAGGGTTTGGACCAAACCTATTACAACCTATGCATCTAATTATAACTTATTTGATGTTTCTATGGCACCATTAAAAGAACACATGTTTAATAAGGTAAAATCACAACTAAAAGTTATTGAAGCGGGGTTCCACAAAAAAGCTTTAATTGCACAAAATTATGGACCATATACAATAGATTGTGTACCATTAATAGAGTATGGTGGTAAAATTAATGAAAATGGTAACGCTATGTTAGTAGAAACTAGGAAAAACCATAAGGATTGGTATAAGTCGATGAAAAAATTAAAAGATAACCCTAGTTTAGTAGAATTATTATCTAATAATTTATATGAAACAGTAAAAGATAAATATCACATAAATACTGTGACACATACAAGAGCTGAGTTTTATAAAACCATAGTAAAAGATAATAAAAAAGAAATAAAACAATTAATAGAGGAAACAAATGAAATTTAAAATAGATAAATTATTATTTTTTGATATTGAAACAGTTAGTCAATATGAATTATTAACACAATTACCTAAAAGAGAATTAGATATGTGGTTATCATATTATGATTCTTTTAGGAAAAAAGTTAACGATGAAACTACCATAATTGAAGACATGTCTATTGAGGATATTAATCAAGAAGTTTATAGACAAACTGCGGCTTTTTATCCAGAATTTGGTAAAGTTGCTTGTGTTTCTATGGCTTTTGTGACAAAAAATGGTGAGACTAGGTATGAATCTTTTTATGGTGAAGATGAGATACATATATTAACTAAAACTAGAGAAGTTTTTGATAAGATTGAACCACTTGGTTTTGAACTTTGTGGTCAAAGTATTAAAATGTTTGATATACCCTTTTTAGGGAAAAGATTTTTCATTAATGGTATGAAACCCCCTAAATTATTCCCAAACCATAATACCAAACCTTGGGAACTAAGAGTTTTGGATACAAAAGATGTTTGGCAATTTGGTAATAATTGGTCTTTGGGTTCGTTAGATTTAATGTGTACCGTATTGGATATTGATTCACCTAAAAATGGTGCAGTTAAGGGTGGTAATGTAACAGAAAACTATTGGAAACAAAACCATGAAGAAATTAAAGAATATTGTGAGAAAGATGTTAAAGCATTGATAGATATAATAGATAAATTAAATAGATTAAAATAATGGATGAAGATATAAAAAAACAAATTAGTGAATTAAAAGCATTGTCAACTATGGATATGTTGCCAAAAGAAACTAAAGATGAATTAGATATGACGATAGGGCTACTTGAATCATTAGAAAATTATGGGAAAAATAAGGACCAAAAAATAACTATAAAATATATTAATAAATCTAGTAATAAAAACCCAGTTTATGCTAAAGAAGGTGATTCTGGTTTTGATTTAAGAGCTAACGTAGCTGGTACATTAAAAACATTAGAAAGAACATTAGTATCAACAGGTCTATTTTTCGAATTACCACAAGGGTATGAATTACAAATAAGACCAAGAAGTGGTATGGCTTATAAAAATGGTGTTACAGTATTAAATACACCTGGTACTGTAGATACAGGTTATAGAGGTGAGGTTAAAGTATTATTAATAAATTTAAGTAATAATGTTTTTACTTGGGAAAAAGGTGATAGAATTGCTCAAGGTGTTGTTTCACATAGAGTTGGTGGTGATTATGGTGACTTAGTTGAAGTAACGGAAATAAATGAAACTAATAGAGGTGATGGTGGATTTGGTTCTACTGGAAAAAATTAAAAAAAAATGAGTGTAGTAGCGGTAAAAGTGACAAATAAAAAAATAGTTGTAGGAGCTGATAGTATATTAGTTTCTGGTTGGACGCAAGAAAAAGATAAGTTAGCTAAATTAAATAAAGTTAACGATATGGTTATTGGTGATGTTGGAGACGCGCAAGAAGGTGGATTGTTTTTATTGTATTGTAAAACACGTAAACCTAAAAATGCGTCTGTGGATGCTTTAATGGAATTTATGTCAGAATTTCAAACATGGATGACAAGTAAAACAACTGAAACAAAACTAAATAACCAATATGTAATAGTTTTAGAAGGTAAGGCCTTTATGATGGAAGGGTTTTTTATTAAAGAAATAACAGATTATACCGCAATTGGTGCTGGTATGGACTTTGCGTTATCAGCCTTATATTTAGGTAGTTCTGTTAAAGAATCGATAAAAGCATCATGTCATTTATCAGTGTTTTGCGAAGAACCAATTAATATTATTGAAATAGAAAAATGATTAGTATTGTATATTCAACCAAAAAAGATAAACCAGATTTTATTAAACAAATAAAATCAACTTGTGGTGTAAAAAATATTGATATTATACAAATAATTAATGACGGTGAAATGTCATTAACACAAGCCTATAATAAAGGTTTAGAAAAAGCTGAAAATGATATTGTAGTATTTTGTCATGATGATATTATTTTTAATACTAAAAATTGGAGTAGAAAATTAAAATCAATATTTGATAAAAACCCAGAATATGGTATTATTGGTATTGCTGGAACAACCGATTTAGTGGATGGTAGGTGGTGGACAATAAAAGAGTCTATGAATGGAATCGTATCACACCAACACGAAGGTAGGCGATGGACAAATTATTATTCAAAAGACCAAGGTAGAAAAATAACAGATATGGTTGTTTTAGATGGTTTATTTTTCGCTATTAATAAAACAAAAATTAAACATAAATTTGATGAAGATTTTCATGGGTTTCATTTTTATGACCTATCCTTTTGTTTCCCAAATTACTTAGATGGTGTAAAAATTGGTTTAACAACATTTATAAGAATTACACACTTATCTATAGGTAGAACTAATGAACAATGGGAAGGACATAAAGTTAGGTTTGAAGAAAAATATAAAGATAAATTACCAGTAAGATTAACAAAAAATAAAACTTGGGAAGAAAAATTAATTTTCGACCAAAACTCCATTGGTTTTGGTATGGTCACTTATAATGCTGAACATAGAATTAAACAAAGTGCCTTTACAGTCCCTAAATGGGTTAAAAATTTTGTTATAGTTAATGATGGTACTCCATATTCTAAAGACGCTTATCCAGAGAATGCACACATAATTCAACATGAAACAAATAAATCTGTTGGTGCCGCTAAAACAACAGCTATTAATTATTTAATGAAAAATACTGATTGTGAACATATATTCATAATGGAAGATGATATTCTTATTAAAGATGAAAATGTTTTTAAAGAATATATTAGACATTCTTTAATTTCTGGTATAAAACACCTTAATTTTGCTTTACATGGTCCGGCAAATAAAGTTGGTAGTAAAGGGTTTAATGATTTAAGTGAAAGAAAGGATGTTGAAGGTAAACCTAACCCTAGAATGATTGTACCTTATGGTGATGAAATTAAAATAGCTTTATACCCTAATTGTGTGGGTGCTTTTTCATATTATTATAGACCAGTATTAGAAGATTTAGGCGGGTTTGACCCAGTATTTAAAAACGCTTGGGAACATGTTGAACATACATACCAAGCTATTAAAAAAATGTATCATCCAGCTTTTTGGTATTTTGCTGATATAGATGAGAGTTGGAAATACCTTACAGATATACCAAATTCAATAGAGGAAAGTACTATAGCACATACAAATACATGGAATGAAAATTTTAGAAAAGGTACATTATGGTATAAGAAAAAGCATGGACACATACCAACAGAAACACCATTAGCGAAACCAGAACAAGTACAACAACAATTACAAGCAATATTTCAAAATAGAGGATAATGATAAACTTTAAAGACGTTACATTTATAGTACCAGTAAGATTTGATTCAGATGATAGGAGAATAAATTTTAAACTATCTATGAATTATTTATTAAAAAATTTTGACACAAATATTATTGTTTTAGATAGTGATAAAGAATCTAATGAAGATTTTGTAAATTCAGTATCAAAAAAAATAGTATATGTTTTTGAAAAAAATGATGAAAAACTATTTCATAGAACAAGATTATTAAATAATATGACTAAAATGGCTAAAACAGATATAATAGTTAATTATGATGTTGATGTTATTTTTAAAGTACAAGACTATATCGATTGTAAAGAAAAAGTATTAAATGGTTGTACAATGTGTTTTCCTTATGCTGGTAAATTTTATGATATACCAAAAAAGTTTTTTGATAAAGTAGAATCAAATAAACTGGACGAAATACCATTAAATGAATGTACATTATTCAACCCAAATTCGGTTGGTGGTGCTTTCTTTTTTGATAAAAACAGATATGGTAGTATTGGTTGGGAGAATGAAAACTTTATTTCTTGGGGTCATGAGGATTGGGAAAGAATTGTTAGAGTACAAAAAATGGGCCATGAAATGTGTAGAACTAATGGTGATTTATATCATTTAACACATCACAGAACACCAAACAGTTCAGACCAAAACCCATTTTATCAGTTTAATGGCCAAGAATTTCATAAAATAAATAATATGAATAAAGAACAACTAGAGAAACACATAAAAACATGGAATTGGATTTAAAAATATCAATATGTATACCAACATGGGAACAACACGGATATGGTGTTACTTTTTTAAATGAAATGTTTGACACGATAAAAAGACAAACATATAAAAATTTTAATGTAGTTATATCAGACCATAGTGTTGGTAATGATATACTTAATTTAATTGATGAATATCGTAATTTTTTTGATATTATCTATATTAAAAATATAGATAAAAGAGGTAATGGGCCTGCTAATACAAATGTTAGTATTAAGAACGCCACTGGTGATATAATTAAAGTTATGTTTCAAGATGATTTATTTGTTAATGATGAGTCATTACAAATAATAAATGATACATTTAAAAATAATGATTGTAATTGGTTAGTTAGTGGGTGTAACCACACTAATGATGGCAAAACCTTTAATAGAGAAATGGTACCTAGTTGGAATGATAAAATTTTAGAAGGTGTTAATACTATAAGTTCACCATCAGTACTTTCTTTTAAAAATAATGATATACCATTATTTGATGAAGATTTAGTTATGTTAATGGATTGTGAGTATTATTATCAATTATATAAGAAATATGGTTTACCTTTTATAGTTAAAGATGTATTAATAAGTAATAGAATGCATCAATACCAAGTTAGTTCTATGTATACAAGAAGTTTACAACAAGAAATAAATCACGTTAAAATTAAACATGAGGTATGGTAACATCAAATTTATTAGGTGGGTTAGGTAATTATATGTTTCAAATAACTTCTGCCTATTCTTTAGCTTTAGATAATGATGATGAATTAATTTTTAATATAAATGATTGTTTAAGAGTACACGAACCAATATCAAGTTATAAAAATAACATATTACGTAATATAAAATTTGTTGAGACACCTTTACCTATTAAAAATACGTATTCTGAACCATTCTTCCATTATCAAAAAATACCATATAAAACCAATATAAAACTACACGGATATTACCAAAGTGAAAAATATTTTTTAAATAACCGTGAAAAAATTTTAGACTTATATAGTATTGATAAAAATTCTTTAGATAAAATAGAAAAAAAATATAATAATATATTAGGTGAAGAAACATGTTCAATACATGTTAGAAGAGGTGATTATTTAGGTCTAACTAATCACCACCCAACGTGTAATCTAGGTTACTATAATAGAGCCATAGGTTTATTTGAAAAGGATACTAAATACTTGGTTTTTTCGGATGATATTGATTGGTGTAAGGATGTTTTTGATGGGGATAATTTTATTTTTATCGATGATAATGATGATTACGTTGAACTATGGTTAATGTCATTATGTAAAAATAATATAATAGCTAATTCTTCTTTTAGTTGGTGGGGAGCATGGTTAAATAAAAATAATAATAAAAAAGTAATCGCACCAAAAAAATGGTTCGGCCAAGCGATATCACATAACACAAATGATTTAATACCAGAAAAATGGGTGAGAATTTAATACAAGTTAAATCTTTTGGTCACTTAAGACCAGAAACTTTATATAGTAAAGATGTTAGTTTATCTATAGATACTATACAACATAATAAAAATTCAGAAATAAAGGTTGCCGTACAAATAGAACCGCCTGAAATTATTAATATATCACCACACATTATTAATAATAAAAATAATTTTGATTTAATTTTGGCTTGGGATGATAGAATATTAAATGAATGTGAAAATTCTAAAAAATTTATTTTTGGTACTTGTTGGGTTGATTTTGATAATTTAAAATTAAACAAAACTAATGAGATATCTTTTATTATGAGTAATAAAAATCAAGCACCTGGACATAAATTAAGGCACGCCATATGGGATATATATGGTGGTTTAGATAACATAAATGGTTTTAATTTTAAAAGGTTTAAAACACCACCAAGAATAGAATCTAAAAATACTTTATTTGAAAACGCAAAATATCATATAGTGGTTGAAAATACATCTAAACAAAATTGGGTGACTGAAAAAGTAATAGATTGTTTTGCCACAAAAACAATACCTATTTATTGGGGATGTCCTAATATAGGAGAATTTTTTAACGATAAAGGTATTATACAGTTTAATAATATCGATGAATTAGATAAAATATTAAATAATTTAACACCAGATTTTTATGATAGTGTTTATGATATTTTAGAAGAAAATTATGAAAAGTCTAAACAATATTACGACTTTCATAAAAGAGTTGAAACTGAAATAAATAATTTAATTAAAAATAAATAAAATGGGATTATATGAAAGAACATCTAATAAAAGAAAAGTAACACTTTTTTCATACCCACGTTCTGGTAGTAATTGGTTATCTTATTGTATTGAAAAAATAAGTTGTTTTAATGTAATTGGTTCTGATGGACATATTGGTGATGTTGGTGTTGAACGTAGGTTAGAATCAGACCCAAGAGCTGTAATACATAAAACACACGGTGGTAAATTAGTGTGTGATTTATTTACAAATAATACAAACAAAGAAGGTTTGTTACTTAATATTCGTAACTATAAAGAAAGTATATTAAGGGACGCCCCAAATAAACCAAAATACCCACAAATACACCCCATTACAGATATTAAAATAGCTTTAAATGGTCTTAAAAACCAAAATAATTCACCAGATTATTTAGCTATGTTACAATTATATGATAAATATGATGGACCAAAAATCTTAATTGATTATGACGATTTAATTTTAAACACACAAAAAGAATTAAATAAATTATTTTTATGGTTAATACAATTTGGTGGTAATGATGATGAAAATTTGTTAAATAATTTTATTGATAATATTGTTGAACATAAAAAAATATCCATGAATATGTATAAAAGATTACATGGTACTACTGCTACTGATGGTGACCCAAAAAAGTTAAAAATACAAAAGGAGACTTGGTTAAATAATAAAACAGAAAAAGAAATAGATGAGTATGTTGAAAAACAAGACCCATTAATATATGAAAAATACTTAAAAAGATATAAATTATGAAAGCAATTGTAATAGGTGGAGCCGGATTTATCGGCAGTAACTTAGTAGATAAATTAATAGATTTAGGTTGGGGAGTAAGAATTATAGATAATTTATCTACAGGTAAAATTGAAAATAATAATCCTAAAGCTAAATTATATAATTTAGATATAAGTGATGAATTAAATAAGAAGAAAATATATGATATTATGTTGGGTTGTGACTATGTTTTTCATTTAGCGGCATCTGCTAGAGTACAACCATCAATAGAAGACCCAATAAGTTTTAATACCAATAATGTTAATGGTACATTAAATGTGTTAGTTGCGGCTAAAGATGCTAAAGTAAAACGTTTTATATATAGTGCATCATCATCAGCTTATGGTGACACCGAAATATTTCCAACACCAGAAACACACCCAACAAACCCGATGAGCCCTTATGGATTACAAAAATTAATAGGTGAACAATATTGTACACTATTTAGTCAACTATATGGGTTAGATACGGTATCATTAAGATATTTTAATGTATACGGTGAAAGAATGTTAGATGAGGGTGCTTATTGTACTGTTATTGGCATATTCGGTAAACAATATAGGGAAAATAAACCTTTAACTATCACTAATGATGGTGAACAAAGAAGAGATTTCACTTATGTTGGTGACATAGTTGAGGCTAATTACTTATCCGCTATACATCCAATGAATTTTAGTGGTGATATTTTAAACGTTGGTAATGGTGATAACTATAGTGTTAATGAAATAGCTAATTTATTTGAATGTGAAAAAATTTATGGTGAAAAAAGAGTGGAACCATTTAAAACATTAGCCGATAATAGTAAAATTAAAAATAAACTAAAATGGAGCCCTAAAGGTAATGTTATTGATTGGGTTAAAAAATATAAGAAAGGGATTGAAAATGAAATATTATATAAAACAAACTAAAAAAAATAATTTTTATTATTTAGGCGAACAAAAAGAGAATACCTTTAAAGAAGGTATGGGTTTAAAATTTATAAAACAATATTTATCCGAATACCCAAATATGGTTAATCTTATAGAAGTTGTTGATAGTTTTGGTAATGAAATGTTATTTAATGAATTTATTAGTATTAAAAATAATGGTGAAATATCTAAAATTAAAAATAGAATAAAAACTTTAGAACGTGAGATATTAGAGGGTAAGGGTAAAAATAAAAATCATTTAGACGGTTGGACCATGAATGGTTTTAAAAAGCAATTAAAAGATTTAAAGGAAAAATTAAAAAAATTAGAAAATAAATGAAAATAGTTATATTAACTTCATTATTTGGTCTTAATACTAAACTTAAAGACCCATCGGTAAACTTTGATGATGTGGATTATATCGCGTTTGTTGACAAAAAACATGATTGTAGTGTTTGGGAACAAAGGGATGCTTTAAATTTTACACTAGATAATAGGTTTAATGGTAGAAGAAATGCTAAAATTTATAAAGTTTTACCTCAAATGTTTTTACCAGAATATGATTATTGGTTTTGGGTTGACTCAACACATGAAGTTATTATGCACCCTAAAGAGATTATAGAAAAATATTTAGGTGATTCTGAAATTGGTCTATGGAAACATACTGATAGAAATTGTGCATATAAAGAGGCTAATATTATAAATCAATTAAATTATGACCATAAAGAACTTGTGGATAATCAAATACAATATTATAAATCTATTGGTTATCCTGAAAACAATAATTTATATGAATTACCTGTAAGTATTAGAAAAAACACTGATAATATAAAAGTTTTAAATTTAAGGTGGTGGGAACAAATTTGTAGATTCTCATCCAGAGACCAAATAAGTATGCCATTTGTTCTATGGAAAACAAACATAACACCAAAATTATTACCTGGTTATGCTAATGGTGGGTTAAACGCTAACCCTATAATGCCACAGGTAAGATATAAAGGACAATAAAAAATTAAAAAATGCCAATATCACATAAACATAAATTAATTTTTATTCATATACCAAAAACAGCTGGAACCTCAATACAGGAAACTTTTTCTATGGAAGATTCTGGCCATTACACCTGTAAAGAACTAAAGAAAAAATACCCAAAAGAATGGGACATTTATACAAAATTCGCTGTAATTAGAAACCCATGGGATAGATTAGTTTCTAATTATTATTATATATTATCTGATAAAAATTTTTGGTTTGATAATGTTAATAATAGCATTACACCGTTTAAATTAAATAACGGACAAATCGTACCAGATAGGCCTAAACACGAGTTATTTGATTTAGTTAAGAGTGTTGGTAACTTTGAAAATTGGACTAAAGTATTATCTCATAGTCCACATATATACTCTAAAATGAATAGAGGTTATGATGAACAACACCCATATATTTATGATAACGATAAATTAACTGTAGATTATTTACTTAGATATGAAAATTTAGAGGAAGACTTTAATAATATGTTTCACAAATTAAATATACCAATAACCAAGTTATTAAAATTAAATGTTACAAATAAATGTGATAACTATAGAGAATTACACACTAATGTAACAAAACATTTAACAGAAAAACTCTATAATAAAGATATTAAATTATTTAACTATAATTTTTAATATATGTGTAGTTTTATTTTTACAAATAAAAAAGTTAATGATTTAGATAAGATAAATTTTTATACTAAATTTAGAGGACCAGATAAAACAAATATGGTAAATATAAGTGGGTTAACATTTATACATAATCTATTAAGTATTACTGGTAACTTTACAATTCAACCATTTATAGAAAATAATATTATTTGTTTATATAATGGTGAGATTTATAATTATGGTGATTATAAATCAGACGGTGAATGTTTAATACCCTTATATAAAAAACATGGTTTTGATTTTGTTAAAAAATTAGATGGTGAGTTTGCTATAGTATTAGTAGATTTATCTAAAAATAAAGTATTGTTTTCAACCGATACCTTTAAAACAAAACCAATTTTTTATTGTACTGGTGATAATAATTTAGGTTGTGCTTCTTATGGTGACCCATTAATAAAATTAGGTCATACAGATGTAAAAAAAATGGAACCAAATACCAGTATAATTATAGATTTAGTGTCAAAAAAAATTATACAAAAAAATAAAGTACATGAATTTGATATTAATAACCAACACAAAGATAATTGTGATGATTGGATTAAATCTTTTGAAAATTCTATAAAAAAACGTGTACAAGGTATTAGAGAAAAAATTTTTATTGGGTTAAGTGGGGGTTATGATAGTGGAGCTATTTGTTGTGAATTATTAAATCAAAAAATACCATTTAAATCTTACACTGTTATAGGTACTGAAAATAATAATATTTTAAATAGTAGGTTTAGTTTATTAAACGGAAACGAACAACAATCGTTAACAAAAAACCCAGGTGAAGTATCTACCGCTTATAATTATATACAAAAGAATACAGAACCATTTAAATTTGTGACATATTCTAATTCTAGTAATTATAATGAATATTGGTTATCATTAATAAATGATAATGGAGCAAAACATTTATCACATGTTTGTAGTCATGCGATAAAAGACGATAAAAAAATATTATTATCAGGACAAGGTGCTGATGAAATTTTTTCTGATTACGGTTTTGGTGGTGTGAAAAAATATAATCATAGTAATTTTGGTGGGTTATTCCCAAAAGATTTATCAACAATTTATCCTTGGCCAAGTTTCTTCAATAGTTCAATGGAGTCTTATTTAGCTAAAGAAGAGTATGTGGCTGGTTCTTATGGTATAGAAACTAGATACCCTTTTTTAGATTTAGATGTTATACAAGAATTTTTATGGTTAAAAAATGATATAAAGAATTCACATTATAAATCTGTTCTTTATTTTTATTTAAAGAAAAATAATTTCCCCTTTACGGAAAACGAAAAAATAGGGTTTTAATATGAAAGAAATTTTTAATCTAATAACTAAATATATTAATATAAAAGGTATCATACAAGCCGGAGCTAATGTAGGCCAAGAGTGTAATTTATTTAAAACCTACACACAAAATATTGTCTGTTTCGAACCAGTACCTAATGTCTATAATATATTAAAAAGAGACCACCCAAATATCGAATCACATAATTTAGGTTTAGGTGATAAAAACGAAAAATTAAAAATGTATGTTGCCTCTAATAATGGTGAATCATCTTCATTTCTAAAACCATTAAATCATTTAAAATATTATAATATAACATTTAATGAGGAAATAGAATCTGAAATTGTTAGATTCGATTCTTTGGATTATAATATGGATAATTACAATGTTATTGTTAGTGACACACAAGGTTATGAAGTTAAAGTATTATCGGGTTTTGGTGATAGGTTAAAATTTATAGATTCTGTTATTATAGAATTCATAAATAGTGAATTATATGAAGGTGATGCTAGTTTAGAAGATATAACAAATTATGTTAATAAATTTGACTTTAAATTAATACATACAACACCAATAAATAATGGTGCTGGTGTAGCAGTATATATAAAAAAATAAAAATGAAAATAAAAGAATTAGATATATGTATAACCACTTATAATAGATGGGATAAAATAAAAGAAACTTTAGATATTTTAAGTAAACAAACTAATATGAACTTTAATTTAATCATTAATGATGATGGTTCTAAAGATATTAATTTTAATGGTTTACCACAAGTTATTACTAAACTAATATTAAATAAAGATGATGGGTATCATAGGGTTGGTAGATTTAACGAATCTGTTTCTCTTTGTGTTTCACCAAATGTGGTTATTATGGACGATGATTGTATCCCCTCAAATATAAATTTTGTGCAATCTTATATTGATGAATTAAAAAAACATGAAGTTGTTAGGGGTATTGTTAGATTTCCTGATGGTGCTAGAGCTGGTGGGTGGTTTAGTACCGCAAATTTAGGTTTAAGGTTGGATTTAATTAAAAGAATTGGTTTGTTTGACGATTGTTATGATGGTTACTATGGGTTTGAGGACCATGATTTGGGTAATGAATATAAAAAACAGGGTATAATAGTTGTTAATGGTAATGAAAATACATTAGTAAACCATGGTATAGAAATTTATGCCAATGGTGATAGGTCCGATAAAATATTGGGACATAATAGAGCTGAATTTATAAGAAAATGGGGATATGACCCAACAGCCGGACAAAAGAAAAATTTTTAAAAATTATGTATAAAACAGAAAAAGAAAAATATGTAGATTTATATAGTGGTAAATTACATGACATATATGTTAAATCAGACTCAAGGGGTCAAGTAGATGGTGGTTATGGTAGAGCTAATTGGGGTGAAAATTCAATACAATTCTTAAATAATAAAAATGCTAAATGTGTTATTGATTATGGATGTGGTTATGGTAGATTTTGTGATTTAGCCACTAAAACAATAGAAAAAGTATATGGGTTAGATATAGCATCAGTCGCAACAGGAAATGTTATAGATAATGATAAAATAGAGTTTATTGATGGTAATGGTACGACAATACCTTTAAATGATAATACAATTGATTGGGTAACTTCTTTTGATTGTTTGGAACACATATCTGAAAATGATTTAAATATTGTTTTAAAAGAATTTGACCGTGTATCTACTAAAGGTTTTATTGTCTCTGTAGCTTTTATACCAGATAATTTAGCGGGAGTACCTTTACACTTAACGATAAAACCAAAACCATGGTGGTTACAAAAATTATCTGAATATGGTAAAGTATATGAGTGGGGCTCAGTTCCTTTAACCGGTTTACCTTATATTGTAGTAGAAAAATGAATACAATAATACCATATTGTACAGCAGGCATTGGTAATAGGATGAGAACAATAGCTTCTTGTGGTGTAATATCCGAAAAAACTGGTAGAAAATTAAAAATATATTGGGATAATAAACAACAAAACGGTTGTTTAGCTAAATTTAATGATTTATTCGATGACCCAATAGAAACTATAAGTTTAGAAGAATTGGAACAATTAGACGATTGTAAGATGTGTGTTGAACAATTTGATGTTAATAGAGAAAATTCAGAGTTTGGTGTCCCTACTTTACAAAATTTAACCCATAAATTTGGGGCTAGTGGTAAAAATTCTTTTTCCTTTCAAGACCAAAATAAAAATATAATTGTATATAATATTAGATTTTTACCTAATATTGATTTAACAGAATCTTATAATTTTTTAAGAAAATTAAAACTAAAAAAAGAATTACAAGATAATGTTGACCAAGTGGTTAAAGATTTAAAATTAGATAAAAGTGTTATTGGTGTACACGCTAGAGGCTCTGATTTTAAACAAGGTCTAGTTACTGTTAATTACTATATTGATAAAATAAACAATATTTTAAAACAAACACCAAAACAGATGTTTTATTTATCAACTGAGGACAAAGAATACGAAAAATTAATAGTTAATAAGTTTAAAAATAATATAATTGTTAGAAACGATAAAAAAAATTATATAGAAAAAAATAATAATCAACCATGGAACCATAAAACATTTATTAGAGATGAGAAACATTCAAAAGAAGCGATAGAAGATTTATATATTTTAAGTAAAACAAATATACAAATATATCACGAAATAAGTACTTATGCTGAAATAGCTAAAATATTATCAAACTAGTTAAAAATGAAATTACATTTAGGTTGTGGTGACAAAAAAATAAAGGGTTATATTAATATAGATATTAGAGAGGACGTTAACCCCGACCTCGTTGACGATATAGCTAAATTAAATAATGTTAATAATAATAGTGTCGATGTAATCTATGCTTGTCATGTTTTAGAACATTTTGGTAGACATGAATATAAAAAAGTTCTAAAAAGATGGTTTGAAGTGTTAAAAAATGGAGGCATATTAAGAATTGCTGTACCAGATTTTGAAAAAGTTGTTGAGTACTATAATGACAATAAGGACCTAACTAAATTAATGGGGTTTTTATATGGGGGACAAAATTATGAACAAAATTTTCATTATTGTACATGGGATTTTAACTCTTTACAAAACTCTTTAAAATCGTTAGGTTTTAGTGAAGTTTATAGGTATGATTGGAGGAAAACTGACCACTCTGATATGGATGATTTTTCACAAGCCTATATACCACATATGGATAAAGAAAATGGTCGATTAATGAGTTTAAATATTGAATGTGTAAAATGAGTGTTTTAGTGACTGGTGGAAATGGTTTATTAGGTTCACCAATAGTAAAAAAATTAAAAGCAAAAACTTTTTCTAGTAAAGATTGTGATTTAAGAGTTAATAATTTTAAAGATTTTATATTAAATAATGAATATAACCCAAATACAATAATACACTGTGCGGCTAGAGTTGGTGGTGTTGGGGCTAATATAAATTCTAATTTAGAGTTTTTTAGTGATAATATTAAAATAGATAATAATGTTTTATCCTCTTGTTTAGATTTAAATATAGAAAACTTAGTTACAATATTATCTACATGTGTTTTTCCAGATAAAGTAGAATACCCTTTAACTTCTGAAAAAATAGATTTAGGGCCACCACATTTCTCTAATCATGGTTACGCTTACGCTAAAAGATTATTATATTACCAAACTAAAATGTATCGTAATGTGATAAATAAAAATTGGATATCAATCGTACCCACAAATTTATATGGACCAAAAGATAATTTTAATTTAAAGGACTCTCATTTAGTACCAGCTTTAATAAGAAAAGCTTATGAATCTAAAATTAATGATACCGATTTTATTGTTTGGGGTGATGGTAGCCCACTTAGGCAATTTGTATATTCTGAAGATATGTCAGAAATAATAGAATGGGCTATTAATGAGTGGGGTAGTGATAAACCTTTAATGGCTATAAATGAAAAAGAGTACTCAATTAAAGAAGTTGTTAATATTATAGCCAAAAGATTTGATATATCAGAGAATAGAATTAAATATGATATAACGAAACCGTTAGGTCAATTAAGAAAACCGGCTAAAAGTGATATAGATTGGTTTGATTTTACCCCCTTAGAAGAAGGAATTAATAAGACTATAGATTGGTTTATAGAAAATTATAAAACGGGAAAGGTTAGATTATGATAAAATTAGTAAGTGATACAATAGATAAAGCGGATATTAAAGCTTTAACAAAATGGCTCAATCAAGATGAAATACCTAGACTTACAAAGGGCGAATTGACTTGGGAGTTAGAAAAAAAATGGGCAAAAAAAATAGGAACTAAATATTCAGTTTTTGTCAACTCAGGTTCTTCTTCTATATTACTTACATTGGCAACCCTTAAAGAAACTAATAGATTAAAAAATTTAAAAATTGTTGTTCCTGCTCTGAGTTGGTCTACAGACGTTAGTTCCCCAATGCTTTTAGGTTACGACACTTTTATGTGTGACTGTAACTTATCAGATTTATCATGTGATTTAGAGGCACTAGAATCAATATTTCAACGAGAAAACCCTTCTACATTTATTTTAGTATCCCCTTTGGGGTTAGTGCCTAATATGGAAAAAGTTGTTGATTTATGTAAAAAATACCAGGTAATATTATTAGAGGATGTCTGTGAGAGTATGGGTTCTAAGTATCAAGAAAAATATTTAGGTTCTTTTGGTTTTGCCTCCTTTTATTCAATGTATTTTGGTCATCATTTATCCACTATTGAAGGTGGTTTTATTAATACTAATGATGAAGGGTTTTACCACCAATTACTAATGATGCGAAGTCATGGATGGGATAGAGACTTGCCTTCAGATGTACAAAAAGACATTAGAGAATCTTATGGTTGTTCAGACTTTGATGGTTTGTATAATTTTTATTTACCAGGTATGAATCTTCGCTCTACCGACTTGCAGGCTTTTATTGGTTTAAGAGCCATAGATAAATTAGATGGATACTCTTCAAAAAGAAGGGAAAATTTTAAATACTATATCGACAAGTTAAAGGTTAGTCAGTTACACTTAGAAGAAAAACCAAACGATTATGTTTCTAGTTTTGCTATACCAATAGTACATCCTATGAGAAATGATATAATTAGAAATTTACTAGATGAAGATATAGAAGTAAGACCTTTAATCGCTGGTAATATGGCAAATAAACCTATGTGGAAAGGTAGTAAAGAAGGGTTAGAAAATTGTGAATTATTAGATAAAAAAGGATTTTATATACCAAACCATCAAGACTTATCAAAAAAAGATATAGATAAAATAGTAAATATAATTAATGAATATGAGTAAAAAAGCTTTAATAACAGGGATTAATGGACAAGATGGTTCGTATTTAGCCGAACTACTTTTAGATAAAGGATATGAAGTTTGGGGTATAGTTAAAAGAAATTCTGTATCAGAAACACAATCAGTTAGAATTGAACATATTTTTGATAAATTAAAATTAGAATACGCTGATTTAATTGATATGGCGTCTTTAGTTAGGGTACTACAAAAAGTACAACCTGATGAGATATATAATTTGGCAGCACAGTCACATGTAAGAGTTAGTTTTGACCAACCAATCTATACTGCAAATGCAACTGGTCTAGGTACCTTAAACATGTTAGAGGCAGTTAGAATGGTTTCACCTAATTCTAAAATATACCAAGCTTCTTCATCTGAAATGTTTGGTAATAATATTGATGCGGATGGATATCAAAGAGAAACTACCCCCATGAATCCCGTATCACCATATGGGTGTGCTAAAGTATTTTCATATAATATTACAAGAAACTATAGAAACTCTTATGGTATGAAAATATGGAACGGAATTCTTTTTAATCATGAATCACCAAGAAGAGGAACTAATTTTGTTACCAATAAAGTTGTTAAGGCAGCGGTTAGGATTAAATTAGGATTACAAGAAAAATTACACTTAGGTAACTTAGATGCCACTAGGGATTGGGGTCACGCTAAAGATTATGTTGAAGCTATGTGGTTAATGTTACAAGATGATAAACCTAATGATTATGTATGTGCGACAGGTATTTCACATTCGGTTAAGGATTTATGTGAATATACTTTTAATAGATTAAATTTAGATTTTAGAGATTATGTAGTGATTGATGAAAAACATATGAGACCTGAAGAATTACATGATTTAAAGGGGGATTCTACTAAATTAAGGGAAGACTTAAGATGGAAACCTAAATACACATTTGAATCAATGTTAGATGAGATGGTTTCTTATTGGTTAGATTATTATAAAGAATCGGAAATTACTATTGGTATTCCTAATGAGGTTATGAATACTATTTTAAAAAATAAATAATGAAAAAATTGAAAATAAATAATGAATGGTTTATCGGTGGATTTAAAGAATCTGTATATAAAACCGATTTATTTGAAGTTGGATATAAAAAATATAAAAAAGGTTTTATCGGTGAAAAACATTTACATAAAGTAGCAACAGAGTTAAACTTTATTATAAATGGAAGGGTAAAATATTCAGGAATTGTTTGTAATGAAAATGAATTAATGGTCATAAATCCAAATGAGATTACAGAATTTGAAGTTCTTGAAGATTGTTCAATAATGGTAATAAAAACGCCAAGTATAAAAAATGATAAATATATTTTAGATGAGTAGAAAAAACGGAAGACACAATAAACAATTTCCAATAGAAGACTTAGAGGAATTGGAATTATTATTAAATCACAACAACATTGAAGAAGTAAAATTATTCAATTTAATAAAAGTTAATGTAAAACATAAAACACAAAATCAAAAAAAATTAACAGAATCGATAAAGAAAAATGAAATAACTATATGTAATGGTTTACCTGGGACAGGAAAAACTTTTTTAGCTTGTGCTGAAGCTTTAAAATTACTTAAAAACACTGTTAAATTTAAAAGAATTGTTTTAATTAAGTCAGTTACAACCCTTAAAAATGAAGAAATAGGCTTTCTTAAGGGTAATATGGAAGAAAAAATGGAACCATATGTGGACTCTTTTATGGATAATTTTAGAAAATTAATTGGTAAAACTAGAACTAGAAAACTAAAAGAATTAGGTCTTTTAGAGGTTTTACCTATAGCCTTTGCTAGAGGTAGAAGTATTGATAACTCTGTTATCATAATTGATGAGTGTCAAAATATATCAATGGAAAATATAAGAACACTTATGACCAGGATTGGTAATAATTCGAAAATGGTTATACTAGGTGATGTTAGACAAAAAGATATTAGAAATAAAAAAGATAGTTCTCTTGAAATTATTATAGATAAATTTAAAGATATAGATAATTTTGGTACTGTAACATTAACAGACCCAGATGATGTAGTTAGAAACCCAATAATTAAGATTATTGAACATGTTTTTGACGACTTGGAAAATTAAAATTAAAAAAATGATAATAGGAATATCAATTGATGGTGTATTGAGGGATTTATTTGGAAAAATAGAAGAAACACATGATAAATATTTTTCTTCAGAAGATAAAGAACCTATTGTGGTGGTTGATTATGATTTAGAGAAATGGATTACATTTCCAGAAGAAGAAACACAACAAAGTGAATTAGGTTTCGACCCAAACTTTAATGAAACTGATTTTATAGAAAGTGAAAAAACTACTGAATTAGTGAGTACAAAAACTACCACAACAATAGACGAATTTTTATATGAAAAATGTGCCTTAGAAATTTTTGGTTATGCTAATGAGAGTGTTTCTTCTGCTATGGAAACATTAAATCAATTAATAATTGATAATCCAGAACATGAATTTATTATTATAAGTAGGGAAGGTGGGTTAGCCGTGCCGTCAACACTATTTTTTCTATCTAAAAATAAGTGTACTTGCCCTAATATAAAATTTGTAAAAGAATATTCTAAAGTTTGGGATTATGTTGATGTTATGGTTACCGACCATCCTAAAATTATCAATAATAAATTATCTATTAGTAAAATAAATATAGTAATAGATAAAGACTTTAATAAAAAAACCACACAATCTTGTATACGTATAAAATCAATAAAAGAAATCGACTCAGATTTTTTGAAAAAGGTAAATGAAGAACGTTTTAATTAATTAAAACATTTACAAAAAAATAATTATAATTAATAATTAATTATGAATGATTTATTTGAGTTAGCAGGTGAAAAATTTTATTTAGATATTCACGCACTTTCAGATTTTATTAAAATCAATGAAGAAAAAAGTATTGACGAATTATTAAATAAAAAAATTAAAAAAACTGAAGAAGAAGAAGATAACTTAGATGAAAAAATAGAATACTACAATGGACCACTTATTGATATGGCAAAATGGGAAGTTGTTAAAGCTATGATAGAAACAGTATTAAATGAAAATGGAATAATAGATGAAAGTATGGGATTTAAAAAATTAGAAAATCAATTATCAATACCCTTTAGACTTTCATTTAACACATTATTAAAAAATAAACTTATATTAAAAAAATAAATATGGAACAACATGAAATAAAAGCTAGAATTGAAGAAAATATATCTAAATTAGAAAAAAAAGAATTTGGTTTATATTTTTTCACTATGGACACTAAAGGTAATCCCACAGCCGGTGTGGCTAACATATATGAACACGTAAAAGTGTTAAATGAATTGGGATATAAAGCATATGTTTTACATGAAAAAAATGATTATACAAGTGTTGTAACTTGGTTAGGTGAAGAATATTCAAATCTACCACACCTATCCATTGAATCACAACAACTAAAAGTTAGTGGTTCTGACGTTGTTATAGTACCAGAAATTTTTGCTAATATATTAGAACAAATTAAACAATTACCTTGTAGAAAAATGATTATGTCACAATCATATGATTATATATTAGAAATGTTAGAACCAGGTAAAACTTGGGCTGATTATAATGTTAGAGATGTTATTACAACTTCTGATAAACAAAAAGAATATGTAGAAAGTTTATTTGGTAATCCTAATATGGAGGTTGGTATAGTAAAATTATCTATACCAGAATATTTTAAAAAGGATGAAAAACCAAAAAAACCTATCGTAACTATTTTTACTAGAGACCAAAGAGATACTGTTAAAATATTTAAAAGTTTTTATATAAGATACCCACACCTAAAATGGGTTACTTTTAGAGATTTAAGAGGAATGCCAAGAGAAAAATTTGCTAAAAACTTATCTGAATCGTGTGTTTCTATTTGGGTTGATGATGTATCAGGTTTTGGTACATTTCCATTAGAATCAATGAAATGTGGTGTCCCAGTTATAGGTAAAGTTCCTAATCTAGTACCAGAATGGATGGAAGACAAAAATGGTATGTGGACCAATAATGTTAATAATATAACAGATATTTTAGGTAATTACTTTCAAGCTTGGTTAGAAGATTTAGAACCTAAAGAACTTTACGATGAAATGGAAAAAACAGTTGAGCCTTACACAGAAGAAAATCAAAAAAATAATATTAAAGAATATTATGATAATTTAAGGAATAAAATTATTAAAGAATTTACTCTTAGTTTAGAGAAATTTAATGAAACTGAAATAATAGAACAAAAATAAATATAAAATGAGTAAAAACGATTTAACAGTTATAATACCAATACACAGAATAAACGAAGATGAAAAAGATTATTTCGCTAAAGCTATTGGTAGTATTAGGGAACAAAAAGTATTACCTAAAAAACTTTTATTAGTTGTACCAAAAGATGGTGATGCTAAAAATATAATCAATGAATTTGATTTTGATGAAAAAATAAAAAATATTTTAGATATAGTAGAAAATGATGGTGAAACTGATTTTTGTTCACAAATTAATTTCGGTGTAACAAAAATCGAAACAGAATGGTTTTCTGTTTTAGAAGTTGATGATGAATATTCTAAAATATGGTTTGATAGTTTTAATAAATATGTTGAACACTATGATGATGTAGATGTATTTTTACCTATAGTGTTAGACGCTAATGTTGAAGGTAAGTTTTTACATTTTACAAACGAACCTGTTTGGGCTAAAGATTTTTCAGATAGACATGGTTTCTTAGATAATGATTCATTACTAAATTTTCCAAACTTCCAATTTTCTGGTGGTATATACAAAAAAGAAGCTTTTGAATCTATTAGTGGTTTGAAACCTAGTATTAAACTACAATTCATTTATGAATTCTTTTTAAGGATGACATATTATGATAAAAAAATTATGACCATACCTAAGATTGGTTATAAAAAAATAAATATGAGACCAAATTCATTATTTTTTAATTATTATAATGGTGAAGAAAAAATCGACCCCTTAGAGGCTAGATTTTGGTTTAATACGGCTAAAAAAGAATGTTATTTTAAACAAGATAGGGGAATAAAATATATGCAAGAAGAAAACGTATAAATGGAACAAAAACCAAAGAGAAGGGGGAGAAAACCAACTAAAAAACCTTACTTTGGTCCTGAAGAGGAAGAAGCTGTACAAAAATATTTAAAGCTTGGAGGATTAGTAGAAGACCCAAATACACAAGATGGGTATAGATGGACTGGAACTACAGAGGATGATTTACTTAGAAATAAATTATATTCTAAAAAACTTAGAGCACCATTAAATAAAATGGTTGAAAGTATAATAAGGAGGTATAAACTATATTCTAAAACTATGGAGTATGAAGATTTACATGCTGATACTCTTAGTTTTTTACATGTAAAATTTCATAAATTTAAACCAGATAAAAACAAAAAATCTTATTCTTATTATGGTACAGTAGTTAAACATTATCTTTTAGGTAAATTAATAAAAGAAGATAAAAGACTTAAACAAAATTATAATTTTGATGACGTAATACCCGATGTCGAAAAAATAGATGATTTACAATATACAATAGATGATGGTAACATTAATTTAAATGAGTTTATTGGAAAAATATCTAATTCCATTAAAGACGAAATGTCTGAAAAAGTTTTAAATGAAAATGAAAAGAAAGTAGGTAAAGCGCTTGTATCTATACTAGATGGTTGGGAAAATTTATTTGACGATGATAATGTCCCTGGTAAAAATAAGTTTAATAAAAACCTTATATTATATTATATGCGAGAATTAACGGCATTATCAACAAAAGACATTAGAAATGCCATGAAAAGATATAAAATAATATATACAATACTTAAAGAAGAAACTTTTTAAAATCGTCATAATAGATATTTATTTATAAAAAAGATTATGGCACGACCAAGAAAAAAACAAGTTAAAATCACTACAGATAGTTTTTTGGGTATGGCTCAAGAAGCTTATAATGAGTTAGTGGAACAAAGAAGTACCGCTATTAGACAAGTTAACGAAAATAAAAAAAAGGTTGACATAGAAGATATGCATGACCTAGTTAACTTAAATAAAGCTAATACAGATTTATTAAAATTAATTGATAGTACTATAGATAAAAAATTATCATTAATAAAACTAATGAGTCAGTTAGTGTTTAAAGGTGATGTGATTAATGATATCAACAATGATAGTTTAAATCCAGAAGACATGGACCTATTAAGAGAATTATTTGATAAAAAAGATGATAAATAATGGGTTTTATACAAGACAAGGAAAATATAATTGCTGAACTCGGTATAAATAAAACTATTATTGATTTACCTAAATTACCTCCAGGTGGAAAAACATCCTCTATTGATAGTGTAAAAGATAAGAAAAAAAATATATTACCTTTTTTATTAGAAACTTTAGGTATGACTAAAGAAGAAAATAATGAAAGTAATGAAAAGGGTAAAAAAATAAAAAAAAAGAAAAAATCATTAAGTAAGGTTGATAAAGGTAACTTTAATCTACCTAAAAAACCAAATATAGGTAACTTAAAATCAGCAGTCCCTAGAACTATAAATAATAGTGGGATGCCTGACATCTTAAAAGAAGTTTTAACCACATTTTATCCAAGATTAATTAATATTGTTAAAGACGCTATTCTGGTTGGGACAAAAGAATCTATTGTATGTGGGTCAAATTTTACTTTACCACAAAATAATAGCATTTTTTTAGATTTACAAACTGTAGATTTTAGTAGTATGTTGAAAAGTGACCCAGATTCGTCATTATCGTCATTTATGTATGGTGAACCATCTAAAGATTTTAATAGGTTTTTATATAATACTATACAAACCCCTGGTAATGTAGAAACTTGGTCTGGACCTAATGGTGACCTCTTAGATTTACAATTCATTGCACCAGCCCAAATCAATCTACAAATAAACAGTAATTATAATAATAAAACATATAATGAATTTTCTAGAGATTTTGTTGATAGTTTAGAAATTTTTGATAAAAAAAATTTTATGGCTAATATGCTTAATACTGTCTTTGGTAATTTAGACGCTGAATTAGGTAAAAGTTTAGATGAATTAACCGATGAACAATTATCTAATAAAATGTTAGATAATATTCTTAATACTGACCCGTGTGAAGACGATATTGTTTTTGATAATAGTTTTTTCTCTTTCTCAAATGATGAAATTTTTGAAATAGAAAATGCTGCAAGACAAAGAAAAAATGGTATTAATGATTTAGATGTTGGGTGTGGGATAGTGAGTACTACTAACACAACAATCAATGGTTTAGTTTTAACTGACTTGAGTAATGATATAGAAATTACAAAAAACATAGATAATATACTTAAAAGTGTTGGTACACAAATAGCTACAGAAGTTGGTCCTGAAAATAGTGAATCAGCTCAGAAAAAAATAATGGAGGATTTAATAACCTCAATACCAAAAACTATAATGAATATGACAATATTAACACCAAAAGTTATGTGTTTCTATCAATTATCAAATTCTATGGTTAATGGAGCTAGTAGTTTAAATAATTTACCAACAAAAAGTTCAGAATTTATAAAATCTAATCCTATATTTTTTGAATATATTGGTAGAGAGGCTTTAGCCGCTTTAACAGAAATTGTTTTTAAAATATTAAAAAGAGAAATAATTAAATTAATACAAAAACAAGCTTTAATAATAATTGCTAAAGCTATTAAAAAAATTAAAGAAATCATAGTTAGTTATACTATAAAAAAAGCTGGAGTTAAAGATGGTACAATGGAAAAATTACCAGCACCAAAAGTAACTAATAACGTTTAAAAAAAAAATAATAAGATGAGTAATAAAGTAAAATGTAAACAATCAGAAGAGTTTGGTAAGGTTAACTTTAAAAGTTCAAAATCAATATTAAATGAATTATTAAATTTATTTAGATTACCAAATATACCAAACCAATCAGTACCCCCACAAATTATAGCTTTTACTGGAAAAAATAAACCAGGTTTATCACCAGATAAAATAGCAGCTAGAATAATACAAAGAAAAAGTGAGGCTGGACTACCTGTTGGCCCCTTAGTTGGTGGAGATGTTGCTCCAGACGAAATTATGGAAAAGATAAGGATGGAAGAAATAGTAAAAGCCTTAACAACAGAAGCTAGAATTGATGTTGGTATAAGACCTGGTTCACAAATTCAAGCTACAGGTGGTAATGCGGGAGGCCCAATACAAGTTTTCGGTACAATATTAGGTATTCCAGCGGGACAAGGACAAATATATTAATGAAAATTAAAGATATAAATAAAAAAAGTAATAAGGAACTTTTAGAACTTAAAGTAAAACTAAGAGAAGATTATGAATTTGTTAGATTAGAATTATTAAAAAAATCTAACCATTGGAGTAATATAAAAGAAAACTATAGTATAGTTATTAAAGAATTAAAAGATAGAGGTATAGAAATATAGTAATATGGCAACAAGAAATTATTCATTAGGTCCATTTGGTTCTAAAGGTGGTTCAGGTAATTCTCCTAAAGATGCTCAATTAGGTTCTAAAATAATACATATAGGAACTGTTCAAGATTGGGATGACCCAAATGGCGCGGGTAGAATAAAAGTTTTAATTGAAAGTACTGATAAATATTTGGGTGAAAGTGGTAAAAAAGTACAAAAAAAAGACTTATTTATATGTAAACCATTTTTACCATTACATTTAAATATTGTACCCAAACCCCAAGAACAAGTTAAAGTTATATTTTTTAATTTAGACGATACTAACGGTATTGATAGAGAATATATAGGTCCAATAATAGCACAAAAACAAGATTTAAAAGATGGTAGTTTATATCCAAGTGGGTTATTTCCACCTGGCCCAGGTTTACCATTTAAAAAATCTATAGATAAAATACCTGGGTTACAAGACAGTATTATGCCTGTATACCCAAAAAAAGATGAAATAGCTATTCAAGGTAGAAATAACTCAGATATAATATTTAAAAATTCTGAAATTTTAATTAGAGTAGCTAAATTTTCTCCAGATAAACCAGATGTTAAAAATAAAAAAAATCCAGCTTATTTACAATTAAGAACTATAAACCCAAGTAGTTTAGGTGATGTTAAAACAGTACCTAATTTTTCTAACTTATCATTTTTTAACCAAGAGTCTATTAATAACTCTAAAGAAACTAGAACAGATATAAATGCTGTCGCTAATAAAATATTTTTAATAGGTAGAGATGATAATTCAAGTATTGTTAAACCAGAAATATCTGAAGAAGAACAAGTTAATTTAGAACAATCTTTACACCCACTAGTATATGGTGACATACTAAAAGATTTTATAAATAAATTATTTAACTGGGTTAAAACACATACACACCCATATCATAATGTACAACAAAATCCTGCAATACCATCATACATAGAATTACAGAATTGGATGTTAACTGAATTACCTAAGTTAAATAGTAGTAATATTTTTGCTGGTGGTGATATATTAAATAACTCATCAAATATATTATCTAAAATTGATAAAAATATAATTACTAATGACCCAGCAATAGTTAGGGGTGATGAATTAAAACAACCGTTTTATAATATTAAAGCTAAAAAATTATCTAATAATGGAATATCTGAAGTTTCTTTTATGATAGAAAATATTATAGACGCCTCTTTAGTTACTGAACTTAAAGGTACGGATAATAACTTAGTTGGGGCGTACGGTGTATTAATGAATAATTTTTTAAATTTTATTAACGAGAATAAAATACAGCAATACCAATTTGTTAAAATACCAACATTAAATGAAATTCCTGAGTTTTAATTATATTACAATATTTTAAGATATTTATTAATAAACAATTTTAATGAGTATACTCAGAACATATTTTAATAAAGATACTGTATTAGTTAGAAACTCTTGTGTAAATACAGGTAGGAACCCAATTGCCGAAATTTTCCATGGGGGTTCTACAAAATTAGATGATTTAAAATATTCTAGATATATATTTAATCTAGATTTAACAGAGTTAATTGATAGGGTTGATACTAAAGAATATAGTTTAACTGGTATGACCCATAAAATAAACATAACTAATACTTCTTGTTTTGATAAAGAAACATATTGTAAAAAAGTAAGTAGTTCTTGTGGTGAAATTAAAAGAGCTACTGGTTTTGACTTAATATTATTTGAAGTTCCAGAAGTTTGGGACGAAGGTGATGGTTATGATTATGTTGAGGTTAAAGCATTAACTTGTCAGTTAGGTGACCAAGCATATTGTGAAGGTCCGGCTAATTGGGAAGAAAGACAAAGTAATGTTAATTGGTCACAAAATGGTGTATACACTAACCCATCAATGTGGTACTCTGGTTCTACAACTGGGTATACTGGTACTACAATAAATCTTATTAAAGGCACCCAACATTTTGACCATGGGGATGAAAATTTTTGTGTTGATGTTTCTGATTATGTTAATGGGTTAATTAGTAGTGGTGTTACAAACTGTAATATGGGTATAGCTTTTAGTTATAGTTTAGAAACTGCTTTACAAGATGATATGTGTTATGTTGGGTTTTTTACAAGAGACACACAAACAGTATATGAACCATATATGGAAACTGTCTATAATGACCTAATTAAAGACGATAGGTGTGAGTTCTACCTGGATAAGGATAACAGACTCTACTTATACGTTAATGCGGGTGGAGAACGTGTTAATGCAATTATTTCGGGTGTTACAGTATATGACCAAAATGATAATACCTATCAAACATTTACTTCTTCTGAAATAAACCAAACAACAACTGGTGTTTACTATATTAATTTAAATGTAAGTGATAACCCTATTAGTGGGTATTGTGGTAATATAATGTTTAGAGATGTTTGGAATAATGTTATTATTAACGGTAAAGATTTAGGTGATGTTGAATTAGAATTTATTGTTAAAGATAGTGATTCTTATTATAATATAGGTTCTGCCGATAAAAGTGGCCAAGGCGTTGGTAATGACCATAACATATCAATATATGACTACCATTTTTCTTTTGACGGTATTAAACGTAAAGAAAAAATAAAACGTGGTGATACAAGAAGAGTTGGTATACAAGCTTTTATACCATATACAACACACTATCAACTAATAGATAAAATATATTATAGAATTTATATTAAAGAGGGTGAGACTCAAATAGAATATATTGATTGGAAAGAAGTTAATAGAACTGAAGATAGTAATTATTTCTTAATTGATACTTCGTGGTTTATACCTAATGATTATTATATTGAATTTAAATTAGAATCTGGTAGTCAGATTAGAACTTATCACGATATTATACAATTTGAAATTGTTTCTGAAAAAGATTGGTGTTAATTAACTAGTAGCTAATTTTTCATCGAAACTATCACCCTTACCATCTTGATTTAAATCTTTTTTATCGTATTGTGATAAGTCTTTTTCTTTTCTTATGTGTTGAATAGCAAAAATCATCTCCATTATACCTAAAACAATACCAATACCCGATATGATTGCAACAAGTGGTTTAACAAAACTACCAGCGATTTTTCCTAAAACCTCTTCCATGATATGTTCCCAACCTACAATCACATCTGTAATAAAATTACCTTTAAAATGTGTATGAAAAACTGTGTGTGAAAAAACTATTGACTCAGCTATAGTAAGTAAAGTTGCTCCAATAAGATGACTTAAATTTGGGAATTTGAATGGACCAGGACCACCAAACTTTTCAGTTGCAATACTAGAAAGTATTAATATACCTTGGGCCGCTTTACTAAAAATCCATTCTAAAGCTTTTTGAGGTATTTTTATAACCCAACTAACAGCCTGAACAACCCACTCCACTACTTTCATTGCTTTACTACTACCTTCTTTTAGAATTTTTTTACTTTTACCAAAAAAGTCTATAACTTCAGGTGACCAATATTCCATTATAGCTTCACTACCAGAATTCATTTTATTTATTGAGCCCTCAACATCACTATTAAAAGTACCTAAAATAGTGCTAATACCAGACTTATCCTTCCAAAATTCTCCAGTTTGGATTAACTGTTCTATTTCTGTGTCTCTTTCTTGTGGTGGTAAATTTTTAAATTCCTCTAACTTTTTTTCAATCTTAGCTTTATTTTTATTAATTTTATTTTTAACTATACCAAAAACCTTATCCCACAACCATTCACCAAACTTTATAATATATGACCATATTTCTTTTAAAAATTTACCAATATTAGAAATAAGTTCTTTTATTTTAGTGTAAAAAGATTTTGCTTTATCTACACCTTTTTTTATGGCATTTTTTGTGGGTTCTATTATATTATCTTTAATCCAATCCCAACCACCTTCTTGTATTAATTTTTGATTTGGTAATACTGTTTCTAGTATAAAAGATTTTTCATCTTCGTTAAAATATTGGCTATTTAAACAAGATTCAATAAATGTATTACTTGTTGTAGTGCTTAATAAAAGAGATTTACTGGTAATAAATTCTCTTTCTAATCTTAAGTTGGCTTCTAATATATTTTTATTTTTATCAAACCTTCTCATTTTTCATATTCTGGGTCATACTCTTCAACTGACAAATAAATCTTATCCAAATCCTCAGATGATAAATTTTCTAAAGCACCTTTTATATAATCAATCTTACCTTTATCGGTACTTTCATGGTCTTCTTTTAATAACCTTTTATTGGCTTTAAGTATGTTTTGTATTTTATCTTGTCTATTCACTAACTTCTTCTATTAAAGTGGGTACCTCTTTCTCTTCTCCACTTATCATTTTTACCTACACCTCTTTTTTCATCATAATCCATATCCTTTTTTAAATTACGGATATGTCTTTTACTACCATGTTTATGTTCTAAATCATGTAATTCTTCAGAATCATGATGTAAATCTTGGTCATAATTATAGGTTTCTTCACCTTCTGAGTCTTCACCCATTAACATATCATTTTCTTCTTTAATGATTTTTTCTACCAATCTTTCGATATCCTTTTCGTTTAATTTGATTATTTTCTTTTTCATATGTGTTTATATATATAAAGGTTATGACCAATACTCTCTCTGGTCTGTCGGATAATCCTCTTCACCACTTTCGCCAGTTAACTTATTAATTATAGCTTGCCCAAATTCACTAATGATATCCCACTCATTATCACTTAGGGATTCGTCATCATTGGCTTGTTGTATTATTTCCTCTACTTGATGTACATCATAATCTCTAAGGTCCTCATCATCATCATATATATCATTCCATTCTAAGTTATTGGCAAACTCCCCAAGTTCTTCTAAGTAAAAATCCATTCCACTATTTTCACTTATTATTCTTTTAACAATACGTTGAATATCACTTTCGTTTAATTTGATTATTTTCTTTTTCACAGATTTAACGTCTTTAATATGAGTATTTACTACCCTCATTTCTAGCTTTTTCTTTTCTATCCCAATGAGCTCTTTTTCTTTCTTGCATTTGAGCGTTTGACTCTTGTTTCTTTTTTGACGCTATTTGATGGTCATTTATCTTACTTTTCAAATCAGAAACTTTCCCAATAAATTTATTAAAATTTGACACGAATGTATCTATCTCACTATGATATCCATCTGCTCCAGAAACACTATTTGCGATATCTCTTTTAAATTTTGTTTTTAACTCATCCAAAGTCATTTCCAATTCATCTATAATTGGATAAGCTGGATGTCTGGTTAAAGTTGTCACTTTTTCCTTATCTTCTTCTTTGATTATTTTCTTAACCAAATTTTCTATATCGTTTTCGTTTAATTTAATTACTTTCTTTTTCATGTTAAATTATCTTTTTTAATAAATATCTTGTTAAATTAAAAAAATTGGTCTATATTTGAAGAATAAAGTAATTAACCATATTGTCTTAAGCAATATGGAAAATAATTAGAGAAAAATCGAAAAAAAATATAAAATAGTTTGATAGTTTAAAAAAAATTATTATCTTTGTTAAAGTTTTAAACCTAAAAAAAAATAATACAAATGGCGAAAAAAAGAGACCTTAAAGCACAACACCCAACTTACTCTATTGATGTAATAGAAGTTTTATCTGAAAATGACCCTACAAAGTCTAATAAATATTTACCTTTCATGATTAAACAAACTAAGGATTGGGTTGATTGGATTCATAATGAGCTTAATAATGAAACCTTTAAAGAAATGTTTGAAGTTATAAAAGATTTTGAAGATTTATCTGAAAGAAATCTTTTGGAAAATAAAGACATATATTCTTATGAGTCAAACCAAGACATTATAGAGGCTGTTAAATTCGCCAAAGAAAAAATTACTCGTTCTGAAGTTAAAAATAAGGAAACAGAAGTTCTTTATGAAGATGATAGATGGGTCGTTATTTTACCACTTACCACACGTAGTTCAAACATGTATGGTAAAGCTACAAAATGGTGTGTATCAAGTGAGGACCACAACTATGGGCGTTATTTCAAACAATATACTGAAAATGGTGTTTTAGTTTTCTTAATAGACAAAACCGTTAAAGATAAAGATTGTAGAACTAATGTTTTCTCAAAAATGGCTTTCCACAATGATAAAAATAAGAAAGATGGTATGACTATTTGGGATGTTCAAGATAAACAATTCAATGTTACTGATACCCTAAAAGTATATAGAATGGTAAAACCAGAAATTATGGATATCATAACTGAAAAAATGGAAAAAGGTGAACCTAATATGGTTGTAGCTAAAAATAAAGGCATAAGAGAATGACGTTTAAAGAAAAAATAAGGTCGACATCTAATATAGACGAACTGGTTTTACTTTATTCGGATGTTATAGAACATTTTATTAAAGAAATCAAGGAAAACCCTCATGACGCCACTTTGGGTGAGAAACTCAGAAAATATGGGGTATCTTATTTAGATGTTTATAAAAAAGGGAAGTAATCTTCCCTTTTTTTTTGCTATCATTATAATTAATATATGTTTAAAAAAATAATAGCAAAACACGATTTTAAAAGTGGTAAAGCTAAAGTTGTGATAGGTACTTCACTTAGACAAAGAGGTTTTATTGAAAACGGCCAAATTCAAATTCCCTTCGAGGAACCTAACCAAACTAACACTCTTTTTATTAATGGTAACGATGGTGGTATGGCTATTACAGTAAATGACCTACAAACTACTATATCTAATTTAACTGTAACCGGTAGTGCTGAATTACCTAATTATCAAGGCAGAGTTAAATTTGATGAAGATAGTGGTCATTTAGTTACATGGAATGGTGAACAATGGGTTCCCTTATACGAAACATCATATGGTAAAACTAAACCACTCTGGAAACGTTTTTTAAGTTGGTTCAATATCACTTAACTGTGATTGAAATCTAAGTGTCCCCTCATTAAACATATTAGCAATTGTATAGTCATAAAATGCACTACATTCAATTTTTGATTCTACATCACATCCGTCATCATAACATAATAAAGATATATTTTCACCCCTTTCAGTGACATAACTTTTTGATAACCAATAAATGGTAGGCATCCCCCAACATTGCCTAGGTTCACCCCGATGATACCAAAAAAGAGGTTTATTATAATATAGTGGTACAGCTTCAGCAGTCATTTCAGGTTTAATTTCTTTTGCCCAATCAAACTCTTTCGATTCATTAATATTAGAGTCAACTATTTTTCTCCAAGGTCTATAAGTACCTGGAAATAATTTATTCGTTTTATTATAATACTTTCTTTTGAGGTCACCCCTCTCATTTTTTATCCATATAATAAAATATCTATAATATTCAGGGTCTCCATTTTCGTCATTACCCCATTTGCCACGCCAAAATTCTTTATCATCAACGGTCCATACCATATGACTACCAGGTGGGATAAATTTATCCCCTATTTCAGCATTATTATAATTAAGAGTGGTTTTATACCTTTCTTTATTGAAACTTCTAATATCTTTTCTATCTGGTTCAGATTTTTGAATCCAATCCAACTCTGATTCTTTTAAATATTGGCCAGAGAAATCATTAATAATATTACCATTATCATCCTCTAAAGCCCATATACCACTATTTACATAAAATTCAACCATATCCACTGAATATTGTAAACTAGTGCTGTCTTGTAAATAGATGTGTGCTATATTATTTTTAACATAATTTGCCGTAAACATACTAGTCCACTTAATATTACCTAAGACTATTTTATTTTTTGGTATTTGTTGTATTCTGTCATTGTTATAAGCTTTATATTCTCTTTCAAGTTCATTTATATTACTATGCCTAAAATACATCTGTTTACCTAGAATATAGTCTATTGAAAAGTAGATATCATCCCTAGCCCAATCAAAATCGTCCAACTCTTCTCTTATAATTTTTTTAATGTTCATTCTTAATAAAATTATTCTCCATATAATAAATAAAACTCTCCGCATCCATTAACTCATATTCACCATCCCAAGTTGGGTCGTCTATACCACACATATCCCACTCTACAAATTTGTTTGGATTAAAATATATATAACATACATCATGAGGAACGGTATAAGAACCTTGCACTCGTTGTTGTATATCAGCTGTACTACCTAAATCCGTTATATCATACCCTATTTCTTTACCATAATCTATAATATCTGATATAAATATATCTGTATACCTATCAGAAGTTGGTGAAAGACTCATTGGTGGGTATCTTTCTAACTTTGAAACATCCACAACATATTTTTTATTCATATCCCAAAAATGTAAAACAGAATCTTTAACCCAGTCAAATTCTGATTCCAAAATAGTTTTTATGATTTTTTTAATTTTCATTAAAATCTTTTTTATAAATATCTTGTTTTATTATTAAATTTTTGATACTTTTGAGAATTATTTGATATTTAATACTTAATGCATTATGAAAAAAAGAAAAGAAATAATAGAAATTAACGATAACATAAGTAAGTTATTCGAAATTGAAAATAGAGTTTCACGTATAAGAAGAATACGTATCAAGAAAAAAATAAAAAAAACTGTTTCACGTATTTTATTTTTATAAAATTAAATGCCAACCCTTTTAAAGGTTTCCTGTACAACTTTTTTAATAATATTTTCATCCACATTAGCATTTAATGCGGCAAGATATTTTTTGACTGAACCCTTAGTACAACCTACTTTCTCATCAGTATTGGCATTATAAACACATTTACCTTTTACTTTATACGGCATTTTATTGTTTTATTATAAATAGTTTAGTGCATAAAAAAAGGAGGAACATATGTTCCTCCTTTAGTTTGTTATATATTAAGATTCTTATCTCAATTCTCTAACATCAAATGTACGTAAACCGTCCACACGGATATGTCCGTAGAACCTGTTATTAACCATCTTTTTCGCGTAACGCGTCATTATACCTTTGATAGGTACAAAGTTAAATGGATTGTACATTGTTGGAGTTAACTGTAATGGTACATACGGAGCGTAAATATACCCAGTATCCAATAGTGATTTACCTTTGTGTCCAACTAACACCGAGTGTGCTGGAGCGTAAGGGTCACGGTATACAGTGTAACGTCCACCAAGAGAACCAGCTCTTTCAATACCCATATTGTATTGGTCTTGTTCTGGAGCTGCGTTAGATACGTGGAAGTATTCAAGGTCATCCATAATGGCTGATACCTCAGAAGATACAACTACGAAGTTAGCACCACCCCTAAGAGTAGACTTATGGATTTGAGCTGAAATTTGGTTAACCGCTGTAATCAACGTTTGGTTCCAATCTTTTTGAGTGTAACCGTTGTTATTTGGTAACCTTTTCCATCCGTTATAATCCCATCTTAATGTCCAAGCCGCCCCAGTTCTTAAATCTCTAAGGATTTCCCTGTCGATTTCTGCTGCAACTTGTTCAGAAAGTAATGCTGTTAATTCAGCTTCTGCATCAATGTTATGGAACGCTGACACATCTTGTGCTAATTCAGGAGTCCAAGTAGCTCTTAATTTTCTTTCAGTAACCGATACTGTAACAGAATCAAGTTCGAAAGATACTTCTCCCATTTCACACTCTTCTTCAAGGTCTTGGTAAGACCTCCAAGTAACTGCTAGGTTTACACCTCCTAAGTCACTAGAACCTACACCAGATACAATAGCTGTTGTTCCAGATGCTGCTCCGATATAACCATCGAAAGTACCATCACCACATTCTACACATACTGGGTGAGTTAAATCAACTTCTAAGAATATACATCCTTCAGCGTCACAAATATCACCATAAGAAACGATACCTCTACCATATTTTTGTGTAACAACTCTAACTGGTAATTGGTCACCAGCCTCAGCAATTGTTAAACCATCTTTATCAACTAAAGTACCAGTAGGTGTAACAGCAATTGATGCTAAGAAAGATTCAGTATCCATTTCATTTCCATCAGGACCTAAAAGTCTACCAGCTCCAGCTGTACTAAAGTTACAAATTTGTACAATTTGACTTCTAACAGAACCGTCACCAGCTTGTGCAGTAACACCACCAATGAATTCATGAGGAACACCAAGTGTTGCGTCAGTACAAGCAGTAAACACTACCATAGTACCGTTATCAACGTGTAACATTATTTGACCTTTTGATTGGTCCCACATTCCGTCATCATAAAATCTATCATACATATTTTTAGCACATTCAGAGTAAGTCGTAGGATTACAGTCTGTTGTGTTACAGTGACAGATTATTGGTGCTCCATGTGATGCAGTAGCACCAGATGCTCCACCAGCAAAAGATGGAGATGTACTCTCAACTCTATCCGATACTTTTGGTACGAAATAGAAAAGTTTACCTATTGGTAAATTTAATGCTTGAACAGAAACGATGTCGTTTGCTAACAATTTTGAGAAAACACGCCTTACGATTGGAAAAACTACTGTTTCAAAAGAACCAGTTGATGCTCCACCAGCCGTATCTGTTGTCTCATTAATAAGTGTTGACGCTTGGTTCTCGTAAAGAAGAGCGATGTTTTCTTTAACATGCCCATCTAAACCTTCAAGAAATCCTAGGTCATTCCACTTGTTTACGGTTGCTTCACGGATAGCTTTTTGATGCTTAAGTCCGATATTTCCAACCTCACCAGATTTTAATAAATATCCCATTTTAATTTTGGTTTTTTAATTTAATTTTATTATTATTAGTTTTTGTACTCATATTCCCATAAGTTTTTCATTTTTTCTAACTCTGGGTGTACATAAACTTTAGATTCAGTTACCTGTGCTGAACCACTAGATTTTGTTTCGTTAATTTTTTCCTCAATAGATTCTTTAATTGGAGCCTTTGTCTTAGATATTTCTTTAACTAAATTTTTATAAGTAGCTTTAGATTCTTTAAGAGTTTTAGCTTCATCAAATCTCTTGATTACATCAACTTTCTCATCTTTAGTAGTTGAGTGTTCGGTAAATAATCTAACTGTATAAGTTAAGTTACTGTTAAACACAGCAACCTCATTAAGTTTTTGTCTGAACTGTTTAAGAGCGTCAACCATTTTATTATAGTCTTCTTTTAACTCTTTATTTTCAGATTCAACTTTTTCGATATCAGTTTTTAGAACTTTATTTTCATTCATCATTTTTAAGAACTTTGGTTTTATTGACTCATTCTTAGCTCCACTAGCTATAGGTTTTGGTAAACCTTTACGTTTAGGGTAGTTTTTACTTCCCTTACCTAATGTTCTGCTAGCTTCTTCAACGGTGTCATCTTCATCATCAAGTTCTACTTGATAAATAATTTCTTCACCTTCAGTGTCATCACCTTCTAGGTCTTCCATTTCAATTTCATCACCTTCAACGTCTACGTCTTCTAAGTCTTCCATTTCAATTTCATCACCTTCAAGGTCTTCAAGGTCTTCACCTTCACCACCAAGTTCTACTCTATATTCTGCGCCAGTTTCATTATCCTTAATATCAATATTTCCACCATCTTGAACCACTTCGATTTCATCGTCTGGTCCCATTTTTTTGAAAACTCTAACAACTTCAGTGTCGTCAGCGTCTGTCAAATCAATCATTTCGATATCAAGTCCTTCGTTATCATCCCCTTCAAGGTCTTCTAGACCTTCAAGGTCGCCTAGTTCCATTCCCATGTCTTCTAGGTCTTCTACGTCACCAGCAACAGCGACGGCATCTTCGTCATCATCACCCATATCAGGTAAATCTAACATTTCTTCATCTTCGTCTTCTGTTAAGCTACTTGAACCTTCTAAAGATTCCTTTACCATTTCTTCAATTTCTGAACTCATAGTTTGAGTCAGTATTTCTTTTGCATTAGCTTCGAAAGCTTTTTCAATTTGTTCGCTTTCTAAGAGAGCCTCATCGATGATAGACTTTCTGTTCTCTGCCATTTTTTTTTATTTTTTATTATATAATATTATTAAAAAACCCTAAAGCACTTAGAGTTTTCTAATAAATATGTATTAAATGTGGAAAAAGTTAAAAAAACTTTATTTTAGTTTATTTTAATTATATTTTTTTTATAGAATAAAATTTTTAAGCATAAAAAAACACGAAACATCAATTAGACATTTCGTGTTAAAGTAGTATTTTTGTTTTTTTATCTAAGCCGGAACCGCTACTCTTATAACGTCTTCTATTGGACTTTTAACTGCCGATACAATCTCATAGTCTAACACAGATTCTTTTAAATAAATGTTTGTTCTTGCTTCAGCTTCTGTACAAGTCATTGCATCAACAAGATATTGTGTTTTTATTTTCTTTGGTTTTCCCGTGTTCTCATTTATAGAATCAAATTCTACTTTTACTAAAAAATATTTTACTATTATATCACTCATTTTTTAAAACTTTTTTTTGATTAATTATTAATACAATTTTATTTAATATATGTTTATTTGTGAATAGTTAATTAAAATTATTATATCATATCGAACCTATCCATGAATCTTTTATTAACATCATTTAAACTATTACCATAACTGTTTATTGTCGGTTCCAATTTAAATATCAATTCTAATATTTTCTCATTATAGTCTTTTTCTGTATAACTTGAACCAAGATTAGATAAAAGTCTAATCTTTCTTTTAAACTCATTCATTTTTTCAATAAACTTTTTACCTTCAAATATAATATCATCTTCTGTGAAATCTTTTATTAATAAACCTGTTAATCTTAATCCTTCATTTATTATGTCAGATAAATTAAATAATACGTCTCTACCTTTAAATTTATCTAACCCGCCTTTTGATATTTTTTGAGCTAATCTTTTAATAGCCTCTAACATACCAGACAATACTTCTATTAGTGAACGTAATGTTGCACCAGAATGTTGAGCCATTATAGTTGGGTCATCATATCCCCCAACTTCCTTAAGAAGTTCTTCTTTTATTATTTTACGAATTAATCCCATTATTGGTCCGCGAATTCATCTGTACCAGTATTTTGTTCCTCTTCTGGTGATTTAATTGGTTCAGCTTTAACATCTTTTAAACTATCCTTAAATCTATTAAATAAACTTAAAGCTTTACCTGTTGCCTGATTTCCTTGTTGTGCGAAAAAATCTTTTAACATATCTATTGCTGTACTAAAGACTTCTCTTTCTTTTGGTGTTAAACCTAAACTACCAGTATCCATACTAGTTTGTTTCATTTTTTGTTTAAGTTGTGAAGATGATACTTTTTCATCTTCTTTTATAATTCTATTAACGAGTCTTTCAATATCGTTTTCGTTTAGTTTTACAATTCTTTTTTTCATTTTTTATTTTTTTCTTGTGCTAACTCAGCTTCTAAAGTTTTTATTCTTTTTAATAAATTTTCATACTCATTTAATTTGATGTACCCTAATTTATCCGCTGTTAAACTAAAAATTTCCTCAACTCTATTTCTAACTTCTTTTTTTTGATTTTCCAAATCACTAAAAAAATCATCAATAGTAGAACTTACTGTTGGGTCCAACTCCTTACCACTTTTTACAAAATTTTCATAAGCTTCATAAGTCTTCTTAGATACCATTGTACCCATACCAAGACCCGCGTATAACATATTTTTAACTTTCATGATTATTGATTTGCGTGATATGCATCTAATTGTTCTTCACAGTTTTTTCTACTAGAACATTTTCTCCAAACACCACCTTTTTTATTATTTAATATTACCCAACCACTTTTTCTTTTTCTAATACAACCTTTTTCTGTATCAGCACAACCTTTACCGTTTGATTCAGATATTCTTCTAGGTCTTCTATTTTCCTCGACATAATCAACACAACCATCTTCTGTCATATAACCCCCTTCACCACATTCATTAATATTTTCAGAATTAAAACGACTTCTAACTTGTGCCCCTAAATCGGCATCATTCGGGTTATTTCTAACTAAATCCATATCTACTTGTTGTGGTATATAATCATATATTTTATCACCATATATTTTATATAATCTTTTTACAATAGCTTCAGGATTTTTTCTCATGTATCTAATTACCATTGGTGGTACATCTTCAGAATATTTACCGAACATTCCAGTAATATCTCTTTCTCTTGGATTAGAGACATAGTCTTTACGACTTCTAGCACCACTCATCTCATAATCAGTTCTATCTTCACTAAGTGTTTTTCTTCTTTTAATATTTTCACCAAAATTTGAATACCCAAGAGTTAAAGTTCTAGGGTCTATATTTTTTAGTGGGTGGAACATGTGTTTACCACCCATATTTTTAATTAACATATTTAATAAATTTTTAGCATCTTTTCTTGTTTTAGCTAAAGTATAATAATTATCTCTAAAATATAAAATTAGTTTATAATCCCCACGTTTAAGTGACCTACTGTTTTTGTTTGGGTTGGTGAGTCGAATACTTCCTGTATATGTATGAACATTTTGTGGGTTATCTATGTCAACTAATTTTATTTTTAAAGTTTTACCATCTTCCATTTCCTCCACAGACTCAACTTTATAAGTATATTCCCTTTCTCCAAGACTGCTATGGTCAATCACTAAAGTGAATTGTTCTTTTTCCTTTCCTAGACCATGTTCTTGTCCATGTTTTCTAAATCTATCAGATAAAGCGGGTATACCTCTTTCTGAAGCTTTTTCAGCTGCACTATCATAAGTTAATTTATCTAATTCTTGTAACCTATCTTCCTTGATTATTTTTTTAACTAAATTCTCTATATCGTTTTCGTTTAATTTAATTATTTTTTTCATGATTATTTTATTATAAATATTATTATCCTTTTAATCTTCATCACCTCCATCTGGATACATCCAATCCTCTACTATGTTTTGAATCATGTCATCATTGGCGATTAAATCAAAATCTTCTCCATACTTATCAAGAATATTATTCAATACCGGTTCAAGTGTGTCATAAATATCATTATATATATCTGTCATTTTATCATCCTCTTCTTCCCATTCTTTATATTCTTGTTCTAATTCCCTATCTTTAACTGTGCCATCAAACATATCCAATTGGTCTGGGTCTTTACTTCTATACTCTTCACCCTCTTCCTTGATTATTTTCTTAACCAAATTTTCTATATCGTTTTCGTTTAATTTAATTATTTTTTTCATAATTATTTTATTCATTAATATTTATTCCACTTAAAGATTCATATAATTTTACCACTCTTTCATCGAAACCCTCTAAAGCACTAAGGTCGTATTCAAGTCTTTTAATTAAAGCTTTAGCCTCATCAGATGGTTCTATACCATATGAATTAACAGTATCCATTATTTCTTCATAAACACGAACACCCTCACCCCTATTACCAGTCAAACGGTATTCAGGTGTTAAGTATAATACATCATCGTGTAATTCAGTCAATTCAGCGGATTCCTTTAGAACCCTTTTATTAGCTTCTTCAATTAACCGTCTCTTTTGTTTTTCAATTCTTTTCATTATAATAAAAATTATTTTTAATTTACTTTATAAGGTAATATATAAAATGTTTCACTCATACCATATAACCCCCCATCATTTGGGTCGTTTAGTATTTCTGGCGTTTGTTCGTATCTGTCAAATACATCATCTTTTACCGCATCTTCCAACGTCTTATATACATTCTCTACCGCCTCATAACCGTGTATTTCTCTATTAACTATTATATAAACTTTTTCAAAATCAGTTCTATCTTCCTTGATTATTTTCTTAACCAAGTTCCCTATATCGTTTTCGTTTAATTTAATTATTTTTTTCATAATAAAAATTTATTTAAATTATTCAATAATGTATGTTCTTCTTCGGATAATAAATTATTATTTTTTTTAACTGATTCTGTATATGGTGTCAAATCTTGTTGACTTATCGATATCCAAGAACCTGGTGTAGATGGTGATGTTACAATATCCCAACATATTAATTCGAAATCGTCTTGAACAACATTTTTACCACCTTCTTGTTTTAACGAACCGACACCTCTAGAAGATATGCCAACAGTCCATCCCTTTCTAATCATATTAAGAACTTTATCACCAACAGAACTAATCACACCACCACTTAAATAACCTGGTGTTGTGTCTAATTCGATTTTGCCCATTAATGTTCTACCTTCCCACCATATTTCTGTAACTCTATGTGATACACGGTCAGCATCAATAATTGATGATTCTGGGTGATTCAATTCACCGAGTGATGTACCCATATCTATAAATTCTTGGTATCTTTTTGCCTCTCTTTTTAAAATTTCTTCTGTATATACTCTACCATTTTTATTCTCCACACCCCATTTTTGAAGAACAGCGTATAATTCTATTTTATCTGGTAACTCCCCATCTAATCCGAAATTTAAACCAGATTTAAATTCTTTAATCAAATTAGAATTAGAACACACACCGTCTTTACATGTTAATGATGGTGAAATAAATCCGGCATCATACTCAATGATATAACCATATCCCTCATCTCCTGGTTTTAATATTTTCATATTTAATACTTTTCTTAATAAATATGCAATAAATTCACTTATTCCATTGCCAATAAAAATAATATTATTATATTTGTTCAATTAATTATTTAAAAATCACTTAAAACATTTATTACTATGGCAAATATGTTCTCAAAGGCTAAATCAAAAGCCAAAACAACTAAATCAAAAACTGTTGAAAAACAGATGGTAACACCAAAACTAAAAGAAGAAGAAATGGCTCTGTTTCATTTAAAATTGGCTAAACTAGCTACATTAAAAAAGGAAATGGCAACAATTAAGTCAGAATTAGCTTCAGCTGAATCAACCATAAAAGAAATTGGTGTTGAAGAATTTATTGCTATATTAGAAAAAACGGGTAAAAGAGAATCATCTTTTAACTTAACTTCTGACCAAGGTGGTAGAGTGATGGTTATTGTACAAGATTCTTATAAAAAGATAGATGCTGAAAGAGCTGAATATCTAATAAAAACCTACGGTGAAGATATTGTAAATGAAGAGGTCGAATATAAATTCAACGTCAATGTTTTGGAAAGAAATCAAGAAACAATCGCGGGTTTAATTGAAAATTGTGAAGATATTTCTGCTGATGATAAAGAAAACCTAATTGAAGCAATAGCTAAATATTCAATTAAAAAAGGTACCATCGACCAACTTTATAAATTAGCTAATGATATGGATGTTTCTTATGAACTCCTATTAGAAGAAATTCAACCAACTGTACAACTTAAAAATCCACAAGTAAAATGAAAAATATATTAACAATCATACTAATCTTTATGGTTAGTGTCGTTTTCTCACAAAACTTACATCATACATATACTGAAAAAAACCATTACGTTGTTACTATTGAAGGTAAACAACCTACTGATAATACAGATTGGGATTTGGTTCATGGTGTATTAGGTTCTAAAAGATTAACTGATGATTTAGAAGAAAGAGTTAGTAAACAACTTTCACAAATGTTTGGTAATTGGAATGTTAAAGACATAAAAATAGAATCTTATAAACAAGGTAATTACATATACACTAAAGCTAAGGTTTATATTGGTAGAAGTGATGATAATAAAAGTTATACTGTTTTTACTACTAGAGGTTCTATAGGGTATGATTATGTTAGAAGACACGATGAACAAGTGTTTGGTTTAACTGAAAGATTATCCACTTATTACGGCAATGGGACTGTTAAAACTTTTGGTCCATACGTTATTTGTGTTAGTGATGAAAATGGTGAGTGTTTTATGAAATATAAACAATCATTTTACACTGTATCTGTTGGTAAATAAAAAAGGGACATTATTGTCCCTTTTAGTCTGTTTGAGGCCCATCACCTTCTAACCATTGTTTTTTATTATTAAATTCTTTTTTACTAATCTTTTTAGCTTTTTTTCTTAAAAAACTTAAAATCTTCATCCTTTTCAAAAACATCCGTTATTATTTTTTCAGATATTATACCTAATATTGGTTGTAATTCATTTGAATTTACAGGTAATAAAGGTTCTTTTTTAAACAATGTCATTTCTACTGACATAAAACTCCTTTTATCTTTTTTAATCCCAGACGAAGCCATATTAAAATCTACTATAGATTTATTTTTATGGAAATGTTCATTGTCTAGAACTTCAAATAACTTTCTTTTTACTTTTTTAGATTTAAATTTTAATATATTATCATAATCATAAAATTCATTATAAATTTTCGGTTTACCCCAAGCTGATATTTGTATATAAACTGATTTTGGGTTTTTATTGTCAACCGTTCCAGAAATGATATTATATTGATATGGTGTGTTAATCTTCACTTCTTTACCTCTTTTCATTATTAAAAATTTAAACTTCTACTGTTTCATTCACAGTGTTATATACAGTTTTTAACATACGTAATGCTACACTGTATGGGTCACAATTAGAAGCGGGTCTTCGGTCTTCAAAATAACCCTTACCATCAATTATTGACTGTGCTGGAATTCTGATACTAGTATCTCTTGTACTATAACCATAACTAAAATCGTTTATACTAGAAGTTTCATGTTCACCTGTCATACGTTTTTCATTATATAAACCATATACTTTAATATGTTCATCATGAGTAAGTGTTAATTTAGCCATTGTATCTTTAATTAATTTAATACCGTCTTCTTTTCTCATTTCAGGGGTTGAGAAATTGACATGACATCCTGAACCATTCCAATCACCAGTTTTTGGTTTTGGGTGAAATGATATTTTAACACCATTTTCTTCGGCCACTCGTTGTAGAATATATCTAGAAACCCATAATTGGTCCGACCCTTCAAGAGATGTTACAGGTCCAATTTGGTATTCCCATTGCCCTAACATAACTTCCGCGTTAATACCTGAGATATCCAAACCAGCTTCAACACATTTTTCTAAATGTTCTTCCACAATTCTTCTACCTGTGATATTATCTGCTCCAACACCACAATAATAATCTCCTTGTGGTCTAGGTTCTTCATTAGGTCTGAACCCAAGTGGTAATCCTTCACCTTCTTTAAAATTCGGTTTTGTGGTTAAAGTATATTCTTGTTCCCAACCAAACCAATTGGCTTTTTCTAAACTAACTTTAGAGTCCGTTATTTTATTTTTTTCCATAAACTCCCTTAACTCACCTCTTTTATTTGTTGGGTGTAAGGTTCCGTCTGGATTTAAAACCTCACAAAGGACAATGTAATGATAATCACCTCTAAATGGGTCATCACAAGAAAATACAGGTTTTAAAACACAATCAGTGTTTTCCCCCTTTCCAGCTTTAGCCTGTTTTGTTGAACTACCATCAAAAGACCATTTAGGTAAATCCCAAATAAATCCCGAATATTCGGGGTTTATAACCCCCGAATCAGTATATTTTCTAATATCTTCAGGTTTTACAACTTTAGTTTTACTTCTTAATTGTTGTGGTTGATTTCCGTCCAACCAAACGTATTCTAAAAAAACTTTTTTCATTTATTATTTTTTTATTAATTGTTATTTACTTAAGTATACTAAATGTTATTAACAAAAAAAAGCCCCCTAAATTTGGAGGCTTTTATTCATTTATAATATTTCCTTTTTAGGAGGCTCTTCTTTCTTGCCCCCAATAACTTTAATTACTTCCATAAATTTACCACCAAATACATAACCACCAAATAACACCATAGCGTATTTAAGTGCCTCAATAATGATTTCAAATTTATCCATATCTAAACCTTCTCCCTCTTTAGAAGTTTTTATACCAGCAAACATAAGAACAGCTAATGTGATGTAATATACTATAACTGATACTAGTAGATATATTCTACCTTGTGACCATTTTCCTCTTTCTTTTAACATATCTTTAAATACTCCCATTATAAAAACATTTGATTTATTTTTTATTCATTAATTTTTAAGAATGTTTTTTAGTTTATTTTTAATTGCTGAAATTAATGTACCTTTTTTCTTACCAGATATAACCCCTAAATTTTCTAAAACTGATATTAGATATTCTAAATTAACATAAATAAAAACTGTACTATGTAACCAATTAAATAATAAATAAGATGTTTTACCTATTGTTGTATCGTATGTGGAATATTCCAATCTTAAACTATTTAAAATAAATAATAATGTGACCCATACAAATAATTTAAAACCAAACCTACTAAACCTTCTAGAAGAGATTTTTTCTTTATTTACCTTAGACGCACATATACCCGATATAAGTTCAAGTGTTATTAGTAACACAAAAGATAGGACTGTTAAACCCTGTAAACCAAAGTACGATTCAATTATTGAACTAATGCCGGCTATAGGTAATGTTAAAGCTAGTACTTGTGTGTGTACCATTGAACCCATAAACTCATATTTACAGTTGAACCCAAAATTCTCCAAAATAAACCCAAACATCTTACCCATTAATACTATTTTTTAAATCATATAATTTTAAAATTTTATTACCTAAATCATCATCACTATCAACCATTCTGTAAACCCTATCTTTAGTTTCTAATAACTTACCTTTAACATCCATATTATTTGAATACTTATCCAAATTTTCATTTATAATGTTAATGTTATCTTTAACTAGTTTTAAAACCATATTTTTTAAACTACTATCGTCAGATTCTTTAAGTACCTTTAAAATATTTTTTTCTTCTTCAGTTAATTCTGAATATCTTTCATTAAATTTATTTGTTGCTATATCTAAAAATTTCTTAGGATTTATATTTTCCCTAACATAATCACTTTTTTCTTCCCTATCTTTATTAGAAATTAACCAATCTATAACATTTATTCTAGATTCGTGTAATTTGTTTATGGTTTTTAAACTACTAGTTTTAGTTAAAAGTATTTCTAAAGATTCGTGTAAGTTATTAGATTTAACATCTAAATTAATATCATTTTCTTTTAAAATTGCTATTAATTTTTTAGTTTCTTCTACTAATGATTTTTTTCCTGTAAAATTATTAATTAACGATAAATTTTCTTTTAAATAATGGTTTGCCTCAAATTTATCACTAATTGTATTACTTTCAATATTCTTATAAACAACAAAAGCTGTCTTTAATGTTTCACTTTCATTAAGTGTTTTTAAAAACTTTTTATATAAGTTTTTACCTGTTTTTTCACCAGAAATATGGGATTCTATAAGTTTTTCAACAAATATATTCTTAACAGTACCAAAATTCATAATATTATTTTTAAAATAAATATGCCGAAAATGATAAGTGCTTCAATAATTATTCTTGTTCTGTATCTTTATTCTTGTTTATAAGGTCTTCAATACCCTCTGTCATCATAAAAATATCTTCATTTTTTTTCTTACCTTCTAATAGTAACTTCTCTATAGTTTTTTCGTCTCCCCTAAAACTTTCACCAAAGCCACCTTCTTCACCAAAGCCACCTTCTTCACCAAAGCCACCTTCTTCACCACCACCGAAATCTTCACCGCCTCCGAAGCCTCCACCTCCAAAGCCTCCACCTAAATCACCACCACCAAAACCTTCTTCAGTACCTTCGCCTTCTTCAGTCTCTTCACCTTGGTCCATCGGTAATTCTCCATATAGTTTATCAACCTTCTTAAAAAATCCAGTATTTTTAATTATGTTCGGTGTTTGTTCTAATTCCGCTGAAGCCGCTCTCTCTAGTCTTTGTTGTTCTAAATCTTCTTTTATTTCATCTGAAGACCAATTAAATATATTTTTCTTAGCCCATGTGTGTGATGTTGGCGCTATACCACCATCAACTCCGGCAACTAAATCTTTATATAAAAGAACTTTTTCTTTCCATTGTTCAACCTTTAACATCTCACCCTGTGTTGATGGGTTATTAAGTGATAATTTAAAATCATTTAATTCATCATGAAACCCTAAAATATATAGATGTATAATAGCTATTTTATTTAATTCTTGTATCATAGCTTGTTGAATTCTATTAATAGTTCTAGCGAATCTAATGTCCATCAAAGCTAAATTTTTACCTTCACCAACAGGTTCTTCAAAACCTAAAAAAGTTTTAGGTACTCTTAGTGCTGTAACTAATTTTCTTTGTATAAATTGTATATCAGCAATTTGGTCTAAGTTTTGAGCTCCAGCTAAAGTCTCAATAGGCATTGACGCATTTGGGTCTCTTACAGGAACAAAATAATCTTGGTCTACGGCTAAAGTATTATATCTAATATCTACCTGACCAGTTTGATTATCTGTTGTTTGTACTCTTTTAAATTTATTCGCTACTTTTTGTACATAAGCTTCAACATCATCATCATCTATATTACCAACATAAACTTTAAATACTCTTCTTTCTGGTGCTCTTGTAACACGATAAACTAACATAGCATCTTCAGCTAAAAGAAGTTGTTTCCATATTCTTCTAACTTTTTCTAACACAGAAGTACCATAAGGTAATTTTCTATCATCACCTAATAATCTAAAATGTGCTACTTCCCATGGATTAAATTCCATATTTTTATTTTTCCAATAAAATTTAACTTGTTTCTTTTTAACGTCATTTTCAGCTTCTTGTACCGTTGGTTCTTGGAATGGGAATGTTCCTGTTTCACTTCTACTAACTTCTATATTTGTTAATTGACTTGCCCCTATAATACCATCTTTATAATCTATTTTTAGAAAAACAAAATTATCACCATATTTACAAGTATTTCTTGTCCACATAGGTAAATTAGAGTGTATATCTAATACATTATAAAATAAATCTTGTAAAACTTTTTTGATTCTAGAAGAATCAGAATAAATAGATAATATTTGTCCTTGTTCACTTAACGTACAACTTTCTTCAGACATTATATCTAAAGCTACTGATATTTCAGGTGTAAACTCCATAGATTCATAATCCATATATGAAGCCACTCTAGATGTTTCATAAAATATTGATTTTTGGTATAATTCACTATCAACTCTGGCCCATTGACCTTCTAAATATTTTTGTTGTTGTAGTTGTAATTTTTCTTTTTGAAAATCTTCTTTAGATTTAGTAACAATTAAATCCTTATTATTTAAAGTATACTTATTATAATCCGCATTCGTTTTCGGTCCACCCGCTTGTCCAAATAAGTAAAATAATTTTTGATAAACTGTTAAATTTTTATTTTCTTCCATAAAAATATTTTAATATAAATATCTACACTAATAACAATAACTTATCTTTATTTAATGTGAACATTAAAAATAATTATTCTACATAATCACAATCAACATATGCTAAATGACTACCATTTGATAAGTCTATTTCAAATACATAACTAACTAGATTGTCATAAGGGCCAGAACAACTATTTTTTTCTGGTTTTTTTGTGACCAAATTATCATTACCCCTATCTTTAGGTGGACAAAATCTATTATAAGTTGGTCCCCCACCTTTCCTAACAGCACATTGTCGTCTAAAAGCTTTATTTGAGTATATTTTTGCCATTATTTATTTTTTTTAAATCCAGGTAAACCACCAAATAACCAAGAATATTCTTTTGTATTTTGAACGGTTTGTTTATTTTCATTAATTTCATTAACAATAAAACCATTCATAACATCATCCAAAACACCAATATCCTCACTTGTTGTTGTTGTAATTGCCCAACTACTAACCATTGCTTTAGCTTGTCCTTTAGATTTTTCTAAATTTTTAAATGATGTCTCACCAACAAAACAACACATACCTATTGACATTAATAAGTCATCATGATAACCTTTCATATGGTCAGCTCTACCGTTTATAAAAACAAATGTGTCCATTTCGTTTATTGCTCTAATAGACCTAACTTTAAAAGAATCTAATCTAATAAATTCTTCTAGTTTTGTGGTTATTTGTCCTCTATTTTTTTGAAAATTAAGTCCAGGTAATTTACCTTTATTCATAAATTTCTGTAGTGATTTATTATTTTCAACAGCGTCAATACCAACTGTAATGTCATAATATAATAATTTTTTAGAATAACCTAACTCAATTAATTTTAATATTACTGAAGCTCCCCAACCACCAGTAATATCTACTACAACAAAAGCGTTATAAGATTCACCATAATATTTACATATCTCACCTAATACATCTGGAGCAACTTTACCATGATACTCAGCTACTTGATATCCAGTTGTGTAATCCCATATACAAATACCAGCAAAGTCATCTGAAGAACCTGATGATGGGTCGGCCGCTAATATATATTGGTGGTCTTTTATTGGGTCTTCCCAAATCCACATGTTACCATCTAACCATTCTTTTCTAATTGGGTCTACTACATTATCCTTTTTTTGTCTCTCAACATACTTTTCATCTATTACGTTATCACCAGAACCTAAAAACGAACAAAGTAATTCTTGTGCTATTGACCTTGGATTGTGATTAAGTTGTGCACACATATTTTCAAACCAATCTGACGTTGGTTCCCAATTATCTTTGATTAAATCATCCCAATTTTCTTTATTAAAATCTTCTTTTGTTTGTATAGTTTCTTCACCATCTTTATTTCTTTCTTTTTTAACCCAAGTCATACCTTTATTGTATCGTGGGTCTTCATACCAACGCATTTCTATTATATTGAAATTATTATCACCTGATTTAGCGTTGGCATAGGCTTTATGATAAAGTGGGTCATAACCATTAGGTGTTGAAATTAATATTGAACGACCTCCTGTAGATAATGATGGTTGAGCGGCAGTATAAAATTCTTCTCCTTTATTACCCTCAATAAATGCTGCCTCATCCACAACAACAACAGATGGTGTATAACCCCTTAAGGCATCTTTAGATGATGCAACAGCTTTAACTTCACTACCATTCCATAATTTATAGTGGGAAGATGAATTTTTTTCCGTATCAAACCAATCAGTAGAGTTAGTGTTACGATAAACATCCATCCACTGTGGTAATTGTTTTGTAAAATCTTTTATTTTCTTTAGAAATTCTTTTGCTGTTTCTTGTTTATTAGCTGCAATAAGAATTTTTTGTGTACTTTTATTGGAGGATAATGCTGTTACTATAGCTAGATATGCTGCTGTGGTTGTTGTTATCCCAGCTTGTCGTGGTTTCATAACTATATTGTGGTCATTATCTATGTAAGATTTAACTAATTCTTTTTGTTTGGGAAAAAGTTTAAATGGAACAAAACCACCTTGTGTTCTATCTTCTGTTTCTAGATAAGTTTCTATTGCATAAATTGGGTCTTTTATACATTTACCTATTTCATATAACATCTGAGCCTTATTCATAGAGTTTTATCTATAAATATCTTTAGGCATAAAAAAACCCGCAATAGCGGGTTTAAAGATTATTAAAATTAATTTATTTTTGACTAAGATAAGAACCAATTTTTCTAACCAAATCCATATTACCATCATCTAAAGCCGCGTCAATAGCTAACTCTAATTGTCTTTTATTCATACTAGAATAATCAGGTTCTTTCGGTACATCTTCAATTTCTGGTTCTGGTGTAACTTCTCTACCTTCAGGTTCAGGTGGTGTTAAAACATCACTATCATCATCCTCTATTGGACTATCCTCATAACCACTAGTGCTATCTTTATAAGCTTCATCCCTTAATTGTTCCAACGCTTCATTAGCCATATTTTCAATTCTATTTTTAGCCTCTTCCCTATTATTAAGTAAGTCTTTTATTAAACTATTAAAATCATTTGTTGGTAATTGTTGTAAATAATTAAATGTTAATGATATTACTTCTTGATTATCCACTGGTATGTTTTCAACTATCTTAGTCCAAATATGTTGACCTAATCGTATATCGTTTGTTTCAGCCTCTAAATGGTCTGTATTATCTAAAACATGTTGTCTTAAATTTCTATCTTGTGGTAAAGAATGTAATGACATTAATTCCATAACACCTTTCGCTAATTCATGTAATAATATTGGAAATACAATACCTTGTGCTATTATTTTTGGTTTATCACCAGAAAGGTCAATTCTAACATTTCCTGCGTGTACACCACTCCTACCTTCATTTTTTATTGTTTCATCATCTAATATCCAATAGTTAAAATCATTTGCGGCCATAATATTACCATAATTTCTAGATAAATCTGGTACGTTTTGAGACAATTCATCATCCATAAAGTGTAGGTTTTGTGATTTTCGAGCTGCCCCATGCATAAGAGCGTTAGTAAAACGTCTTCTTGTTATCTCATCCTTAACTTCTTCATCTGAGATATTTTGTGGTTTTGGTGTATTACCTCTTTGATGTTTAATTTGTCCCTTATCTACTGAACCAACCTTAAAACCTGTTTGTCTAGTCAATTGTTCAGCTTCTTGTGGTGATACTTCTCTACCAATAACCATACGTGGATTTAATCCAGTAATTGTTGCGTCAACATCAACAGCGTCTGCTGGCATATTAAATTGTTGTCTAATCATTTCAACAGCTTTTCTCTCCAAATTTTCAATCCCATATTCATATTCTTTTTTAGCCGCCTCAATTAGTGATGTACCTAATAATCTTTGTGCGTCTTCAAGTGTTACATTATCGTTACCGACCTTCTCTCTAATTTTTTGTTGTATTTCACGAAACACATCATCAGATATATTTTTAGTTAACTCTCTTTCTAGGTGGTCTGAGTAATCATGTTCACCAGATTCAAATTTTCTTCTTACATTATCATTCATATTTGCTTCAGATATTAAATTTTTTTGTATTGATTCTACTATCTCAGATTTTGACATAATTGGATTCTGAGTTTCTTCAAGTATACTCATAATATCTGACTCCGACAATGATATTTTACCGTAATTTTTAACTATTTTTTTAAAAGACTCTGATGTTATAATTTTATTTTCAACTGTAACAACATCACCTTCTTTATTGGTATATCGTACCGTTTTATCTTTATCCCTTTTTTTAATCTCACTTGCTGTTCTTTCAGCGTCAGGGTCATCTTCCCCTACCGTTATAGTCTCATCAACATTTTCATCATCTTGTAAAAGATATCTTTCATCACCATTTTCTGATTCATTTTGTTCATCAGGATAATAAGGTTCATCTTTTAAAATAGGGTCTTCTTTATTTAAAAAAGATATGACATCATCAATGGTCATTGGTCCGTCATGTTTTATTTTATTACTAAGTTTATCTATTGTGTGTGGTTCAGTATCTTTAACCCAATCCAAGTCTTTATTTTTATCTTCTAATCTTTTCATTATCTAATTACTTTATTTTCCTTATATTGTAAGGCTAAATCCATTATATATAATTTAGACTCTACTAATTCTTTTTTTTCGCCAAATTTAAATACAATTCTTTCAATATCTGGGTCATCATCCTCATTTAATTTCTGCCATCCTAACGCAATAATATCCTCAACTGCGTTATAAATATCAAATACACCCGATTCTTGCACTAAATCTAAATCTAATTCGTTTGTTTTTAATGAACCTATCATTTTAACTACTGATGGGTCTGGTGATAAATCTGTTGTGTCTGTAATTACTGATGATTCATACCAACCCTCATCCCATTCCCATGTTGTGGAGTTTGAAAATAAAAATTCAAACATATGTTCACCTTTAAATGTGGTACCAATCTTATTAATATATATTAAATATAATTCTTCCATATTAATAAATATTAATATTATTGCATAAAAAAAACACGAATTAACTTTTCGTGTTTTTTATTTTAAATTAAATCATTAAATCTTTTAACTTCTTCCCTTAATTTATCATTTAAATTCACTTTTCCATGAACTGTTGGGGAAGGAAGTGTTAATGCTTCAAAGTTATAGTCACCATTAGTCATTACCAGGTTTATGTCTTCCAACCCATCCAACCCTTCGAAAAAGTCTCTACTTTTAGCATAATCTAATGCCATTCTCAACCACTTTTCTTCGTTTAGATTATCCATATAACTCTGTGATTCTTTAGGGGTTTCTACAGATAGAGTCCCATCATCGTTAACTGTGAATATAAAGTCTATACCTTCTAACAACCTGTCACCAATATAATAACCGTCTAGTTTCGCTTGCTTTCTTGATTCTACCTTAAAGGTATTGGGGTCTTTACCCATAGCCTCCGCATATGCTACTTGGTCTTCGTCTTTTATTCCGAAATGTGAATAATTATTTTCTTGTGTTTTCATTTTATTCGAACTCTACGTCAATATCTCTATACATCATATCCCTATCCCTCTTATCCCATTTAGCTTTAGGTCCTGGTTCCTCACCTGGGGTAATATGTGGGGGTGGGGTAAATGGTTGTCTTGACGGTCTCTTACTTGGTGGTTCTTTTTCTGGTACACCTGGGTCAACTTGTGGTTGTGCCGGTTCTTCTTCTGGTGCTCTTTGTGGTTGTGGTGCCATTATTATATCATCATAAAATTCCATATCTTCATCAATTTGTTCTTCATCCAAAATTTCGTCAAAATCTCCAACACTGTCAATAGGCTCACCAACAAATTTATCATCAGCATTTGACCAATCATATTCTGTTTCATCTGAATCTTTTGTTGCTGGTGGTAAACCTAACTCATCTTCATAAGTTGATGGAGCTAATATTCCAGCGTCTTCCATTTCACTATACCAAACATCATCATCCTCATCTAAAAATTTTGTATCGTAAGGTAATTTATGTTTCCTCCAATCTTCTGATGGGTCTAATTCAAAACCTGGAGGTGCCGATTTATAATAATGTGTTGTTATATCTTTATCTGCTTGTTTTTTTGCTCTATAAGCTGGGTCTCTACTATATTCGGGATATGTATTTGGTCCATATAATGCTTCTGCTTCAGCATTAGGTAAATCATATGGGTCATCATTTATTACATCATCATCTAATATTAATAAATCTTCCCCCGTTTTACCTGGTTCAGCAATTTCTTCATCCTCATCACCACCTATATCAGGGTTATCCTCATCATAACCTTTATCCTCCGATTCCCAAGGCTCTGTTAAACCACCTGACTCACTTCCTTGTGGTGTTTTCCATGTTTGTACATCTGGTTCGTTAGTTGTTGTAACATTAAGACCTAACTCATCAGAACTTTCTTCTAATTCAGCGTCAAAATCAAACTCTGTTTTTTCAACCTCTACTTCATCAGAACTATCACCACCAGCTTCCACTGTATTTATAATATCTTTTTTATCTTTTGAGTCCATATTATCTAAATCTAACGCTGATAAAACAGATTTTGCTACCCATTTTTGTATATCAGAAGATAAATCTTCAGTATCTCTTAATTGTTGGCCTAATGTGCCAGTGGTACTCTGTATATCTTTTATAGAACTACCCTCAAGTTCGTCATTCACTTCTACCTCATCACTAACCTCTTCTTCACCCTCAGCGTCAAAATCAAAATCTCCTTCTCCTTCACCACCTTCAGCGTCAAAATCAAAATCTCCTTCTCCTTCACCACCTTCAGCGTCAAAATCAAAATCTCCTTCACCTTCAGTTCCAAAATCAAAGTCTTCTTCACCACCTTCTTCAGTTCCAAAATCAAAGTCTTCTTCACCACCTTCTTCAGTTCCAAACTCTTCGTCACTTGGTGTTTCTGGCACTTCCTCTATTTTTGGTTTTGGTAATTTTAAAACATATTTTTTTTCACCCAATAAATCAGACTCTAAAATATTAATATTATCAACATCTGAATGATTATTAATTTCTTCAAACATTAAGTTTAAATGTTTTGTTGCATCACTAAAAGAACTAAAAGATTTTTTAGTCTTATTTTGTATGCCACCAATATAATCGAAATCAGATTCTTGTAAATTTTCTTTAGTTTCAGCCGATTTTATAAAATATCTTTTATTTTCTCTGACAATAGCGTAAGTATTACCATCCACCGCCTCTTTAACAATTTCCATTGATGAAAGTAGGGCTTTTTTACTTTCTTTAATAATTGGCTTTATATCAGCCAATTTTAACATTCTTTTTAAGGTTTTATCTCTCATTGTAATATTTTTATTTTACCCCTTTATATTCCAAGTACCATCAGTATTCATACCACCTTGACCTGGAGGTCCTGGTGCAAATGCTTGTGGTTTTTTCTTGCCCATTAGAATTATAGTAGCGTCACTACCAGCAATATCAGTTGGTCCATTTACTGTTAAATTTACTATTATTGGTCCACTTGTGGGTCCAGGGAACGTAACACCTTTATATACTAATGTGACTCCCGCATCAACATAAATCGAATAGTATGTGTTAGCTGAATAAATAGCTGTTGCTGGTGTATCTACTATGTAATAACTGTCCATAATTTCTTTTTATTAATAAATATGTTTAAATTTGTTTAAATTTATCATTAAACCCATTAATTGATTCCAATGTCATAGATTTATCATAAGCCACAGTTTTTATATCACCCAACCTATCTAACATACCATTTCTTCTCAATACTTTAAATACAATATTTTCTACAGACCATTCACCACCTTCTTCTAACCCACATTGGCGCATTTTTTTTATTTTATCCTGTATTTTTTGTGCAAGATTAACTATTTTATCATAATCTTCCTCTTCTTCCATATCTTCATATACACTATCAATCATATCCATTAATCGATTAGCTTTATTCTTTATAGTTTTATCATTAATTGATATCTTCTTTTTTTCTGGTTTAATTACCCATTCATTTTTTAATATAGAATAAACGCCTGTTGATGTATGTTCTTCTTCGATATCTTGTACATATAATTCGACATCAAAACCATAAACCTTAATATCATGTTCTTTATTCCAATTAGAACTTTTTGATTTAAGAAAATCTTCAATTAAAGTTTCATCCATTGGCATCTCTTCATAATCTATTAATATATGTAAATCTATATCAGAATATTTTGACCAATTATAATTAGCTAAACTACCTGTCATTGTAACATCTTCTATATCAACACCAGGTATTTCCAAAGATTCAAAATAATCATCAGCGATTTTTAAAAGTGTTTTTCTAACATCAGATTTCATATTTTGTTCCTTGTCCCAAATCTTAGGATTAAGGTCATCTTGCATTTTAAAGCCAGATAAATCTATAGTTCTATTGGCTTGTTCAATTTCTTTCTCGTTTAAATCCATATTCATAAATATCTTGATATTTATTAAATGATAATGAAAGATTTAATTAAGAAAATATTAAAGGAAGATAATGATTTTGATTGGGTTGGAGATATTGAACCGGCCTCTAAAACTGATATTGCTAATGACTTAAGTGATTTACAGGATTGGGATTATTATATTCATGACCCAGAAAACCGCACATATAAACTTGTAGACTTTATTTATAATTTAGGTTTAGATGTTGATAAACTAGATGAAATGACTAATGTTTTATATAATTTTTCTGAAGAGATTTATGACAATGGTAGACAAAAAGGACAACAAGAAGGTTGGGAAGAGGGTGAACAACAAGGTTATAATGAGGGTTTTCATGATGGGGGCCGAGATGCAAGATATGATTGTGAGGATGAAATTGATGAAGCTAAGGATATTGGGTATGAAGAAGGTTATGACGCTGGCCATGAAAAAGGGTATGAGGATTGTGAAGAAAAAGAAGTAGAAAATAAATTAGAAAAAATATATAATAAAGGTTTTGAGGATGGTAGAGCGTATGAAGCTGAATTAGACACTGAGGAATACGAAAAAAGACAATCTGGTTTTGACCCTAGGGAATATGACGAAGATTATGAAAACTAATCAGATATTTATTAAAAAACAATTTAGGTTTGGTAATGAAAAATAAAACTATAATATTAAAGGAAGGTCAGTTTAAAAAACTACTAGAAAATCGTATGAATGAAATTACTGCGGTAGAAATTGCTGATATATTATCTGAAATACAATGTACTGGTGAATCTATAAAATCTTTAGTTATTAAAAAATTAAAATCTTTTGGTTTTGAAAATGTCACTATAAAATTCTTAGGTTATAGTGATAATAATGACTTAACTTATATTGTACATACAGAAGGTCCTGTTTTTGTGTTTAAAGCTAAAAGTGAATTTGAAGGTGAACAACCTTGTCTTAGTATTTATGATGTTGTTTCTTATAGTAAAAATTAATTTCTTTCTTTTTTAATTTCTTCTATACGTTCTTTAATTAATGAAGCGTCAGTACTTTCTAATTTCTCATATTCATACTTCCTCATTGTCTTATTGAAAACACTACCTTGGCTTTCTGTCATTTCAAACCTGACATAATCTCTATTTAAAATACCTTTATATTCATATCTAGTTCCAGCCTTAAATGTTAATATTAATGTGTTATTAGATTCTTTATACTCAGATTTAAGTATGTTAGAAGAATCTATTAAACATTCTATAACACCATCATCTCTTTCTGTTTTTTCTATTACTGCCATTATTGACCTCTATAACTTAAAACCTCTTTAAGATGGTGTATTTTTCCTTGAACATAACCATCACCCTTTTCATCTTGTTCTTGTGTGGTTAAAACTAAATAATCACCACTAACAACAATACTAGTATTTTCATACGTAACAGTATAAGTGCCACCATCAAACTCATCTACTGAATTTGGGTTATTTTTAAAAACTATTGTTAACTTTTTATACATTTTAATTAAATTTAATATTAAATATAGTTAATGAATAAAAAAAACTAAATAACTTGTCGAATTAATTATTTATAATTATACTTGTACTGTGAAACCAACAGACCCAAAAATTAAAGAAATATTAAAAAGGTCATTTAAGGAATCCATAAGATTAGGGGGTAATGATATTGACCCCGAACATATATTATTGGCTTTGCTTAGTGACTATGATAATAACGTGGTTGAGGTTATACTATCTATGGGATTTGATATTGATGATTTATTCTCTAAATTAGATAGTTATATGAGGTTAAAAATTAGAAAACCTAGAATTAAAAAAAAATTAATACCATTAAGTAAAAACTCTAAATTAGTATTAAATGTTGCTGAAATGGAGTCTGACAAATTAAATGATGAATATGTTGGCACTGAACATGTTATGTTGTCAATATTAAAATATAGAGAGTTTGGTGGTACTAAAGTTTTAAATAATCAAGGTTTGACTTATAAGAATTTTAAAAGTATATTAATAGAAATTAAAAATGACACAATTATGAATAGAATGTTTAGTGGTATGGAAGAAGAAAAAAATACCGGAGGGTTAAAGAAAAATGACTCAAATAGTAATACTCCAATATTAGATAATTTTGGTAGGGATATTACTAAATTGGCTGAGAATGGGGCAATAGACCCAATTGTCGGAAGAGAAGACGAAATAGAACGTGTTTCTCAAATACTAAGTAGACGTAAAAAGAATAACCCAATCTTAATTGGTGAACCTGGTGTTGGTAAAACAGCTATTGCAGAAGGTTTGGCTTTAAAAATCGCCCAAAGAAAATGTCCTAGAATTCTTTATGATATGAGACTTGTAACTTTGGATATGGCTTTATTAGTTGCTGGTACCAAATATAGGGGTCAATTTGAAGAACGATTAAAAGGTATTTTACAAGAACTTAGTAAAACTGATGATGTTATACTTTTTGTTGATGAAATACATACTATGGTTGGTGCTGGTAATGCATCTGGTTCTTTAGACGCTTCAAATATATTGAAACCAGCTTTAGCTAGGGGTGAAATACAATGTATTGGGGCAACTACATTAGATGAGTTTCGTGAAAACTTTGAAAAGGATGGTGCTTTAACACGTAGATTTCAACAAGTTATGATTGAACCACCAAGTACTGAAAATACTTTGGTTATTCTTGAAAATATTAAAGATAAGTATGAAGACCATCATAAAGTTATTTATGACGATGAATCAATTAAAGCTTGTGTGAAAATGGCTGATAGATATATTACAGATAGAGAACAACCAGACAAATCTATCGATATATTAGATGAGGTTGGTGCTAGAGCTCAAGTACACGTACAACCACCTAAAAATGTTACTGATTTAGAAGAAAAAATTAATGAGGTTGACGAGAAGAAGAAAGATGTGGTTAGGGCACAAAGATATGAAGAAGCCGCAAAACTTCGTGATGAAGAAAGAAGGTTGAAAAAAGAATTGGATGATGCCACACAAGAATGGAATGAAAACCTTAATTCTGTTAGAAAAACAATAACAGAAGAAGATGTCGCAAAAGTTGTTTCTATGGTCACAGGTATACCAGTAAATAAAGTCACACAAACTGACTTAGAAAAACTTAAGAATATGTCTAGTGATATAATATCTAGAGTTATAGGTCAAGATGGGGCTGTGGAACAAATATCTAAAGCTATTAGAAGAAATAGAATGGGTATTAAAAACCATGATAAACCAATTGGTTCTTTTATATTTTTAGGTCCTACTGGTGTTGGTAAAACACATTTAGCTAAAGTTTTATCTGAAATTGTTTATGGTTCAGAAGATTCGGTTATTAGAGTTGATATGTCTGAATATATGGAAAAACATTCTGTGTCTAAATTAGTTGGTGCACCTCCAGGTTACGTTGGTTATGAGGAAGGTGGCCAACTAACTGAAAAAGTTAGAAGAAAACCATATTCTTTAATATTATTAGATGAAATAGAAAAGGCTCACACAGATGTATTTAATGTTTTATTACAAGTATTTGATGAAGGGCACTTAACTGATGGTTTAGGTCGTAAAGTTGATTTCAGAAATACTTTAATAATTATGACATCTAATATTGGAGCTAGAAAATTACAAGATTTTGGTACTGGTGTTGGTTTTGGTACTAAAGCTAAAATAGATAATCTTGAAGAGATTAGAGATGGGGTAATTGAAGACTCTGTTAAAAAAACATTCTCACCAGAATTTTTAAATCGTTTAGATGATATTATAATTTTTAAATCTTTAAATAAAGAAGAAATTAAGAAAATTGTAGATTTACCTATAAAAGAACTTAAAGATAGAATGTTAGAGTTAGGTTACAATCTAACTGTTACACCAAAAATGAAAGCCTATTTAACAGAAAAAGGTTATGATGAGAAATACGGAGCTAGACCATTAAATAGAGCTATTCAACGATATGTTGAAGACCCAATAGCTGAAAAAATGTTAGATGGTGAATTAAAAGAAGGTGATACAATTGTTGTTAGCTTTACTAAAAATAAAGTTTCCGTAACAATTAAAAAACCAAAAAAATAGTGTTTTTTCTATTAATTTGAATCCTCTTTATTTGATAATAAAGGGGATTTTTTTTATATTTGAGTATGTTTAAAAAATTATATAAATATGATGATGAGGAAATGTTGTTTGTACCAATATTTACAACATTATTTAGACAATTTTGTTACCTAACAATATTACCAATATCTATTATTTTTATATTAATACAAATAGGTTATATTTTAGGTAGTAATAATGATAATTTAGTTAATATATTTAAAAATGATATTAGTTATGAAAAAGAGATAGTACTAATTGATACATTAAATGTTTTTACTGAAAAAAAATTAGTAGATTACCTATTAAAATTAAATGTTAAATTTCCCGATATAGTGTTTTCTCAAGCTAGATATGAAACGGGTAATTTTAAAAGTTTAATTTTTATTGAAAATAATAATCTATTTGGTATGAAAGTTGCTAATTCAAGGTCTACAACTAATTTGGGTGAGCAACATAATCACGCTGTTTTTAACTCTTGGGAAATGAGTGTTATTGATTATGCTTTATGGCAAAATTCTTACACAAGAAAAATTAAAACAAGAGAAGAATATTTAAAATATTTAAAAAATGTATATGCTGAAGGTACTTATAGTTCTATACATAAAATTTTATCTGAAACACAAAAAAAATATCCAGAATTAATGGTCACTTACCCATTTAGAGATTAATTAATTTCCTAATTTCTCTTTTAGCTTTAAAAACCCTTGATTTAGAGGCCACAACACTAATGCCCAACATATCAGCGATTTCTTCATGTTTATAACCATCCAAGTATAATTCAAAAGCTTCTCTGTTTGATGGGCTTAGATTTGTTATAGCTTGTTTAACATAGTGCATCCTATCATCTTCACTGTATTCTTCATCATCATACCCTGAATCTATACGTCCCCAATCCGGTTCATCTATTGTTTGTGCAGTTGGTTGATTTTTCTTTTTTCTAAAATCATCTATCATTGAGTTATTAATAATTCTTCTAACCCAACCTTCTAAAGAACCAGTATTTTTATATGTATGAAGATTATTATATACTTTCATAAAACCATTTTGACAATAATCCTGTGCTACATTAATATCATTAGTGTACTTCATACAAACACTATATAACATCTTATCCCATAACTCACTATAGATATCATCAAACCTTAAGTTTTCTTTTAATAATTCTTCTTTTAATATTTTTTTAATTAATTTTTCCATTAACAAACTATTTTTGAGTTAGTGAAACTATCTGTTACATTAACAAATAAATCTTCTCTTATTGGTACAATTAATGAACACCCATCATCTAAAAAATCTATTTTAAATTCAGCTTTATATGTTCCCACTCTATTAACTTCTCTTTCACTAAATTTATACCCAATATAGTATTCTTCATCTTCTTTACATATATCTTTTATTACTGGTATTATAAAAGCTTGTTTATTAAATACTTTTGGTTTACCTGTTTCAGAATCGACCATTGAAAATGTCACTGCAGCATTCTCTAGATTATCAAAAATCTTTTTATAATCACTTCTACCATCATTAATAACTTTCATTTTTAATATTGGTAATTCTGAATTTTTACGTATAAAAAAGTTTTGTCCCATATTATTTAATTATATTACTTCATACCATATGGCATCATGGTAAATAACTTTTTTTGATTCACCATTTATTAATGTTATAGATGTACTAACTGTACCAGTATTTAATTCTAAAATTTCATCACTACCAGAAGTTTGAATAGTGCAAGTACCTATATTTGTATCGTTTCTACGAAATAAAAATTCTTTACCATTATTAGGTGAATTAGGTAGTGTCCATGTTGGACTACCATTTCCGTTAATTATTATAAAATAATCATTTATAGTTATAGTACCACCAGTATTACCTAAAAATCTAGTATTATTTAATATACCTGAGTTAGAAATTATTATAGTGCTACCACTACTAGTTATTGACATACCTTGTGGTGTAATGGTCACTCCGTGACCACTATGTCCACTACCACCAGACCATGTAATGGTACCACCTACTGTTATACCTGACGTAGATATATTAGGTGTAGTTAAACCAGGTGTATTAATACCACTACTTGTTATTGTAGTACTTGTTGTACCTGTACCACCACTTGTACTACCAGTTATGGTAATACCTTGTGGTGTAATGGTCACTCCGTGACCACTATGTCCACTACCACCAGACCATGTAATGGTACCACCTACCGTTATACCTGAAGGTATAACAACATTACCGTAAATTGTTAATGGTGAACAAGGGAAAAGATTACTAACATATAAATTAGATATACAAGTAGCTTCTGTATTACCAGTAAATGTTGCCGTATCTATAAAACTAGATAAAGAACCTAAAGATACACTTTCAGTTTTACTATTAACAACATCCCATATAGGTATTAAATCCGAGTCTTTTAACGCGTTAGTATTTTTTGGTAATTGGTCTATTCTTTTATTCGCCATAGTTATATTATTTTATTTAACATGCTGGTGGACATGGTCTAAAATGTTCTGTTGTTATTTTATCGCCTTTTTCTGTTACGATAAAACAATCATTATCATATAATAAATATGTTGCAGGTGTCCCAGATTTACAATCACCACATAAATTTGATGTTGGTTGTATAATTTGTGCCCCACCAAACGTTTCTCTTATACAATAACGGTTACAATCAACAAAGAAATTATTTCTTATTTCTAATAGATTAAGTGGTTTTTCATAAAATCTTAATTGTGATAGTTCTCCTAAAAATGAACCAGCAAAATACTTCTCAAGTTGTAACCCTCTATCTGCTGGGTCTGGTCCACCAAATGTTTGTGATTCAACCAATCCTTGTGTTCCACCACCCCACGTTATATTAAATGGTACACCTAATTGTTTTGAACTCCATTCATTTAATGCTCTTAACTGTAATCCTATAAAATTCTTAACTCTATATATGACCCTACCATTAACCCAAAATTTTAATGTTCCTGCGGGTAAACTATTTCTATACCCATCACCTTGGGTATAAGTAACTACAATATGCATCCAAGAATCACCTGAAAGTATAACAGAATTATCCGAATATCCTTCCTCCATTGTTGTACCGGTCATTCTAAATTCATTATTAAAACAAGCTCCAGTTACAGACATTTTTCTATAACCTATTTTACCATCAGGTTTAATTCTGAATCCTAAAGCGTTTTCAGATAGTTGGTCACAATATTCTAATACTGTTGTACCAGTATTTGTACTACCAGTTGTGGGACAAACACAACTACTGTTATCACACGCAAATCTATAACTACTAGTAGTAAACCAAGTTTGTCCACCTGTGTTTACATCTACTTGTTTGTCTGGTGATAATGGTACTTTTCCATTACAAGTATATAAACCTGTTTCACCAGAAAATACATTTCTAAATTTATTTTCAGCTCTTGTTCCTATATAAAAGAAAAACCCAGTATTACCGGTATAAACATCGTTTAATGTTGTACCAGTATCACCAGAACAAGTTGAATTATCCCATTTAATCCAAGTCTCCATTGACCAACCATTTTCATACTCTGTTGGCATTAAATCATATATCATTGCATTTGAATCACCGGGAACCAATTCTTTTGTTACGCTACTACTTGATGTACTACAATTATTGTTTGTAGTTGCGGTTATAGTTTCTTCTATAGGGTTTGGTTCCAAGAAATCTAATTTAAAATATCCTTGATAGAACCCCCCATTTAAACATACTGTATCACCAACAACACATTCTCTACTTGTAGTGGTGGTACCAGTTATATAATCCCATGGATAATCATATATACCCTTTGTTGCGGCAGTCGCAGTTGCAGAATTTATTGTATATCCCGTTACTGGATATAATACAACTTTGGTATCAGCTGACGTTATTGTAACGGTAAGACCTGATAATCTATCATACCTTCCATTATCAACACCTGTTAAACCAAAATCACATAATGTAAAACCAGAAGAAGGTTTAATTGTTGTACCATCCCACTCTGTTAAAGATGTTAATGATGTACCATCAGTTGTTGTACCACTTTGGTTAATATCAAACCATAAAACCAAATCATCTGTCACTATTGAATAATCACAAGATGTGTCTTGACACGAAGAAGCATAGAATAAACATTGTCCTTGGTCATCTGAGGTTATATGGAAGTCCCAATAATCATCATTAATCAAAGAACCATCGATATTGTTAAAATAATAATTGCTAATTCCCATGGTTAATATTATTAAGGTGATGATGTTTGATAGAACCAATTACTACCATCACAAGTAAAAGTATTTTTAGAATATAGTGTAGATGATAGCGATATACCTGGAGACGCTGTACCGTTCACGTTCGCTGTATTATCACCAACTCTTATAGCGTTTGTACCACTTACTCTTATTATTTCAATGACCCTACCATTATTTAAACTGCCCGCTTCTGGTAAAACTATATCACCCCCACTAGAAGTGGTTAAAAATATTATATCATCAGATGATGTAAGTAGAAAAGCCGTAGGGATGGTTATACTTAAATCCCTAGTGTTTCTTATAATACTACCCGATGTTATTAATGAACCACCTATTGAAACATCATTGTCCTGTGATATAGTTATTGCATTATCACCTGTTTTACCACTTGTAACAAAAATCATTTGGTTATTCAAGTTGTCATAAATAATCCTACCTTTAACACTTAGCTCATCACCAAATTCAATTTTAGAATTTCTAGCATTATCTGATAAAAGAGTTATTGTTGTTTCAGGGTTATTTTCAAATATTGCGACACTATTACTATCAATCGATGGGTATGATGATATACCCGTTCCTTTAATATGTAATTTATTTTGTGGTGAATTGGTTCCTACACCTAATCTTGTATTTGTAATATCTACTGTAACACCACTTGTACTACCAAAATAAACATTACCCTCATCTAATGGGTTTATATTTAAAGGTGAACAAGAATGTACATTTGTTACATATATATCACTTATACATGTTGCCGATGTATTACCAGAAAAACCACCAGAAGATGGTTGCCAACTAGCTAATCCATCAGCATCTGAGGTTAAAACATAACCACTTTGTTGATTTCCGTCAATATATTTAAAGTCACCTGTTGTACCCGTACCACCGATTTGAAAATTAGCGGTTGGTTCTTCATCACCATTTGGATTTAATGCTATTCCAAGATTACCTTTTGTGGCTCCATCACCCATTAACATCATAACAGAATTATCATCAATTTCCCACCATAATTTTGCTGAATTATTATTGTTAATTGGGTTGATGACCATTCCGTCAATACTATCTGAGCCTTTTAATACAAATTTATTTCTGTAAAAATCTGTTCCAGTTGTTGGTGAACCACTTCTTGTGTATCCACTACCATAATAAGTTAAAAATCCGTGATTTTTTGTTGTTGGGTAATCACTAAATTCCCCTATTAATATTCCAGAACTACCACCTGGATTATTATTTGATATTATATTTGTTGTAATCCCAGTCCAATCAAATTCCGTATAAGAACCTTTAAAAGCTGGAGATATATTAGATATTTCTGACATTTCTAATACACTATCGGAATGTAAAATATAATCGTTTCTAACATTTAAATTTGGTACATACACAGTGTCGGATGTACTACCGACAATACCACTACCACCTAAAATAGCACTATTATTACCAGACAATGTAGAAGCACTTGAATGTACGAAAGACACCTCACCTGAGGCTATAGTTTGCCAACCACTAGCGTAAGATAATATACCTGAAGCTAATGTACTATAACCATATGCTCTAGATGAAAATGTAGTAGCAGAAACACCCCCAAATTTTATTCCATTATGTCCACCACTTACGTGTGAATAATTTCCACTTGCTGTATTACCATAACCTTCAGCGTGGGAATAATCTCCAGTCGCTCTATTTAGTCTACCTTCTGCGTATGCCACTAGACCACTAGTTATATTACCAACACCAATTACGTGTGAATAATTACCACTAGCTGTATTTACTGCTCCTCCTGCGTGTGAATAATCACCACTAGCTAAATTAAGTCTACCTTCAACATGTGATGTGTCACCATATGCTTTATTTTCCCTACCCTCTGCATGTGAATAATCCCCAAATGCCTGATTATTAGTACCCTCAACATGTGCGGTGTTACCTGTGGCCGCATTAGAAGAACCTTCAGCGTGTGAAGCAAATCCATTAGCTTGAGTTGCACTACCCTCAGCGTGTGCCGCATGTGCTGTAGCTTCTGTTTCAAATCCTTCTGCGTGTGAAAAATCACCACTAGCTAATGCTCCAGCATTTTGAATATGTGAATAATCACCACTAGCTAAGCCACCTATACCCTCTGCGTGTGAATAATTACCGTGTGCTTTAACTGAACTACCAAAAGCAAATGAAGTTGTTCCTGTTGCTTCAGAGCCTAAAGATTGTACACTATCGTGTACCGTTATTGGTGAACAACCATGAACATTTGTCACCCATAAATCCGAAATACATGTAGCAGATGTATTACCTGAAAATCCTGTTGCATTATATTGCCAAGTAGCGTTACCACTAGAGTCTGTTGTTAACACATAACCAGATTGTTCTGTACCATCAGTTATTTTTATACCACCATCAACATGTAGTTCACCCGCGGTAATTGTTATTGTCCCCGCCGATGTTGGACACGCAACTATATTAGTAACATATAATGGTGATGTACAAGCCGATACCGACCAACTAACCCCACTAATTGGTGACCATTCTACTGAACCATCTGGTGTTATAGATTTTAATACATAACCTGTAACATCAACCGTTGTTGTACCAGTAGAGGCACTCATCCTTAGAAATGGTGGTTTAATTTTTAGACCAGATAATCTAGTACCATTTAAATAACCTTGAAGTCCGGCAATATTTACTGATGTTTCAGCAGTAGTTGTTCCAGTAAAATCTAATACAGTAGAATTAATTATACTAGTACCTGAAAGTGTTATACTTTGATTACTATATTGTACTATTTGTCTGTCTTCAAATTGAGGTCTAGCCTGAAAAAATGACATCTATTAATAATTTTTTTATATAACATTCCAATGATGACCAAGTGGTCGATATTGTAATGACTTATTAAGATTTTCAGCCTCAAGAGCTTTTCTTTCTAACATCTTATCTGGCATCAACCTTTCTAATCTCTCTTTAAGTCTTTCCCACAGAGCTGTTTTATCTTCTTTAGCTTCAGATAATAATGAATCATAATCCATTGTTACTTCTGCGTCTGTAATACCTAAACTACCACCAAATTTACCCCTAACTCTACCTAAAGTTTCTTTACACATAGCTGTAAAATAATCTCTTACCCATTGTTTAGATGGGTTATTTAATTCACTAAAATTAACAATATCAACTGGAACATCACTAGGTAATTTAATAATATCTTTATTTTCATTAAGACATCTTTGTCTTTCTTCTTCAGATGTTGTTTCATAATAATGGTACCAAACCTTACTACCAGTTACATCAATACCAGTTGTTAGACCAGCTAAACCAAAACTAATTCTAGAACCTGGTGGTGGTATTAAATGTAATAATTTTGTACCATTAGGTCCTGCTGTTATTTTATAAACTAAATCACTAGATATTATTCTCTGTTTTAAGTCATAATCTGCGTCTCTTGATAATATATCGTAAGCGGGTGATAAATAAAAACCACCATAACCATAACCTCCACCTCCACCACCGAAAGGTACTTGTCCATAGCCACCACCGTAACCATAATCACCAAAACCATATGTAGAAAATAAAGCATTATCTATAGTAGGTGGTGAAATCCATAATACTTCATTTATCTCTCTACCTGCTGGTATTTCATAAACTTGTTGTCCTTTTTGTACTGTTACATAATCTTTTTTAAGTTCCCAAGGTCCACGAGCTTGTAACCCAACAATTTTTGAATATGCGTATGTAAATGAATCCTCATATTCCATACCTCTAACCGTTAAAGCCTGTGCTAAATCTGTTGTTGTAATATCAGTCCCATATATTGATGTCCACTGAGCTTCGATTAACCATTCATTAATAAAAGCTGAATGGTCTTCTATTGAAATCTCCAATAAAGTACAAAACATTTCATCTTCTAATTCAACTTTTCTAATAGGTGCACCTAACCTATGTTTTACTTGTCTAAATAATTTTTCTTTTTCTGCATCTGTTATAACTAAAGACATAATATTGTTTTATTAATAAATATCTAAGATACTATTAAATGTTTAATTATGATATATTAAATATTAATTAGTTGGTGTGATGTTAAAGTGTTGTAGTTAATGTATATCCGTGACCACCCAGTACAGACCAACCATAATTACTATCATAGATTAACTCTATAGATGCTGAACCTACTTGTTCAAGTGGGATATAACTAGCACTTAAGGTAAAAGTAACAAAACCATTAGGCGTTGTTGGTGTAACTACTATTGCCCCACTTTCTACTGTACTTATTGTATATATGACTAATCTTTGTCCATCACTACCATTGGCCAATATTGTTTCATCGTCCGCTGATGTTATAGCTATTGTCCATATGGATTTACCTACAATATTTGGTACGGTATTTCCTGTAGTACTTACTTTAGTATTATTAGAATATGTTAAATTACCACTTAACTCTACATCACTTATTGTAACCGGTGAACACCCAGATATTGATGAGGTGTATAATGTTCCACCAAACTTACATAAATCTACATTTGGTAAATAAACTGTATCATTTGTTGTTCCTGTGATGTTTGAACCACCTAATATAACACTTCTCAATACATTATTACTTATTGTATTACCAGAACCACCAAGAATTGCAGAATAATCACCAACTACTACTGAATTTATTGAATGAACAAAAGAAGTTGAACCTGAAGCTATTGAGGTTTGTCCTCCAGCATGTGAGGCCAACCCAATAGACTTTGTATTAAATCCTTCTGCGTGAGAATGACTTCCTTCAGCTATAGTTACACTACCCTCAGCGTGAGCATTAATACCACTAGCAGTTGTACTAAATCCTTCTGCGTGAGAATAATCACCACTAGCAGTTGTATTACGATTTTGTGCGTGAGAACCCATTCCGCTGGCTAAAGTTCCTACTCCTTCTGCGTGTGCTGAAAATGTTGTTGCGGATGTGGCATCACCACTTCCACCAATACTACCACCTTCTACATGTGAAGAAACACCAATTGCTCTATTAATGTCACCCAATAGGGTACCGCCTTCAGCGTGAGAATATAAACCACTCGCTATTGTATTTGCTCCTTCAGCGTGAGAGTAATTACCACTAGCAATTGTACCATAACCTTCAGTATGTGACGCAATACCACTAGCTAAAGTATTATAACCTTCAGCATGTGCTGAATATGTTGTTGCTGAAGTTCCGGCGACAACTTCTGTTTTACCATTAAACCATACACCCCCCTCAGCGTGTGAAGCTCTACCACTTGCTGTATTACCATAACCTTCCGCGTGTGATTCTTGACCAGTCGCTCTGGTATTACTACCTTCCGCGTGAGAAGGACTTCCACTAGCGACCGTATTGTTACCCTCCGCGTGAGCAGCTTCACCACTCGCTAAGGTACTATTTCCTTCAGAATGTGAACCATAACCACCACTTGAGGTTGTTAAATAACCTTCTGCGTGAGAACCATAAAAACCACTTGCAGTAGTACCATCACCTTCCGCGTGGTCATAATATCCACTGGCTGTGGTGTTATGACCTTCAGCGTGTGAGGCTTTATTACTAGCTAGTGTACCATCACCTTCAGCGTGAGAAAATTCCCCACTAGCCTTTGTTTGATGACCTTCTGCGTGTGACAAACCACCTGAAGCTAACGTACCATAACCCTCTGCGTGTGCGGACCAAGTGGTTGCTGATGTTGCTAAGTATTTACCAGTATATGCACCACCTTCTGCGTGAGCACATATACCATCAGCTATACTACCCCTACCTTCTGCATGAGCGGCAAAAGCCGTAGCTTTAGTTTCCCAACCCTCTGCGTGTGAATAATATCCACTAGCTGTTGTTAACCTACCTTCTGAATGTGAAGCAATACCACTAGCCGTAGTAGTAGAACCTTCTGCGTGTGCTTGTGCTTTAGTCGCACTTGTACCAGCACCTTCTGCGTGTGATTGTAGACCACTAGCGGTAGTTCCTTGTCCTTCCGCATGAGACTCATCCCCAATAGCCATTGTACCATCACCTTCTGCGTGTGAATAATCTCCACTAGCTGTTGTTCCACCACCTTCAGCGTGAGAACCTCTACCACTAGATAAAGTTCCAACACCTTCTGCATGGGATGACCAAGTAGTTGCTGATGTCGCTTGTTCTGCTGTTGGTCTACCACCTTGGACATATCCGCCTTCTACGTGTGAAGCGTTTCCACTAGCTATATTACCAGTCCCAAGACTTGGTCCTTTACCACCTTCTGCATGTGAAGCCTCACCACTAGCAACATTTCCATGTCCCTCTGCGTGTGCGTATAATCCACTAGCCGTGGTAAAACCACCTTCTGCATGTGAACCGTAATAACTACTAACAGTACTACTACCTTCTGCGTGTGAATAATATCCACTAGCTGTTGTTTCTGAACCTTCTGCATGAGAAGCAAAACCACTTGCTCTATTAGGTATAGCAAGTGAACCAGCACCTTCAGCGTGTGAATAGTCACCACCCGCTATTGTTAACCTACCTTCTGCGTGTGAAGTGTTACCACTAGCGACAGTTTCTGCACCTTCTGCATGTGAGCGAATACCACTAGCAATTGTTAAATAACCTTCAGCATGTGAATTATTACCTATAGCTTGTGTAGTATTATTTTCTGCGTGAGAATATAAACCACTTGCCGTTGTATTTCTACCTTCAGCATGTGAAGCTTCACCACCAGCCGCCGTACCAATACCTTCAGCGTGTGAATAATGAGCGTTTGCCGATGTTTGGAATCCTTCCGCAACACTATAATTACCTCCAGCACTACTACTACTATTAATAAGTTTTACCGCACTTGTACCAGTACCCGCAGTCCAATAACCATCGTTTAAAGCCGAAACATCAACACTAAAAGAAGGGAAACCTGTATTACCACTAAAAATAATAGTGTTTGTTGTTGGGTTAAAAGTTCCTCCGGTAACAAATGTGTCTAAATTATCAATACTATATATACAATCTCTTAGTGAGATAAAATTATTATCTAACTCAGCAAATGTTAATTTACTACCTTTTACTAACCTTAATGTTAATGGACACGAAATACTCATATAAAAGTTTTTTTATATAAATATTCTTGAATGGAAAAGAATTTAACTGTAATTAAAATAATCGTAAAACCACTTATAATTATTTTTAATATTTTCTGATAATCTTTCACCTAAAATAATATTTGACTGACTTGGTATCGGTTCTACTTTTTGTTTTATTGTATGGTCACCAAAAACACCATAAACAGAATCATCTTCTACTGTTATTTGTTTAACATTATTAAAATCGTGTTCAAATCTTGGTGTTTCTAAAAAATCGTATATTTTATTTAATTCCTTTTGTGGTGTACTTGTTAAATCCTCATATCTTATAAAAAGTATATTTTTATCTATACCTTCTCTTATTATTTGATAAATTCTTTCAATTGATAAACCTATTGGTGGTGTTGTGGCCCATATATCAGCTCGTTTTTCTGTAGTAGTTCCTTCTAATTTACTATGATTAGTCATTTTATAATCTAAGTGTTGATTTTTTCTAAAATTTTTTTCCATTGAAGTAAATACATCTCTTAAATCTCTAACCATACAGATAATTTTTGGGTTTGGGTGAAATGAATTCAAAAAATTATAATGAATACCCCACCCACGACTTTTATCTATAATGTAAGGTTTATCTGTAATACCTTCGTAAAATCCCAATAACCCCTTTTCACAAAAAGATAACCAACCCCTTTTCATTATCTCAGAATCCTGTGCTTTAAATTCTGGTGATTCTGAATAATTTTTTCTAGCGGCATAAAGTAATTCTAAAACACCAGATGTGGGTGTGACATAAAAATCTGGATTTTGGCCTATAATATTTTGTAGTAAGGTTGAACCAGCTCTAGGAAGTGATGATTGGAAAAATACTTTCATTTATTAATGATGGTATTTTATTATATAATGTAAATATTATGTTACTATATCACAAGTTATAAAGTCTTCATTTATAGTTAATTTAAGTTTTTCATTAATTAAAACATCTTTATTTTTATTATAAACATATCCATCTACAAAATTTTTACCATCTATCTTATATCTTATAGATAGTCTATGGTCTTTATTACAAACATTTCTACCTCTATTACTCCAATATAAAGTAATATCTTTCGATGGTATAAATAAATTATTGTCATATATTACACCAGAAAAATTATTTTTAATATCTTCTAATATATTACTACCCTTTTTTTTGAATAATAAATAGAGACCATCAATAATTTTATTATATACCAATTGATATTCTTTTCTAAAAGCTATTTTTGGTAATTTATTTTTATATATAGCAAAAAATTCCGATAAATAACTATCTCCTTGATAATCTAACTTTTTAACCTCAACAATATCATTAATGCCTATAATTATATTACCCGCATCATCATATAATGGTTTAATACAAGTTAAGTCACCTTTTAACATCTCTTCAGGTGTGTAGTTTTTAATTATGTTTTGGTATAATTCTATAACAACACCATTAATTTCTCGTCTACCCATTAAAACATCTAAAATTCTGTCTTGTATTTTTTTATCATCTTCCTCAGTTTTATATTTTAACCTAACAAACTTTGGGTCTCTTTTAAAATGTTGTCCTTCAAAACTTTTTTCATATTTTGTATAACTACTAAATTTAGCCTTTTTTAAAAATTCATCTAACTCATCTTCATTTACATCTGAAACTCTAAATAAATCTAAACTTCTTCTTATTTCATCCAAATCATCTGTATTTTTAAGATATTCAGAAACAATATTAATTGAGTTGGCCGGATTGGTATGGTCTAATATTTTAGATATTAATCCATGAAATTTTCTTCTATTGTCTAATTGTAGATTACTTCTTAAAAAAGTATATATACTATCTAAATCCGACCCCAATCTATTAGCCATTGAACTAGGGAGATTTTGTGTTAATTGCCAAAGTCTACAATAAACACTTTCAGTATTACCTAACTGTATATCTCTTTCACATAAATTATTTAATTTTAATCTATGTTCTTCGACATCATAATATCTTTCATCTACCTCTTTTAGTAGTTTCTTAGATAATATAATATTATCATTTTCTTTTACAACTGTTCTTCTGATTTTGGATAAAATTGCCATATTACCTATAAATATTAGTTAATATAGTAATTATAGAGTTAATCTCTAATATCTATAGAATCTTCCAGATTATCCATAGAGTCTTCTGGGTCATCACTTAAAAACATTAACTCGTCTTGGATTTTTTCTAAGGGGTTTATTATATTATCATTTATATATTCCTTAACACCGTTCTCACCCCCAATACCATCTATATCAAGGTTAGGTATTGTTACGTCACCTTCTTTTAATGTAATAATATTTAAGTCACCAATCATTTCTTCTAAAGCATCCCACATATCTCTTAAAGCTTCTTTAGTTTTTTTAGAAAAAGTTTCTTCAACCATATCATTATAAACCTCTTCTTCTCTTTCGATTAAATATTCACGTATAGCTTTATCTATTCTACTTTCTTCAACATCACCGACTTGGTCTTTAACGTATTCCCTTATAAGATTTTTATTTATTTTCTTTATTTTCATATTATATAAATATCACACAAATATTAAAATTACTTAATTTTAAATAACTTTTTAAACCATTTTTTAATTTTACCAAATATTGTTAGCTTTATTGGGATTTTTTCTAATCCAGTTAATCTTTGTGGTACTTTATTTGGGTTTTTTTGAATATAATTCATCATATCCTTAACAAATTTAGCCATTTCATACTCTTCCTCTTCTACACATCTCTCTTCCCAAACAGTTAATAAAGCTATTTGTTCCACTATGTGTAAAGTTGGTTGATAAAATTTAAAAATACCTTTTAAAAATTCTATTTTCTCTTCTGTTGAATACCCATTTTTTATTATATCCATAAAATTAAATCTTTATATAATAATAATATATATTTATAAAATAGTAACTATTGATTATACAATAAAAAAATCTTATCATTAAGAATATGAAAAAAACTATATTAATAGTATTTTTAATAATTAATGCTTTAATAACAAAATCACAAACTACTATAGAATTAGATAATGGTGGGTTATTGTTTGCTAGTTTAAATACTAATACAACATATTACAAACCAGAATTAAAATTAACAAAAGTTAAACCATTATATTATAGAGATTATAATACAGGTTTAAAAACTGGTCCAGCTTTATTACTTGGTGGTGCCACATTTATTTCCGCTGGACTACTAACTAGGTCATCAACATTTAATGGTAAAGGTATACATTTTAGTGGTAAAAACGCGTGTATTGTTTCAGGTACAATTATATTTGTTTCGGGTATAGTCATTACTATTGGTGGTGGTTAACAGACATAACTTATGGATAACATAATAAAGTATAGATATCAAAATGATTTATGGTATAGTGAGGCTTTTTTAAGTGAGGCATTGAAATGGGATGTCACATTAGAAATGTCCTTACCTGGTGCTAATTTTGTTATTTGTTTAATTAATGGTGTTAATGTCGAAGTCCCAACAAAAGATTTTCATAAATTAATAGACAGTAAAGCATTTAATACAAAATTTAAAATAAATAAACATAATTTTTAAAATGAAACTCATAAAAAAAATAATAAGAAAAATAAAAGAAAATATCTTAATTAGATTTTCTATATATTTAAAAGTAATAACCCCAATAATATTTTTATTACTATATAATTTAGGTTTTAATATATCTGATATTGAAACTATGGTTATTGGTGGTATGTGTTCACTAAGTATTTCATTAACCATTACTATGATACATATTAATCATGTTGTAAATAAAAATAATGAATTAATAATAAAAAATTATTGGAAACTAAAAAACGAATTATCTTACCTAAAAAAAAGGAAATGAGAAAAAGAATTAAAAGAAAAAAAACATCTAAAGTAGTTAGTTCTTGTTGTCACGCAAAAGTACATTGTATTCCACCATCACAAAGAGATGTCGGTGGTGTATATTGTACTAAATGCACAAAAGAATGTAATACCACATTTTTTTAGTATAATATAAATATTTATATTATATGAAAAGAATTATTCTAAAAGAGAGTCAACTTAAATCTGTAATAAACTACAGAAGTGACGAAATATTAAAAGAAGAAATATTAGAGGAAGAGTTTAAAGAATGGGCTTTAGCCGGATTAATAGCTTTAGCTTCAATGACCGATATAAAAGCACAAACCCAACCAATAGATTCGTCACATATAAAAGCGGCTGAGTTAATACAAAATAAATTAGAATCTGGTGATGAGGATTTATATCAGTTATTTAGTGATGCTCAAATTGAGTTGAATAGGGAAAATTTAGAAAAATTAAAATCTGTTAGTAAAAAAGATTTTGAAAACGCAAAAATAGAAACATATAAAACTAAAAGTGACCATAGTATAATTTCTAAACAAAGACAAGGTTTCACTGTTTCTGACATAAAAGTTACTAAAGATACACTTTTACCTAAAAATTCAATTATAGTATTAGAGGACTCTATTGAATTAGATACTGACAATATTTTTGAAACGGGTGGGTATGAGTTATCTGAATACGCAAAAAGTAAAATTAATGATATTTTCAATGTACTTAGTGAAGAAGGTGAAATAACTAAAGTTGTTATTGAATCTTCTACAGATAAAGAACCTATAAGTATGGGTAATGAAGAACTAGCTAAACTTAGAGCTGAAAGTGTTGTTAATATTGTTGATAGTTTTGATGTAGATGATGTTGATGTGATTACAAAACCAAACCAAGGGCCAAATATATATGGACCAAATATGTCGAGAAATGAAAAAAGTGAGGCTCGTGAACAAACTAAAGAATATAGGTATGTTAAAATAAGTGTTTTATTAGAAGTTACAGCTGAGACAAAAATGGAAGCTGGTTCTATGTTGTATAACTATGAGGTTGAAATGGTTAAACTAAAACAAACATTTAAACCTAAAAAATATAATAAATATAGAAAAAGTATTTTCACTAAAAAAACACATAAAAAACCTAAATGTAAAAAAGTGAAAGTTAAGGGTAAGGAACTACCTTGTTTTTTTGAACCATCATTGTAAATTCATTGTGGCGTAATACTCTACTTTATAGTGTGTAGATAATTGTTTATATGTATAACTTTTACCATTAACATTTAATTTACCATTAAAAATTTCGAAATCACCAATATAACTTTCAGATGAACAATGTTTAACATCTTTTTTTAACATATTTTCCTTATGTTTTGGTGAATTATGCCAAATATAAATCATGTACATCCTAGTTAAACTATTTAATTCTTCATTTGACATATCTTTGTCTACATTATATTTGTAATTAAAATATTTTTTAACAAATTTAATGAAATCTTTATGTTCAGTTTTGGTTGGGGCTATAGTATAACCTAATAAACAATTTTCATAAGAATTATGTACACTATGTGATAAAGATTTATCTTTAATATTCTTATTATTTTGTCCTATAGATATTTTAACTAATTTATCAGACCACTCTAATGGTTTTAAATTATTACCTATTCGGTATTGATTCACATATTCAAATAACTCTTTATCTTGTCCTATAGATAATAGACTAATTAAAATTAATATTGTTGTAAGTATTTTTTTCATAACTACAAATATAATAAAAATATATTACAATTACAACATTCCATGTATGTATTTCATTTTATTAATTTTTTTTAAAACTTTAATTGCTCTTTTTTTAAGTTCTGAAGAACTATAGTCAATAAAATCTAATGGAGTTTTAAATTTTTTTACAAATGGTATATCATAAGCTGTATTTACTAAATGCCAATTAACATCTAAATCAAAACGGTCTTTAAACTGTTCAAAATCTTTAGATATAATTTTTCTAATCATATTTTCATACGCCGGATTTCTATCATAAACATTCTCCATATAAGGACCTTTTTCTAAATTGGTTAAATAATAAAAATATTTTAACACTGTTTTAATGGGCCCTTTAATATTTTCATCACTCATTAAATGTATGAAATCTTTATTATATAACTCTTGTGATTCTTTAGTTTGTTCAATATTAGTATAACCTTTTGATACTCTTTGATAGTCCTCCCAAGCATGTTTCATTTCATGATTTAATGCCGATTTTAAATCATATCCTCTATATTCATTATTTATTAGTTGCGGTTGTATGTATAATAATACAACATAGTTACCATCTTTATCATATCCTGAATGTTCTTGACCATATCCCGTTAATTTATCGTAAAAATCTATCACAACATAGTCTATTGGGAATCCGTTGAACGCTTCAGGGTGGTCATAACCATCAATGATTAACCTTTTTTTCTCATCAGGGTTATTCATTATCTCATTATAGATAATTTCACCCCATTTTCTCACTTCAAATGAAATCCCTGCTGCCTCAGTTATTGTTTTTTTATATTCTTTTAACACATGAATGATATCTTCATCATCATCTCGCCTATTTTTCCTAAACACATAACCATCGTGTGTCCTACTACCATAACTATGGCCATCATTATATTTTACTACGTGGTCGTAATAATTACCTTTTTCCGTTGGGCCAACATACTCAACAGTTTTACCACTTCTAGTGATTAAAATATCACCAGGTTTACAATCTCTTAAATCTACTTTACCTAAACCAGTGCTCTTAACCCAATTTAATTCATCAGATTCACTTAATTGTGGCTTATTATCAAAATACATTTTAAAAGCTTCATCCAAACCTATACGAAGTAATTCACGTGCTAATCCTTGATAGTCTCTACTGTTCAAATTTAAATAATCCCTTACTTTTCTAGTATATTTGGTGTCTAATGTAGCGTGTGATTCAAGTCGTGGGTTATAATTACCCTCAACCTTAGCTATTGTTCTTAAAAAATCGAAATAAACTTCTTGTAAAGAAATTATATGTCCATCGTGACCAATACCAGTGTTCTGTATCTTATTTGATGTATTATTAACCCAATCCAAATCAGATTCAAATAATCCCATATTATTTAAGTCTTGAAACCTAAATGGGTTTATTGAAGAAATAAGGTCTTCCACGGCCCAATAAACTTCATCACCATCATGATATGGTTTCCAATGTTTAAGAACATTTATTAAATCTTGAATATTCTCTTTGTTCGGATTTTCTTTTACATCCTGAACAGAAAGGCCTATCTCATCATCTATTTGATAAGCTTGTCCCACCCATTTTTCTAAACCTTTAAGTCCAGACTCTAAGTCTGGTGGGTAATAATCTTTAGGTATCCCATCAACCCATTTAAAATCATCAGACTCATTTAACGATGGTTCAATTAATTTTATTTGGTATTCTTCCTCATTTGTGTCACAAATTAAAAACATACAATTATCTTTTTGACACTGTGATGGTAATGTCCCAACAAAATCTTCAACCCATAAATCATCAAACCCATAATAACCATCCTCTTCTATTGATACTAGAATTGTATTAGCATTACTTTCATTATTTCTATGTATATTGTTACACTCATCTAAAGCTAATACCTTTGCTTTAACACTATAAAAGGTTTGTATCTCATCAGTATCATTCCATTGATTTGGGTTATCCTCCCAATTATCTATCGCATCAATAATAATTTCATCACCTGGTTTTAATATACCATACGCTTCACAAGTATCCATAATTAATGGGATGTCTTTGGCCCATTCAAAATCATTATTATTTATTTTAGTTTTACTCATATTCTATCATACACATCTTCTACAAAATAAGGATATATCTTACTATCATCTGGGTATTCATCAAACCTTGGAGTTAATAATTCATCCCTATCATCCAAGTAAAATTCAAAAAAATCAATAAAATTACCGAACTCACTAAAAGGGAAATCCCAACATTCTTCACACCACTCTTCAAAAGCTTCTTCTTCTGTTTGGTCCCCCAAATCTCTGTTTTTTGGGTTCCAATATTTACTACATTGGTCCCAACAATTTTCTATTCCCTCCACTAAAACATCTTGTATTAAATCTGTGATGTCAAAATTTAATGTATACTTCGCTGTCTTTTCTTTGGGTACCCACTCACCTTTACCAAAGAAATCCATTACAGCTCCAACAGCTGAGTTATATATTCCATCTCTAGCCGCAACATTATATGCTGAACCATAGGCCCAAGTTAATTCAAGTTTTAAATCTTCAAAAACATCTAATTCATCAATCATTTCACCCAAAACATCAGAATCAGCAGACCAATCAAGAACATCTTCTTTTGTTAAAGTTGTTTCTTTTCTCTCAAAATGCATTTCATCACCAATAAGATTATCATTAATCCATTCTACTATATATTTGTATAAAGTTTTATCTCGCGTAACAAAATCCCAAACTTGGTTTATCCAATCATAAACTAAATCATGTGAATCATATGGTTCCCAATAATCCTCATCATCACAAAATATTCTTTCAGCTAAACCTCTACCCATATACCCATAACGACTATCAATATTTTTAAATAATGGTATAAAGTCACACCAACTATCAGTTTTTAAAATATATTTTCCGGCAGCGTCTTCATAGTATACATCAAAAAAACCATTACTAATCATTGGGCCAACAATCTCACTTGGTAAAGAATCATATCTATGAACAATTTGTGACGGTGTTAAATCAGTCTCAACTTCAATATCCCTAACCCAATCAAAATCTGAACTTTCTTTTAATATTTTTTTTATAATATTTCTCATTCTTATTATAAATATTTGGGATTCATATAAGGTAGGATTAAAAAAAAATATATTTATTATGCTTTTTATTATATTATATATATTTAAGCGCTGCAGCAGCAAAAGCAAGCTAGCTAAAAGCAAATAAGCTTTTAAATTTTATTAATATTAAAATACTTAAAATATTCTTTACCATAATTAATAAATAACTCTTCTCCGGCCTCAATATCTCTATTAGCCCAAAAACTAAAAACCAATTTATTTTCGTCTTGGACTATTAAATATTCTCCTTTATAATTTAAATTATGGTCATCACTATGGTTATATATACCACCCCACCCTAAAAGCACTATTGGTGTTAGTTTATCATCTATTGTAAATTGATACACATAACTTTTTAATGAAGGGTGTATTAAGTCTACTTTTGTGTCATATAATATGTGTGTTGGACATTGTTCCACCAAATCACCACTTTTTATCTCTACATCAGTGAAAACACCAAAACCATGTACATTTGATTTACTAACTCTTAAACCATTGTGTTTTATAAGTTTCATTAATTATAAGTCTCCATTATTGGTATTGAATAATACCGTTGTACTAATAATTTTCTTATTAATTTAAAATCTTTAACATTATATGGTTTTAAATTAAATTGTTCACTAATTTCTTTAATATGTGGTTGTAACTCTTTTATGGTATGTTTACCTATTGTCTTCATTTTATAATAATAATAAAAGTATTTACAAATTAAATTATCTTTTATATTTTTTTTAAATGGAAAAAGAAGAAATAATAGAACATATTAAATATTATAAAAAAGAAGTATGTTTACACCATAATGAAACAATTATAGAATGGTATTTAGAAAAAATTACTGAATTAGAAAATAAACTTAAAAATATGGGTTAATAGTCTATCTCATATACATACCAAGTTTCACCATTAAAATCCTCAGCCGTTTCATAACCATAACCACCAGTAACTTCATCCCAATCATAAGAATTATAAACTCTATTTTCTATTAAACCACTTCTATCAAAATCTGTAACACCACTATCATGTAACTCATATGCATTTCTATAAAGGCCATGGTCGTTTACTAAACATTCAACAACACCATCAGCAAGACAATCAAACCAATGTTCAGTTTCCACAAAAATAACATTTTCTTTAGCTAATTCTAATATTTCTACCTGTTTATCTATGAGATTTTGTTCTTCTTCTTCACTAAAATCTTCACTATCTTGTAATTTTATTAATTCATCTTCAACGTCTTCATATTGGTCCAATTTGTCCGAATATTCAAGAATTTCTGTATCACCCATATTATCCACACGACTTTCTACCATTTCATTAATAAACTCTTCTTCATCACTTAAAGATAAGTAATAACCATCTTCATCATAATACTCCAATAAATCCCAATCATCATATTCATCATAATACTCCCATAAAGCATCATCTAATTCTTGTTCATTCGCAACTTGATAATAATTTTCCGAAGTTTCATATATTGGTATTCCGTATCTGAAATCCCCTGTATCCATCAAATCTTCATCATCAGTATGATTATACAAAGCTTGTGCTCTTGGTTTATCTTCTATCCATTCTGGTGGGCCTTCAGACTCAGGGAAATATATTCTATGATGTTTTTCAATTAGTTCTAACATCTTTTTTGGTAGCTTTTCTAAATAATCTAAACCTGTTTTATTTTCACTAAACTCGTAATCTTTAGCGTCCCATAATTCAACCTTACCACTTCTACCTATTTTTCTAAAAGCGACTTTATATAGGTTATCCGAATCATCTTTATTTTTATCTATTATAAAAAAGAATGTTGCGTTTTTAGAATATCTATCCCAATGATGTGAATAATCTTTCATTGTAACACACCATTTTGTACCAGAACCATAAACACAAGAAGCTAAATGTGATTTAGGTGATATTACAACCCAATCCTTATCTTGATAAACAAGGTTTCTTTGTTTTTTAGCCTTTTTTTCTTCCTTTTTTTGTCTCACCTTTTCCCTAACCTCAGCAATGGTTTGGAAAAACATAGTTAAATTTTTATAATGATTTATATCTTTTTTATTAAACGCTTGGTTATTTTCATGGAAGAATGTTAAACTATCTAATAACTCAGAATGATTTTGTCTAAAATGTGATGTTTGTGTAATACCCCAATCAGCTGTTATAGTTTTTAAAACCCAATTAAGGTACTTTTGATTACCAGATGGGTCATTATCTACGTAATAATCAAAAATTTTATCTGGTATATTAGGATATTTTTTTCTAGCATTCTCAACCCTACCTTCAGTAAGTATAATTCTTTCTAATAATAATTTAATATCCATATCAATAAATATATTATTAATAATAAATATCCAATAAAGTTGTGTGAATTAAATTATCTATAGAACCACATCCACTCCATACTAGGTCTAAATATTGGTTCCCAATTTCCTATAGATTTTTCTGTTATGATAGTACCTCTATTCATATTAAGCCATTTGATGTGAATTTGTATATTATCTATACTTTCATTTTTTTTTAAAACAATAAAAGGTTCACCATGAAGTTCATCATTACCTATATCATAGGCAATATATCTTTTACCTACCTCTAGGTCTTTAGTATCAGTATATGGTCTTATATCTCTTATGATTATGTTTTTTTAATATTCAAAAGAATCATCTATATTATAATAAATATCTTCTTCTGGGATTTCATCTATAAAATCTTCATAAATATCACCATCAAAGCAAGGTTTATCGTTTGGGTCGTAATTTCTCATAATAATTTTTAATTATTGATTAAGGTGTGTACCTAATTGGTTGGTCTACTATATAAATATAAGTTATTGACTATAAAAGTCAATTTACACTAGAAAAATTCTTCATAATCGTCATCCCATAAATCTTCTATATCGGGTTCCGTATATGTTGGTGTTTTGTGTAAACCATTTTTTGCATAATGTGTATCAACAGCAATAAAAGCTTTTTCCCAAGAATCATTTAATGGTTTTAACTCTGCTGGATACTCAAAACCACCCTCCTTTAATTTTTTACCATTTAAAATATTAAATAATATTTCATACTTATCCACTTGACTATCATCAAATAAGAAAAAATCACCAAGTTCACCATATTCTTTACCATATTCAATGAATCTAGCAATTTTTTGATAGTTTTGTTTATTATTAGGCATTTTAAATTTCCATATATGATAATATAAGTTACCTTTATCATTATATTCATGGAAAGATTGTCCACCTTCAGCTGCTGTACACCAATTTGTGTCTTCACCATAATTACATGAAGCTTCCCTTGTTTTTGGATATATAACTATTAGGTTATCATCTTCATATACAATATCTTCATATCCTATATTTTTAGATTCCATTTCCTCTTTTATGATTTTTCTTATATCCATAGTTATATATAAATATCTTTACGATTTAAAAATATTTTATTATAATTAATAATTATGAAAGATTTTTTTAGAAACTTACAATTTATATTCAGACCTAATTTTTGGTTAATGAATGACCCATATGATAAAGATTGGGATGATGAATTTAATGTGTTATTAGATGAATATACCTTTAGTAATATTGGTGAACATACCGCAAAATTAGGTGATACTACGATTTGGATATCTAATTACCCTTTCGCTTGTTTTAGGAAAAGAAATATAAATAAAAGGCCATCTAGGTTAACTATTCTTAGAGCTAAAAAACAACTTAAATTAGATATTTTACGAAAAAAACATGAAAGACAATATACTATTATTATAGATAGATATACACCAACTGAAGTTACACAACCACTACTGCCCCCAATAACTAGGGTAACAAGAGTAAATTATAGTATGTACAGATTTAATACTTTAAATGGTAAGTTAAAACCTAGGGGTAGAATATTAAAACATAGGTTCCCTAGATACACACGGTACTAAGACGATAGTGGTACATATCTAAGACCAATATCTTCAACATATATACCTTTAGGTGGTCCACCTACCCCACTAGTTGGCCAATATGGTTTTGTCCATTCAATGTTATCGGTTATTGTTGGGAAATATATTCCATGATTTCCAGTTGTATCTTTTACCACTAATAAGAAGAAATTATCAGATATGTCTACAACACGCCCTTTAATGTATTTACCAAACTTACCACTTAAATAAGGTGTTTTAAATGAACCAATCCATTGTAAAAAAGAATCTTTATTTTCGTACCTAACCTCAATCAACTCATCTTTTTTTGGCATATATTTTGGTTCGATTTTTTTAATCCATTCTAATTCTTCTTTTATTATCTTTTTTATGTTCATATCAATAAATATCTTAATGATGGTTGTTTATATATGTTTATTAATTATTTCTAAACATTTTTCATAAAGATTTCTATTCCCTTTATTCATGTGTTTTAAAATAATATATTTTTCTTTAATATATAATTTACCAAAATTTGGGTCGTTTTTCATGATATCCTCAATATTATCCAAAAGGTCGGCGTATTTAATTGTTTGAGCTCTAGGTGAAATTTTACCCATTCTGATAGCCTCCATTTCCTTCCTACCTTTTCTATTCATATTTGGGTATTTTTCTGTAGTAAAGACATCTGTTAATTCTTTAACCAGTTTAATGACATCTATAACAATATTAGGTTCAATAATTGTCATTAATTTTTCAAAAAGTTCTGTTTCAGTTGTTGGTGTATCCTCTAAAACATCATGGAGAACTGCCGCATATATCATAGCCTCATCACCACCATTTTCTTTTACTGTATCAGCAACTCTGAAGGTATGTGTAATATATGGGTCACCAGAATATTTTCTTTTTTGGTCACCATGTAATGTTGTGGCTAATTCTTTTATTTTATTTATTTTCTCCATAATGTTCTAATTGGTTTTCATTAAAAATATGTAATAGACCATAATCGTCCATTTCACCAACTATTCTAATCTCACCCTTTAAGGTCTCAAAAACACCAACAATGGTACATGGGAAATTATACCCTTTTGGTTTTATTGCTTTATCACCAATTTTAAATTTAGTTTTATTCATTTGTCAAATATAAATAATATTTTTATTATTGTATATAAATATTTGTTTTAAATGCTTGTTTGATATTTTATTTATTTATATATTTAATTCATGATTAAATGGAATGATGAACATACATATGGCTGGAATAAGCTAATAGATAAAATTCAAGATTATCTTGGGATTCAACCTGAAAACCTTGCCTTCTTTTTGATTAAGTTTTGGATAGTGATACCTCTTATGTGCCTTGTAGGCATATTAGGCATATTGCAAACAATTGATTGGGGTGTACATCTATACGTGGATATGGTGGATAAACAATTACAGGAACCGCCAGATGTAACAAGTTCTGGAATAATAAAAGACATAGGGAAAGGACTATTGTTCATGACAGCATTGCCCTTTCTTGCCTATTCTTTACCAGCACATGCAATAAGCAGGATAAAGAAATTAATTAAAAAGAAGAAACCTACCCCACCTCAACAAGACCCTTACTTTACAGATAATGAATACCTGGTACAAGATTGGCGAGGCTTTGTTATAACCCAAGAAACTCATATAGATTTATATGGCTTTGAAGGTTATCCTGCAACACATGCGACCGATTGTGAGTGCCAACATTGTCGTATGGCAAGTTGGAATTATGCTGAAGAGAATGGCTATCTTAGAATTAGAAGAGGTTGGCCATCAAGAAGGCAAATATTTGATTATCTAAATAGACAAACATATGATTATCCTTGGATTAAAAAGGAAGCGGACTTCTTACCCAAGAAAAAAATGAAGGTACATAAGCTGGACCAAGGTATTAGAAAACATGAAATTCTTTTAGGGCCTGGAATTTATGTAAGGGAAGTGGACCATAGCACTGTAGATATAGATGATTTAATGGATGGGAATTTGTGGACACCAAGGAGTAATTCCGAATATTACTCAGGAATGGTAAGGATAAGGAGGGATAGATAGAATGAATGAAGTATCAATAAATTTTATAGGTTTAATCATAGGATGTGTGTCAGTACTACTAGGATATGGCATTACTATGTTATGTATACGTTATAAACATAAAAGAGAACAAACAGTAGATACGGAACCACGGATGAATTTACCACGGTTTGGTGCAATCAGTGGGAATACGATTACTGTGAAGGAAGACTTCTTACCAAAGAAAAAGATGAAGGTACATAAGATTGACCAAGGGATTAGGAAAGAAGCCTTTAGAATCCATTCACCTATTGGCCCTGGAATTTATGTAAGGGAAGTGGATAATGGAGAAGAGGTTTCTCAAGATGAACTGGATAATTTAGTTCCTTTACAAGGGTTCAATTTAATAGAAGGCAATTTAGTAAGGAGGAATAGAGAGAATGAATGAAGTATCAATAAATTTTGGAGGTTTAATCGCATGTGTGTCATCTCTTACATTTTGGGGCATTGTTCTTTTATATATACATTATAAACATAAGAGAAATATAAAGATAATAAATAAAAAGATTGAAGAGAGAGTCAACAGACCACTTGATGAACATGATATGATGACAATGCAGGAAGAGGTTAATCAATATTGGCAAACAGCTCAAAGTTTTGTTAGACGAAGTGCTATCATACCTTATGATGAGATTAGGCCAAAGACTGACAAGTTATCACCAAAGAAAAATTTACTTAAACATAAATTAAATAATGAAGAGTAACGATTATTTTGAAATATTAACTAAACAAGAACAGAGATTGATGGCTAGTGTTGTGTCTCATGGATTAATATACCATAATGAAAAGGAATACCCATCTTTTAAATCATGGATTAGAGATTTAGATTGTTTAAATTATAATATAGATATATTTACATTAAAGTTTAGAATTGACTTAGTGTTAAAGTATGGTTACATTGGTGACCTAACACCAAGAAGAACTTCAATTAAACATGATTTTAAATAAAAAATAGATATTTAATAATATGAAAAATTTTAACGAAACAATTAATTCAACTAAACCAACACTAGTAGATTTTTATGCTACTTGGTGTGGCCCATGTCGTATGATGGAACCACTATTAGAACAAGTATCTACAGAAGTAAAAGATGTTGCAACAATCCTAAAGGTAGACATAGATAAAAATAGGGATTTTGCTGTTAAACATGGTATAAGAAGTGTGCCAACACTTATTTTATTTAAAGAAGGTAAAGTGGTGTGGAGACAAAGTGGTTTACCACCAAAAAACTTAATAGTGGAATCAGTTATTAATAATACTTAACATTTATTGTTATATATAATAGCCTTTTTAACTTCCTCCCATTTTAACGGAAAGTGATACCCATCTTTTATTAACTTATCTCTAATTTCTTTTATTTCTTTTATTTTTTCTAACATTTTAATATAAATATATTAATATTTATTGGTAATAAACATTATTAATCATGAACCCAGAAATTGAAAGAGCTATCTCAATAGTAGATGAAATAGAGGAAAATAATAATTTTTGTTGTGGTTCATCAACAGAACCAGAAGTAGTAGAACTATTGTGTTTTGAATTAAAAGAAATTCTAAATAAACTTAAATCTTAGGTTAATATTTTAAAACTACAGTTTAAGTGTTCACATAAATATAATACATTATACTCTGTGTTTTCAGTGTTGGGATATAATAACACACAAGAACCCTCATCATAGTTTCCCTCAGTATGTTCATGTATTTCAGCTACAGCATATGATATATCAAATAAACCCAAACTATTACAGCTTGGTATAACATTCATTCCCACTTCCAAATCCTTTATGGTGGCATTATCAGGACTGATATCTTTAACCCAATTTAAATCGATTTCTTCCCTTATAATTTTCTTGATATTCATATTAATAAATATCGTTAATTATACAAAGTTTTTTTATTGATAATATCCAATATATTACTTATTTTTAAATCAAAACAAAGATGAGTAAAATAGTATCTAATGATAAATTTATTGAATTATCTATGATTAATTCTTATAAAATACTAACAGGTAAGAATACATTTGACGAATTAATTGATACCAATGAAGAAGAAATATGGGTAGCTCATGATATACGCAAAGATTTAAATGATATTGACTTTGATTTAATATTAGATTACTTCGCAGAAAAGAACGATTTCGAAAAATGTATTGAATTAAAAAAAATAAAAGAAGATGGTAGGATTTGAATTAAAAGCAGTAGTGGTAATACTCCTAATATTTAGCATTGTGTTAAACATAGCCACGTATGAAGAGAAATGGTCTAGTAGAAAAAAAATGTTATGGGGGTTTATAGAAATTGAACAGGGAACAGCCCCTAAAAGAAGGTTTTGGCTACTGCTTTTTACATCAATAGGGTTGTTTATATATGGGCTATATCTGAATGAATACCCATTAATCTTATTTTAATTGTTTGTAACATATAAATAAACCAAAAGAAGATGAGTAACATAACAGAGGTTATATTAGATACTATTAACAAATATAAAAAAATAAACTATAGTCCTTATGATATTAACAATGGTTTATGTGGTGAGTTTGCTACGACTGTTATTAATAAGATGAAAGGTATAAGTGATGAAAAGTGTATTCCATTAGTATCTGTTGATGATGAAATAACTCATTGTTGGGTTTATTATAATGGGAAACATTATGATTCTGAAGTACCTAATGGAGTTGATAACTGGACGGAATTACCTTTAGCTAAAAGAAATTTAAAATCAAAACGAAGATGAGAGAGTTTAATTTAGATAACATTAAAGAAGTTACAATTGAAGATGGTATTGTAGAAATCTTATATACCGATGGTACTACACACATTATTAAAGATGATGTTAAACTAATAAGAAATTTAACTAATACAAATGATTCACCCATTGTGGACCATTGTATATAAATTAAAATGAAGATGAGTAAAAAGAAATTTATAGAAAGAAGACCAAATTATTTTTCAGGTTTTGAAGATAGTGAGTATGAAGTAGACACCTTCGACCAAGTTTTAGAGATACCCTTTGTTAAAAGGTTTTCAGAAAACCCAAAATTTCATTCTTATGCAGTCTCTGTCGATATTAATGAAAACTTATCTAGAGATGATGAGAATTATTATAAGATGGATTTAATGGCAATGTATGATTGGAACGATGAATACAATGGTTGTAAAGAGTGGTGGGTAATAGGCCATCTTCCAGGTTTTATTATGTATGAAACCAAATTAAAAAAATGGGGAGATATTAAAGCATCACACAAACCAAACTGTTGGAGTAGGAAATACAATGGATGTAAAGACCTATTTGGTATGGATAGAGATGAAGAAACCCAAATGAAAGTATTAAAGGAACTTGGTTGGGAAAAAGACGATATGTTAGGTATTGCCAATCATTGTGATTGTGGATGGAAAAAAAATTAAAACAAAGATGAACATGATTAAAATAATAGGTATAATAGGATTAATATTTTATGGGATAGCAATATTCTCTTTTTTAATGGCAGGGTATTACATTATTAAAGATTTAATAAAACTCTACAAAGATGATTGACACAGGAATAGACAAAGCACATACAGATGAGTGAACTTAGTAATAGATTTAAAACTGTTAAGAGAAATATAGAAATGAATTTTAAATTTCTAGATATTAGATTGGGTAAAATAGAATATACAAATAATGATATAGATGAATTAATCAAACATTATATACAGGAAGAACAATATAGGTTGTGTGATAAATTAATTAAATTAAAACAAAGATGAGAGAGGATTGGAATAAATTAAATAAGTTACAGAAGGGGTTACATATTATAGGAATATTAATTGCTTGTTCTGTAATAATATATACATTAATTATAATATGAAAAACCAAAAAGAAGATGAAAAGCAGAGAAGAAATATATAACAAGTTAATAGAAATGAATGAACATAAAGATGAATTAACTCATTTCTTAAATAATCCACCAAATGGAGGTTTGTGGGGTATATCTGAAAAAAGAGAACAATTCAGAACACAATGTAGTATGATTGATTTAATGGAATGGGTGTTGGATATTAAAAACCAAAACAAAGATGAGATTTATTAAACATATATGGAGATATCTAACGGATAAAGACTATAGATATAAGATGACATTATTAGACTTAAATAGAAAGTATGTTAAATCACATAAGAAACGGTTAGAAGAATTGTATAGAGAACAACCAAAACAAAGATGAAAATAATAAAGAAAAATAAGAAACATAACTTTAAAAAAGATGTGATGGAAGGCTATTTTATGTTTACTCTTTCAAAAGCCACATTTTACATAAAACTTGGCAATATTCATGATGGTACTGAACCAATAATTTTTGACAATCATAGTTAAAAGAATTAGATAAAAATAGAAATAAAAAAGGGGGGTAGGGGGGATTTTTCTTAAGCCGCCATTTTTTTTATTGATAATCTAAAATGTATTACTTATATTTAAACCAAAACAAAGATGAGTAAAGAAGAAATATTAGAAAGACTATTTCAATGCAAGACTAAAGAAGATTTTGTTGAAATGGACAATGAAATAATGAAGATAAAAGAATCCGGAGATACAGAAACTGCTATAGCACTTTGGCAACAATTGTTTATGATAGAGGAAGGTGTAGGCAGAGGTATATTAAACCAAAACAAAGATGATGACTAGAGAAGAATTAGAAGAAAAAGGATGGAGATGGATGAGCCAATGGTTAAACGAAGACAAATATCAAAAGGGTAATGTTTGGGAAGATGATGGACAAGGAGCTTTCCTAACCGTATTAAACGGTAAAGTTACTATAACAACAACCGATAAAGGGTTTAATCAAGATGGTCCAAATTACTCAGTTAAATATAATGGTAAATGTAACAACATGGAACAGTTTGATATGATATGTGAAATGATTGAATTAAAAGTTTAAAACAAAACAAAGAAGATGAAAGGACTTATTAAACAACTTAAGAACAGTAACAATAGTTTAAAAAGAGCTATAAGTAAAACCAAGAACAAAAAGTTAAAGAAAGAACTCCAAAAGAGATTGGATGATAATGAGCGTATGATGGGATATGAATATTACACATAACAAAGATGATGATTGATACAGGAATTGATAAAGCGATAAACAACCTCAGATTAAAGTTGGAGATTGATATCAAAAGTTGGTTAGATAGGGAAACACCGCCAACAGATGAAGAGTGGAATGAATATAAAAGACAATTTAATAAGTACATTGAATTAAAACCAAAACAAAGATGATTATGTATAAAACAAACCCAAAAGACGAAAATCCACTATGGAGAAAATATATGGATAATGTGGATATGATGGATAATAAATGGTTAAAAGAAGTAGAATTAAAAACACCATTTCCATCGAAGAGTCATTCCGTTTATTCAGAAGATGAATTTTTAGAAAAACTTCGAACAGACAAAGAATTTAATAAAAAGTGGGGTCATTAAACCAAAACAAAGATGAATAAAGGTAAATGGAGATATTTTAGTATTGCTGCAATGATTGCTTCGACTTACTTTATGTGTGTTGGACAATCCAATGGCTCTATATTAATGGCAATCTATATGTTATTATTTTATATGATGTCAAAAGATTAAACCAAAACAAAGATGAAAGTAATTAAAGTAGATAACCCCCTACAACACGATACAACATTGAATAAACAATGTATAAACGGCGAATACCCAAATTGGTGTGTTAGGGCTGAAGGTACGAAACTAAATGAAACTTTTAATGAATGGTGGAATCGTAAAAAGGATTATATGAAATCAAATCCTGTATATAAAGATATTGAAGGAATATATCTGTACGATATACAACCTATTGGTGATATTGTAGGTGACTCAAAGGCATGTGCTTTACATATTAGATACGATTATATTAAACCAAAACAAAGATGAGAAGAATTGATATTGGATTCATACTCAAATTGTTTTTTCTTATTACCATTATATGGTTCTTGTTTTACATTGGAAAAGACAAAAATGTGAATTACAAAAGCAAAGGTTATTATGAAACTAGATAAACCAAAAAGAAGATGAGTGAAATAATTAAGAAAGAAATAGTAAGCATGATAAAGGTTTCAACCACTGAAGATGTTAAGCTTAAAATTCAAGAACTAAAAGATAAATATCAATACTATGAAGATAATCGTAATATGACTTTTACCCCTTCAGCACACCAGTATTATGATATGATTCCCACTTGGATAGAAGGATTGAAAGATTATTTAATCGAAAAACTAAACCAAAGATGAGTAAAGAAGAAATGATAAAATTTATTCGATGGATTCAAGAAGACGCACCTTATTGCACAGATACAATGATGGAACTAACACCTGAAGAAATAGTCGAATTATATTACTTAAACCAAAACAAAGATGAGTAAAATAGGAAATATATTATTTAACATTATAGGTGTGGGTGTAATTTTGTTAGGATTTAAGATAAGTGTCACAACAGGGTTTGCGTTTGTTATAGGTTTATGTGCTGGTAGTATTATTGAGAAACTGGGGTTGAACGATTCACATTGTAATAAACCAAAAAAAGATGAAAAAATTAAATGATTTTACTGAAAAGTATTTATATGAAATTCTTTTCATTTGGGTATTACTTATAAGTCTATTTTATTTGTCTTACTGTGCATTGAGATAGACCCCTTTTTTAGTAAAAATTTTTCTGGGCATTTTTTAGTCGCTTTTCTGAAAAAAAAAGCGCCCATATTTTTTCTGGGATTTACAGGATTTAGGTGTGCAAACGGAACCGACCCCTGGTTGTGGCAACCCTTGCCATACCGGGGAGGGGGGATACGCGCCCACGGGGGGGACCCCAGGGGGGAGCCCCATAGGGCTAAAATGTCTGTCATTTTGTCATATATATTCTCAAAGTGGTTAGCCAGTACAAGAATCGTACCAAACCATATGGAACTGTCACATTGTCATACTATTTTTTAAAGTTGTTAGCCCAGTACAAGAATCATACCAAACTATATAGAACTGTCACATTGTCACAGATAATATAACTCAATCATATCATCTGATACCCAGTAGTCGGCTATGTTAACATTATTTTTATCGTAGAAGTATACATCCAAACAAGCCCTTTGTCCTTCCCATGTATATTTTGGAGAGGTAACACAGTATACATCTTGATGGTTTAAGTAGCTACTATTCACAACTATACACCATGCAATATCCTCAATCCATTCTCCTTCATCACCATTACAATCCATTGTCATTTCTATAATAGCATCCAAGTTTTTAATCTTCACACCAAATTTTAAATCATAGCCGTCAAAAGTTCTATCTCTTCTAAGTGGGTAGTTATCCTTATGAATGTCTTCGAATGATACCATTGGGTCCACATCTCTTATCCAGTCCATATCATCTGATTCTTTTAATGGTATTACCAGTTCTCCTGTTCCATCCATTAGTAGATAATCACCATCAGTTAACCACCTCATAACATCTGCTATAGGGTCTGCGTAACGGTTACCAGTCTCTAAGGATTTCGTGTATACTATTCTATTCGATACATTTAGTATTTCCATACAACCTGGATTAAACCTTTCATGGTTAGAGCATAAGATTAGGTCTTTAGTTAGTTTAGGTTCTATCTTATTAACCCATTCCCATTCGTTTTCACTTAATATTTTTTTGATTGATTTACGCATCTTTTTATAAATATTCCATTGCCGTTAAAAATAAAAGCCGTATCTTTGTATTAAGGATGTGAGAGGCAATCGGCGCCACACCTGCCTTATAAAAAAAAAGGTCTTAAAGTATTCCTTGGCGCTGGAGTCTGTACCTGCAGTCCTTAGCTAAACGACATAACAAAGATAAAAAAAATATTTGACATGGCCTATTGTTTTATTAAAAAATAATCACTATATTTATATTATGATAAAAAAAGGGGCAACCCATTTTTTACTCTTTGTCTTTACTAAATAAAATTTGTTATTGTAAATCTCATTTAGTAAACTAGGCCTCAGAGATGAGGTCTTTTTTTATGCTAAGGGCTTGTCCATTAAAAAAATAATCACTATATTTGTTTTATAACAATAACATAAGATTGTTTCTAAATCTGTAAGGCCTCAGAGATGAGGTCTTTTTTTATGCCATTATTTGTTTTATTCAATTATTATTACTATCTTTGTATTAAAGAATAATTGATATGCACGAAACAGAAGCAGAAAGACGTTTAAGACTACTCGGTGGTGGTGAATACTATTGGTATGATATGGATAGAATAATGACAGTGTATGGACAAATTTCAGAAGAAATGACCAACCCTTGTATGGAAATGGATATAGTGATTAGTTTGCCTCAAGTTCATCGATGTCCATTGGGGAGCAACCCATTAGTTAAGTTCACAAAATATAAATTCAAATTTTAACCCTTTAACATTAATTACAATGGCAAAGAAAAGAAAACTAAATAGCAGAAATCCAAAGTATAACAGTGAGGTAATAAACACTGAAGACAACGTAGCAAGAAGAGAATTGCTTTGCGTTGTTAAGTCTGAAAGCCCATACAGAAAGGGAAGACTTAGTGAAATTCCTATATATGGTGTATGGCTAAAATAAAATAAGATGGTAAAAGATAAGAACGGAACGGAAATAAAGATTGGGGACACAGTACATTATAAACGCCCCGAAACGAACTATGAAATACAAATAGTTAAAGGTGGTGGAACAAGAACTATGACAAGACCAGCAAGGGATAAGGTTTTCACGGTAACTGAGTTTGTGGATTCGCCTTTTGTTAAATATGGTCACCCTTGGTCAGATGATAGATTATGGATTACTGGTCCTGAGTTGGATTCTACTCGTACTGGCCATAGGAATGCTATATCACCATCAGCCGTGGTTAAAGTAGACACGTTTGTAAGGAAGAAGATAACACCACTTAACTGGATGATGTAAAACATGAAAGGCACTAACTACATAGTATTAGCACGTGACTACGCTAGATTCTATTCATCCCAACCAGCTCAAATGTGGAATGCACGATACTCAGTTTTAAAAACTTTTTCCTTACTTAAAGAATATGACTCATTAAATAAGGAAGATAAAAAAAGAGTATTAAATAAAGATTTTGATAGTTGTGATGATATGATATTTTATTGTATGTTTAAATGTGGGCGTGAACTATTGCCAAAGAGACATATTAAAAATCATATACTATGAAAATAATAAAGAAAAATAAGAAACATAACTTTAAAAAAAATGTAATGGAAGGCTATTTTGTGGTTACTCTTACAAGACATCACACTCCAGCAGTTATAAAGGATGAGTATATTAAGTGGTGGGTCCATGCTAATAGGTTTGGTAATACAATCATTGTTAAAAGATGAAAATAAAAAAGGAAATAAATAGACATTGCTTCATTGAAGATACAATTGTAACACCAAATGGAGAATTAATGAGAGAAATGGATTACATGAATGCTGTATTTCATTTGTGGAACCAATGGCATGAATTTTATCGAAATGTGCCTTTGAATATTTGGGAACCAGAGTTTTGGAGGCAGATTGAAGAGAATGGTTTATCTGCACAACCACATATACACTCTCGTTTATTGAGTTAAGTCCAACTTGAATGACATTATGTCATACCCATAGTTTTGGTATGGTTTTTGTACTGGTGAAATCGACCATGACATTTTGTCAGACCTTGATTTTTTGTCTAAAATCCCCAGATTTTTGCAAACAATTTAAGGGAAGGTCGGGTCCCACAGTGTGAAAGAGGTGTAAAAAGGACACAATTTACCACTTTATCCCACAATACTCCATTTAATCGATGGTTTTGTTTACTACCCATATGTACGATTTCCACATAATATAAAAAGTAGTGTTTTGTAAATCCTGGGTTTTAAGGACATTTAATGTTCTAATGATAGTGGGGATTATTTAATTGATTTAAAGACCGTAGAACGTCTCTATTTATCTTCTATAGGTACTATTGTTCCATCATCCAACCATCTTAAAAAATCTTTAACTATGACCCAATCTAAAAACTTGAAACCTCTATAATCAACACCACTATACTTAACTGCACTATGCATAAGAGACCTCTCATTCCAAAGTATCTCATCAATTATAAAAGTTCCTGCATCCCCTGTTTGGAAATCCAAATGTTTAACAGATTTAAATTTAGCACCAACTTTTATCTTATCTATATTCATATCTGAGAACCAATCGAATTCTGCTTCTTTTAGTGTTCTTTCTATGGGTACTATTATTCCATTGTCTAACCATCTTAAAAAATCTTTAATTCTAACACTATTCTTAAATTTGGAACCACTATAATCAATACCTTCATAGTTAACCTCAGTATGCATAGGAAACTTCTCATTCCAAAGTATCTCATTAATTATAAAAGTTCCTGTAAAGGAGCCATTGACGTTAAATTTAGCACCCACTTTTATCTTATCGATATTCATATCTGAGAACCAATCTAATTCTGATTCTTTCAGTATTCTTTTAACTATATTTCTTAAGTTCTTTGACATCTTGTTTTTATTCACATTCTGTAGGCACTAACCACCCATCATTAAGCCATTCTTGAACATTAGAGTAATATAACTCAATATCACCTGTCCAATTTGTATATCCAGTTCTCTTCATCTCAGGTCTGGCGAACTTTATTATAACTGCTCTTTCATCAAATGAACCTTTAGGGATATCTATCCATTTGCCTTTATTGTGAAGTTCTTTACCTTGTTTTATATCAATTATTTTAACTGTATAGTTTTCATTAGGTTCATCGATTAACCAACCCCCTTCTTTTCTGTAGTTGCTGGAAAGTTTTTTGAAACATTTCCCAACCTCTATATGATTTTCAGCCCAATCAAAGTCATTTATTTCTTCCCTTATGATTCTTCTTATATTCATTTTTTTATATTATCTAGGTGCAGACATTTCATCTCCCATATTACCAGGATATAAATCACTATTTATTTCATCTTGAAACTCATCTCGTTTTTTAGGGTTATCACAAAATTTTAAATAACCTCTTTCTATAGCATCTATAACTTCTTTTAATGATTTTGTAATTAAATATGTACTTCTCCGGTTAGTTGGTAAATCAGTATAAATAATTTCTAAAAGTAAATAATCCCCTAAATTGTTATTTTTAATATCTTTTACAATATATGTCCATGGACGATGTAGCCAATGTGTTATTTCTCCTTCATCATCCTTTGAAAAGGTGTAGTTTCCACTAACCTTTAAACAATCATCTATTTTAATTGACCTAATATCCTTAATCCATTGTAGGTCATTGGATTCATTAATATTGGGTGATTCATTAAAAGCATTAGTGGAGAATAAATTTTCCCTATAGTCATTAATTTTATCTGTAATAAGTTTCTTATATCTATTCCATACATCTTTTATATCATCATCATTTAATCCATATTGTTCTTCACAATAAGCATGAAAGGAACGTATTGGTTTATTTGGTGGGAAAGGTGGAAAAGGGTATTTGGGTAAGGAGGGTGCATATATTTTATAGTCATAGTCAATAATTGTTTCATCAGCAATTTTCTGTGCAATGTCCTGATTGGATTGAACATCTTTTATCCATTTTAATTCATCATTCTCATTAAGATTATTATGGTCATTTATTTTATCCATAACCATCTTCTTATATCTTTTCCATATATCTTTTATATCATCATCATTTAATCCATATACTTTTTTACAATGTGAAGAAAAGAAAGGAAGAGAAAAAGAAAGAGAGTGAGGGAAAGGGGTGGAAAAGGGAAAATATATTTTTCTTTTATTATCATCTACCTCTGTTTCATCAGCAATCTCTTGTGCAATGTCCTGATTGGATTGAACATTTTTAATCCATTCCAGACCATCCATTTCTTCCCTTATGATTCTTCTTATTGTTGATTTCATATATTATATAAGTTTAATTGTCTTTTAATCATTGGCAATTCGGTCCAGTTATTAACTCCATAAGGTTCTTCTGCATCATAATGTTTTCCATTGTAATATATCCATACATGATTAAATTCTTCTTTAATATCTTTTAAAGGAATGGGAGGGTATCCATATCTATCTAACCCATTTTTGCTCCATACGCCATAAGGTGTTTCTATTAATTCTCCATCCCAGTAATCTAACGCATATTTTGGGTCTCTAAAATTAGAAATCATATCATCAGATAATTCATATAAATTATCGTTATATCCTCCCATTTTATTAATTACATCCATTGTGAAATCTTCACATAAATCATTATTAATATCATAAGGGTCCATATCATATTCATTAATGGTATCTAATATAACTTTGGTTATATGGTTATCCATTTCTTCCCTTATGATTCTTCTTATATTCATATTAAATGATATATTTTATTGAATATATCATGGTATTCTTTTTCTGATAAATTATATATTGAATCAGGTTCATTATTTAATCCTCTTCCATATACTGATAAAGTTTCATTTTCTGTGTTTAATACATATTGTTGGTCTTCTTCACTATAACTGCTTTTGGGAAATGGTTTTAACCATATAATTATATCATCACCTTTTTTAATTATAACATCATGCATATTATAAGAATAAGCACTTCTGTTTATAAGGGTTTTAAGTGTATTCTTTCTAAACCAGTTATCTAATATGGATTCTTTTATTATTCTTTTTAGTTTCATAATCATAAATATCGTTCTTGTAAGAAAAGCCCCTGTTATGAGTATTCATAATAGGGTTAAATTTATATGTGGATTAGTAAAAAAATTGCGGCTTAAGAAAAATCCCCCCTACCCCCCTTTTTTTTATTTGACGTTTTTGTAGATAATGATTATTGTTGTTTTAGTGAAAAAAATTAAAAATCTAATATTAAAAATTAAAATGGGAAAAACAAAAACTTATAAATTGCAGGTGGCGCCTTGTGGAATGCCTCAGAGTTCTCATGGGTTTATTTATGGTGCTTCTTGTGACTTGAGTAAAGAAGTGTATTTGGGAGAGCCATGTGTGAAAGTTGATTACAAGCATCAACAATATGAAGCTTATTATATATTGTCTTGTGTTGATTCTAGAAGTGTTGGTTGGGTATATGCACATGAATTGGTTGGTTTCTGTAATGCCACCAATAAAGAAGATTTAACGGAAGAGAAAGAAAGATTGGAGTTGGAGCTTGGTGATGTTAAACTCAAAATACAATGGATGGAAGAGAATGGTATTAATGAATTTGATGAAAATGAATTTAAAGTGTATAAGACATTGAAATTATTGGAGAACGATGATATGAGTACTATTGAAAAATCAAAATTGATTGCCAAACTTATTAAAGGATGAGTAAAGAATTCAAACCCAAGAAAGGACTTTTCAAAAGATATGTTGAGAGTATTACAGATGAAGATAGAGAAATGACGAAACAGTGTATAAAAATGAAAGAAGAGCTAATACAGAAATATCTTGACAAAGGAATGACTCAAGAACAAGCAGAAACAACTACAATGAGAGTTATGTATATACCAGGATTTGCTGGACCAACATTTAGAGATTAAAACCAAAACAAAGATGAGTAAGAAACAATATATAGGGTTGATTCATGGTGAAAGAAATGATGACTTTACCGTAGGGTACAACATTTCAACTAACATAAATAAAATGTTAAAATGGAAAGAAGAAATGTTAGAGTGTTGTAATATTGAAGATTGTAAAGTATTTGAGATTAAAGAAGTTAATAAAGATGAGAGTAATTAACCTACCCAAAGAAAATGATGTTTTTATAGTATCTGATAGACAGTACTTCTTCTTAAAAGAACATAATATCATAACAGAGAATAATGATGAGTTAGAATCTACTCATAGTAGAAAATCTATTATGACTATGGTAGATATGATTCCAAAAACCTACAGAATGTGGGATTAAACTGATTTATACAGTACCTAAATAATGTCCCAATACTTGCCAACCATCAAGAATCTCAATCCAACTGATGTCCTCCACTGCGCCATGAAGATGTTCTTCATAATCATATTCATCAAAGTCACTACCATGGTGGGGGTCTAAGTCATCGTCTGTTGTAAACATTACCTGTCCATCACTTGGTCTAAAATATAAGCCAATAATTTCTTCTTCCTTAAATAGACCACCCCAATCATCTATTTCGTTAGTATTTGGGTTCCTGTCCCAGCGTTTAAAACCTATACTTTCCAATAATTTCATTATTGATTCATTGGTTTCAGCGTCACTAATGGATGGGTTAAAATATAAAGATTTACCCAAAAGAAAATCGTATGATATTGGTTGAGAATCTTTAATCCAACCAAAGTCATCCATTTCTTCTGATTCATTAATATCCTTAGAAGAGTAAGAAATGGGGTAATATTCTAAATCTAAATCTTTAAATTCAACATGGATATCAGCATATTCTAACATATATTCATGATAAGGAAAAAAAATAACATCATCCGTATTATGTTCTATTATATTAAACCCTTTACCTCTCATCGCTTTTTGAATTTCGGGTATAACTTCACCTTGTATGTTATAACCATAGATACCATCATCATAAGCTTCACTTAAATCTGAACCCAACCAATTACGATAAGCTTCTTCACTACCTTTATTCCTTACTTCTATGTAATCACCCACCTCTGGTCTAAACTTTGATGTTTCTACATCCTTTATCCATTGTAGGTCATTGGATTCATTTATGGGTTGACTAAGAAAATCATTAACGGGGATTACATCTAATGATGGATATTTTCTTATAAGGTTGGTATGACTTATCTCTTTTTCTGGGATTTCTCCTGTTGGGCCTAATATTAGATATCTAAATCCAGGGTAAAAATGTATAATTGGTTTTGGACCAAATCTATTAACTAATAATTTATCTCTCACATTCATAGCTAATTGATACCATTTATAACCCATTGAATCTAATTTCAACATTACTTTTCTATATTTAGCTCTAGATATCTTCTCCCCTAAATCTATTACAAGTGTATAAAAGGATGGTTTTATATCTTTAATCCATTGTAGGTCATCAGATTCATTAATACTATTTCCACAATCAGTGGGTATCAACCATCCATTATTAAGCCATTCTTGAAAATCAGAATAATATAACTCAAGGTAATTATTGAACTTTATTTTAATGGTGTCTTCATTAAAGGAACCTTTTGGAATATCTACCCATTTACCTTCATCTTGTTCTATATCAATTATTTTAACTGTAAAGTCATTACGCTCATTCCAACCAAAAATTATTGAGCTTTTTACTAAGAAACATTTTCCCACCTCTATTGGATTTTCTTTAATCCATTCCATCTCATCATTTTCATCAATAATTGAAAATTCTTTATCATTTGGTTGTTCGCAATCAATAGGGATTAAAACACCTCTATTAAGCCAACTTTCAACTTCTGTATAGGATAACCAATCTAATGATGATTTGCTTCCACTGAATACTACAATAACATCATCATGTTTGAAGTTATCTTTTATATTGGGGTCTTCATTACGGTAGGATTTAGCCGGATGTATCATTATTTTAGTTATTTTAAGAGACATTTCACCACCCCTTCGGTCCCTTATAGCAAAACAATTACCCACCTTAATTAAGTTTTCAGCCCAATCGAAGTCATTAATTTCTTCCTTTATGATTCTTTTAATATCCATGTTAATTATCTATAAATATTATTCATAAATGTTTAAATTATCATGTACTTTGATATGGTCAACAATTTCTAATTTTTTATCAGTTATATAAAACCTCACTTCTTCATTATCGTATCCAATATATTCATAGTATTTTTCATCTAATGGTACGAAGTAAGAGTCAGTAAATTTGTTTTTAACTTCAATTATTTTTATTCTAAAATCGGTTACCATTATCCTTCTTAAATCGTCACTATCCGCAAGTTCTCCAGATAAAGTTAAAATATCTCCATCATTAATTAAACCAGCCTTCCATGCATCTCCCAATCTTATTTTAACATCTTTAATCCATTCCAACTCACTTGATTCATTAAGATTATTCCCACAATCTACAGGTATTAAAATACCCCTATCAATCAATTCACCAACTCGTTTAAATGAGGCTTCAAATGGTTCAATCCTTGCAGGACCTGTGTAATCCATATAGTTGTTGACCTGTTGTGTCCCACCTAGGGATGTGAAAGAATTTATCATTTTAAAATATACAACAACACGTTCCTCAAACAAATCTAAATCACTACCATCTTCTTCTATTCTATCTATAACAAAAATAGGGTTACCGTGAGTTATGAATTTAAGGGTAAAACAATTGCCCACTTCTATGGGATTTTCAGCCCAATCGAAATCATCTTTTATCCATTCCTTACCATCATTCTCATTAATATTTTGGTTATATAATTTAATAAAATTATTATATGATAAATACGTTAACCAATTTTTAGCGTACTGAGGATAAGCCAATACAGTATAGGTTATTCTATTGTCTACACCATTTAAAACATAACCTCGTAATGTATTTAAAGCTATATGGTTGAGGTTATCACTTGTATAATGGGGAATATTGTAACGTTCATCCCAACGAAAACCTAAGTCTAATATTTTTTGTTGTAAATCTAATCTTTCTTCACGAGATAAACCATCAGCATCAATATAGTAATATCCCTCTTTAAGTGGATTAGTATCTTTAATCCATTGTATATCCTTGATTTCTTCCCTTATTATATTTCTTAAGTTCTTTGACATCTTGTTTTTATTCACATTCTACAGGTGTTAACCATCCCCAATCAATCCAGTCTTGAACTTCAGGGTAATATATTTCAAAGTCATCTCTCCAAGAACCATAATTCATTTTAGCGAATTTTATTTTAACTGCTCTTTCATTAAATGAATCTTTTGGAATATCCATTAATTTTCTTCCACCAACACCCTTAAGTTCTTTACCTTGTTTTATGTCAATTATTTTAATCATCTGAAACAATAGATTAATATCCTCCATAGTATAGTACGATGGAATGGGATAGTTTACCATGAAACATTTACCTACCTCAATAGAGTTATCAACCCAACCAAAATCATCGGATTCATTTACATTTTGATTGGTGGTTCTAATTGCGTCAGATATCCTTGAATAAAAAGGATTATATCTTTTAATAGTTTCCCATGTACTTGATGGTTGTCCTAACAACTTTTTAAGTTGTTTTATTCTTTTTTTATAATATCCCTTTAATAACTTTTTAATTTCAGGTTTCTTAAAATCATCATGACAAAGTATTTTTTTTATTATTGGTACTGAACTATATTTTTCATGACTTGGAATTGGTAATCCCCATGTACATATATCTGCTAGAGTTGAACTAAACAAATCATCATAATCCCCTTCTAATTGATTTAAAAGTTCATGTAGTGTAATAGCATCTTTATAATAATCTGTTTCAGGAATATTTTCTTGTCTTGGGAGATGATTAAATATATTACCATAATGATTATCTAATTGTTCTATGGGGTCAGATTCTTTAATCCAATTAAAGTCATCAATTTCTTCTTTTATGATTCTTTTTATATCCATAATATCTAATTATATGTTTTTACTTTTTGATACATTAAATATCTTATTTTAAAATAAATTTCTTTTTGAATATCTGGGTCATAAATTCCCCATTTTTTCCTCATATAATCTCTATACCCTTTATAAAAAACACTAGGAATTATAATTGCTGATTCTTTTTTTTGAGATGGTCTAACTGAGAAAGGTATGTCATTCCATTGATTTCTAACGATATGAGGTCTCTTGTGAAGAGCATCCCATTCCAACTCATCATAAATCTCTTGTGCAATATCATCATTTGTTTTAACATCTTTTATCCATTTTAATGGGTCTTCTGACTCATATAAATTTGTGTCACTTGTTAATATATTAAGATAATCTTGATGTTTGTTACTTTTTATGGCATCATTTACCAATTCCTTTTCTTCTTCATTAAGTTTTCTATATTGTTCCCATTGAAAATCTCTTATAATTACAACACCTTCATTTTTGGTATTAAAAATAAAATGAGCATATGGTTGGTTATATATATTTCTCCTTATTCCACCAGCTTTCATAAGTCTAATTCCTTTATCATTGTAACCTAATACTACATATAAATCCCCACCAAAAGCAGATTGCTGGTATGGTTTTATAATAAAAGCATCTGAATAATCTCCATGGTCTTGAACCCATTTAATATTATCTAGTTCTTCTCGTATGATTTTTCTAATATTCACAAAAACTTATTTTTTTATTAATGATGTTATTGCTTAATTCTTTTTTATTGATACTAAGATAAAGTCTTTCATCGTTTGGGTCAAAAGGTTTGGGTCTAATAATTATTTCATTATCCCTCTCACCAACAATTATATAATCTAAATCTGTTGGTCCAAATTCTTTATATATTTCACTATTTGGGCCATGTGTTTCTGGATGTAATTTATGCAAATGTTTTGTTATACAAGAACCCACAAATAATGGGTCTTGGTCTTTAATCCAACCCAATTTATCCACTTCTTCTCTTATAATTTTTCTTAAATCCATTTTGTATAAAAAGTAATTATATTAATTGCGTTTTTCATTATCAAAGTGCCCGATATTTCCCATAATTCGTCCAAAACCTCATCATCACCTTCTTTCACCTTTTCTAAGATTTCTTTATTTAATCTTATCATTGTTTCACTATCATGTTCCAAACCTTCATCATGTATTCTTTGGTGAGATAAAGAAGGGATTAAGGTAAGAATGTCTTTTAACGCCTGTTTGAATTCTTTTTCTGATGGTCTTTTAATTTCTTCTTTTATAGTATTTTTTAAATTTTCATCATAAAAATAATCTTCCCATTTTGATTTAATTTTTTCTCTATATTCTTTAGGGATTAAGTCATAAATAGGTCTATGATTTTCATCTAATAAAATATAAAGTTCACCACCTTTACCATTTAAGGAATTAACTATTTGTTGTGGTGTTTGGGAAATAGTCCAACCCCAACGCTGGTCAATGTCTTCCAAATTAATATCCCTAATATTTTTATATTTAGGTCCATAAGTAGATATTAAACCTATCCTACCCTCATCATAATCATCATACCACTCAGCTGGACCACGATTATTCTTATCTAATGGTATTTGGGAAAACTTATCCCACCATTCTTCACATCTAGTTAATGTATAAATAGGAAAATTTTTACCTCTTATCGTATAAGGTTTATCATTTTTTAAATTATAATTACTAACTTTAATCTCATTACAATTTTCTAACATAGATAATAACATGTCAGCAGTCCATTGGAAATTATTCATCCAATCTAAACCCTTAGATTCTTTTATTGTGATAGAATTATAACGGGTGTTATTTATAGGTATCCATGTACCTTCTCTAAAAAATTTATTAACAGTATTTCGTACATAAGTTGACTCTTGTTTTACCCCACTAGAATTAATCCAAGTAATTGACACCCAATTAGGGTCTCCATTATCTTTAATAGTAAAAACTGGAGTGTGTATTCCTTTCCATTGTGTTTTAAAACTAATATCATCCAAAGGACTATCATGGTCTATCCATTCAAAATCAGATTCATTTATTTCTTTCCTTATTACTTTTTTTATATTATCAGATTCATAAACTAATTTCATTTGGGGAAAAACTTCATATAAAAAATCCCAATGGTCTTCTATCCCATCTTGATAACTACCTCCCACCATTAAAGAAAAATATCTACCGTCTCGTTTTCTTTTAAATATAAATGAATCATTCCAACCACCGTACTCTAAATCATAATCATCTGTTTTGCGTTCAATAAATTCCCATGAATCACAACCCATTTCTAATTCTTCTAACAAATCGAAATTACCAACCCATGGAGTACCATCATGATTTGTCCAATAACCATGTTCTTTCCAATCATAATCTACCCAATCACCTAACCCTTCATTTTCCCAATGAGCTGGACCATATTCAGCTTCTATATTATCAAAATATTCATCTGTTGGTTTATATTGTTCTGAATCATATAATCCCTCCAATACTCCAGATGATTTATCCTCCATAAAATCCATTAAAAAATCTTTTAAACCAATTTTAGTCCTATCATGAATTAAAGGTAATTTATCTGGAACATCTTTAATCCAATCCATATTAGATTCTGATTCATTTATATTTTCATGACAATCTTCAAGACAATCACATACCACCATATAACCCTTTTCTATTGCGTTTATAACTTCAGTTATTGGTTTTGTAATTGTAGCATTATGATATGCATTTGGTATAATCTTTAACTGTATTACTGAAAACAGAATGTCTGTTACAATATATGTGTTTTGATATGGGAGAATCTCCCGATAAAAACGTCCTCTTAAACAATCACCTATTTTAATTGGTTTAACATCTTTAACCCACTGCATGTCTTTTGATTTATTACTAGTATCAGATTCATCGATATATTTAATAAGTTTAAAATTACACCCCAAACTTTCACATATACTTAACCCAGGTATTAATGGTTCACGGTTATAACCAAAAGGATATTTTATACCACCCATATCATTAAAGTGAACACAGATTGACCCTTCTCTATAATCATCATATATATAATCTACTGTAAGTTTTCTATTCAATACTGAAGGGAATTTCTCACGACCATTAGAAGAACGACAACTAACCATTACTTCCATCCCTTTTTCTAAATTTCTTATATGAATATTGTTTGGGTCCTGGTCAGATACCCAATCAAAGTCACTTTCAGATTTATTAATTTCTTCTTTTATATGTCTTTTAATATTCATATATTCATAAATATCTTTACCGTATAAAAAGTGTTTGTTATGTTAAGATATAGTGGTGTTTATTATTACATGTTTTAATGATATTTATTATTATAATAATAAAATTGTGAATATAAAAAGAATTATAAGAGAATCAATAAAAGATTTTAGTTGGGCTAAAGAAGTCCCCAGTACTATTATTGCCGGCTCTTGTATTAAAAGCAGTAAGGGAGTTGATTGGACTATTGAACATATAGATGTACCGAGAAACACAGTAATTGTTAGAAGTAAAAAAGGCCATGGACAAATTTGGGATTTAACAGCTCTTTATATTCAAAATAAAGAAGGCAAATTAAAATTATGCACAGGAGAAACAGCACCACCAAACTCAGTACCCACACCAGACCATTTACAATACCCTAAAGATGTGAATGAATCCAATGATATGAAATGGATTGAGGACACAAACACCGCTTTAAATATGGATACTGAATGGGTTTTAGTTAATGACATAGACCCATCAAGTTCAAAAGAAAGTGAAGAAATACAAAAAACATTATTTAATTTAGGGTATAATTGGAACAGTGGTGGACAAAAAATATTACCATATAAAATAAATAGTATACATCATTTTCTGGGGGCAATGAGGGGACTGTTAACTTTTTATAAAGACACAGAAAAAAAATTATCAGATGATGATATTGAAAATTCTATTGAAGAAAACATAGAAGTAATATATTGGAGTGATATAAAACCCAATAAAATAAATGAATCTGACTTAGATTGGGTTAAGGATGTCAACCCATATAGATACAATATAGGTGATACTATAGAGCCAATAAATGGTTATCATTATTATGTAAATACTGTAGATTACGTAAAAATGGGACGAATTTCTGGTTACCAAGAAGCGACGGTAATGAATATAATAGATGATTTTTATGAAGTTAAACTCAACTATAATTACTTATCAAAAGATATAAGAGAAAGAACGCCTAGTTACTATTTGTTAATAGATGAGATAGACAAGTACCACCACGACACCTTGCTGGATAACTAGATTTTATCTAGCTCCTCCGTATTCTGAGCCAGCATTCCTTTAAATATCTAGTTTTTTACTTGGCCATATTATTTTTTTTAACTATATTTGTACAAAGTAAAAAATTAATAACCTTATAATATATTAACCAATGAAAATAGTCAAATTAAGAGATTTAGAGATACCACAAGAAGTTTTAGTACCTATGAAGACCAATACCATATTAGATAATTTTATTTCTGATAGAGGGGGTTTATTACCTTCATGTATTTATGTTGTGGTTGGTGGTGCTGGTAGTGGTAAAACATCTTGGGCTATTGACACATTACATAGACTACAAAGAAATAATGAAACAAAGAAGTTCTTATATATTTCTGGTGAACAAGATGAAATTGATAATTACGAATTGTCAATGAAAATCCACGGTCTACGTGATTTGGATACATTATATTTAGCTGGTTGTGAAGACCCAAAACAAGTTTTAACCGATACTTTAAATGAAGGTTGGGATGGTATTTTAATAGATAGTTTGGAAGTTCTATCTCAAAGAATACAAGCTACAACTTCTTTAAACGCTAAACAAAGTTATAAATGGGTTATGGACTTAATGTTCAAACATAAAAAGGGTAATAACCCAACAAACACTTACACATCTTTTATGGTTATTCAACAAGCCACAAAATCTGGTACGTTTAAGGGTGATTCTTCTATTGAGTTTGATACAACAGGTATGTTATATGTTATTAATGATGAACATGAAACAAATCGTTATTTAATCTTTAGTAAAAATCGTAGAGGTGAAAACAAAGTTAAATTGTCTTATAGATTAGCTGAAGGTAGAATGAGATACATACCAAGAGCTACCGAAATATTTGAACAAGTTGAACAAATTACTTCGGATAGACAAAGTCCCTTTAGACATACATTTATATAGTAATATAGATATGGGTTAATAATGTGAGTATAAATTTATATTCACATTTTTTTTGCTATATTATAACTTTTCTATTATAATCTCTTCTTCAGTAATTAATTTTGTTTTATATCCTGGGAAACACATTTTATTATAGTTATAATGTGGTATGGTTATAATTGTTGTATCATAACTTATAAAACTATATTGTGGGCATTGATTACAAGGTTTTGTTCTTTTAGATGTTACACAACCACAACTTAAAAAAATTAATCCCCAATATGTTATTAAAAGTATTTTTTGTCTTTTTGTCATAGTATTAATTAGATAATTCTGCTTTAATTGTTGGGTGTGATTGATAATTTTCAATCAATATTTCATTGTTGGATGTTTTATTTACTATATTTAATTTAGGTAATTCCATAGGTTCTCTAGTTAATTGTTCCTTCGCTTGTTCGATATGATTCTTATATAAATGAACATCACCCAAAGTACCAATCAATTCATCAGGAACCATATTAACTTCTTTAGCTATGATTTCAAGTAGTAAACCATAAGATGCTATATTGAATGGTAAACCTAAGAATGTATCGACTGAACGTTGATTCCACATTAGAGAGATTGCTCTTTGTGATGAATTTAGAAATTCAATAGATTCTTTACTATTAATATCAAACGTTCTAGTACCATCCTCTGATTCAAACCCGAACCTTTTTCTAGCTTCATGTACCTTTTCATTATAATTCAACTCTCTTGTGTAAACTTGAAACCCATAATGACAAGGTGGAAGCGTCATTTGGTCTAACTCATCTACATTCCAAGCTGAAACAATATTTCTTCTAGAATCTGGGTCTGTTTTTAGTTTGTCTATTGCTCGTTGGATTTGGTCGATACCATTCTTAAAGTTAGGAAAGTTATCACCTACAAACTTATCACCACCCCAATCTCTCCATTGTTTACCATAGATAGGACCTAAATCACCCCACTTCTTTGCAAACTCAGTAACCTCATCTGTTTTGATTTTGTCTATGAGTTCTTCTTTATTATAGAGATGCCATTTATCAGTTGATGGTTCGTAGTAACTATCAATAACATCACCTACAACAGCGTTTTTTTCATAATTTTTATACGCATCACCATCCCAAATATGACAATCATTATCAACAAGGTATTTGATGTTTGTATCACCACGTAAGAACCATAACAATTCTGTTACAATTCCTTTCCAATACATTTTCTTTGTTGTTAATAGAGGGAACCCTCTTGACATATCGTGTCTGATTTGTCTACCAAATACAGAGATAGTACCTGTTCCTGTTCTATCTTTTTTTTCTTGCCCATTTTCAAGGACATCCTTGAGTAGTTTTAAATAATCGTGTTCTATGTTGTTTTTCATTGTTTTGATTCATTTATGAAAACTATTTCATTTCTTTTAATATATTCTGTTATAATCCAATTTTCTGACTTTATGATTATTATTGGTTTTTCATTTTCATAGTTTTCATCCCAAACATTTTGTATCATATAACCCACATCATCATTTGTTAAAAATAATGTATCTCTATTTTCTGAAACAACTGAAATTGGTTTGTCTTTCCTATCTTGTCCATATGTTATATAATTAAATGATATTAATATTATTGTTATTAATTTTTTCATAATTCTACTTTTTTTGTTTTAATAATATCTACTATTTTTTCTATTTTACTTTTTTCTTCTTCTTTTGCTTGTTCAGTTAATCCATCTAAGTCTTTTATAACCGTATCACCAATATGGATATTACATATCTTATGTTTGGTGTCATCACTAAAAGTTAATTTAATTCTATTAATATCTTCTCGGTCAGATTCTATATCAATATTTATAATATTTTTAGGTATTAAATTTAAACCATTTTCATCAAATATACATTCAAAATAATTATCTAAATCATCATCATTTTCTTGGTCTATTGTATATAGTATTTCTTCTGGGGTGACCCAAAATTTAGTTTTATTATCTATAACCTCATAAGAACCGTTAGCCATAAAAGATGTAGGTAGACTTACTATTGTAACTCTTCTACCATCAACTAATTTTACTATATCACCTTTATTCATATGAGTAGTAATTTGGGGGTAATCTTAATGATTCTATTAATCTTTGGGTAAAATATCTAATATCCTCATCACTTACATCTGATAAATTACCAGTCACAATAAAATCATAAAGATGGTTATTAAACCTATGTTTTAATAAATTATATTTTGGTCTCATTAATTAATATTATACATTTATAATCAATATATCAAATTAATTATGAAAAATTACATTATTTTGTGTACTATAAACTGTTACATCATCAAAATAATAAACCTCATCGTTTGCTTGATTCCCTAATATAACACGAATTTTAACTATGTTACCTAAACCCACATATATACAATCAGTATTAGTAAATCCATTAGTAGCTCCACATATAGTAGTAAACGGAATCCATGGTCCTCCATCTATTTGGTATGATGCCTCTAAATAATCACCACCTAAACCACAAGCAGCACATTCTACATTTCCTTGTACCCTAGTTGTTATTGAAACGTATATATTTGTGAAACCATTTATGTTAATATCTTCTGATAGCCATAAGTTATCTGCTTCTCCTTGTCCACCAGAACAACAAGTTAATCCTTCAATATCCTCACACCTAAATTCTCCGTTAAATGTTCCCCAATAGTTATCAGCAACAGTTCCTGGTAAACCATCAGCATCACAATTATTTGCATTAGTTGTCCACTTTAACGCATTTTGTGTTCCATTAATATAAGGTGTAAAATCCTCTATCCATATTATTTGTGAGAATAAAATGTTTACCTTTAATATTAGAAATATTAAAAGAAGTGTTCTCATTTTAAAACATTTATCTAATTAAACTTACATGACCATATGCATAGTGCATAAAATTTTCTCCTTCAAATTTGTAGTTTACCTTCCAAACATATACATCTATTTGACACATTTTATCGTATAATGTACCATCCCATGCTTCTCCATGATATGATTCATATATTTGTTGTCCCCAACGATTAAAAATAAATAATTCTAACCTTTCAATATTTTGTCCTACAGGCCCAAAAACATCATTTACTCCATCACCATTTGGGCTAAATGCGTTGGGTATGTAAATACCGTCAAATGAACATTCATCTATATCTATTATAAGATATGAAGTATCACCAGCACACCCTGCATCACTAATAACATATACACTTAAAAGATATTGACCAAAAGGAGTATTGTTCCAATCTATAGTAACTAAATTTTCACCTTGACCATTGAGTATTACACCGTTTTCTACACTCCAATAGTAAGTGTTAGGCCCATCATCAACCCAATATTCTTGGATTAATAATGAGCTTTCACACGATTCTATTGTTTGCACATCCTGTGACAAACCAAATAATGGTAATAAAGATAATATTATTAATATTATCCTAAACATTAATTATGTATTATTGGTCCTAATACTGGTGCTGCGTTAACAACTACCGTCATTACTATAGAACATCCACCAACTGTGTATGTTAAATTGAATGTACCATTACCAGATGTTGTTGGACAGAATTCATAATTCCCTGTTACTGGGTCAAATACTACTCCTGTGCCAGTCCATACACCACCAGCTGGTGTACCATCTAATATTTCACATGGGTCACCTTCACAGAAAGGACCTATTTGTGTAAATGTTGGTAATAATAAGAATACATCCAAATCTACTGTATCTGTACATCCAGCAGCATTAGTTTCAACTACCGTAATAGCCGATGGGTAAAGTCCTGGTGTATTACCCCAATCAACTGTAATTGCTGATGTTCCTTGACCTGACGCAATTGAACCACCACCACCTGTTACTGTCCAATCATAAGTTGAACCAGCAGTGTTTGTGACCCAATATTGTTCACCTACCGAACCAACACAAGCAGTATCGGGGTTAGTTGTGATTTGTGAAAACAAATCTGTCGTAAAGAATGTTAAAATTCCAAATAAAATTAATAGTTTTTTCATTTTTTTATTATTAATTATTAGTTATGCCATATACTACTTGTCATGGCTTGGCCTCCGGCCAATATAGTTATTGTTATCGTTTGTACACAACCATCATCATCAGTGACAGTAACAGTATATATACCAGGAGATAAACCTGTCATGGTATCCGACCCATTAACATTATTAGATGTCTGAATCACGTTTGAAGATGGGTCTTCCCAAACATAATCCCAAGGACTACTTCCCTGACCAGTGACAGTTATCGTACCATTATTTTGTCCCAAACATATTTCATCTGTATGAGATTCTAATGGTGGTGGACAACATGTTAAACTTGCTGAGAAAGCAAAAACTGGGTCATTTTGACAAGCAATATTAACCCAACTCCCAGTTTCTCCATCTGCATATGTTTCTACAAAAACACTTAAATCATCCCCATCTTGACCTGGAGGACAATCAATAGTTGTTGCTTCCCAACAAAATTCCCAATTGACATTACCATTACAATTATCCCCATAGTTATCATCTGGATTTCCATTTGGATTATTGAATAAATCACCATCAAAAAAGAATCCATCGGAATTTCCATTTGGTGTACCAATATTTGTAAACCAATCCCAGACACCAGGACCACCATCACAAGTATTCGCGGCACTAACCGGTGTGATTGGTCCCCAACCGGCACCCATAATTGGTACAACACCATGAAACCAGTTTTGATTTTCTTGAGACCATTCTGTAACAGTAAAACAAAAAGTTACAGTAGTCCCTGCTTGGTATACACCATTTGTTGGTAATGGTGTAACAGTCATTGTGGACGATAATAAACAATCGTCACAACTATTATTGTTTTGTAAAGTTAAATCGAATACACCTTGGTCGGCAGGATTCCCACCACTAACTTGAATATAATAAGTTTGACCTGGGGTTAATTGTGCGGTAGTATTTAAATTACCACCTGCACCAATGTCACATCCAACACCAATTAATGCACCGCAATTACCTGTCCATATTCCAACATTTGGTTGGTTAATTCCTCCAGTAATAGTTAAATCTAAGGAATTACCTGTTGCGACAAATGAATACCAAACATCTGTAGCCGGTGATGCCATATTATTTCCTATAGTACCTTGGCAATTAATTAAAGTAGTATAAGGAGTTTCTGTTTGGGAATTTACATTTGTAAGATTATTAAATGTAACTGGTGCACCTTGACCGTTGTTGTTTGGTCCGTTACCACAATTTGCGGGATTTGGTAGATTACCTAATGGTGTTGCATTATTACAATCATCATTAGGTAACTGTGCTTTAATACTTATACAAAATAATAATAAAATTATAGTATTTAATATTCTTTTAAATAACATCTAAAAATAAATATCAATTATTTTGTACTTCTGTAACTTCTAACAATAAACTTTTAATTTTACTGTATTTTTTGGTACAATTACCAATATAAGGTGAATGTATTAAAGACATTTCTACCCCGCAATCTGGACATGTTTTATTATTCTTATTCATATATTAAAAATAAGAATAATAATTCTAACATTCAATACCTATACTGTCACTAACATATTTTTTTCTTGTAACTTCATTGCCCTTAAAAGTCTAGTTACACCAATACCGCCACCAAATCTAGGAAAAAAATCAAAAGATAAATATTTTTCTAATTCTTCATTTACCCTTTTTTCTCCAAATAAATCATATAATTTATTTTTATAACCACCATCTGATATAGTATTGAAATAATACCTCATTTCATCTTTATTAGTTGCTCTTTCGGCTGAACCAATTGTTTCTTGACCAAATAATATCACATCTACTTTATTGAATATTCCATCACCACCATGTTTCATGTTCCAAAAAGGTGAAGTTCTTTCTGGAAAATACTCTAATGAAACAGATGAACCAAAATCTTCCCACATCTTAGTTTCATGTTCAGTTTCTAAAATGTCTATGTTATATTCTTTACAAATATTATCATAATACAATCTTTTAGGTGTATCTAACCCTAAGTGTTCTAATAGTTCAAATTCCATTTTAATTAACTCACCCATATCACCTTTTGCTTCAAATTCAAACATTGGGAATATAGTTTCATGTCTACCAGGAATGGGATTTGGTTCGTGTCTGTATGATGTTGATATACAGAAAAAACCATTTTCACTAGGATTGGATAGTAATTCATGTTCTAACCACATTTGGCCTGTTTGTGGTAAAGGCCAATCATTACCTTTCCACTTAAACTTCTTAACCGTATATGGGTCTTCACATGCTGCTAATATTGATAATCTAGATTGAACGGGTACTTCTAGAAACCCCTTTTGCAAAAAAAATTCCCTTAGTTTCTGAACTAGGGAATTGTACTCTTTAGTTTTTATCATTTTTTTTTTAGACAAATTATTATTGTTCCTCTAAAATAGTAAATATGCTGTAAAATACTAAAGTATGTTTTTTTTTTAATTATTATTTAGGTAATCTATTATTAGAACGATTAACTTGATTTGACCTATTAGGGTTCATGTTTATACGTCTAGGTTTATTATAATTATTTTTATAGTTGTTATTATAATTGTTATTAATTTTCACTTTGTTATTATTATAATTACTATTAACTCTTACACTACTATTTTTATAATTATTATTTGATTTATTTAATTTTTCAATATTAATATCACTTTTTGAAACTCTTACTTGGTTATTTACCTTAACTTGGTTTGTATTATTTACCTTAATATAATTATCATTTTTATAGCTATAATCTTTTTCTTTTTCTACTTTTATTAATTTAACATTTTTATTTGAAGTAGTTGTTTTTCTATTATTAGTGGATATACTTTTTCTATGACCGTAATAATAATTATTTGGGTAATAATTACTATAACAATAATAGTTTGAATAATAATTTGGCCAATACCAATAAGAATAGTTATTATAAGGGTAATACCAACCAACACCCCAATTCCTATTGTACCACCAATAAAATGAAACATTACTATAACCGTAATAATAATAGGAATACCAATGTGGGTTATAATATGACCAATAAGATGCATAATATGGTCTTCTATAAAATCTATTAATTCTTGAAGAATAATTGGTATAGTAATTATTAGTTATATATATTGATTTTTCTAAAGTATCCGTATCTAATGTATCTAAAGTCTCATAATCATCAACAGTATAATATATATCATCATAGTATTCTTGTGAATATACTGTACAACAAACAAATAGAGTAAAAATAATTAAAAAGAATAAATATTTTATTCTTTCATCCTCAAAATAATATTTTAAATTTTTCATAATAGTTTAATTCATCATAGATGGTGCCATCTTTTTAGTGTTATTCATTCTAATTTTATGTTGTTTTGTAGTGCCACAATTATTTTTAACTGGTGTACAACTAGCTAAAATAAAAAACACCATAATAACCCATATTAGGGCTTGAAACAAATCTTTTTGTGATACTTTCATAAATCCCATTCAGTTAATGCATACTCCAAAGATTCTTTTATTGAAGCTTTAGGATTATTTTTAATATAGTTTATTGAGGATAAGATAACTTCAGCCTCTAAATCATGTTGTTTAGACCATCTAATGGTTTCATATATTTGGTCTAATTCTACCTCTTTTAATGATTTGTCCATTTTATTATAAATATATTAACTATTAATAAAATTATTATACGAAATCTCAATAGCCTCCTTTAATTGAATTGTATCAATTTTTGGTTTTAATAATATATCATTTATTATATCCATTTCTTTTACCATACCCTTAGAAACTTTTCGATATTCTATTAATCTATTACTAATATCTAAATAATTTTCTAAACTTTTTTCTATAGAATATTTGTTAAATAACAATATTAAAGACTCTCTTATGATTGGTTTGGTATAAATACCAGAAAAATTATGATGAATAATATCTATAGCTTCCTCAATATTAATATCTGTTGTAGAAATTATATTATATTTTTTTTTATCTGCTTTATACTGAAAAATACCAACAAATAGTATAAAACATATTAATAATATAGTCTCCTTACAATTTTTCATTAAAAATCTTTTGGTTTAAATTTTTCTAATCTTTTTTTTACTCTTCTAACTCTATATTCTAATGTACTAGCCCCAATTCCTAATTCTCTTGCTACCTCCGCTTGTGTCTTACCTTTAATGAATATATCGTTAAATATTTTAGTATCATCGTGACCCAAAGACTCTAACATTTTTTTTATTAACTTTCTGTGAGATTTAATTTCTAAATTCTTATAAATGTCATTATCTGATGGTTCAAAATGTGGTATTTCATCAAAATATATCTTTTTTTGACTAGGTATTCTTTTTTGACTATTATTTCTTTTATAATATTCAATCATAAAATTTCTCATAGAATTAGTAATCCAAGTACCTACAGTACTTTTTTTAGGGTCATACATATGTAATTTTGATGCAATTCTACCCAAAAATTCCATAGACATATCTTGTATTTCTTCATAATCATTATAACTATTCTGACCATACCATTTAATTAAATTACTAAAAAAAATCGGTTTGTATTTGTTAAAAAGGGGTGTAAAGGCTGTAGAATCACCTTCTAAATATTTTTTCACTAATATATAATCAGCATCACTTGTGGTATATGTGTAATCTTCATTCATATTTCATATTTACCTTTTAACCTTTTATTTTTAAAAGCGTATAATAATAGTGACCACCACTTATGTTTTGGTTTAATTAAAGACTCTATATCTTTATAAAATTGTTCCTTTCTATTGGGTTGTATGGATTTCATTATTTCTGAATGACCTCTACCTAAATCTCTAAGGTTAGTATAAAAATTTCTATTAATAGTTTTAGATATTTGTTCCATGTTATTTATTATTTGTAGTGTATATTTGCCACGCTAATGTGGATGGGTCTATACCCAATTCTTTTAATTCATCATTAAATGTTAGTAAATAAAACTTTAACTCCCTTAATAATTCTTCATCACTAAATTCGTCCAATATAATTTTTATTTGTTCTATATTTATTATTTCATTTAATTTTTCGTTCATTTTTAATAATTTAAAAAGTTATGTAATAAATAAAAATAAAGAATAAAATTAATATTATCAATAGCCCACTAAAACCATTAAATATACTTAACATAAATTTTATAAATCTCATATTATTGTATTTTTATTCTGTAAATCATATTCTAACACCTTTATTAATGATTTAATACTGTTTAGTTGTGATGGTATTATATTTTCTTTATTGTTAAATAAAATATCTAATTCATCTTGGCATTCGTATAATTTACTTAAAATCACTTGTTCTTTTCTAATTAAAGAATTTTCACACATTACTGAATTGTTTTTATTTTATAAAATTTTATTTTAATATATTATAAATATAATAATAATGTTTTAAATAAACAATATTATTCTTCAAAAATAATAAAATGATATGGGTCTTGTGGTTCCCCCAAATGTCTTATTTCATAATGTAAATGGGACCCAGTAGAAAACCCTGTATTACCAACTATACCAATAACCTGACCTTTACAAACAATATCATCTTTTTTTACTAAAGTTTTTCTCAAATGTGCATATAATGTTGTGTAACCATTTGAATGCTCTACAATAACACATTTACCATAACCATAAAACCAACCAGATTTAATAACCACCCCATCAGCAGTAACATATACAGAATCTTTATAGCTTCCACTTAAATCAATGCCATTATGTTTACGCCATTTTTTGTTTGGGTTTTTTCTTATCCCGAATTTAGAAGTTATTTTTAATGAGTCCAATGGGGAACCTAAAGGTAACCCATTTAAAAAATAATAAAAAGAATTAATGTGCTGGTAGGTTTCTGCTATATCTTCTTCTAATTTTTTAATGTATTTTTCAGTTTTATGGTGATAAATAGAAAAAGATATAATAAGGCCTAATGTAAATAATATTAATAATAATACTGTTATGTGTTCATTTTTCATGTTAAGTCTACAACTAATAAACCATTATTTATTATACTTTCTTGTGAATATAACTCATAATCACCTAAGACTTTATTTACAAGATTTTTCATGTCTTTACTATGTCCAGTTATAATAAATATTTGGTTTGTCGTACCTTTTAATAAATGTTCACCAATAAACACATCTACTTTTCTAAAAACATCTCTATGTTTTGTTCCGTGTAAATCTAATGTCGGTGTATTTTTATTCTTCATCATCGAAAACATCTATCTCAGTGTTAACTCTTTTAAGTTCTGTCCAAGCACCCTTAAATGTTGTAGCTCTAGTTGGTTTATTGTCAATCCAATGATATATTTGATTGTCTTTAATCCTTGGTTTATCCATTATTAATGCATGATATTTAAAACCATTATCTTCTAACCATTTTTCTGTTACTTCTCTATCTTTATTTTCTCTAGCCGTAAAATATGTTATAACATTACCTTCATCATACCATTTATTAATTATACTTAAAGCATTTTTAAATGGTTTAGCTGTAGAAAATAAATGACTATCCTCATTCTTGATATCATCACAAATGGTACCATCAATATCTATTAAAAAAACTTTATTCATTTGCGTATATAGGTTTTATTCTATAAACATTTTCCTTATATTTTTCCTTACTAAGATGTTCACTAACCCATTGAACTGCTGAGTGTTCTGAAAATGTTTTATTTTTTAAAACTTCCTTTTCTTCTGATTCAACAGTACCAAATTTAGTTTTACTTATTATCTCATAAATACAATAATATTTTTTCATTTTTTAAATATTTTATTTAATGTTTTATTCAATGTTGGAAATAGGGGTGTGGGTAAATTATCTATTGTAAACCAACCCCAATCATCATTTTCATGGTCTAAGATACAAGAGTATTCTTTATCACAAAAACCCAAATAGAAATCAAAAGGTCTATCTAGTTCTAATTGTCTCTCAAAAAAAACAAATTTGATATCTCCTGAATTTATTTGGGTTTCTTCTTTTAACTCTCTTTTAATTGTTGTTAAAGATGTTTCACCAACATCCATTGCTCCACCTATAATAGCCCATTTATGTGGGTAATTACATTTATGACTTCTTTTAGCTAATAAAAATTTTTTGTCACAAATTAACAGTACACCTGCTGCTGGGTTTTTATTTTCCATAATGGAATTATAATAAAAAAACATAAAATATTAAACACCAAAATTCTTATTATTTTCAGATTCTAAATAAGCTTCTATAATGTTTGTTGCCATATCTTTATTAACTTTAAACTTTGTTTGTATGTGTTTTATCATTTCTTCTTTTGTGAACCATTCTTCACCATCACCATGTCTCTTTGTAAAACTATTATCCATAGTTTCATAATTTATCATTAAATATGATAATAAACCTCTTTCAATACTCATATCTAACTCTTTTAATAGTTCTTCTTTTATTATTTTACGAATCATTTTTGTGGTTTTAATGGTGGATTTAGTAAATATTTTTTATTTAACCAACTTCTAAGTTCATTTTCAACAAAATAGTCTGGTACAACTTCATTTTTTGGTTTAGATGCTGCAACTTCAGCAATATATCTAGCAAATTTAATTTTAGATTTTTCATTCAACAATTCTAACATACCATCACTTATAAAAAATATTTTATTAAATGGGTCATTAATTGGTAACTCACCTTCAACTAAATCCATTACATTTGTAACAACTTTACCCCACCATCTCTTATAACCTTTTGTTGTCTCTAAAGCTGGTTTAACCACTTTATTTGTTGCTCTTAATCCACTACCTAAAAATGCTGCTATAGCAATTTGTGGTATAAACCATGGTAATAATCTTATAAATGATTTATACACACCTTCACCCATGTTTATACCAAACTTTCTTTTTTGTGCTGCTTTAATTAAAAGTTCTAGTTGTCCAAATGTTATCGGACCTTGTTCATCACATATTTTAGCTCTTCTACATACATTGTCTATAACTTTTCTAGATGGTGCTACAACACCTTTAGTTGGGTCTGTTTTTACCTCATCATCGTCAAAAACATAATATTCTTCTTCCTTATCTTTCTCCATTCTAGATAAAAGTTCTTTACGTACACTTTTAGATACATCGTCAAACTCTTCTAACAAAATATTTCTAGTAATCATTTTTATGTTTTTATCTAAACCCATATTAATAAATATTAGTTTTACTGTTTAAATTCTATTTTTTTATTAGGTGACCAACCATATTTATAAAATCATTTATATGATATCTATGTCCAACACCATCATACACATGTAAGTCACAATAAGGTTTATTTTCTATTAACCAATCAATAACTTTTTTTGGGTTAACCACATCATCATCCATACCAAGTATAACACTACAAGGTTTTTGTATTGGTAACTCATCGATATTTGGTATTGTAATATTAACTTTTAAATCCATATGTAACGGTGGGTTAATACAGATAGATTTTACTCCCTTATATTTAGAAATATAGAAAGCTAAATAACCACCTAAAGAATTACCTATAATGTAGTCATAATCTAATTTAAGTAATTCTATGAATATGTTTGGTTCGTTGTCGTAATCTATATGTGGGGCAATAACATTATGGCCTAACCCTTTTAAATATTTAATTCTTTTTTCGTTAGGTTCACCCTTATAGCCGTGTAAATATAAAATTTCCATATTAACTACAAATATAGTTAAAATAAATTTAAAGGCAATAAATTATTTAATTATTTAGGTGTTGAAATGGAATGTAAGGTATACTTCCAACCACTATCTGAATTTTCATTTAATACTTTAACAAACTTTTTAGCAATATTTTTATCTTCCATTTCTAAAATCTCACTTTGACCGTTTGTCATAAATATATGTATTTTTTTACCATCAGATTTTCTCATGGTTTTCTTTATAATATAACTTTTGTTCATTTTATTGTTTTAAATATATTTTTTTCTTACTTCTTCTATTTCTTCTGTAGATATCCCACCATCACATAATGGTGCGTCTAATAATATTTTACTTATCTGTAAAAATATTTTAAAATTATCTTCTTTTAAAGCATCTTCTAAAAACCTAAGTTTGGTTTCTTTGGGTAATCCTAATACCCAATCTCTTTCTTGTGTAGTCATTACTAATCTTCTTCTATATATAAATGTTCGTTTTCTTTAACATACTGATAGGCCTTGTCTAAACTAGTTCCTGCCCAATCTGGATTACTATAAACCCTATTACCATCTATCCAATTATCTTCTGACCATAAAGGTCTCCAACCTCTTTTTCTCAGATATATAATCATATCTATTTTACTTATCTCTTCCATCACTTTGTTTAACTAATGAATCGTGTTTTTCAAAATATTCTTCTAATGTATGTATATCGTATATTTTAGCATCTTCTAGCAATAAACTATCTAACCATATTTGTCTTTTTAATTCAGAATCGTCATCACAAGAATCTATTTTATATATCCATTCTTTTTTTTGAATACACCTATCTTTATAAGTTGGGTTATAAAAAAAATATTTGGGTACTGTCAAATATATTGTTAATGCACTTATAGCGGTTAATGTAATTAAAATACTTAAATATGTTTTACGTTTTTTAGTCATTATTTAACTTCCTCAAATTCAACATCTGTTGCTTCATTGTCTTGGGTGTCACTTGATGTTTCATCTGTCTGATAAACTTTAGACGATACTTCTTGCCATTTTGAATTTAATTTTTCTATATTAGTTTCAATTTCTTTTAAATCTTCTTTAGTTTTAGACTCTTTAAGTTCATTTAAAGATTCTACAATTATTTCTTTATCTTCATCAGATAGTTTCTCTTCAAGTTCCTTTAAATGTTTTTCCGTTTGGAAAATTAAAGTGTCTGCTTGATTTATTTTATCAATCTTATTTCTCTTTTCTTCATCAGCTTTCATATTCATTTCAGCCTCTTGTTTCATTCTTTCAATTTCTTCTTCACTTAAACTACTTCCAGATTCAATTTTTATGTTTTGTTCTTTGTTGGTCCCTTTGTCTTTAGCTGATACATTAATAATACCATTAGAATCAATATCAAAGGTAACCTCTATTTGGGGTATACCTCTCATTGCTGGTGGTATATCCGTTAATTGAAATCTGCCTAATGTTCTATTATCTGCTACCATTGGTCTTTCTCCTTGTAACACATGTATATCTACCGCTGGTTGATTATCTGCTGCCGTAGAGAAAACTTGACTTTTAGTAGTTGGTATTGTTGTATTGGCCTCTATTAACCTAGTCATAACACCACCAACAGTTTCAATACCTAAAGATAATGGTGTAACATCTAATAATAACACATCATTAACATCACCAGATAACACACCACCTTGTATTGCTGCACCCATGGCAACAACCTCATCTGGATTAACATTCTTAGATGGTTTTTTACCAAATAGTTTTTCAACAGCTTCTTGTACTGCAGGAATTCTAGTAGACCCTCCAACCAAAATAATTTCATCAATATCTTTAGTATTTAGATTGGCATCTTTTAATGCCTTTTTACAAGGTTCTAAAGTTCTACTTACTAAATCAGATGTTAACTTATCAAAATCTGTTCTACTAAAATTTCTAACTAAATGTTGTGGCCCAGCATCTGTAACAGTTATATATGGTAAATTTATTTCAGTAGTTGATGATGATGACAACTCACATTTAGCCTTTTCAGAAGCTTCTCTTATTCTTTGTAATGCTTGTGTATCTTTACTAATATCAAAACCAAAATCCTTTTTACATTCCTCCACTAACCAATCTATTATAGCTTCATCAAAATTATCACCACCAAGATTTGTGTCACCATTAGTAGATTTAACTTCAAATACCCCATCACCTAACTCAAGAATAGATACATCAAACGTACCACCACCTAAATCATATACAGCAATAGTCATATCATCTTTTTTCTTATCCATACCATAAGCTAAAGCTGCGGCTGTTGGTTCGTTTATTATTCTACTTATTTTTAATCCAGCTATTTCACCAGCTTCTTTTGTTGCTTGTCTTTGAGCGTCATTGAAGTAAGCTGGTACAGTAACAACCGCTTCAGTAACCTCAGACCCTAAATAGTCTTCAGCTGTTTTCTTCAAATTTTGTAGTACGGTCGCTGATATTTGTTGTGGTGATAGTTTTTTACCACCAACGTCTACTTTTAAATTTTTACCACTTTTAACTATCTTATAAGATACTTTATTTAAGTAATCTTTAACTTCATCGTATTTTAACCCAATAAATCTTTTTATTGAATATACTGTTTTATCTGGTTTAACAACCATTTGTCTTTTAGCTGGGTCACCAACTTTAATCTCATCATCTAAATAGGAAACTATTGAAGGTGTTGTTCTTTTACCCTCTCCGTTAACTATTATTTTTGTTTCACTTCCTTCTATTACGGCAACACAAGAGTTTGTGGTACCTAAATCTATTCCTATAATTTTTCCCATATTATTTTTAAAAATTATGTGTTATATTATTATTATTAACTAAACTAATATCTGCTTTAGTTATTTCATTTAAATACTTAATTGTTTTTTCATGGTATGTGTCGATACAATCATCCATTAAATGATAAATTTCTTTTATTATCGGTTTTTCTTTTGAATTAAAATTAAATTTTTTGTCAGTATTTGAACAATCTACAACTAATCTCATTTTATAAATATATGTTTTTTGTTTATTAAAAATATTTTTTATTAATGAAACTTTTTCTTTCTCTACTATTATTGATATTGATGTGATTTTGGAATCTACACCATCGTCATTAAAAGCAAAATAACAATAATTACCATAAGTTTCTTTAGTAATTTTACTTCTAAATAAATTAGGTACTTTTTTACCGTTTTTTTTAGCTAAAAGACAATCTCTTAAATTTCTTATTATTTTATCCATATGTTAAGTATAGAAAAAATAACTGTATTAGGAAAGTATTAAAATGGTAATTTTAATTGGTTTTGATTATTATCTTTTCGATTATTATCTTTTCGATTATTCTCTATTTCTTTTTTATAATCATCCCAACTCTTACTTTTCCATTTACCAACTACTGGTTTAGGTTCTGGTTTATCGTGAACATACCTCATCTTATCGATACGTTTTAATATATTTCTACCTCTTTTATTAAAATATTTTTCTGTATATTCTAAAAAATTAATAACATTTTTAAATTTTCTAAAAAGTGGTATATCAAATTCTTTTATTAACTTTTCCCAAGATTCTTGTAAACCTTTAGCTGGTTCACCATTTTCTTTCATATAGTTTTTAGCTTTAAAATTCATTAATTTTTTAGCTGTTTCACGATAATTTCCCATAAATGATACATTATCATATTCATTCTCAAGATACGCTGGCGTTTCTAAATTTGAACCCAAATAATAATATCTTATAATTGAAGTTAATGCTTGATTTAAATCACGACCAGCACCTAAAACTAATTTTTCAAAATCCTTTGTATATATGTTTTGGATTTCCCAAGAATCTCTGATAGGTTTACCACCATGTCTCATCCTATTCCAATCATCATAAGCATGTTTAATTTCGTGTGTTAAGGCTGAGCCACCAAAATTAGGCCCAATACTCATATTTAAATATACAATATATTCACCCTCATCATTATAACCAGACTTCCAATGGTCATATTCAGTTCTATAAGAATCTTCTATAACCCACTTATCAACACTAAAATCTTTATAAGCTTCAGGATAATCTTTACCATTTATCTCTATTTTTTTAATATCTGGAATTAAACGTTTGTAACCACTGTAACCACCATAACCACCATAACTACTTCTATCTATTTCCCACCATTTTTTATTTTTACTATCATATTTAGGGAATGTCCAACCAAAATCTTCCTCATCTTCCCTCATTGCGTGTAAAGTATTATAACTCATGTCATAAAAATCTTGTCCAGAAACCATATGGTCTTCTACTAATTCAATAACACAATCAATAAAAGAATCATCTAATTTAGACCCTTGAGCTGATTCTACATCTATACCACCCACCCCATCTAAAGTTATTTTTAATAAAATACCAGATATAGCCTTATCTATGTTAGGACATTCATGTCTAGCGTCTGGTGTAACCTGTAATTCATCAGCATAAAGATAAGCTTCATCTACTATTCTATCATATTCGTGAACATCAGCATCTTTATCATGTTGAAAATGTGTGAAGCCTAATGATGCGTCATAATCAAAATCATTATACGAAGGTGTTGTACTACCCCAACTTTTTGATTGTTGTGGTTTATCATTACTTTCTTTTTCTAATTTCTTTTTTTCTTCTGCATATACATTATCTACATAATTACCTATTATGTTAGACCATTTTCTAACCTCGAAAGATATTCCTGCCACTTCTACTAAAAGTTTTTTGATTATTTTTTTAACATTACCCATATGATATAAATATCAATCATTAGTGTTAATGTTATTTATTTTTTTATAAATGTCTGATTGGATTGATTCTAGTAGATTTCTATCGATTAACTCTGTGATATCATCACCTTTATGTATTATTTCTACTATTTTTGGGAAGTGTTTTTCCTCATTATTATATTTATGGGTATTCTTCTTAAATTTAATATCTAAATCTAAATTAGATATTTTATAATAAAGGTTTTCCATTATCCACAGAGTTCTTTTTCCGTTTTGGATGTGTCTTTTCCCTTAATGATGTCAGTAATATAATCATCTTTCTTTTTACCTATACCAGCTTTTTCTTTTATTACTTCTGTTATAGCAATTAACATTTCTGATGTTAATCCTTGTTCTAAACATATTTTACCATTAGGGATGAATCTAAATTCTGAATTTATTTTTCCTAATACAGAATCAAAATCAGAATTATGTATAACATTATCTAATGAATCTAAATGTATATCTGAACCACTTCTTAATTTATATTTTTTCATTTAAAGAGTTTTTAGAGCGGGTGGATAGGAGTAACCTTCACCTTCCAACTGGATGTTGAACGCTCTTTATATTAAGCTACACCCGCATTTAATATTTAAATTATAGTAATAATCTAACTAAGTGTCAATATTTATATTAAAAAATTTAATGGAAGATAGTGACTATTATAAAGTATTACAAAATTATATCGATAATATTGAAAGGCTTAAAGAATGGTTACATAAAACTGATGATGACGAGACCATAAAATATTTAAACTTGGAAATAGATAAACAAATAAATAAAATGAGAGAACACATAAATAATAAAAGTTAAATACCTTTATTAATCTCCGATAAAGCTGAATTTAATAAATTTTTAGCTACTGATTGGTTATAAAATCTAGTTTGTTGTTTTGTTTTTTTAGCTTTTGATAAATTAATTTTATATTCACCATCACTAGAATCTACCCATGAAATAATATTATCATTTAACAAAACATTTTTTAATGATGATAAAATTTTTTCTATTTTATTACCATATTCTTCATCTGTTAATATATTTTTATTTGTAGTATCATCTTCATAACTATCCGCAAATTCAATACAAAAACTTACAATAGGATTTTTTTCTGGTTCTTTTGGGTCTACTTTAAGTATTTCACCCTTACGTTCATTAATAACATCCAATAATGAACTTAACATCAAATCTAATTCAAAATTAGGTCCAACTCTTTTATATAATCTTCTACATATTGGTAATAATACATTATCGAAAATATCTGAAACGCTTTTAGGTATTTTTTTAATAGATATCTCTGATAACATTAATCTAGTAGCATTATCATATATTACCGCTAATTCAGTTTTTTCTAAAATGGGTAAACCATCTAATAAACCCAAAGGTTCCCATCTTTGTACAACATTTAAAATATCTTCTTGGTCTTCTTGGTTCATAGTGATAATACTTCTTTTGTTTTAATAAATTTTAATGGTGTTTCATCAGAAATAGACTGAATTTGGTCTGGGTATAAATTTTGTTTTTGTTCTAGAATATCATCCCTTTTAAATGGTAATCCCTGTAATGTTCTATTGGCATCTTCAACCACTTGTACCGAATAACCTCTTTTTAATAAACCTAACACTGTTGGTCCAACATCTATTCCATATACTAAAAATAAAGGTCTTTGTTTTATTGGTACACCTAAATTATGTATTAACATTTCAGAATAACTATTACCTTCAAAAAAATCCATATTTTTTTTAGTTACTATAATATTATTATTTGAATGTATTAAATTAAATTGCATACCAGTAGGATTATTCCAATCCATTAAAAAATATTTTTCTGGTGAAGTTTCTCTTAAAAAAATAGCCCCAGCACTATCTATTAAACAATGTTTAGGAAAAGTTTTAACATAATCTGGATTATCTGAAAGATGTTTAGAGTCTTCAGTATACCATCCAGCTGAATTAATAACTTTTATATTATTTAATTTAGCATATTGTGTTAAATCATTTAAATTATTTAAGATATGTTCCGAGGTAGGTATCTTATAAGAACCTATAAAAAAATCTTTTTGTGTGTTAACATTAAAAAATATTGGTAAAACATCTTCCATTATAATGACCTAATTTTAGCTTGTGTTATAACATCAGCCATGTTTTTTAATGTATTACTATTTTCTAACCACATTACAGAAACCAAAGATTTTGCATCAATTAATTGGTATGGTGGTAAAAAATTATTTTCTTTATCTGCGGACATATCTATTGTTGATGGGTCTTCGAAAAATAGTTTACCACCTAAACCTAATTTTTCTACTTCCACAATAGATGTGTTATTATTTATACCTTCATTAATTTTTTCACTTACTTCACAATAAAAAATAGATATTATTTGTGACATCTTATTTGGAGATATGTAAAAATCGGTAATATGGTTACTATAATCTACTTTATAACCCGTTTCTTCCATTACTTTTCTTTTAATTGTTTGTTCAGGTTTTTCAGATTTTTCTATTTCACCAGAGACAACCTCAACCATTATACCGTTAGAACCTGCTCTATATTGTTCTACAAATATATATTTTTTAGTGTTAGTGTTATATATAATTGCTGAAACCGAATTTGGGGATTCTATAATTTCTCTTTTTACCTCTGTTTCACCATCACTAATAGTGTATTCTTTTACATCAATAAAACCTTTATGTAATACTTTTTTTTCTTTTATTTCATAGTTGGTGACAATATTTTCCATATTTAATTTTTTTACTCTATATTATTTGGGTCTTCGTCTAAACCACCTTGTTCCTTTAATTTCTCTGCCATTTCTTTACCATAAGCTTCTTGTAATTTTTTATAAAAGGAACTTCTTTTTTGTTCTAATCTTAATCTTCTCGCTTTTACCTTTTTTTTATGGTTCTTTCTATGTCTTGATTTTGGCATGTTTTAAAATTTATGTTTTAACGTATTTAACTTTTCTAGTTGTTTATTATTAAAGAATAATGTATTTAATGTATTTTTTAAAGCCCAAATAAAAGATTCTTCATTTATTTCTTCTCCAATACTTATTTGTTTGTAAAAATCTTCTATTGAAGGTATAGTATTAACACATTTACCATATTTTACGTGTAAAATATGTGTTTCATCTACTGAATAATAATGTTCGTTTTTTCTATAATATTTTCTCATTTAATAATTTTAAAGAAAATATTTTTATTGGTAAACTTTAATTTTTATTTTTTTTAGACCTTTTTTTCTTTTTTCTGTCTGAATCGGTGTCAACTATAATTGTAGGGACATCATCAATATCTATAAATTCACTTAACTTTAATTCTAATGAATCTACTTTATGTGAATAAGAATTTATTATTTTTATTTCTCTCTCTAATAATTTTTCAATTCTTTGTTCCGCTCCTATTAAATCTAAATGCACATCACTTAATTCTGTTTGTAGTTTTTTAGTATCTTCTATATATCTATTAGTTAAACTATCTATGACAACACTTTTTCTATCACATTCTTTTTTTGCTTTAATAAACTTTTCTTTAATTCCTTCCATTAACTCTATTGTTAATTTTTTACCATCCAAAGTCTCCATTAAAGAATCCATTTCGTGTTCTGTTTTTTGTTTATGTATTTTTTGTTCTGCCCATTTTCTATCTACCATCTGAAATATTGAATCGTTTTTAGATATTTCTTCTTTAACAGACTCAACCTCTTTTTGTATTGGTGCGACTAAATGAGTTTTTTCGTATACAATCAAAAAACCTAAAAATGATGCTACTAATAGTATAACAATTATTATTTGAATATTATCTTTCATTTAATCTTCTGATACAACCTTTAATAATTTTTCTTGTAATTCTTCAACTTGTTTTTCAAGTTTTTCTATTCTTTGTTCTTGTTTTTCTATTTGGTTAACATATACCATTTTATTATCAATGTATAAATACATTATTGCGATTAATGCTAAAAATAAAATACCTTTAACTGGGTCTTTAACAAATTCTTTAAATTTAATTGGTAATGCCATACCTATAAATATACCTTTGAATTACAAAAAAAATATGTATATATTCTATAATTTATTAAATGGGTCTCCATCATCAGCTATATGTAAAAAATCTTCAACCAGTTCAAAAATATTCATACCTATATAAATAATTAACCCAAATTCTTCTTCAAATTTATGTACATACCAATCATGGTTAGAACCAACAAAAGAATTTAATTGATTGAATAATTTTTCACCACTTTCTTTGGTCCATTCATATATTGTACCATCTTCATAATATTTTTCTTGAGCATAAGGATTATTTGATACCTTCTTATATTCATCATAAATAGCTATATCTTTACCATCATAAGGTATTACTTGCATAACTATTCTACCATTTCTTTCATTGTCCCAAGGATATATTACACGATATTTAATACCTTTAGATTCAAAAGTTTGTAACTTATTGCCGTCAATCCACTTATTAGGTATAGAATACCCATTTATGGGTTCTCTCGCTTCTTTTAATATTTTTCTAATTAGATTTTTCATAACTTTTTAGCCATTTTTACTATTTTAGCTATACCATCTTTTAATTCTTTTGTTTCTGAGGGGTATCTATTTAATGCTCCCCAACCATTTATACCTATATTCATTAATGGTATATCATATCCTTCAACAGCTTCAATCACATAATCTTTCACATCTGATAAAAATTGTTCCATATTTTCAAAAGATATCATCCATTCTAATAACATATATTCATTCCTACCCTCATACCAATGTGGTTTTAAATATACTTTTAATTCTATCTCACCAGTAGATGGTTGTGGTCTATCATCCACCCAATCAAAGTCACTTTTATTTTCTTTTAAATCTTCTTTTAAGTCTTCTTTTATTGCACTAACTAATTCATCAATTTCTTCTTGGGACATTTGTATTGATTCTGTAAATTCGTGTTCATCCCAACCAATGTCAGTAAATTCTGTTCTTTTACCTGGCTTATACTTCAAAAATTTCCCTGGAACCAAATTAGTCCAAAACATTGTATTATTTTCTTTATTTATTTTTATAGTTACTTCACCAATTTCAAAAACGTGGAACCAAGGATTCTCTTCGTATTTTAATTTACCACCATCTTTTAAAAAATCACGAATATATATATTTAAATTCCATAATTTTCTTCTTATTTTTTCATCTTCTGGGTTACTATTATTTCTAGATTTAAGAGCTCCCTTAAAAAATTTATAGAGTGAAAAAATGGCACCAGCAGTTAATAACCAACTGAATTCTTCATTTATATTATTTTTATCTTGTTTTATCCAAACTTCTTTTTCGTTTTTTAATATTGCTTCTTTAGCGTTATGTATTGGTATGCCAGTTTCATATTCAACGAATGAATCATGTTGATATGGATTATAAGTCACCAACACCCAACCACTTGTATCATAACTACCACCAGAATCTTTAATTTTACCCACAACACCGGCATGAACATTTTTTCTCATTTCTTTTCTAGTCCTATCTCTTCCGCCTGCTTGTACTTTAAATGTAACATCTTCTAACCATATATCAGTATCATAACCAATGACTGGTCCCCCACTTCTCCCTGCTTTAATTGAATAATAGGGTGGTCTATGTAAATTTCTATGAATAAAAACCCAATTATCATAGTCTCTATGTCCTTTTAATGATGTTACCTCATCATCTTCCTTTATAGGGCCCATTTTATCACCCCTAACACCCCAATATTCTAGGTCTTCATCTAAAGGTGGAAGCTCTTTTTCCCACTCTGGTGGAATTGGGTTGTGAAGAACTATTTGAAAATTTTTATTAGTTCTATTATTTTTTAATGTTACTATTTCACGACCTGATTGTATCTCTACCCTATAGACAGTAAAATTATCACCTTCAAACACCACGGTGTCTTCAATAGAAATATTATCGTAATCACCTAATTGTGATATAACAGCATCTTTAAGTGAGTCATAAACCCCATAACCAAAATCACTTGGTTCAGTATCCATTATCCAATCTAAACCATCATTATCGGCCATATACTTTATGTCTTCACTTAAGTTATTATCGACTAAATCTAATAAGTCTTTTGGGTCGATTTCTAAATAACCACCATAACTATTTTCCCAAGAATCCTTTAATTGTTCTAAGTGTTGTTTTCGTTGACTCTCTTTACCCCCACTATAAAAAGACAAATGACCTAATTTTCCTTTTGGTCTTGGTTTTTCTTCGCCTCTTGATAGAGCAACAATCTCTTCATCACCAACATAAATCCTATTATCAACATTTAAAATTAAAACAGCTAATTTTTGTAAATATTTATCTGACTTGGTAATAGCCTTAATAGTTGTATTTCCTTCAAACCCTAAAGAAATTAAATAATCATATATTTTTTTCTGTTCCTCTCTTGTTAAATCCAACATCCAAATCTTTTGTGGGACATCTGAAATCTCTAATGGGTTTGATATTGACTCTGCCCAATCCCAATCATTTTCTTTTATAAAAGATTCTGACCTTAATTCTCTTCTTAACTTATCTCTTAATGTATTTTTTTTGGCTTGATTGGTTTGTTTGGCTTGTTTTATTTTATCATATAAACCAGACTGTTTATTTCTTTTAAGTGCTTGAGCCGCTTCTGAACCTTTTGGTTGAGGTCCATGTAAAGGTAACGCAAAATTATCATCCGTTCCCCACGCTACCATATCATCAACATCTATAGGTAACCCCAATTCTTTAGCCTCATTCTCATCATTTACCACCTTTGAATATCTTAAATTATTATCTAATATTGTTTGTTCATTGTTTTCATCCATAGAAGCAATCAATTTAAAGTTTTTAGGTATCTCATTTCTTCTAGATAACCAAAATGGTAATGACACTGTATAGGCATAAAATAATGTCTGTGGCATCTTCTTAGCGACCTCAATCCATGCGTCAAAATATTCTTGATTAAAAAAATCACCAGCCTCATGAATCCTAAATATATCTGTATTGTCTATACCATGATACTCCATTGACTTTATAATAAGGTTGGCCATTTTTTCTTTAGTCTTCATTGATTTTAAAAGATTAAGGTTTTTAAATACTTGTACATTTGCTGCCGGATATTGTCCTTGTGCTCTTGCGGCATAACACATAAATTTAGCTTCTGGACCAGGTTTAACATTTTTCTCCCATGAAGATGGTCTTTTAAATTTACCACCTTTAATCGGTCCTTCCCATTTAGCGGGGAAATTTTTACATACAGTAGCAAAAGGACAGGTATACCCTGCAGGCAATGAAATATAAGGCCACTCTAATTTTGAATTGCCATTTGAAAAACCTAATACACAGTCTTCTTCTAAATTAATATCTAATTCTTCTGGGTCATCAGATTCTTTAGCACTATCAATAATGTGACCAAAAGGGTCAAATTCTGCTTCCTCAAAAATTTTATAAATTTCTGAAGCATTCTCTCTCAATATTTTATTAACCAAATTACTCAATTACTTTTTTGGTGTTGCCATACTTTTTAATTTATCTATAGTAGCACAAGCAGCCCAACCTAAAGCAAGTCCAGCATATAGTTTATATCCATAAGATAATAACAATACACCTAATAATCCTGTTGCAGCTGAATTAATCCACCATGATTTTAAAATTTCTAATACTTTTTCCATTTTTATGTTTTTTATTTATTATAATTCTTGGAACATTTCATCTAATAATTGTGGCAATATTTGTTTCATAACATCTATTGTCGCATATGAATCATATCCAATCTTATTCTCACCTTGAGAATACTTTTCTTGTAAGTTTCTTATACACTCACTAAAATCTTGTTCAAGTCTATAATACTTATCATCTTCTTCATTTCGTTGATTTCTTAAAACTTCATCCCAATCAAAGTCATCTTCTTCTAAAAGATTATGAGCTTCATTTACTCTCCCAATTTTATAGGCCATTGGTGCATTCGGTGCAAAATATTTATCATAAGTGTCATCTGAAAATTTTTGCCACAATGGGTCAATATACTCTTCTTCAAAGTACCTATCACTGACCCAACAGTCAGGAATAAAAATATCTGATTCACCAGCATCATCTCTTAACCATTGTTTGATATCTCTTTCTCCTATTTTGGTAACGCCATCAGATTCATAATCATCAACACCACTTTGTACCCATGAAGCAATCTGTTCTTGATGTCCGTACAAAGATTTTTTCATTCTTTCTATTTGTAAATCAAACACAGCTTTTCTAAACTCTGAATCCCCTAGCTGATTAGCATCATCAACCCAATCAAAATCATCTATTTCTTCTCGTATAAGTTTCTTTAAGTTCATTATATATCATATATATTAGGGTCCACCACCCTATGATTATTAGCTGACATGGGTTTCTTTTTACATCTATAATCAACTATTAAAACATCGTCAACATATATTTTTTCTCCGTTGTGTAATCTAAGTGGAACTTTGTTCCATCTGGATACTTTTGTAAATAAAGTATCACTTAAACCATAACAATTCACACTATCCTCTAACCACCTTAGTTCATCTAATTTAATTTTTTTAATTTCTTCATCAGATATATTTTTCATGTAGTTAAATTGATTATCCTTAATCCAATCTATATTAGTTGGGGGTTCAATCTCTTCTCGTATGATTTTTCTTAAATTCATTATTCTTATTACTGTTCTAATGTTCTTGTATATAATTTAGCTGATAAAGAATAATCTTTACCCCATTGTTCATATTCATTGTTATAAATTGGCCAATCTTTTTTTTCATACCCATTATCTACTAAATATTTAATAGCTTTATCATAATCACCAAAATACTTTGTATCTACATCTGTTTCATACTTACCATCATAATCAGTAAACTTTAATACATATATTTTTATATCACTATTTTTCATTAAATCAAAATCTTCCTTTAATAATTCTTCTATTATAATTTTTCTTATCATTGTTCTAAAATTTTACCATTCAAAGCTATGGGTATAATTATTGTCTTCATCGTTATCTTCTACATATTCATCATATACTTGTTGGAGAAGGTCTATTATTATATCTTTAGCTTTATTAGGGTCTGTTACCTCATCAGTGTCCATTATATCATTAAAAATTTCTTCTAGATTGTCTTTCGCGTTATTATAAGATATTCTAAACTCCCATACTTTTTTATTATAATCTTCCGGTATTACTTTTTGTTCACTCTTATTTTCTCTAATTGTTTCACCATGTTTAAAAAAATGATAAACTTCTTCAACATCATCTTTAGCTGTTGTAATATGGTCCGAAGCCCAATCATGACCATCCGATAAAATATTATCTAATTTAGACCCATCCATTGATAACAATTCTTCGACTTGACCTTTTATTTGATTTAGATTTTGAAAAAACATATAATTTTTTTTATCTTCTTCGTTTAAAATATTTTTAAATTGTTGTTCTGTTAATTTAATTCTTTTCATTTTTTTTATTTTTAAAGTTCATTATCGTCAAACATTTTTGGGTTTCTGAGATAATCTATTTCATCATCTATGGAATCAAAACTACTATATATATTTCTTAATTCGTCACCAATACCTTTAACCGTTAATGCTAACATTTTATCTTCCTCTTCCATATCACCCCTAATACTCCAATCAACTTGGGGAGCATTTTTATAAAATTCATCTATTTTTTGAATCCATCCAGCAACTTCATACCTAGTTTTGTCAACCCAATCCTCAATATCTTTTATTGGCACTTCGTTGGTATTTTCTTTAGTCCAATCAAAATCTGACTCTCTCAATATTTTTCTAATTCTATCTTTCATTTAATATTCTTCTATAAATTCTAACATATAATTTAATCTATATTTAACTATCTTTGGGTGGCCAAGGTCTTTAATGTCATCTTCATACGCTTCTTGGTTCCCTGATATATACCACTCTAAATATTCTCCGGCTTCTTCTAATGAATTAAATCCCACATGCATAATCCAATCACCAATCTTTTTATTTCTAATATCATAATAACCAAATTCCCCTCTAGGGTCTGGTTCTAAAACCCAACCCTTATCAAATTGAATTACATATATTTCTTTAGAACTAATTGGGTTATCCTTAACCCAATCAAAATCAGTTTCTTTCAATATTTTTTTAATTCTATTCTTCATCATAAGGTGAATATCCAAATAATTTTTTAAAAGGGTCTTCAACTTTAATTGGTTCTACCGCTAATTTAAACCCTCTAACTTCTAAATGTTGTAATAATTCAGTATAATAATCAATCTCTTCTTGTATATTCCAAGCTCTTTTACCTTCATCATCTAATGGAAATCTTTCTTCTAAATCATTTTTTTCTAATTCAATATCCTCTACCACCTCTTCAATCTCATCCATATCTTTGAATGAGTATTGAGCAACTGACTTTGGGTCACCGAAGTCTATACCCCAAGTCCCATAAGATGAACCACCCGAATTCTCAAACCCTATTCTCCATAAACCAGGGTCCATTACTTTATTAGTTCTTTTATCAACAATAAGATAATAAGTTGTTGGTTGTTTTTCGGTTTCCTCTCTTAATATTTTTCTAATTCTATCTTTCACTTAACTGTATTTTTCTATTACATCTTTTATCTTACCAATAATATTTGCATGAGTTTGGTCACCTTCCCAACCAATTTGGTCACCATCATCATGTGAAATATGCATTCTAATGTCTTCTAATTCTCTAATTAAATCTTCATTATTTGTTTGATAAGCGAATTGTAATGCTGATTCCACATATCTTAACGCATCTTTAAGTGAATCCACAGCCTGTAGTAATAGACCCATTGTCATTTCAGTTGTAGACCTTTTTTCGTATTCATTATATTCTCTTAATGATTCTGACCTTTTAATATCATCATCAACTTTTTGGTCAAAATATGTATGACTTAAATTTAACATTTCTACTAAAGTTAAATTATGTTTATTTGCATAATGTCCAAAATTATTTAAAAACGTCCATAAATAATGTTGATTATCATGAAAATATTCTACATAATCCCATGATGATTGACCATCTTCATCCCCCAACATCTCTTCTATTGCCTTTAATGTATCCGTTGCTTTACTAGTTGGATACCCCATCGTTGAACTCTTTAAACTTTCTACATAATTTTGAAGAATATTTGTTTCATCAACGAATTCTTCTAAAAATTCTTTAGTATTATCTATTAAACGTAACCAATCTCTATCAGAATCATCCTTAAACCCATAACGAGAACTTTCTTCATCAACGTATCTACCAAACTCTGCTATAGGGTCCACTTCACGAATCCAATTTAACTCATCATCTGATAACTCTTCTTTTAATATTTTTTTAATTAAGTTTTTCATTATACATTAGGCTTTCCTATAAGTATCTTTGTTAAATAGTTTCTACGACCTGGTAATGAATCCTTCCAGTTATAAGAGTTGGACATATACTCAACATCTCTTATATACCAACCATATCCAGGTTGACCTTCTACTGTTCCTAACCACTTTTTTATTGGCTTATATAAAGTTTTTTCAACTTTCTCTGGTGTTTCTACTGTTGGTACTTTATGTAATTGTAATAATATTCTAGCTAAATTATCAGAAGCTTCAACCCAAAAACCCTGTTGTCTTAATAAATTAGCACATTGTCTAACAACTTCTTTTCTACTTAATATTTCCCCATCATGACCAATTCCAGAAATTTTAATACCTGCAGGTGTCTTTCTACCAAAAACAACCATATCGGCATGTGGGTCATCATCATGGTCAGATGCACGCCAAAAAGACATTTCTAAATCATTTGTTATATCACTGGGGCTCTTTATTCGGGGGTGTCCCTTTGGGAATACTTTATAGGCATTATCTATTAAATACCATAATTTTTTTTCTAATTTTGACCTATCACTTTGGTCTATCTCTACCCAAGTATTTTTTACTTGGTATAAATCATTAAAAGTTTCTTCTTCTACTATTCTATTTAATATGTGTTCTAAATGTTTCACACATATAAATATCTTTATGGTCTTTTAAATGTTATTATAACCCATAATAAATAAAAAAAATATATCACAATATTTAAATAAGGTATATAAAAAAATTTATTTAAGTCTTTACCCTTTTCCTCATCATAATTAAAATCCATTATTATTGCCTTTTTTAATAATAAATGTGAAATGGGGAATGTTACTAAAATTGATATTACTAAATATACTATATCTAATGTGTTCATTTTATTTTTGTGACAACATCTTTTACAAAAGACCTAACTTTACCTTCTAAAAAAACTTCTATTATTGGTACATTTTTACCATGATATTTTTTTAATGAAGGGTCTCCTATCATAGGTATTTGGTCGTATGGTAGTTCATACATATCAGCTATTTTTGCTTTCATAGGTGGGTTAAAATTTGTTATTAAAACCTCTTCACCCAATCTAAAATTATCTATAATTATTTTTTTCATAATTTTAATATAATTAAGGTTTATTAAAAATAAACTTTTAATAAAAAAATACGTCTTTTTTTTGTTAATTAAAATAAAATAGTTATATTTGTAATCTGTAATAAAAATAAAAATACCTAAACATGAAAAAAATATTTATAATACTCTTAAGTGTCTTAACAATCGTATCTTGTAAAAAAGAAGAGCCATTAAGACCGGATAATAATGTAGTGGCCCCAACTCCAACTAACTATAGTATACTTGGAATAAATTGGGTTTTAACTGAAGGTAGGTTTTATGTTGAAAATATGGATAATGGTGATTTAACATATTATGACCATTTTAGTTCGACTCAAAATCAAAGTACCTTAGACCCTGTTAATGGAGCTGACGTACCATTCGATACTATTATACAAGATATAACTACATGGAATTTTGGTAATTCTAACTTTACATTAAATGGGGGTAATTCTTATGGTTATACATCTAGTGGTAATAATATATCTGTTATTGGGTTAGAAAATGGTTCATCAAGACCAATGATTGTTTTAGAATTAACCGATACTAAACTTACTGTTAAAATACATGAAGGTTTTGGTTCTATTGGTGGTGAAAATTTAAGTTATTTTTCTACATTAACATTTTTAAAACAAGGTGAAACTTGTACTAATTGTCAACCAAATGCTTTATATGGATATATGTACGGTGGTGTTATAACTAATACTGTGAGTGTAAGTGATATTATAGGTACTAAATGGGTTGTTACTAAATTTTATGATGGTTTTGCCAATAATTACCCTAATGATACCTTAGATTTTATAAATGGTATATCGTATACAATAAATAGTGGTACACCATATAACTACACTGTTAATAGTATTTTTGGTAATAATATGTCTGAGTTAACACTTTATAACTTCTATACTATTGGTGGTGACTTTAGTGGTACGGTCCCTAATAGTTTTGTGACTAATGGTGAAATAAACTCCGCTTTATTTACAGATATATTTAACACTAATAATGATAAATTGGTTTGGATGGTTAGGATACAGTAATGTTATCTATATCATCTACACCAATTATATTAAAGTTTAAATATTTAAAACTTTTTTTAAATATTTTACCATCACCCCCCATATCTTCATCATCACTTTCATAAAACCAATCAACAACTACGGGTTTATTATGTTGTGAATATAAATCAGATATTTTAAAAAATTCATACATATATCTAGTCGATACAGAATTTAATAAAGTAAATTTACATATAATTTTAATATCCTTTTCTTTACCATTTAAATCATTAAAACAATTATGAATATCAATCTTTATGGGTTCATAAAAATGGTTGGCATTTTCAGGATAAGAAGCACCTGCAAATGTTAAAACACAATTATCTTTATCAAATATAATTTCTGGTGTATTATTTGTTTTTTCTATTTTCAATTTCTATTGTTTTTATTTGGTTTAATTTATACCATTCACCCACTTTTAAATCTTGTTCAGTCAATATTATTTCCACATCATTAGTTTTTGGGTTATGCATGTGGTATAAATTTACTCTTACTTCACTAACGACTTGGTATTTTGAACAACTTATTAATGATAAGGGTAATAATATAAAAAATAAATTTTTCACTATTCTTTTATGAATTTACCAATACCTAATTGTCTTCTGTTTTTAACTTTAACTATATACATGCCAGATGATAATTTTCTAACATCTACCATATAATCTTTTAAATTACCAATTAGATTATTTGTAAGTATGACATTACCTTTATAATCAAATATTTTAATTACATGTAAATCATTGTGTAAATTACCATCCATTGTTAAGGTTATAATATCTGTAACGGGGTTTGGAGAAACTAATAACCCCACTATTTCAACATCATATGAAACCGACACAGGATAAAATTCTTCGAATTTCCCATCAAAATCAGTTTGTTTTAATTTATAATAAGATAGTCCAATATATGGGTCATCATCTATAAATCTATAATCCATTTGAGTATTACTATTTCCAGCTCCTTCTACTCTTCCAATCTCTTCCCAATCATACGCATCAATACTTCTTAATACCGTATAATAATCATTGTTAACTTGTGAAGCAACCGACCAATTAACATCCACATTATTACCACTTAATTCAGCCCCAAATGATAATAATACTATTGGTAATGGGCTACCCCCAGTACCGCCAATACCAAAACCACTGAAACTATCAAATCCAGTTTTTTGACCATATCCACTAGCAGTTGTTCTACCGTTACTTCCGGCAGGTGGAATATCTGTTGTTGCATCAAACGCATCCCAATCTCCATATGTGATAGAACCATTTGGTCTTTTAAGTACGGTAAAATTATCATCTTGTAATAAAGCCCCTGCTAACCCATTTAAATATAAATTAACACCATAATCACCAGTAATTGGTTGTGCATCGGGAGTCAAGAACCACTCTTTATCTGCCATTTCAGTAATCATCGATGAAGATTCTGATGTATTAAGTTCTAAATTATTACCACCAGTCATATCTGAAACATATGCATCAATATATGACACACCTGTCATATTGTTATTAATCAAATCTATTTTATGATAGTTTGCTGTACCTGTACCATAACCAAGTGGGAAACCATAGGTACTTGTATTAGTTGTAATATATCTCCTAAGATTTCCATTTATAAAAGAAGCGTCAGAACCACCAGCTACAGCATTCCATAAATTACTTGTAACAGAAACTTTATTTGCCCCAGTGGTTATAATACCATCAACTAACGCTAATTTTTTTGTGACTAAATCATCTGTTATTGTTATCCCATTAGTGTTGTTGATATTTAAAATAGAAAATTCATATCCATTGGAACGTATTGATTGTGTTGTATTCCCTACCATATTTATTGATGTCCCAGGATTTGCACCGAAAGCATCACTAACTAAATTCAAATCAATATACACATCTAAAGGACTAGTATTCATATCTAGTACTCGGAAGTTATCTATACAAATATCGCTATTCCAATCAGCAGCAGATTCCGCCTCAAACCTAAATACTACATTAGTTTCACCCCTAAAATCAATCATGTCAAATATAACTTGTGTCCATTCACTACCTCTATCACCAGATATGTTCATATAATCTGCTGACCATGTAGTTCCCCCATCAGTACTCATTTGCATCTTTAAACTCCCCATACCAGTACCATACATATTATACCAAAACTCCATTACTGGGTATGTGTTTGATGTTAAATCAAATCTTGGTGTTAATAAGTAAGCATTTACTGTTGGATAGTTTGGTGTTGATGATTCAAAATAAAGATAAAACCCAGTAGAATTTCCTGGCGAATAATCTGAAGCACCTGTAGTTGCACCACTACCAGGACCAGTATCTACCGATGGTGTCCCACCAGCATCTGCTCTCCAATCAGTTCCATCACCACCAGTATTTCTCCAACCTGGCTTAACAAAGGTAAACCCTGTTGCTGCAGCATCGGTTATATGTTGTAATTCTGTTTCAAAATCTACTTCATAGGGATACGTTGTTATTAAAGGTATATTTTCTACTCCTGTAACAATTATATTATCTAATGAAATATCCGATTGCCAACCAGTTGTTGCACCAGTCCAAGATAAAATAACCTGACCTAATCCATCATAAGCCGATAAATCTACATATCCAGTTTGCCATCCTGGGTCATTATTTGTACTACTCCATACTCCAAATGTCCAAGCAGTTCCATCATAAATGTCCAGCTGTAACAATCCAGGTCCATATGCACCTCCATTTGCACTATACATATGATATGCAAAAGTCATTTCAATTCCGGTGTATGAAGTTAAATTATATTCACATTCTAACCATGCTTGGCTATTTTGGTTAGACCCAGATGATTCAGTAAATACATAACCCAAAGAGCCTAAATCTCCGTATGGTGGTCCTATTTGTGGTCCAGTACCAGATGATGGTGTCCCTGAAGTTGTTTGGGTCCAATCAAAATTATCAAATGTAGAATTTGTCCAATCACCAAAACCAACCTCAAAATCTGAGGCGTGTGGTAGTGTTGATACTTGACCAAACGTGAAAATTGGTAGTAGTAGTAAAATTAATAGTTTACTTATCGTTTTCATCATAATCTTCCTCCTTTATTATTGTATTAGTTTTTGGTATGTTTATCTTATTCTCTGGTAAACACACATTATCTATTGTTTTTGGTGGGTATTTTTGTTTCTCTTTATTTAAAATTTCTAAATCATCGTTTGCTGGTACACTAAATTTTACAACTTGTTCTAATTCCATTTCAAGAATTATTTTTTGTGGACCTTCTGTGTTTTGTTTTTCTTGTGAAAAAGATTTTTCAAAAAATAGAGTAAATAACAAAAAAACCGTAATTTTTAATATTATTTTCATTAGTCTTTTATTTATAAATATAAATAATATATTAAAAAAAGACAATATTGTTAAGGTTTATAAGTAGTTAATATATTATTATATTTGTCTATAAATTATAATTTTTTATTTAATTTCATAATAAAAATAAAAAATTGTATCACATTAAACATACAAAATAATAATTGTTTTTACGATATTATTTTGACAATTATTTATTATTTTTTTATAATTACATCAAAACACACACATGGATAAAAAAGAAATTATAGAATTTTTAAATAAAGAAGAAACATATAATATTGTTGAGAAACAAATTATTAAAAGCTCTCTACTTGAGTTGTCTAGAGATTACACATACGAACAGTACCCACTGAGCCAAGGCTACATAGCCGGAGGTTCTATTGCAAATACAATATACAATATATTATATAAAAAAAATACAGAACCGGTAATTAATGATATTGATTTTTTTATTTTTAAAAAAACTGAAGATATTGATTGGGGTTCAACCAGTGTCGTGGGTGACGAAAGATTTATAAATAATGATAACCTTAATTTAAATTCAGATGGATATGGTAACGTTTGGTTTGGCCCAAATGGTGAAAATATGAGGATGGTTAGTAGTGTTAGAAATTTAAATTGGAATACCATATTGATTTGTGTGGGTACTAATTCTGATGAGATAAATCAACAAGATTATTATAAAGGTTTATTAGATAACTTTGATTTAAACTGTTGTTGTGCTGGATTAGATACTATAAATAAAAAAATAATTTATAATAATAAGTTTATTGAATTTTTAGTTAACGATAAAATAGAGGTTGTATCATTATTAACACCATTAAATACGGCAATAAGATTAATAAATAAAACTAAAGCATTAAAAACCAACTGTGATTTAAAATCTGAAATAGAATTACTAAAACATGGTTTTTTAGAAGATACTATGCCAAGACATAAAACGATTGGGAAAATATGGTATGATAAATATCGAAAAAACAAAAGATTTGTTAATAAACATTTTATTGTTAAAAAACTAAAGAATACATCATCGGGGGTGGTTACAAGGGAAGATTTATATGTATATTGGCCCAAAAAATTTAAAATAAAATATATTTTTAGAAATTATAATATTTTAAACAATAAATCTTTTATAAAATATTGGGATATATTTGTTAGAAATAAAAATAATGATAAAAAAAATAAATTAATTGAATGGTATGGATGTTTACCAAAGAGTAAAAATGTTCATCCAAGGTCTTCAACCTTTAGTAATAAAATAAATAATAAGTTTAAATATTTTTTTAATAGTGAAATAGACATTAATGACATTAAAACTAACTATAATGATACTAAATTTTATTTACCTACTTATACTACAAATATTGAAATAGATGACCAAACTACACTGCAGAGAAATAGTATGGGGTGGAGTAATAAATGTTCTGTTTTATTAGAGTCTTGGGGTAAGAATGAAAATTACTTAGATGGTGAATTTGATACAATAGATTTGCTTAGATTAGAAAAAATAGGTATTACAATTCCAAGAGGTATATTTGATATCACAATAAGTAAAAAGGATAGTATAAAATCACATATTAAATTTATAAAATATATTAAAAATAATTTTATAAAAGATTATAATGGTCTTGGTATGAGACCTAAAAATTTGGATGTATTATATGATAATAAAAATTTAAAAAATATTAATGATATGTGTATTGATGATAGAATAAAGTTATTAAATAAACTATTAGATAATATTTGGATTAAAAATATAGGTGGCCACTTTTATTTACAAAAAAAACATAGACTAAAAAGGGATTGGGATTTAAACGATAGTTTTTTATTTGAGGATTTTTTCTTATAGTGTTATTTTACATATTTTTACATATTTATAGTAAAAGTATTTTTTATGGATAATAAACACATAACGGAACTTATATTAAGCAAGGTTGACAACTTACTTCTTGAAGCCAGAATTGATAATATTAAAAAGAAATTTCCATTAAGGACACATAGTATTATTGATGATATTGCGGATAAATATGACCCATCTGGTAATAATAAATATTTAGATTGGTTAGCTAAAATTCTGTTATACCCACTTTCAGATATACCTACAGACTATTTAAATGACGAAAAAAATGACGTTAACAATGATTATTGGTCTAGACGTTATGCTGAATATAAAATACACGACCAAAATAGAAAAGATTTAAAAGATGATGTTGAATATTTTAATTCATATCCAAGAAAGTTTGAACAAAGAGATATAAATCAATACTCTGGTTGGGATGAATTACATAAAGCAGTAGAAAAAGCTAAATTAAAATTATCTAGAAAAGAAATAAAAGAGTCTGGTGTTGTTAAACTTTTTGAAAATGATGATTTTTTACTATTAACACCATTAACACATCAAGCGGCATGTAGATATGGTTCAGGTACTAGATGGTGTGTGGCTATGAGGGGTTATTCAGGTTATTTTGAACAATATTTTACACAAGGTCCAATATTCTTTTTAATGGATAAAAGAATGATACCCCCCACAAAGTCAATGAAAACTGATGATTATTATAAATTAGCAATGCATTATAGACCTAAGTGGGAAAGGTCTTCTGGTTACCCAAGGTTTCAAACATTAAGAGATGATAAACAAGCCTTTAAATTAGTTAATGAATTATCTAAACCAGAATTTTTATCTGGT